ATTTGTAAGCCATTTATATATCTACTAGTATTATTTCTTACTGTAAAATTAATATCTGCTACTATTATCTCAACCTTACCATCTTGATTTAAAGGAACGTTTAAAGTAAAAGAAAAATAAGAGATAGGATTTTATTTCCTATCTCTTTTTCACACTCTCCGAAATAACCTCTTCTAATTCACCTTCTGTAATATAATCCATTAAAGTTTCTTCGAATTCTACATTTATCCAAGCCTGTAACATAGCTGTATTTTCAAAATCTTCATAACTCAGATTTCTTAACTTAACTATCTGATCTACGGCATGTCTTGTTTCGTGATAAAATGTAGTTTTGATATTCTTAACCAAACTTTTATAATCCTTTTTGGCAATAAAAGGTCTATTTCTTCTAGAGTCAATGTTTACTATTACTACTACTTGATCGAATCCTGTTGTTTTATTAATAATTCTATAAGTAGATGTTCCGGATGTTGAACTTATTGTTTCTATAAGTTCTTCTGCTCTTGAATTTTTCTTTACCGGAATTTCCATTTTATGATTCTTTACAAACTTAGTAGTAAACCACCTCGTCATTTCTTTCTGTGTTCCAATTCCAAAATTAATTTCTACTCTATAAGAATCATGTTTTAATTTACTTATTTTCATATTCTTAAAAATTTAAACTCCTTAAGCTTTTTATTATTGCTTAAGGAGTATTGTTTTACATTATTTATTTTCTCTCATGTATAAGGCTTTAAAGCTCTCTGAAAACGACTATACAAATAAATATATAGTTCATCAGCTAAATTAAATCTACTTAAGTCAGCTTCTATATTCTTTTGAATCTTAACTAAATAATAGATCAGATCAAGCCGAGTACGAGTTTCCTGAAGTTGAAATCTAAGTATATCTCTAAAAGTGAAGATACTTATATAATCGATCTTAATTCCATATAAATCTTTAAACTTATCAACAGTCATAGTTCCTCTTTTTATTCCAGAGTTATTAATAAAATCAACTACTTCTGGGATATAATAAGAAATTACAAAGTTTGATAAATTATCTATAGGAAGTTTCGAAGTAAATGCTATAAATGTATGAAGAACTAAACCTCTTAGACTTATAGTATTATATATTACCTTATCTTCATAATCCATCTTAACTTACTGTAGTATGTTTTGTTTTTATTACTTTGGTTTTCACTATTTCATTCAAAAGTTTCGGCATTTCTTCTAAGTTATATCCAATATCTATATAAGTATCAAACATATCTTCAACACCGTAAACAGCATCTATACTAATCTGAATTATTCCGAATCCAAGTTTTTCTGCTTCCTTTACTTTTGCGGCAGTATCTTTTATTGCTGAAATTCCTCCATACCCATTTGCACAAGGACTACCATCAGATATCACAAACATAATACAATCTTCTTTTGTGAACTTTCTAACTCTCTTTGCTACTTCTAGAATTGCATCTCCATCTCGATTTTGGGATTTTGCATAACTCTTAGATAATGAAAACTTAGGATTATAATGATTTCCTTCTCGATACACACTCAGATTTATATATCCGACTGAACCAATATCTGCAGTATGTCCATAAATATATAAATCAACTCCCAAACTTTTTCCGAAGGTTTCATTTAGAAGTATTGCAGCCTGTCTTGCTAGGATTTCCTTTTTTCCACCCATAGATCCAGACTCATCAATAAGAACACATATAGTTGATTTATTGGTTCTAACATGTCCCTGTCTTAGGTAAACTTGTGGAACTCCTTGATACGCTTCTGCAAGTTTTGTCGTATCTAAAATTCCAGACCTACAACCTTGGATATTAAAATCATAGTTCTTATCTGTTCCTGTCAATATCTTTTTTAATCTAGGAACATATTTTTGAACTGCTCTCACATCACGTAAATAATCATTCCTATCCCCTTTTGGTTTTTCAAAGAATACCTTATCAGAATCACCACGTTCTACTGTTCCCTCTAAGATTTTCATTGTTAGACTATCCTTTGATGATAATAGCCTAGATACTTTAGACTTATCTATCTTTCTTCCAGAATCTAAGTCAACTCCATACATTATACTAGTTATAGATTCAGTATCATTAATTAAGAATAATATTTTTTTTAATTCCGCCGGATCTATATCAGATAATTTCTTCTCCTTAATTATCTTAAATATACTTTCAGAAACACTACAAATATCTTTAAGATTTTCTGGATATGGAGTTATCTTTTCTTGAACTTCTTTGTATACCTCAGAATACTCCTCAAGAACCTCCTCTTCTATTAATCCAGGAAATCTAAGTATTCCTATTAATGTTTTAAAGAAAAGAATCAACTTCCTCTCCCTCATTATATTAAGTTTTTCCTCTAGAGTCTTGGAATTATAACTTTTTGCACAATCAATAAAATCTTGAAATCCCGGTCGTTCTGTTAGTAATAAATCCTCAACTCTATTATCCTCAAGAAGATTTATGAAAATTTTAATAATCTCTCCTTCTTCAAAAGTATATTTTCCACTTATAAAACTAAGAAAATTCAAATAAACTCTTAAGTAGGTATATCTTAAGTGTGCAGCCTCATGAAGACCAAATCCACAGAAGGCATTTATTTTTGTTTCATTATCTTCGGTGGAGTCAAATATCTTAGAAGGGACTGCTATTCTTCTTTCGGAATTATCTCTCTTCTCTTCTGAAAAATAATCTGAATACGAACTACTTTCATCACTACCCTCATTCAAATTTACTCTAATCAGGAAAGGAAAATCCATTATAGTTATCATATCTTTTACAGAACTATAAGCCTTTTCAATTAACTTAGATAATTGTGCATCCTCTTCCTTTCCAACAGATGAATATGAATAATAACTTTCTCCATACCAAGAGCTTCTATTTATAGTTCTACTTAGCTCTCCAGAATTTCCGACAGATGATTTATAGGATTTTCTAAATATACTCCTACCCCATCTACCATCATCTTCGTCATCATAGTAATCATCATAATCCTTTCTTTTCCACCAAGGATAATATGAGGTTGAAAAATGTTTACTCATAGTCTATTAATAAGATAATATTGTTTTATATACTGTACTTCTTTCTCCTTCCAAATTAGTTCCTTCATAGATTGGAAGATATACCATTTCCATAGCACTTTTCACACTCCAACCATCTGATACTAACTCTGAGATCATTAGTGTTTCTCGAATTGATATAGAAGTTGAGATCTCCTGTTTCTTTGAGAGTGATCTAATATTATTCGCTATCTTCACAATTGATCTAGCTACTTCTTCATCAATTCCCGTTCTATTAACCAAAACATTTACTTCTTCTGTATCTGGTATAATATTAAGTTCAAGAGGAAAAAATCGATTAAGAAGTGCTCGGTCTATCATATTAGTTCCAGTATATTCAGAACCTATATTAGCTGTTGCAATAAATGTTACCTCTGGATGAATTTTGATACTTCTAACTCCTTTTCCACAAGCTATCTCAACATTTAATTCCCGTCTATCATCTAAACAAGGAAACAATACATTATTAGCCCCAAGAGAAGAACGATTTAACTCATCTAAGAGAATTACACACGGTTCTTGAATTACTTTAGTGAACTTAGCATAATCAAATATACTTTTTCCATCTTCTAAGCGATGAACTCCAAGTAAATTTGAAATAGGATCAATCATAGAACCCATATCAAACACATGAAGAGGTATACCCATTCTAGAGCAGACTTCTTTTACACAACTAGTCTTTCCAGAACCTGTAGGCCCTATAATCATCGTATTAACATGTTTTTTTATATTTCTCACTAAGATTCTCCAATTATCAGGAGTCATATAAAATCCATCCTTTGTAGAACTTGGAGAAACTAGTGATGTATCTTTAAGAATTGTTTCGAGTATCGTATCTTTCTTTAAGGGATCTACGAAATCAATTCCAGTCAGAGTTTTATATTCTTTTTTAGCTTCTTCATCTTTGTATGTTAATCTTTGAAATCCCTTTTGTGTATAAAATTTTCCACCTGAAGGACTAAGATTAAGAGAAGTTGAGATAAATATTGTACCTTCTGAATAAACTTCTCTTATTTTCTTAGGGCATTGTACATAAAGACTTGTAGATACACTAGAACCATCCTTCAATTTTTGTCCAGGGAGTGCTTTTACTTTCAAATTTCCTTTAACTAATACTGTCTCTAAAAAATAATACTTACTCATAATAATTTTTTCTTATAATAAATTAATATTTCTTTTATAATGAGATCAAGAACTACACAATAAAAATTCTTGATCATTAATAAGGATTATAGGGTTCGAAATATTCTCTTGAGGACTAAGGAACCTGGATTGAGTAAAAGAATCTATTGAGAAAACCTATAGAAAAGTGTAAATAGAAAATAAATAAGGATTGAATAAAGATATATATTAGGATTTTTAAAAGAAGGATTGAAAGAAAAGATAGTGGTTCTTAAAAAGTATCTAGTCCTAGCTCTTCCGAGTGTGAACGAGGTAAAGAGCGTTATGGACGATATCTTTTTAAGGTTCACGGTAAATATGAATATAATATTAGGTTTAAATTTTAATCTATCGTGAACCTCCTATAAGAGACGGCTTTTACGCCTTTCCCTAACGGGAGGCGAAGCCTCTCACTATGTTCGCTCTTATAGAAGAACCACTACTATGCATAATTTTTTAACTAAATATATCTTTATAATGTTTGTATGTCAAAAACTATATAAAGTATGCATTTTGCTCTTCTATTAACTTTAAACTCTAATTAATGAAGTTAAGGTATCCTTAGTCTTCAATTTTATATAACCGAACTCTGTATTGAGTTTTGTAACGATTAATTTGTAATAATAAAAAAAAATAAATAATATGAATAATAAAATGTATAGGGAAAAAGTAATAGTTCCCAGAGGTATTAGATTTATTTCAGAATGGAATGAATTTAATTTTAGTAAATTTCCAAATAAATGTATAATAAATAAACAATTACCTGGTTGTGGATTTACAGAATATTGTATTAGAAGTAATGAAAATATTATTCTATGTAGTCCTAGAAAGATGTTACTTAAGAATAAAAAGAATCAACATAAGTTTGATATTTATTTAGTAGTAAATGAGATGGATAAAGAGTCTAATATAGATAAAGATTTATCAAAAGTAGATAAAAATAATGTTTCCGAGGATAATATTGAAACAACAAAAAATTCAGAGATATATAAGAGATTATATCGTGAAATAGAAGAGTATTGTATGTCTAGATCTATCAATGGATTACCTTGTAAAATTCTTGTAACTTATGATTCATATAGAATTGTAAAAGATATTTTAGAGAAATTAAATAGATTTCAGAATTTTTATACAGTAGTGGATGAATTTCAAAGTATTCTTCATGATTCTAGATTTAAATCAGATACTGAACTTAAATTCCTAGAGTATCTTAAACAATCTCCAACTGCATACTTCGTTAGTGCAACTCCTATGATGGATGAGTACCTAGAGATGTTAGATGAATTTAAAGATTTACCTTATTATGAATTAGATTGGGAGATAGAAGATTCTAGTAGAGTAATCAAACCAAAATTAGATGTATTCTTAATGCGTTCTTCTGGAGAGAAAATGTCTGAAATTATTCAATCCTATCTTTCAGGAAATTTTGAGGAAATAGTAGTCCTAAGAAACGGTATACCTACTAGAGTAATATCAGATGAGGCAGTGCTTTATGTAAATAGTGTTAATCATATTACTAGTATAATCAAGAAAAATAACCTAACACCTGAACAATGTAATATATTATGTTCAGATACAGAAGATAACAAGAAGAAAATTCAAAAAAGATTAGGGAAAGGTTTTACAATAGGAGACGTTCCACTAAAAGGAGAAAAGCCTAAAATGTTCACGTTTTGTACTAGAACAGTTTACTTAGGCGCTGATTTTTATAGTTTATGTGCTAGATCATTTATATTTTCAGATTCTAATATAGATAGTTTGGCGGTAGATATCTCTGAAGATTTACCTCAGATACTGGGACGTCAACGTTTATTTGAAAATCCTTGGAAAAATGAAGCTACGTTCTATTATAGAAGTACAGCAAATTATAGAAGAATGTCTGGAGAAGATTTTAAGAAAATTATAGAAGAAAAAAAGAAATCTACTAATGATTTACTTAGATCTTTTGATTCAGCTCCAAGTGATACCAAATTTACATTGGCAAAAAGTTATCAAGATCTTGCTAGGTTTAAGAATTATAAAGATGATTATGTAGCAGTAAATAAAATTCAAACACAAGACGGAAATATAATACTTAAACCAGTTCTTAATAACCTTGTTTTAGTAAATGAGATTAGAGCATTTAAGATTCAACAAATAGATTATAAAGATAGGTTTAGTGTATTTAGTACAGTACATAATACATTAACTAGGGATGATATGGTAAATCAAGAGGTATCAGAATTTCTTAGAATATATATTAGTTTAAATACAATGAAAGATAAGCTTAAGTTATTATGTGAATATGGATTATCTAGTGATGCAATTGATATAGTTCTTGGACAAATAGCTGATTCTGATGAAATTAAGTCTTATTACACCACTCTAGGTCCAGATAGATTGAGAGCATTAAGTTATAGTAAAACTTTTATTAAAAAAGAATTGAATATAATAACATTTAGTCAGGATTTACTAGAAAAATCTATGTATTTAGAATTTAAAGAAGGTGATAAGTTATCATTAGTTGATATAAAGACAAAGTTAACAAATATTTATGATTCTATTAGTTATGATAGAAAAGCTAAAGCAACAGATTTAGAGAATTATTTTGAGGTTAAGAAGTGTACGATTAATTTTCCCGATAAGAGGGTTAATGGATTAGAGATTATTAAAAAGAAAGGATAATTAATCAATGAAATATATAAAAATATTTAATTATTTTTCACTTAAAACTCTAATAAATGAATAAAAATAAATAATTATGGAGAATATAATAAATAGCTTTTTTATTAAGCAGAGCAGGATTACGGAACTTACTTTTGAATTTACAGAGAGATTATGGATTCAGTCAGTTCAATATGAAGTTAGTACAGTAGAGCATATTCCTTACATAGTAACAACAGGAGGACGAAATAAACTTTACAAACTAGAAGAAAATCCGGATGTTACAAAATATGGAGAGGATTTATATCATATTAGAAGTATTATGAAAGATTCTATAACGGCCGAAGATGTAGAGATAAACGTTATGTACCAGATTGATAAAGCAACGAGAAATGTTTTTAAGGTTTCTCACTTATACGTTGCTTTTGAAGATGGTACAAAGAAAATACTCTACAATGAAACGGCCGAAACTTATATGTGTATCTTGAGAACTCTTCAAACTAGATTTCCAGAATTAGTTTCAGGATTATTTGTTAAGATCGGAAATGATTATAAGTATTTCTTAGATATTGAACTATGAAAGTAATATTATCTAGTCATCTTCCTGGAGTTATTGATATCCTAATTCCGATTGCATTGCCTTTTAGAAATGTAGTAGAATTAGCAGGAGATTTACAGACAACCATGAAATCTATAGAAGAGAGGGATTGGTTAGCTCAAGGATATTATCTTAGTTTATCAGATAAGACTTGGAAGTGTTCTGATAGAGATAGAGTACTGTTTGTTCAGAATAATAAACTTCCTGATATAGCTTGTAAGAAGATAGGAATTAAACGATTATCAGATCTATTGTATGATAAATTTCTAGATAAACGTGGTTTTGATATTACTACAGTTGATAATCCTATGACTATTGAAAGTCTCTCTAAAAAAGAATATCACATCGGAAAATATAACCTCAAGAATGCAGATATAATGAGAGATTATCGTAGTGATATTTCCAGAGAAGAATTCGAAACTAGATCTATAACTGATAAACTTATTATAACTATAATATTAAAGGTTATAGATAAACATGGAGTAGATAAATTCTTTGTAGGGTAGAAAAACGATGGGTTTGAAAAGACGTTAAATTCTTATATATGAGAAAATAAATTCTTTAAGATCAAAATTCATACACAAATACAACTATACAAAAACAAAGAAAATAATGAATTTTGATCATTAATTTTTCGCCGTTAAAAATCGAATGGTTTAGAAAACGGTAAAAGCCTTATAAGAGATAAGATAACAAAAATATTAACAAATTATTTTTCTAAAGAACAAGAATTATGGAAAAAGAAGAAACTAAAAAAGAAAAAAAATCTGGTTGGTTTAGTAGAAATAAATACACAATCGGAGGAGTTGCCGTTGGAATGGTACTTGGTGGAATAATAGTTAAATACCACAAACCAATAATATCCACTGGCAAGGGTATAGGAAATGCAGCTATAGGTCTTTTAAAGAGAAAGAAATCAGTTGCAACAACAGTTACCGGTATAGGAGAATCGGATATGATTCCTGAAGTAAAGCCGGAAATAACATCAGCCCCTACAAATGGAGGCAATGGTGGTTACAAGAACGGTGGTTACAGAAGTCTCAACAGCCACCAAAGAGTAAATAATGTTAACTTATAAGAAGGAGGATAAGAAAATGAAATTGACAAATTTTTTATATCTTGCAGTAGGATTTGGAACCGGAATAGCAGCAGTTAAGCTAGAACAGAAGTACGGTTACTGTGAAAAATTGATTGGAGACGTCAAAAAGAAGATCACTGGTGACGGTATTGAAGAAGTCGAAGAAATTCCCGCTGAGGAAAAGAAATAAATTTTCCTTCTTTTAAGTTTAGAGTATAGAGGTATTGAATTGCTTCTATACTCTTTTTCTTTATTTAGGTTATGAAAAACACAATGATGAAAATAGAAGATGATGAAGAAAAAGAAGTAGAAATAGAACAAAAACATAATTCTTGTTTATTGTTATCTCAGGGGAGGGTTCTGGAGGTCCATCCAGTTCCCTTCTTATAAAGAGATATTAAACAAGACAGATGAGTCAGCATCTATAAATAGCATATTAAGCTGACTGCGTTAAATAAAGAATTATAAACTTAAATATTAACAATAAAACTTAAAAGAAAAATGGACATTAAAAAAAGAGAAAAAATAGCGATGGGGAGTTACTCAGTAGCTAATGTATGTCTCCGTGGTATAAAGATAGGTAGTCAAATTATAGCTCTTATATACGTAATAGGATTCGGAGCTTCACTTATTGGAGACTTTCAAACAAAGAAAATTAGAAAAATTAATTCAAAAAGATAAAAATATGATAAATATTGGTTCGTTACTTGGTGTACAGAAAACAAGTACTACATTTTTAAAAGATAATAACAGTACTAAAACAATAACAGCTGAGTATTCAGAAAAAAGTTCTAAGATAATGATAGGAGTTGCGATGCTTAGCATTTTAGGAGTAACATTATTAGGTGTAGGAAGTGCACTATTTTCTAAAAACGGATCTATTAGTAAGCCTCAGGGGGGAGGAAATAATAGACCTCCCAAAAAAGGAGGAATGGTTCGTGGGATTAGCAGTGGACAAAGGGGATAAAAAGAAAAATAAACAAACTTAAAAGAAAAGAAAAAGAAATGAAACCTAAAAAATTAATACTAATTGGTTTAGGATTAGCCCTTGGTGGTTATCTGCTAGCCAGAGAAACAAAAAAAGAAATAAAAAAATTAGAAAAACAGAAAAAACAAGTCGATAATGCACTTGAAGGTCTTGGAATTTCTTCAGATATATTAAGAGAGAAATCTAATGAAATTGTCAATTCCTCCGAAGAATATAGCGAAGTCGACGAAGAAAATGACGAAAGTGATAACTTAGTACTAGCAATGTATAACGTTATCCAATTCGGCGATAGAAAGGGAAAGGTCAATCCATGGGATCTTGATCTTATTCGTATTCGCAATATAGTAGAAGAAGATAGATGGGGTAAAAAAAGGATAGTTAAGCAGGGATTATTGGATTGCGAGAACATCATTCACGTAAGTCAATCTGACACTAGGTTTGGAAAAAGGAAATTAGAATTTATTTTCGAAATTCCAACAACTGCTTATAATAAAAATCTATCTGGTTATCCAAAGATAAATGATTATAAAGATACGTTTAGTGAATTAGGAGATACCTTAAATCAAGAGTTTATAGGTACAGAAGATGAAAACATTGACCGTTTCTTTGTTGGATATTATATACTTTCTTATAAAATAAAGGGAGTAACGTATACAAAAGTAGTAAATGAAGAGACTGGTGAAACTCGTACTTATGAAAAAGTATTTCAGGCAGCAGTGGAGATTCCTAAGAGAGATTATGAATCTTATAATGTTTATTGGCCTGATGGAAGACTTAAATATAATGGTTTTTCAGAGTTTATGCAAGACTTATTCGATTATACAGATGGACGTAAGAGTTTGAGTAAAAAACTTACGGGTCATATTTTCGAGAATATTGCATTTTTCAGTAAGGAACTAAATGATCTTGGAAAAACTCAAGAAGATGTATATGATGTAAAAATAGCATCTACTTTTCTAGGGTATAAATTAAGATTTCCGATGAAGGATGAAATTGACGATGAACCTGGAGTAGATTTATATACAGCTCTTGATATGCTTCATTATGTAACTATTCCTGAAAACTTAACAATCTATAAGAGAAGGAGTAATTTGCATGGAACATATTCAACAAAATATAATCACGTAATGTTTCAAGCAAGAGATACGAATCCAGTGCATAAAGATCTTGGGTTTGATATCATGCTTTACTATACTGTGGATATAGAAGATGAGGATAAGAAGGATTTTGTAAATCGAAAGATAGATATCGAATCCATGGAGTATGAACTTGGAGAAGAAAAGTCCCTGGAAGAAAAAGCCGAAGATGAGGAAAAGAAAAAATAAAATAAAAATTAAACTAGATAGAGGTAAAATTCTATCTAGTTTTTTATTCTATAACTGAGAAAATCAATTATCAAAAGAGATCTCATTTATTTTATTATCACTTTCTTCTTCTAGTCTTTCTCCTGGATCTTTTAATTCTTCTTTTATATACTGATTATCTATAAAAGAGAATACATCAAGAGGATATTTTCCAATAGATCCACTATCTTTATATTCTTTGATAGCATTACTTAGAGAATAAAGTGGATCTTCTTTCTTTTTGTTCCTAATATTTTCAAAAAATTTGGATATAATTTTTCTTAGGGTTCTTACTTCTTTATGAAATCTAAAATCTTGTTTCTTTTCTTGAACTATTATTTCTATGATTTTATTAATAATTACTATAACAGAATCCCCTGCAGTTAACTTTTTATTTCTAAGTCTCTTAAATTCTTTTTTAAGAAATGGTTTATAAAGATATAATATTCTTCCATAAATCTCTATATCTTCAGGTCGAACAGATTGATTTATTCTTTCAATAGTTAATTTAACAGTATGAATATAGGATTTAGTAATACCTATATATCGATGTTCATTTTCTAGAAATTGTGTTAACTCACTAAATAAAAATCCAGTTATATCAAGTAATCCTTCTAAGTACATATCCTCAGGAACTTGGATATTCTCAGCTATTCTTTTTTCAATATCTTTCATATTAGTATAATTTTAGTTTTACATAATTAAGATTTAGGACCTTTTATAATGGCAAAATCCTTATTAATGTAAGTAATGTAAAAAAGTAAAACGATTATGGCATTAACTAGAAATCAGAGAGATAAGATAATTAATGAAGTTAAAAAATTGTATATCAAAGAGTTCGATGAGAGTAAGAACCTACGTAATGAACTAGTAGATTTTATTTTTGATGCGATCTTGGAATGTTTAACTCCAGAAGAAAAAGAATTTACAATGAAGTATCAGGATTATTTAAATAGTGTTCAAGTATTTGATTTTACAGGAGATGGAGTATTGGGAAAAGAGTTTCCTGATGAAGGTATAAAATGTTTAAGTTGGGGAGATAATCTTTATTATTATTCTAAAGGAATAAGAATTGAAAAACGAATAGATGGGAATTTGATTTCTGCTCCTAGTCTATTTAAAGGTAATGAGTGGAGTAGTTTTAAACACCTAAATCCTAAATTATATAAAGAAGCTTTGGAAAAACTTAGAGAATATGTAGTAGTTTCTAAAAGAGCATGTAATAAGTTATTCGAGTTAGAAGAAACTTTGGAAAATAAAAACTTAACTCTAACTGCTTTGAAAACTAATTTTATAGAACTTTATAATATATTAAAATCATGATTCTAGATAAAGACAAAAGTAAATTAATTTCGAGAGATATCTTATTATCAACTTATAAAGAACTTTTAGATAACTCAGGTCTTAAGAAAAAATTAGCAAGATTAGAAAAACTAATTAAAGAATTAGTAGTTGAACTTTATAGAAAGTATGTATTTTCCGACGAGTTATTACAGTTATTTGATAAATCTAAGAAAATTGCAAAAACTATGAGATCTATTGATGTAAATTTTCAAGTTCTAGGATTATGTGACTCTCCTCAAGGTTACTATCCTAATAAGATATTAACATTAGATTCTGGAACACCTATTGGATTTGTTGTAAGTATAAACAGGTGGGTAAATATAGAAGATGATTATTTAGAGAGTTTGCCTATGTGTGGTGATGATACTTATAAGTTAATGAATGTTATAGATAAGTTTACACCAGAAGAAGTAGATGTTCTTAAAAATGCTTATATAGATCTCTTTAAAGCAACTTATGCAATAAGAAACTTTAAAGGTGGGCAAGATAAATACCTTCCAGAAAATATAAAAACTTATGGACAACTACATGATTATGATATAGAAATCTTTGAAATAGCTTATAATAAATTCATACAACAAAGGGATGAATTAAAAGTAAAAAATGATATTCCTGGAAGTTTACAACGACTTAAGAGAATACTTGAACTCTAAGAAGAAAATAAAAAGAGAGAAACCTATTAAGGCCTCTCTTTATTTTTTTTTTAATCTAGACTATTAACACTAAGTATAATTCTAGTAACTGCCTCATCATCCACATCTCTATCAATTCTTGGATAATGAATTACTTCTACTACAAAAAAGTACATAGTCCCTGTGTTTTTGTCTAATGACATGGATATAATATCAGCATATTCTTCTGCATTTTCCACATCATTTGTCATATTTTCTCTTACATACTCTGCAATGTTTCTGCTGAGTACTACCTTATCCCCTTTTCTTGGGATGTTTTCAAATTCTAGGGTGATGTGGATAAAACATTCTCCACTAATTCCCATAAATGAACAGTCTATTCTTTTCATAATTTCTTGTTTTTCTCAATAATAAGGCTTTGAAGGTAAAACTCTTATAGATGTAATAAAAATTAAAGAATATGAATGAAAACTATGTATTAGTAAGATGGCCAGAATCACAAGAATTTATGGAATGTGATTGGTTTAGAGATGAAGCAATTTTAGCTTTGGGACATGAAGATCAGACTGGAAGTAGTGCATATTTTATTCCAGAATCTAGAATCTTAACTAAAGAGTATGTTCAACAAAGAGTAGCAGAACTTTGTAGAGATTATGAAGTTACACCAGAAGAAGAGGATTATTCTAGTAAACAATGGTGTGATGAGGCTTTCCCATATGAAGGTGGAATGTCTTTAAAAGAATTAATTGTAGAAATTGCTCTATTAGTAAGAAAAAGATCAACTCTTCAAGACGATAAAAAATACGACGGAGAGATGTAAAAAAAATTGAGAGGAACCTATTTGAATGGTATCCTCTCTTTATTTTTATCCTACTTTTCCAGTTCTAAATGCTCTGGACTTTAAAATTTTACAACCTTTCTCTCCATGATAAACAATTAAATCGAATTTATCAAGATCCGGTCCAGTAAAATTTGTATGACTCAGGTTCATCATAGACAAAGTTACTTCACCTGTCTTACAATGTAGGTCATCGTCTCCTAAAACTAATGTGTTAAGTACGAATTTATTCATTTTCTGATTCTGATATTAGTAAATCTAGATTTTCTCTAATTGTTTTCTCTGGATGTGAACCTACTAATCGATTCTGAAGTACTCCATCTTTAAAGAATAGTAGTGTTGGAATGTTTCTTATACCAAATTCTGATGTAAGTTCTGCACATTCATCAACATCACATCCGTAAATATTAACTTTCCCTTCATATTCGGTTGCTAATTTTTCAACGATTGGTTTAATTACTTGACAACCACCACACCATTCAGCAGAATAATCTACTACTACAAGTCCTTCATTAATCAGGTTTCTTTCACTGTCTTTTAACTCTTTCATAACTCTAGTTTATATAATAATTCTAATTGTAATCTAGTTAATACAAATACTTTAGTTTCGTTCTCTACCTCTCTACATATTAAGTCTTTTTTTGAACCTAATCTGATAAGAGGAGATGTACCTGTGGAATCTATAATCTCTACTCCACCTGTACTAGTATCATGAGTTTCTAATGTTACATTACCAAGACCATCTATAAATGTAACTTTACTCTTATCTGAAATCCAATCAGGCACAGATCCAACTCCATATTCCCAAACTTCTATATATTCTGGATAAGCTGAATTTCTTCCTGATTGTTTATATCTTTTAGTCATAATTTTCCAATATCTAAATCCTCTATATTATAATCTAAACAATCTATTCCATTTTTCTTAACTAATCCAGCAAAAAGATATCTAGGATCCGGATCAGTAAAAGTATCAATAAATTCTTTATCTACTTTTTCCAAGAATATTCCGATTGTTGTGTTTCTGAAATAAAGTACTGAAGAGTTAGATCCCCAAGTACAATATCTACAATCTATATAATCGGCAGGATCAGGAACATCTACTCTAGTCCATGGAAAAATAACAGACTTCAGAATATGTCTATGATAAAAATATAAACATTCATCAAAAATACATTTCCATTTCTTCTTTCTTTTTTCTTCAGACGGTGTATAGTAGAAGTTATATAGTTCTGTTGATGATAATCTACGAATCTTAAACACTGGCTTAATAATTCTAGACTGATTTATTTTTTCTAGGTTTTCAAAAAGTTTAGGTGTAGATTCTTGTAAATCCTGACATCTAGATATTGTTATTCCGATGTGCTTCCCAAATATTTCTTTATCATATTGTAGAGCCTTAAATATAGTTCTCGGTAAATTTCCAGAACTATCTATAAAAGCACAAGCCTGATAAAGAGTTGTTATCTTTTCTTTACTAATCTTAGAATTGTCGAAATGGGAATCAGAGAATATGAATACTATATCACTAATCTCAGAAAGTTTACATAATCCAGTATGTATATTATCTGGAAGAGGGTAGTAATCATAATCCATTAATATAATTGATATCATAAGATGACGTGGCTGATTAACTACGTACATCTCTTCTTTTGTTGGTTTCTTAATCATAAAATACTTGTCTAACTTTTTCCCAATCTACATAAGGTCTATCACTAAAATCTGGATTATATATAAGAGGACATCCAAGAGCAGCATCATCTATATAAAGATCTGCATGTACTTTTGGAGAACTAGTCCATCTTCTTTGTCCAGGATCTTGATTAACTCCATATAAAGGGATATCATTTTCTTTAAACCATTCAACTGCATCTTCGAGTTCTTTCCCTGATCTCATAGTATTTAAGATCAATTTATGACCTCTTTCTACTAGCTCTTTAAGAACAGGAACTGCACCAATATCCTTTTCAATTCTAGGATAATCATGAGTAACACAGGTTCCATCAAAATCAATTCCAATTTTCATAATTTTTATAATTTTTTAGATAAACTCCAAATCCAATGTTTTCCAGATTCAGTCCATTTCTTTTGATCCTTAATATGTTTATTTCCATGTTTATCAGTTACAACCGCTGAAGTAACTTTTGTATAACCTTCTTTATCGTAGGGGCTTGATAAATACCACCCTTTTATTCCTGGACGACGATAAATATATTTCTTTTCTTCAAGTTTCTTAAGAAGTATCTTTGTCCCATACCCAAGTCCAAGATCTTTACAGAGTTGTTCAGTAGAATACAAGTTTTCTGAATATGCTAAAACTTCATTATAATAATTTACCTGAGGGAGAAGAGAATTATATCTATCTCTTTCCTCTTTTAAGGCAGTAGTAAATCCTATCCTAAGAAGTTCATCAATCTTAGAATCTACCCAAATCGCAAACCTTGGATCTAACCACTGAGCATATCTAATTGCTACCCATCTATGCATCCATGTACCAGGTCTAGTTCCATTTGAATAATGCCCTTCTATAGTTATTACAGGAGTGATGCGCGTCTCCCGCGCAGTACTTTCTTGATACTTTTCAAATGCTTGTAAATAATCTTGAGTATCCTTCTGTCTCAACCATTGATAGGGCCTTTTGTTAGGTCCGAATAATTTACCCATTTCAGTAGCATTAATCATGGTATCAAAATCATCTGATTGTGTAAACTGAATTAATGCTCCATTAAATTCTAAGTTATCAATAATTGTTTTCATAATTTTTCTATTGTTTGTTCTTCAGTATCTAATATAAAACATTCTCTACAATCTAAACATGCAAATGTCTCTTCTATTCCTGGAGATGGTCCAAAAAATTCCTTGGCTAATTGAGTATGACCAAAAATCTGAAATACTCCAAGAAATGTATTCTCAAATTCTCTTACATCAGACCATATACATGATCCATAAAACCCATAACCACCTCTAAGTCTTGACATATACCATAAGTGATTATACATTAGATGTTGTTCCTTAAGAAGTGTATCTAGGTCATCACAACCACAAGTAATTTTCATCCACTCTTCTACAACACCTGCATGAGAAAATAAATACTTTCCTTCTTTGTATAATACTTGAAATAATTCTTGATTATCATTAAATATCTGTTCGATTTTTTGTGCATTCCTAAAGTCATATCTACTACAAGGAAGTATTTCTTTTAATAGATTCATATAGTGATAATCATGATTCCCTATTAACAAAATAACCTTCTCTAGGAATTCTTTTTTGAAGTCTATTATCTCCTTTAATTCTTCTATTGCCTTCTTTGGTGAAATACCCTCGACTGGATATGGGTCTAGATAATCTCCTAGAAATACAACTTGATCTACTTCATTAATCTTTTCTTTCGCTAGCCTCCAAAACGTCCTACCATGAACGTCTGGAACAATTATTATTTTACTCATCTTGATTAATTATTTTATATTCAATAATAAGGAAAGAAGGTCTGTCAGAGAGTAAAATAAAGACCCTAAGGATTTTTTCCCTAAGGTCTTTTTATTATTTAATCAAGTCTTTCATCATTATACTTACTTTTTACTAATTCACCATTAATATTATGCCATATAGTTTGATTAGAAGATCCTCTAAATCTAAGTTTTCTATCTTTTAATTCATCTATATATCTTCCATCAACTATATAATCACACAAATTAATAACTTTCATTTGTTCTTCAGTTAATTCAGAAATATAAAATCCAGTCCATAACCAAATCTCTTTTTCTGGCCAAGTTTCCTTTATTTCTTTTAATAATTCACTAAGTTCTGTAGCTTGAAGTAAAGGTTCTCCACCTAAAATAGAAACTCTCTTTACTCCTTCTATTAATTCAAAAAATTCTTTTTTTTCTTTCTCAGTAAATTCTTTTCCTCCATCCAAAGGCCAAGCTACTTGATTAAAACAATTCTTACAATGGAATAAACATCCTTGTAAAAATAATGAAACTCCAATGTAAGGTCCATTAGATATATCTATTTTTCTAATAGTTGCGTATCTCATAGTTTTCAGGGATTTTATAATTCATGATCATCTAGATGAGTGTATCTATCTCGTATCTCGGCTGTACGCCCTTGATTCCAAAAATTGGAACCAATATCAATAATTACTATATTATTTATATAGTTTAAGACTATATCTTTTAATAAAATTTTTATTAATTATTATACTTAGTCGTTGAACAAGTTTATTTTTACTTGATGCCGATTTATATTAATATCTTTCCGGCAATTTTAATAATTTAACGTGAGCTAAATTTAACCCACACGTACGTCTAGATACATGAAGTTTGTGTTGATCTTCACAGCCACATTGAGGACACCTCCAAGACAATTTATTATCCTCATCTATAATTTCTATCTCACCATCATATCCACAGTTAGAACAATAATCTGATTTTGTATTTAACTCTGCATAAGAAATATTATCATAGATGAACTTTATAACTTCTAAAACTGCTTCGATGTTAGTACTGATATCTGCAGACTCTATGTAAGATATCATACCACCAGAACTATATGGTTGAAGTTCTGCCTCAAATTTTAACTTATCAAGAGGATTAATTTCTTCTTTTACATTAATATGATAACTGTTAGTAATATAAGATTCATCAGTTATGTTCGGTATAACTCCGAATCTATTCTTAAGACACTTTGCAAATTTATAAGTTGTACTTTCAATTGGAGATCCGTATACACTATATCCAAGACCATTCTCCTCAGATTTCCACTTATTACAAGCATCATTTAATCTTTGCATAATTTGTTTTGCAAGATCGATATGTTTTGTATGAGATTCCCCAGTTAATGCCATAACGCACTCATATAAACCAGCATAACCTAGAGAAATTGTACTATACCCACCAAATAATAATGGATCAATCACTTCTCCTGGTTTTAATCTTGCAAAAGCTCCATGTTGCCATAATATAGGAGCTACATCTGATTTAATTCCAAGTAAACGTTTATGTCTAATTTGTAATGCTTTATGACATAATTCCAAACGTTCATCTAGAATTTCCCAGAACTTATCAATATCTCCTTCTGCAGATAATCCTGCATCAGGAAGTGATACTGTTACAACACCTTGATTTAGACGACCATAGAATTTATAATTTCCATTTTCATCTTTCCAAGGTGATAAGAAACTGCGACATCCCCAAAGTTAATAATTATTAACTTTTAGACTATATCATATTCTTATTGCTATTACCACAAATAAGAACCCTACCATTTCAGAATTTATTATTAATAATAAATTCTTACGATACTCATTTCCATATTAGTATTTCTCTAATATTTATTTTCTCTAGTCGTTAGGCTTTTATATTAAATATAATAAATATCTTTTATTTTATACTTACGAAAACCTTTATTTTTCTTTTGTAACCAGTACTTAACAGTTACTCTAGAAATTCCTAGTAATTTTGATAAGTCTTCTTTAAAATTATAAATTTCTTCAAGTCCATTATCATAAATTATCTTAAAAGGTTTATAATTTTTATGTTTAGATCCACCAACTTTATAAGAATGACGTTCGTTTTGTTTTCTAGTACACCACTCTAAGTTATTTACATTACTATTTAATTTATTTCCATCGATATGATTAACTTCAAGATAATTATTTGGATTAGGTATGAATAATAAAGCTACTAATCTATGTCTAAAGAATCTTTCCTTCTTTATAGAATTATTTTTATTATATAGATAAATTCTTGGATAACCTGCATTATTAGTATCTCCAATGATTAGTTTCTTTGTTATTTTATTTCTAACTTCTCCAAGTTCATTTATTTCATAATAATTTTCCCAATTAGGTATATCTTTCCACATAAAAATATTTTATATTTAATAATTTAGCACGGTAAGTTAGCAATTAATGCCTTCTCCGTTTAAGTAGGTTTTTCGAGTAACATCACTGTTACAAGGCACAGGATACTCTATGCTCGGGAAACAGTTTCCTTCTTTAAGTTCCTTCATTTTCTTTTCAGAAATATAATCAGGAACTAATCGTTTAGCTGAACACTTAGCAGCGAGTTTAGTAAGATACCAATATTTACTATTTTCATGTATATTATCTTCCTCAAGAGCATATATCAATTTAGGAAATGCAGGAGTTACAAATACTCCATCTTCATTAGGCATTCCTTGGATACGTTGTTCTAGGAATTCTTGAATTAACATGGCTAATTCTTCTTTATATTCTGAAGTTTCGCCTAGATACATAAATACTGTTAAAAATGGGGACTGCATTTCCCCCGAATTAGACTATATCATCAACCACTATTAAATGGTTGGAGAGCGCTTCGGAATAAGGAATTTCGCCTTAAACCTACTCCTTTCGGATAGTCGTTTGACCTTCTAGAAACTTATTCATTTTCTAGCTTGGCACAGGATTAGATTTTAATCTTTCCCTGTTAGCAAAATTTTAAACTATCATTTCCTATAGTTCCGTATTATTTACGTAAATTTTACACCTAAGATTTCTTAGTTCACTCTCTACATTGAAAAATATTACTACTTTCCCGGGCCAGTAAAATTCGACCATTTGTGTTTGTCATACTATTAATTTGATAATTAAAAGTTTGAACTGAGTCTTTAACTTCTTTTTTCAAATCAATAGTTGCTAATTTCTCGCTAAGTTCTTCATCTAATCCAGCATCTTTATATTTTTTCAGATAACCATTATAACTATCTCTTACAAAAGGTGCTAGATGTGTTAATGTTATTGTACATCCCAAATATATGAAATTTGTATTTTTCATATAACTAGACTATTTCTTATTGAGTTTATGTTCTCAATCAACCCGTTTCAATAATTAGGAATTTCACCAAATTATTTACGTCAAAATGACTAGTCGTTACAATTAATAAATAAATTTAAATGTATGATCTGAACAATTAGTTTCTCCATTTATGTATCTACTTATTTGAGTTTCAGATTTACCCAAAAATTTCGCTAAGGCAACTATTGTTTTAAATTCATACTTATCATCTAGAATTATTTTTCTCCATTTACCTCTTTTAGTAAATGCTTTGGATTTTGCTTTCCCTTTTTTATAAGCTAATTTATTATTATCTCCCATAGACACCCACATAAGATTTGATGCTTTATTATTAGTTACATCATTATCAATATGCTCTATAGTATTTTTTTCCTCACTATGGCCATCCAGAAAAGCAAAACCAACTAACCTAGACACTTGAAGTCCTTTTTCCTTAATTTTAATATAAACTCTGCCAGTTTTCGAATTTATATTTAAAGATAATAGTACATACTTATCATATGTTTTTATATATCTTTTAACACGTCCCATATTTGAAATATAATAACTGGAGTATCCCAAAATCTCTTTCCATTCTTCATCAGGTAATTCTTCCCAATCATAATTTAATGAGGATTTTTCTACTAACTGATTTTTTCTTTCTTGAGCATTTATTTTCTGTCTATTAATATAATCAATTTTGTGCTCATTTAATTCAGGAACTTTCTTTATTATATTACTCAAATATTCTGAGGTTACTTTTAATTCATTAGCTATTTCTGAAATTGAAATATCATTATCAAGTTTACTAATAATTAGATTTTTATTTTTATTAGCAAATTTTTGATTAGATGGTGTTAAGTAAGATACATTACCTTTTTCTAATTTCCAGTCTTCGTTGATAGCTTTTATTAAAGTTTTCCTATCTACTTCTAGTAATCTAGATATATAACTCTTAGATCTTCCTTCGTTACAATACAATTTAATAATTGTATTTTTTAATAATTCAATTTTTTCTCTTTCAGTCATTTCCAAACTTTTTTATTTATTAATCACGAGATCAGACTTTTCCATTCCTTCCTCGTTAGCCTTGATAAGCAAGACACCCACTTTTGTGGTTAGGGTTGTTTTAATACGGCAGATATATTTTATAAACCGTATTGACTGCTTGATACTGCAGTAATTATCTGCGTTGCAATTGTAGTAGCTGTAATTAATTTATGAGGTTTAAATATTTTTGTCTTATTTATACATGTTCCATTTTGAAGCATGTCCTCAAGATTAATCAAACAGCAATTATTCATCGCAAGTTGGCCTATATAGTCAAGATCGTGTATGTGAATCAGGCCTTCATCATGAGCTTGGATAATTTCAGGAGGGAATATTTTTCGTCTAGCCATATCTATACTAACAATTCCAGCCATATAGTCTCTCTGAACTGTTAAAAGCATAGAATCTTTATTAGAATTTTCAGACTTCCAATATTCACTATCTCCTGCTAATAATTCATTTATTTGTTCATCGATAGTATTAGATTGTCGTTGAAATTCTCTAACACTTCGATATCCTTCATAAGCTTTTGCAGTTAACTTATGTCCTTTCTTTATTAACTTGTCATATACTAAATTTTCAATCTCATCAATAGTACATGAACCTTTTTCTTTTAATTCTTCTTCAATTTCTTTAGAGATATTAAAAGCTACTTTTGGACTTTTAATACCACTAGATTTCATTGCATTAAGAATTGCTTTTTCTATTTTTTCAGAATTAAATTTTTCAGATTTACCATTCCTTTTAGCAACTAGTAAATCTGATACTGTATTTACATCTTCACTCATATGTTTTTATTTTTCTTTATTTGTTATTTCTTACTAGGATCAAATTCAAATCCCAAGTCATTTACATATTTTTCTGCATCTTTAATATTTATAACTTCATCTATTTTATTATACTTTTGTGTAAATTCAACATATGCATCTTGATGTTCCATATATTCTTGAACCCCTCCTGGAAATTCTTTTGCTCGGGTAGGTTCTCTAAGAATAACATCTCTAACAAAATCAAAATCTTTCTGAACTAATAATATTCTCCTTGGTGTATAGTACGAATTTTGCTCACATAAGATATCTTCTTCATGAACTACATCCTTAATCCATTTCGAATTTTCACCGATTTCTCTATTATTCTTGTAGTAATAATAAAGCATATCGGATACTCCCCTTTCCACTAAGAGGTTATTCACTCCAGGAGGCCAATTACTTCTTATAGCATTCTTCAAGTTACATAAATGAAGAATAGCATAATTTCGATCATCTTGTTGCGTTCCTAAGATATTTTCCCAATATTTCCAAGGTTTAATATCAGACCACATAACATTATACAGTCCAGGACACTTTGTTAATACTGATTCTATGGTTGTTGCTTTAAATGTACCAGAACACCCATAATACATAGTTATAAATCTAAACATAACGTAAATTTTCTTAAAAAATCTTTCTTTTCTCTTACAAATATTTTTCTTTCACTCTCAGGAACTTCTACATAACCTTCAGGAGTACAGTGTTTATACTCTTGATAGATAATACAGTTTTCCCATTCTCTTGTTTCTGGATTTTTCATTATCGCATTTTCTTGAAGTACTATATAATGATTCTTAGTACCTTCATATTCTACTATTTTTTCCATATTTACTATTTGTTTTAGAAATAAATTGGGAACCCACACAACACGAATCCCCTTTGCATAAATAAGGAAGTCACGGGTCGAGAGATCACTTTTCATCGATTTGGAGGAAAGATAAAAAAGAGACTGGATTTTCTCCAATCTCTTAATGTATAGTATATATTAACTTTCATATTTAAGAATATAATAACCTCTTATAGATTTCGCGCCGTACAATTTAGCTCCCGATCTGGATAGCTTTTGTGTTACGTGAAAATATGTGCTACCTCCTCCCGAACTAACTCTTACTTTCTTAGGTTGATTCGGCGCGGGAGTCACAAGGTCTTTTTTCTGATACCCTGGCGCTACTACATTCCAAGGTCCATTCTTAAATACATTATAGTAACCTTTATTATGATTTTCATTTTTGAATTCATAGACACCTGGAACTGGTACATTTAGTTCAGTTCTCTTGCCTTTCATCATATTCCCAACAAATTTACTGTCTGGGAGTGAATTATAAGCTTTATCTCTTCTTCGGTATATTGCATATCCTGCTGCAACACCAAGAGATAATACTGTTATGATTTTTAATCCAAAAATCAATCTATCTTTTGTTTTCTTTTTCATTCATTTATTATTTTTATCATTTATAAGGCTTTCAGGGTTCTCTTTTTCCTTCTCTTCGAGATATTCTATAACTCTCCAAAGAACATAATAAGTCAATACCGCTAAAGAAAATACTATTAAGATAGCAAGAGTAATCTTTATATTTTTTATTTCACTATTTAATGAAAAGAAAGCAACTAAATCAACTGGAATTAAATAAAATAATATTGTTGCTTTTATTTCTTCTCTTACGATTTCTCTAATTTTCTTTTTCATAATTTTCTATTTAAATTTTAGTTTTACATAAATAAGGTTGTCAATCCCTTATATTTGCAATGAAAATTTAATTTTATATATTATGGTAAATAGCGAAAATTTTATTATTCCAAAGAAAATTAACGTCGGATATCAAGAGAGATCTGACTGTTATACTAAAAAACTTGGATTCATTACTTACACAGACTCTTCGACAGGGATTTTGAAAAAAGAAAAATCTTGGAATTCTTGGAGAGATCATAAAATCAAAGATGATGAATTTGAGAATGTTCCGATGGAAGGTTTTATAGTGAATCGTTCTGTTGGTGGTGGAAAAGTAGGTTGGAATTATAGACAAGCTTATTGTAGAATTTGGGATCCAAGGGGGTTTGAGATTGAAATAGGAATTGATAATTTCTTATGGATATTAGATTATTGTGATAGCTTGGCTGGAAAGAAAATAATCGGAAAATGTGTTTATTCTTGGATAGGGACAGAATTAGTTCTCCTTCCGATTAATACAGAGGAATATAGAATTTCTTCTGAGATAATGAAGAAACGAGAAGTAATAACAAAAGATCTTAAACCCGCCGAACTTAAACCTGGATCTTTATACAAACTTAAAAAACTACCTTGGAAATATTCAGGAATTTCTAAAAACTATGAAGAAAGGAAAGCAATATTTATTGGAGAAGCTAAGTTTGGAAAAGAACTAGGGAAGAAATATGAAACTAAACTTTTATTTTATGATCCAGGGAGTATAGAAAAAGAGGATTTTGTATTCACTGAAAGTATTAAAAGTGTAGAATTCGAAGTTTGTCCTAGGGTATTATCAGATGGAGAGATTAAAGAAATCATGGATCGTTTTGAAATGACAGCTTATTCTTGGAAATTCTGGAATAGCCCTATAGGATTTATTGAAGAATTTTATCGTCAAGATTCAGCCTTAGAGAGTCGATTAAAGAATGATCATGAAGCTGCTGAGAAGAAATGTCATGTTTATATAGATGATCTTGGAAAAACTATTAATTTCTATAAATCATATATTCAATACTACAATGATAATTCAGGATATACCTATAGTAGTTATATCAGGACAAAGAATATTTCAGACAAATATTTATCTTATAAGTTTGATTTTTCTGGTGGTAATATAAAAGTTTCTGAAAAAATTTTAGACTTGGGAAAAATCTTTAATGAATATTGGAATTATTATGGATTTAGAACAGTTCCATTGAATAAAACAGTATATCCAGAAGCTACAGAAGAAGATTGGATTAATTTAGGTGAGAATTTAAAAAATTCGGAAGAAATTCCTAAGACTTATATATTTTATAAGACAATATCTGGATATTATTCAGAATCCCTTCAAAAAGTTCTTTCTCAAGAAGCAATAACCTCTGGAAAGTCCTTAGTTAGATCAGATCTTATTATTTATCTTCCTATTAAAAAATGAAAAAACCAAAACTATATTGTTACAGTCATACAGAATTTGATATGATGTGCAGTTCTTGTGGGTGGAATGATGATAATCTTCCGAGTAATAGTTGTTTTATATCTATCATTGGGACTCCTGAATGTCAAAAATATTATTTAGAAGAGGATGAATTACATTGGTTTAAGAAAGATAATTCCTCGGTTGTATTAAATCTAGAGTTTGATGATATACCTTCTCAAGAAATAGAATGGAAAGGTCATAAATTTTTAGGAATAACTCAAGAACAGGCAGCCGAAGTAGTAGATTTTATAGAGTCGAATCTAGGAAAAGACATATATGTTCATTGTAAGGCTGGAAGATCAAGATCTCAGGGAGTAGTTAGATTTATTCTTGATATGTACCCTGAGATTTATGATGAATCTTGTACTCGGCCGGAAAATAAATGTGTCTCTCCTAATATATATGTAGTTGGAGAACTTAAACGGGCTTATTATAAAAAACATGAATTATATGAAACAGATAATTAAAAACGTTAGAGATTGTTATAACCACATCCCCTATACTTGGAAACATTGGATTGCATTTATGAAAACAGAGAAAAAACTTCTTGGATATCATTCACACTGGTTTCATGATTGGGATAAGTTGATACTATTTATATTCTTTCCATTCCTAGGCGAAAGAATTATAAATCAATTTCATCAGAGGATAAATAAACACCATCCTACATATACTACCGGAAAGGATTGGATAAAACAATTAAAATCTCCAAGAGAAATAGATTGGGTAGAAGCTGTAATTGATTGGGAATGTGCAAGAATAACAAAACCTGACAAACCACTCAATGCTAGACAAACTCTCGAGAAATATTATCCACAGTATAAAGAATTCGTTGAACCAATCTTAAAAGAACTTGATTTATGATAGCGTTTTATATTGGAATTATAGTATTAATAATATTATACTATATAATAAAACCTGATATTGATGCAAAAGGTTTTATAATAGGAACTTCTCAGTATACCCCAGAGAGAATAATAAAAATAGAAAAAATATTTCTCTCTGATCCAGGTACTAGAAAAACAGAGAGGAATTGGGATAGAAGTATTATTTTAGTAAAACCGATAGATGATAGTAAAGAAGGTAAATGGAAGAAAGATGATATCTTAATCTTCAGAAAATATATCGGACAGTCGATAAAAAAGAAATACATTATCCTACAAAATCGAAGAAAAGAAAAGAGAATAGCTTATTGTACAGCGGAATCCTCTGGTTTTCCTCCGATTTTTGATGGTTCAGAGACTTTAATAGAATATGAAATTATTGGAGTTTTAGAATCATCCTATACACCACAAAAGTCTTATAATTGAAGAAAAATATAGTTTTTTATAAATGGTGTTAATTTTTATGAAAACCCTACCTGTTCGTGATGAATGGGTAGGTTTATTTTTCTTCTAAAAAGAATAATAAAAAAGGAGCGTAAAAGCTCCTTTAATTTTTTTTTAAAACTTACTTAATATTTTTTCATACCAATTCTTATCTTCTTCGAGTTTAGATGATACATACTTATCAGTTAGTTTATTTCCGTACTTAATAACAAAATCTCTAAACTCATCAGAATTCATAGATCCATTTTCTCCAAGATATAATGCAACTACTTTTAGTAATTTTCTCTCCTCTTTAAGAATATTTACTACATCTTGTCTAAGCTCTGAAAATCTAAGAGCTACCATATCTCTTAGGTATCCACTGCTAGCTTTGTAAGGATGTTTGACATATAAACCTTCTTTATCTAAGAATCCAGAAGGTATACCACCTGTACTTTCTTCTGTTAAATGATTCGTATATGAATAAGGTTCAAAATACCCACATCTATAAGCCATCTCAGAGAAAAAATCCCATGCGTTTTCAATATCACTTCCAGAACCCATTAAACACTTCTCTGGATATTTTCCATAAACTAGATTCTCAGCTTCATAACCAGCGAGACATATCCTAACCTCTGAATCAACATCTCCTCGACTATCAATTTCTCCTTCTTTTTTTGGATCATAAGTATTACAAAATCCTCCATCTCCGGTAGCGACAGAAACTATATTAACTGGATAAACACCAGTCTCATGTAAGGCTACTATTGCATGTCCAGCTTCATGTACAGAATTTATAAATCTTGTTAATCTTCTCTCTGGATTCCTTAATTCTCCAAGTTGTAATGGAATTTCTATATTTACTGTTTTTCTTGATTCGCCAAAAATAATACTTAGTGACGTTTTATCTATTTTTAATTTCTTTTCTGTAAGATCTGTTTCCTTAGTAAGAGTTATCATCACTTCTTTATCTTCAGCGATACGATTAATTAAAATATCACTTAGAAGAGGAGTTAATAGAGTTCCAATAGTAGTATAAACCGGTCTTACACCTTGTACTGGAAATACTCCCTCTGAATACATAAGATCAATTATATTTTCAGCATAATTAATTTTTATTCCTTCAGTTTCTAAAAATTTATCTGCTATTCTAGATAATTCTTTTTTAATAATCTTAATAAAATGTTCTTTCTTTAGTGTCGGATATTTTATTAAATTATTTCCAAGTCTAGCTATCTGTTCTGCTCTAAATCTTTGTTTGAGAGCTTCCTTAATATCTGAAATTGATACTTTACTTGTTTTATCATAGAAAGTATTAGCATCCATATCTGGATCTAAATTAGATTCTACTTTAAAAGCCTCATCTAAATTTCCAAGAATAAATACTAATGATCTTGAACAATCTAATTCTTTCGGTTTAGATATAATTATAGAAACTTTTTCAAGAATATGACTAAATTCAGATATGTTTTTAGAGTTATTTAAATCAGTGATTATTTCATACCCGTATCTAGGTTTATAAGCATTGAGTTTTTTTACAATTGTTCTCATATCTCTATCTTCCAAAAGTCTAAGAGGTCTAAATATATCTTCTTCCTCATCTTCATCATCATTAGTCTTTATGAAGGGTTTTGATACTTTTACTTTAGCAGAATCATCACCACCTAGAAGCTCTGTTACATCTCTTCCATAATAAAATAATCCAAGATTTTCTAAAACTGTTTTAACTTCTTCTCTAGAGGTTACTTTTCCAGAATCTAACTTTATTTCTGGATGTTCTTTAGAAAATTGTTTAAAATCTTCTACAAAATTTCCGAAATGTGTTATATCATATCTATACTCTGAAACACTAACTTTTCCATTATCTATAATATTCCAAATTGGTCGAAGAGGAGATTTAAGAAGTTCACAACCATTTTCATCTATGGTTCTTGCATATTGAAACTCATCAAATACAAAAACTGCATCTCCAAGTTTATTTTCTCCTGATGAATTAAGAGAATCAAAATCGTCTTCAATATCAAATACTTCTTCTATTTTATCTGCAATACTCCCTGAAGATGATTCATTTGCTTCAAGACCACAATCAAAGAAAGCTGTTTTCCCAGTAAGACCAAGAAGTTGAACTAATCTCCGAACTACGCTTGTTTTTCCAGTTCCAGTTAATCCCCATAATGAAATAACAACTGGTCTCTCTATTATTTCTGGAGTTATATACCAAGGAATTATAGATTTTTTTATATTATCTATAATATCATCTAATCCTACAAATTCTGATTTCAATATTGCTACAGCTTCATCTAATTTTTCTTGACGAAGCTCTTTTGTTTTTGGAATTGTTAAGTTTTCTAAATTTTTCTTCATATTATAAGTTTTATATAATTTACATGTATAAGGATTAGAGGTTGAAAGAGGAGAAAAATAAAGAAAGGGATTATATTTCCCTTTCTATAGTTGCTTATTAGTATTCAGGTATTACTTTAACTCCTTTTCTATTACTAATATTAGGAGTGGTAATATTATAGAACATTGTGCTTCTGTTCATCTTTTTGTAATACCTGCCCCAGTATCCATATTCTCTTATTAATATTTCCATATCTCTTCTATTCTTTGGAGCTTTAGATAACCAATTATAATTTACTATATTAGTTATCAATCTCCAAGCAAAGGATTGGAAAAATTCATCTGGCTTTTTAATATCTGGATCTTTTAAACAATCATCCAGAATATCTACAATAATTTCCTTAATAGGCTCAACATCATTCACGATTTTTGTTCTACTTGAATCCAAAGATAACTGGGATCTTTTTTCTTCTCCTTTTCTTTCATTTTCCTTACCAGTTTTCTCACTAGATTTCAAGGGCTCACTTGGACGGATTCCTATTATCCACCCAAGGACTTCTGTTAAACTTTTGAGTCTCATAGTTCAAATCCTTTTTAAGTAGTTAAACAATTTATATATAGAATATAGAAATACTATAATAATTGCTAATAATCTTAATAAAATCTCTACATTATTGATCTCAGGTACATATTTCATAAACAATGCCAATCCAATTAAACTTCCTATGATTGGTAATACATATTTACAAATTAATAATCCTGTATTCAATGATTTAACTACCCAAAGCAAACCTTCATTTTTAATTCCCCATAATTTTCCTAGATTAAACATCGCATATTGACCGTACTTATAAATCCAGAATATTTTTTCTATTCCTAATATAAGTGCTCCAATAAAACATAATGCCATATATATTCCTAGGTGTGTCATATTACCTGGAGAGGTAACTTTGAACACGTAAATTAAGTAGATACATAAAAAGTAATAAGCAATACTTCTTATACTAAATGTTAATTCAAATTTTTCATTTAATTTATTTTTCTTTGTCATAATTCTTTTGTTATTGTCTTAAGGTTTTTCTGACACTATAGATAATAAATCATAGTGGCACCCTACTCCGAGAGAAAGCATAACATATAGGAACGCTCATCTCTCATTGCTACATTTAGTTTCACAACTTTAGTGCTAGTTGTCTTCTACACCGCGAAGAGGTAGTAGTTTCGTAGAAGAAAAATACTAGGGATATATAAAATCAAACTCTAAATTATATATTATATTTAGTTAATAAATATTCTATCATAAATACATATATGCGCACTAACGTATTTAATTAAAAATTTATTAAAGTCTATTTGATTTTATATTCCCTAGTGAACTTTACCTGTTTACCTCGAGAAGATTATACTTCTCGATCTTGATACTCTGGAAATTGTTACAGTGATCAATTAATTTATACTCATAATTATAATTAGAAGTAACTAATAACATAAGCCAGTTATATCCAAATAAAATTCAATTATTTATTATTATATTAATAAGTAGTCTCCGATCAGTACCATATTTTCATCTGATCTTTACTACATATATAAGAATTTGAAGGTTTCTGAGGTATCTTATTTTTTTTATTCATCTAATCTTTCTTGCTTAGACTTCTTAGATATCTCTTCCTCATCCAAATCTCCATAAACTTCCGGAAGCCATCTTTTTAAAATACTGGGAATCAAATCATTTCTCACAACATCCTCTAGACCAAATTCAACAATACCTATTTCATCCATATCAGATAATTTTTCCACAGCATATTGTAATCCTTTTTGATTTTTCCCTGATTTTAAAGAACTCGAATCTAATTGCATTTCATCAGAATTAAAGATATATTTAGAATTAGTTCCTATTCTAGTTAATATCTTAAGAAAAGTATCTCGACTGAAGTTCTGGCTCTCAGATATCAAAACAATTGAAGAATCAATATTGTTTCCCCTAAGAAACTGGCTGCCTTTCACTTCTATTTTACCAGCATCTACTAACTTTTGAACAATTTCTTTTCCATTTTTTCCTGAAGCATTAAATATCTTCTCCATCGTATAAAAATCTGCTTCTTTATACGGCGCGAGCTTTTCTTGCAAATCTCCGCGAAGATCGAATAGGCCTATATTAATTATATAGACTACTAGACTATATCTTAAAAGCGTTTTTATTTTCTCTTCTTCACACATAGTCGTTGAGAAACTATTTAGGTTAATCTAATTAATAGTTTTTGCTGATTATACTTTAATTTCCAGCATTTCTTGAAGTTTTCCTAAGTTTTATACACCTAGGGGACAATCTAACTTATCCAATATTTTCGTCAGGATTAGTAGCTACAGGATAAATAAATACTATTTTTTCATAACCATTATCAGGATTTTTTAATAAATCAAGGGCAGCGTAAACAGAAACGTATGATTTTCCAGAACCGGCAGGACCCTTAACTATTGTAATTTCGTGATCATAAATAGATTTAAGAAATTCTTTTTGATGCTTAGTTTTGCATTTAAAATTAATTTTAAAATTCAAAATACTATCTCTTTCTTTTCGAATTAAATCAAGTTCTTCATCCACACTTGATTTAGTAACAGCTTTCTTTTTAGCCATAGAGTTTAATTATTTTTTATTAATACCAACACTAGATATCTCGGATACAACCTGACATATAGAATATTTAAAGTCTTCTAGGTCATAGGAATTTGTATATGACATTGCTGATCTAAGATAGGAATCCATGTTTTTTGCCCACCCTGCTAATGTATATTCAATTTCTAAGACCACGCTTTTTCCTTCTGAAGTTTTTAATTTTTCTCTGTCTACAGTTTCTATTGATTTTCCTAAGATTTCTGCTTGTGCTCGTTTAGTTGACATTCCATAATACTCTCGATAAAACTTTTCTCCTCTGGTTATATCTATACTTTCTGGAAGGGATTCATAATATTCGCCGTAATATTCTCTTAGCACTGGACCGGCCGCTTCTAATGCTTTTCCAAATGTACTTCCCATCATAACATAATCTGCTCCAAGTGCTAAGCATTTAATTACGGCCGAAAAAGTGCTAATTCCTCCATCGGCGATAATTTTAGTATTTCCTGAACATTCTCTCTTAACCTGAAAAGTATCATTAATTAAAGAACCCATAGGATAATGAATACCAGTCTGAGTAGAAGTAATACAACCAGCTCCACCACCTATACCTACTCTAAGATAATCAAATCCAGCTTTATCATACAATTTATAGGTCTTAGGGTTAGCTATATTTCCACCCATGATTTTTATTAATGTTCCATATAATTCTCTAAGAGTTCGACCAAGTTCTATCTGACTCTCCATATGTCCATTAGCTATATCAATTAAGACATATAATCCAGATCCTGTACTTTGTTGATGCTGTTTTATAAAATTTTCTTCAATCTCTTTCATAGAAAAAGCACAAAATACTTCAGAACATAATTTGAGTCTTTCAGAAAGAGGTACATTTCTGGGGATAATACATGAAATTAGATTATCATGAAAAGTTTTATAATTTTCTGGACTAACCACTGATGCCATAGGTGCTGCAATAACTGGAAGGAATTTGCTATCTTCTCTGCCATCTATTTTAGGAACCCATGGAATACATTGAGATCTACTATTTATTCTTGTTACTACTTCTGGAATGATTGTTATCTCTTCAAGTGAATACAAAATAGTTGGTTTATTTTCTAACATAATTTTATATTAATTTTGGTTTCATATATAAAGCAATTAAGGCATGGGGAGAGCAAAAAGTAAATAACCTTAAGGAATTTCTCTTCCCTAAGGTTTATCTTACATTACTTTTTTATCTCAATGTCCCAAGAAATAAATAAATATGTACTATTCTTAAATTCTGGAACTCTTTCTTTGTCAAGATAAAAAGTTTTAAATCCTTTTTCTGTATAGTGAGTTTTTATTAAGTCATAAAGATCTCTTTGATCATCCGGAACGATCAATGCTAATAATCTTTCTTTATGACTAAATTGAAGCTTACTTGTTATTTGTTCTTCAATTTCTTTAATCTTTTTCTTAGCAATTTCTTCTAAGCTCGAATACCCTTGAAGATTAAACCTGCTAATAATATTAGCTTGATCTGCTGTTAATTCTTTCTTTTTTCCGATTGTCATAATTCTCTCTTTAAGTCCTAATAAACTATTAATCATTCTCACATTATCTTCATCTTGTTTTTCTAGTACTTTACTTACCGTTATTTCTTTCATAACTTTTAAGTTTTTTTATTGTTTACACCTATAAGGAATTTAATGGTTCTTAAGATCCTTATATATGATAATAAAATAAATGATTATGCAAAAATTTATAATTAGTAAAGAAGGAGAATTAATCCTAGGTAATGTAGAGTTTCACTTTGAATTACTTGGAAAGAATTACGCTACAGGATGTTGGGGAGGAGGTTTTTGGAGAGTTGATAAAGAATCTAAAACTTTAATCCTTGCCGGAAAATCAATAGACTTCGGACCTCCTAAGTGGGAATACTTCAAAGAACCTCCTGTAGGGTATGAAGACTATAAAATTACATATGAAGGAAAAGAAGTAATGATCTCTAAAAAAGAAGATCCAGTAGATAATTATACTAAACATGTAGATAATAAAATATTGGAGGAACTTAAGAAACAAAAATCTTATGATCCGACAAAAGGTTTATTTAATAATTTTAAATTTAATGATGGTTATGAAGTCAAAGCAAAAAATAAAAAAGACGCCACTAGAAAACATAACGCTTGGAAAAGAAGAAATAAAAAAGCCGAGAACTAAACAAGAACGTCTAGAGGCAGGAGAAACATTTGTAACTTCTGAGAAAGGAAATTCAATGACTCCTCTCATCATGTCTGGTCAAAAACATGTCTTAGAACCTGTTCCTGGACTAGATTCAGTAAAAGTTGGAGATATAGTTTACTGTAAAGTTCATGGAAGATTCTTTACACACTTAATTAAAGCAATAGATCCAATTAAAGGTGCTCAGATAGGGAATAATCACGGACATATAAATGGTTGGACTAAGAACATTTATGGAAAAGTAATAAAAGTTTTAAAACCAGATGAGAAATGGGAAAAATAACAAAAGAATCCATTAAAGAGTTTTTAGATTACTTAACCGAAAATTCAGATTCAGGAGTTAGAATAACAGAAGGTTCAACGAGTGAGATATATACAATTCATTTTCTTGGAGCAGCTATTGAACAGATTATCTTATATGAAAAATTCTATGGAGTAGAGTTAGCATTTATTACTTTAGAAGATAAATCTGTATATACTCAACACAAACAGATTACAAATCAAGAATCCCTAGAGAAAGAGGTATTATGTTGGATTCTAAAAACTACTGAAAAAGTGAAACAAAGAAAACGCTTGAAAACCTTATATGTGAATGTAAAATAGAAACACAATAAATTTTTAAACTCATGAATTATATAGGTTCTGGTCTGTGAAGATCGGAACTTATTTTTTCTTGTGAATAAAAAAGAAAGGCCAGGATTAATTTCCTAGTCTTTCTCTTATTTTTATTTATTCAATTCTAATAATGATTTTTGAACAATATAATTATTTCTGGTTAGATCTTTTACATCATATAGTAAATCTTCTAAAGGAATATCTATGAATTGTAAAGCTTTTGGATTAGATTCATAAGCATTATGTACTTCATATTTAGATTGTTTTTTATCAACAAAGTCATCATAACCCGAATATTCATCAAAGTTATTTCTATTAAGTAATATAAAATTTTTAGTAAGTTTTTTACAAATACTTAATGGAAATTTAACAAGGATTAATTCAGCGGTTGTAATTACTTTATCATCTCCTACTAGATTATCCCAAGATTTATTATAATCGAATAGATTTACATCTAATGAATTCTCTAGTCTAAAAGCTCCTTTATAGACTTTTATTAGTTTAGATACTTTTAGTGAATACTTAGATCGAACTACTTTAAATATCATAAAATAGTAATTAATCTAGAGAACATTTTTTCAATTCCAGCAAGATCAAGGAGCAGTGGGTAAGTTTTATTCACTACTTTTTGTCTTTTCCATTGAATTAGTGGTATCTCTGGAGATTCAGACGTATATAAATCGAGTCTTTTCTGACCTGGAATATATACTAAACATCCAAAAATACTTCTTTTATTTTTTACTAACAAGGCGAGTTTATAAATTGCTTGACCTTGTGCTACACTTAAAAGAATCTGATCTGCTCCAAGTCCCCAAAGAAGTCTTGTATTATTATAAAGAGTTCGTAAAGGTATCATTTCTTTTGGATCCCCTGTTTTAAAAAAGTCTGTAGGATTTTTTACATCTGCAAACTCTAACATATTATATGTTATATCCTGTAACATAAGTATTAGTATTATTGGAATTTATATTAGTTGGTATTTGTGATGATGCAGAAGATACAACATAATCTGAAGAACATGTAGTTGTTGTTGATACCTGAGAATATGGAACAAATGGGTTAGTTGAAGAGCCACCATAGTACCATAATTTCCCAGGATCTGTCATAATTGGATTAGTTGTCCACTTTCTATTTGCATCATTCAGTTCTTCCATAAATTTTTGTAATATTTCGCTGTCTAGGTTAATATAGTCTCCAGCATCATTATAAATATCTTTAATCTTATCTATAATTTCTTCTGGCATCGTAAAATATACCTCAGGACATTCGGGAGAAACTATAACTAAATAATCTCCTGTATTTTGAATAATACCTATCCTAAATTCTTCTACCCAAGCAATGGATTCAGTTTTAAAAATCTTTATTCCACTAGAAATTAAAGTACCATATTTTGGAGAAAACTGAAATGTTCCTAAAACTCTATATCCAGAAAAATCACTAAACCCATTAAATATTTCCTCTTTTAGAAAATATTCTTTTAATTTTTCTTCACTCATCATATTTTAAATTATTTTATTGTGATATTTGTAACTCCTGAGTCATTTAATTCAAGTCTACAAGTTTTATTATTAAATGAAGTAATAGATTCCATATGACTAGAGATCATAATACATCCAATGTTCATACTACTAATCATATCTATACAGTTATCATGATTTTCTGGATCTAAGTGCTTCAAAAATTCATCCATAATAAGCAGTCCCATTCTAGTTACTATCTTACTAAGAAAGTTGATATCTAAAACTGTTTGTTGACCTGAACTACATGCATCATAAGAGACATAATTTCCATTATTATTAAACCTACTAGTAAGGTCAAGATGATCCTTCTTTCTGAAATTATATGTATCTACTGAATATTTAACTTGATTATCTGTAAACTGTTCAGCGAGTCTTGTCATAATTTCTTCATAAATCTTTCCTGTAGGTCCTGTAAGCTTAATATACTCCTTAAGATCTACTAAAGCATTCTGAATTAATCCTAACTCAGATTGTGCCTTTAAGATATTTGCTTCTTCTACAGCTCTATCTTGGATTAATCTTTCATGATCCGTCCAAGCTTTTATTCCAGAATCGATCGAACTCATAATTTCCATAAAGTTATCAGGAAGTTCTACTTTTTCTGGTGTTCCTAAGTTATTTAATTGAGTCTTATAATTTTCTAAGAGAACTTCTGTATTTTCTATATCTTTAGCTGTCTTAGTAATTTTTTGTTTCTCAGACATCAACATAAATATTTGATTCCCCAAGGTCTTAACTTTTTCAGAGGCAATTGAAATTAATGAATCAGCCTGTTGTTTTTTTCCAGACATTCCTCTAAGTTCATCGCCGATTTTTATAGCCTCGGATCTAAGTTCTTCAAGTTTTCCTAGGATTTCTTGTTTATGACGGTCTAGAGATTCTGTATTTTTCAAAGCCTGACCACAACTAGGACACACTTTACTTTTTTCGAGGCGTTCTAATTCGGCGGTTGTTTTCTTTCCTTCTGCACATACCTGATTATATCTATCCAACTTTAAAGAATATTCAGATTCTATTGTTCGAAGTTGTGATATTTCTTGATTTTTATTATCTACCTCGGCCTGAAGATATGCAATCTCTGAATCTATCTCTTGAAGATGTCTGTAAGTAGATTGTTCTTTAATTAATCTCTCCAAAGTTTCAACATAAAGAGAAACTTGTGCTTGAAGTTTTCCAGAATCAGCTAAGTAACTCATCCATTCTTTATTTTTTCTTTGTAATTCTAAGCCTTCCGATCTTAGTTGAGTGAGTTCTGTTTTTGTTTGTCCTGGAAGTTGAATATTAGAAAGATTAGTATCTATATATCTTAAGATTTCTTCTGACTTTTTAATTGCTTCATTCCATACACTTGAGGATTTAGTAACTTGATCTAAAAGAATTCCAGCTTCTTTATTATAAGCATCAATTCTATCCATTTTATAGAACTTACTAATTATCTCTGACTTTCTTTCAGGGGTAATATTTCCAATTAATTTATGATGGTCTGAATCAAATAAGAAAATATCCATATATCCAATAAATGGAAATCTACGATACATATCTTCTTCGAATTCTTTCTTATTATTATACTTAAGAGGTTCATCATCAATCCAGCATCCATATTTTTTATTACCTCTCTGAATCTTACACTTCTTTCCTTGATACATAAATTCTACTGCTAAGATACACTCTTTTTCTCCGAACTGTAAATAATCCTTAATATTTCTACACTCTAAGAAAGCATATTTAAGAGCACTAAGCAAAGAACTTTTTCCAGAACCATTTTTTCCAGTTATCAAGATCTTATCACCATCCTCAAAGTAAATATCAGCTTCGTCTATACTTCTCCAATTTTTACAATATAATCTAAGAAGAGTAAATCCAAAATCAACTTCTTCAGAATCTACATCTTTAAGATTTCGAAGAACTTCAGAATGAATTCCTTGAAGATTGTTTTCTATTATAATATTATCAATCAAGTTTCCAATTTCTTCCCATGCTGGAATTTTAATATCTCTTACTCCTCCAGCAATACTTAAGTTTTCTGGTTTATACACACTCCAAGTTCCAGTTCCTTGATTCCAACCTTCATCTTCTCTGATAGGTGTATAAACAAACTTCATAAGGTTATCGTCTGGATTTAGATCTACCCATTTAAATTGTTTAGATACACAATCATATACAACTCCGGTTGATTTATCATAGTCAGACATTTTACATTTCTGTGGAATACCTATACTAACATATTTCCCAATCTGAGCTGGTCTATGAATATCACCACAAATAGCTAATCCAAATTTAGACTCATCCAGAACTTGAGATTGTATTTTATCTGATCCACCATAATTAATAGTAGCATGTGTAAATAAAACATCTACTTGTCCTGAAATCCATGAAAGATCAAATTCAGGTCTCCAGTTACTAAATGCTATTCTAGAATTATCAATTACTAACTCTTTCTGATCAGCATAATATAGATTAGGGGGTAACATCACAGCAAGACATGAATCAATAAGTTCAGAATCTACTGACTTATTATCTTGATCATGATTCCCCCAAATTATATATCCCTCTTTAAAGAAACTCATTAAAATATCAAGGAATAATTTAACTTCTGCTTGAACATAGGGTCGGAGAACTGATTTTTCGATAACATCTCCTGCGATCACAACTCTTTCAGCTCCTTCAATTGTAGCAGCTTTTATAATATTTTGTGCTACTGTTCTTGCTTGAGTTAAACGTTGTTTATCGTAGGAATTTCTTTGTGGATAATCAAAAATATGAATATCCGAAATTGCTAATATTTTACTCATCTCTTCAAAAATAATTAGTCATTATATATTCTACAACAAATTCACTATTTACATAAAACTGATAACTCTTATAACAACCATATTGGTAAATAATATCCCAATAGTCATTATTAATCTTATAACCAATAAAACTTTGAATATTAAATCTATTTTCAAATAATGTTGCTTTGAGTTCATCAGATTCTGAACTATGACACTTGATATCAATCGAAATAACTAAGTGATTTTTTAATCTAGTAAATGTAATATTAGATGGTAACTTAAATGAACCAGTATATTTTGCTAATATTACTTCTGTATCTCTATTATCTATAAACAACAAACTATAATGAGGTTTTAATTCTATCATTAATTTTATATAGTTTTCATTATATTTTGGTAATTATTCACTAGATACTGTAAAGCTGCCATAGAGTGTTTACAAAGTAGAGTTGTCGGCGTTTTATCTTTGGGCGCTTGAGTTAATGCTGGACCAAGTTTTATTTTTATACGATCCGACAAAAACAGCGTATTATTCTTGCCCAAAAGATACGCCGATCTAAATTGAAAATCTTTACACTCACAATAAACTTTACATTTCGAATTCTTCCATCCACGTATATCATAGTCAGGGGAAGTTTGAATTATGACGTTATAAGTACTACCTGTTTTAGACGTTACTTCAAATTTAAAAACTAAGTAATAAATCTTAAGTACAGTCTTCCCAAAAAATACAGATCTTAGTTTATCCATGATCGACTCTTCTTTGAGAACATGATATACTTTTGTCAATCTCACTACACATTCAGAAGCTCTATCTTTTCTTCCTTCATCAATGTTCATAATTTCTTGGATTGAGAGTTGTTTTCCAGTCAATTTTCCAAGAATTCCTCCTAATAATCCTGCCATAATTCCTTCTTTTAACTTATTGTATTAGGATCTGTCACTGGAGAAATTTTACCATTAAGAGTTAAGATTGAACCTGTATCTTTGAGTAATATTCCTCCAAAAACCGGCTCCCCTGAACTATCTCCAAGGTAACTATAAACCGGTTCTGCTTGTGATGATGTTAAAACTTGGCCTTCCTTAAATATTCGGCCAGTTCTTTCATCATAGCTATATTTTATTCCACGTAGGGTTACAATGTCTTTCATTTTTTTACTCACAATATAATTTTTGATCTAATCTCCCAATGAACTCTGAATAATAACTATCTGAAATTCCTGGGATATTATGAGTTCTACAAAACATTCTAAATTCAGAAACATCTCCAAGGGAACCACATACTGGAAGATAGTTATTAATCATATCCCTAGCTTCATCAATCCCTGGGTAACTGAATATATCGAAAGTTTTATATTGTTTTTCAAAAAGTTCTAGATCTGTTAAGTTCTCGTAATTTCCTGATAAAACCTCTAAGATTACTTTTTCAGACTTCATTCTAGGTTTTACAGTTTTTCTTAGATCATTATGTCCATACCCTAGACTATCTTTAAGGCTGAGATATTGATATAATCCGATTCCAGCATTTCTAATTGATTCTGGAATTGAATAATACATCTCATCATAGGTTATTATCCTAGGTTCTTCATTTTTTCCTGGGAGACGAAATAATTGAGTAGCTGGTGATAAACAATACATCCAATCCGAATCTTTAGTAACAAAAAGACTAGGGAGATCTGTTTTTCCATAGAGCTCACAACTTAATAGATAAGCCCAATTGTCAGCTTCCCAGCCACTTCTCCCAAGCATTCCGATTCCAAATCTAGGTAACTCAGAGATCATTGTATATTTAGCTGTCTGTTTTACTTGATTTTGATACAATTCCCATGCAGCTTTCTTTAGGTCGTCGGGAGAAACGGCCGGATCATTTTTCATACCCTCAAAAATCGTTTCATCCATATAATGCCTTGTGTCTTTATATTGTCCCCCTAAAAGATAAGATGTATAATAACCTCCTATAGATTCATCCCACTTATCATAAACTAGAATCACTTTCCTAGCACTAATACCATAATCCCTAAGAACTTTATTGATCGTCCATATACAGGTTCTGATTAATTCCCCGGCCGTATATTCTCCGATGTCTTTTCCTTTACTTATCACGAAGAGGGACCTTGTCAAAATTAGTGAAAAATCTAGGAAACAGTAGAAATATTGTTTATTATTCATTATTATTATTTCCAACTTTAAACAAATAAAGGTAGAGGAAATCTGTTAAAATCTCTTCTACCTTTTAGTTTTATTATTTTATATTATTCCTTTTCAGATCATTAAAAAGGTAAATCATCTCCACCATTATTACCTCCGAAATTTGGTTTCTGGAAAGGTGCTTGTTGATTACCTTGTCCAAATCCTCCCCACTGTGGCTGTTGTCCACCACCGAATGGAGATCCTCCACCATTACCTGGATTTACAGGGCTGGCTGTTACGGGATCACTATGATACACGGGAGGAGTCTGAAAAACCTGATCGTTTTTACTCAGATCAACTTGAGGTGCAGAATTTCCACCTCCAGACAGAGAAGCTAACATCGGATCATTTGTCTGACGAAAACCACTTTTATCTGTCGGAACCTGTTTTGCAAGAACTTCATTATTAACTCTTGTAACAGCTTCTTTAAAATCTACACTTCTCTGAGATTTAGCGAGTCTGATGCTTGCTAAAATTTCTGACATATATTCAATAGACTCTTTAATCAAGGTCGCATTGAATAAACGTTTCTGACCAACAGGAGTATCGTTATCTCTATTAGCCTGCCAAGACATAAATGATTGCAATGGATCTGCAGCCAATTCCATATCTTCTTCTGAAATCTGAATTGACTTAAAGTTCTCATTACCAACTTCATGTGTGGCAGTAATAGCAAATCCGGCTGCTCCGTCTTTCTTCTTTCCGATACTAAACATCAAGAATCCAGAACGTCCTGTAGCATCACGATTATAAACTTCTGAAATCCAGCTATTATCCCCACCTTTCATCAAAGATTTTTCTTGAATATTATCTTCAACTACTGATGTAAACATTTTAGCTGTCGCAACGAACAATGCCGTAAAATTCTGACGACTAGGGTTACGATTTTCATTCGGATCCCATTTATTAAGACAGAATGCATGGAAGATAGTATAATTCTTCAACCGGACTAAGTTTGTTGTTAATTCGTCGCGGTTATTCTTTGCATCCAGTTCTCGATAAAGTTCATCAAAGATCATATGCGCTTGTGATAATAATTCATCATCTGCGGCGGTCAATGAAGAAACTAATCTACCTGTCATATCTTTCATTACATAAGCACTTTTCGGTAGGAGCTTAATCCACGCATTATAAGTGTTTTCAGTTCCATCCGCCGCCATGTTTTTACGAGGGATATTAATTTCACGAGTTCCGAATAAAGTAACAAACGGAAAGTCAGTTACTACACTATCCAACGGAAATACTTGATATCTACCAAAATTTCCTGGAAAGTTAAGATAAATTTTTTCTAATGATCTGTTTTTCTGCTCAAAATTGTTTTCTTTTGCTTTTGGTGCTTGCGCTGCCAATTTACTCAAAAAATCATCTACTCGATTTCCCATAATTTAAATAAAATAATAAATTAAAAATAAATGTTTGTTAAAATATAATATAAAATTTGTATATAATTCCGCGCAACACAATAATACGCGGATCTTTTTTTGAGATTATTTTATTCCTCTCACATCTATAAGATTCTTAGTGTTTCTGAGAGGAGTATTTTTACTTTCAATTATAAGAACCTCAAGGGGATGGAAGTACCTTTTTATTGATTAGAAAGAAAAAAAATAAAAAGAGCAAACCTAATCACTCTTTTTATTAATCTAGTGTTTATTACTTATCTTCAAGTCCAAGAATCATACGATCATGTTTTCTTGCTTTTTCATAATCTACTATATCATTAGGTAATATAAAATCTCCTAGTGTTAATCCGTTTTCATCGATAATAATGGGCTTCACATTCCTCCTAAACCATCTCCTAGCTACTTTATCATCTTTTAATACTCTTTTAAGGATCTCTTCATAGTCCCAAAAAGTAGCAACCAGACTACATCTAGTTATTGGCATATCTTCGTATCTATCATAGCGAATATTACCTTTATCCCAATATACAGATATAATAACTTCATCTACATCTACATACTCGAAAAAAAATTTTACTTCCCTTCTTATTTCTAAATTTGATTATCTTTCTCATATATATTAAATTATTTATAAAAATTTCCCTATAATAAAATTCTCATATCCTTTTATAGCTACAATACATCTAGCTATTCTATTACACTTTTCAATTTTCGAGAATTAACATAAAGTAGTATTTTATACATTTAGTGCTTCCATAATTGTATATTTTCATTATTTAATTTATTAATTAGTAGCTCATCAGTAATACTAGCCTGATTATATCTAGTTAAAAAGGGAAGTTCATCTAAATCCTCCGGAACATCCCCTAACCAATTATTTTCCAATGAAGGATTATCATTTTTATAATTTATCCCAGGGCAAAAATCATTTATAATATTTTCCCAAGACCTATTCATATAATCACACCAAGTAAAAGATCCAGAGATTATACCTAAAGATAATAAATAACTTTCTAAACTTTTTAATAATTCTGGATCCTTCTCTCGAAATTCCACCCAACAAATAATAAGTCTAAGAGCTATTACTGAATCTATTAAATAATTCTTCGAAAAAGGCATTAAATAAATTCCAGGTGTATATCTCCCTGTTGGATCATTAATAGCTCGAAATATATCAGAAATTTTAGTATATGAAATATAATCTAAATTATTATCATTACAAAATACAAAATCTATAATACTTCTTTTCCCTATTAGTTTTTTCATATAATTACTATTTTTTTTATAATTTCACTATTAAGGTTTATAGTATATGTATTTTTCATCTCTATCAGGTGTAACTCTTTTTATTCTAAATGTTTTGAGATTTTCAGATTTTTCAACACTAGGTCTTATAGGATTTTTACTTTCTGTAGATCTTGGAAATATTTCTGTATAATAATTTTTAACTCCATCAGTACATTCTATATCTAATTTAGTTGCTGTATCTATCTTTTTAGATACTACTGCTTTATAATTCCACCATTTAGAATTTCTTTCTTTGTAAGGCTTAATACTAACTAAATTTTCTTTTAAATTGTATCTATCTCTTTGTGGATAATCAGTTCCCCAATACTCTATATCTCTGAATTTATGATCCCAACAATTTTCAAGAACAACTCTAGATTCATAATAAGTTCTTCCATTTTTTGTTATTTGTTTTGGTTTGTATATAGAATAATTAAATCTTAATTGTCCTGTTATTCTTTTACTATATACTAAATGTGGATAATTTCCTGCATATTCATTAAAATCTTCTAGACAATGAGTTTCTTCTTTAGTAGAATTATCTGGATCATCTTCATAAATATATCCATTCATTAAACTTTCTTCTAAACGATCTACAAGTTTTCTAGCATCTTTTCCGATAAGTTCATATTCTTTCTTAAATCTATTAGTCTTTTCTATTTTAGGATATAATAAAAGACTTGGATTAGGAACAGGCCATCTAATAACCAATCCCTCATTAAAATATTTATATCTTAATATAATCATTATTTATAAAAAAAATTAAAACCTAGTAATCCTTTCTTCCATGAATTACTAGGTTGTTTTGTTATTTTCCTTTCTTACCTATTCCTCTAATTACTTCTGCAACTCTATCTCCTGCAGCATCTTCTATTTTATCTCTTTGTTTCTTGAGATTATTTCCTAAACCGTAAACAGCTCCTATTCCAGCTCCAATTGCTGCATACTTTCCAACTTTTTTCACTGGTTTATATAATTTCTTTCCAGATTTAACTGTCTCGTTTAATTCCTCTAAGGGTTTATCTAAAAATTTCTTTTTATTATCTAGAAATTTTAAACCTATTTCCTTAGATTGATGTTCATTTCTCTTAGTTTTCTCAATAAGATCTGATTTCTTTCCAGTAACTATATCTTTTACTGCCTGTTTAGCATTACTATATCTATGCTTCATTTTTAATTTATCAGTATCTCGGTTACTTTTCTTTCGATATAATTTCTTTATAGAATCTTCTGTTACCTCTTTTTGAGGATTAAATGCTTTTTCATAGGATAATCTCCCAGAACCTGCTATCAAAGCACCCATTCCTGCTCCAACGGCTACATCAGAAGTTATATCAGATTTGCTTCTTTCTTGTTTCTCTTCTTTAGAGAATAATTTACGTCTTATGATCATAATAAAATTCTATGTTTAATTTTTATATTTTCAAGTTCTTCTGTTTCAGGCCCATGTAAAAAGATATCCAACACTACACAATTACTTATTTTATCTCCTAAAAGAGGATCCTTATAAATCATTGCACAGAGCTCTAAATCATTAAATAACTCATCATATCTTTTCCTATAGTTATCTAGATCTTTCATAAGTTGTTCACCTCTTTTACTAGGATCTGAAACTAATTCCGTCATGATTATAGCATCATTTCTATCTCCCTTAATGAGATTCTTAAAATCTTCAATAATTTGATATTTTTCATATGAAGTAGAATATTTCTGAGTATCATGATTATCTGTAGAAATTAATTTTAAGAATTCATAATTACTTTCATTAAAATCTGATAAATACTCATTAAAGAATTTCTTTTCATATTTTGCCATCTCATTATTCCACTTTACTATCTCTGGATCTTTTCTTGATAAAGTATTCCGAGTAGCTTTAAAAATAGCTGATTTAATTTTATCAAACATAATTAACACACCTCCTTTCTACTTATTATATTATATATCTTTACCACCTTCTTAACCCCATCTATCTCTACTCTGGCTGAAGACTCCTTTACATTAAAGTAATTTTCTAAGTCTTTTGCCTTAGGTGTAGCATCGTAATTAATGGACTTATATAACACTTCAAGTCTAGATTTTATATCAGATAATGTTATTTTATCTCCTACTTTAAATTCTGAATATATATTAGACTCTAGAAGTTCTTGACTAAATGTTACTACTCCTAACTCCTTTTCTATATAATATCTATCATATTTCAATGCTCTAAGTTTTTGAGGACCAAGTGCTAAGTAGTAAGATTTAATATTATCATGTTCTCCAATCTGATCTAATATTATATTAACTACTTCATCATTAAATCCAAATTCACATAAATATCTAAGTTTTGCCTTAAATGTACCAAGCTTCTGATATTGTTCTAAAAATTCTGATACCTCCCGATTATCCTCTGGATTCTCACAATATACACCGGTTTCTCTACACTCTAAAAGATATTTACATCTATCTAAAATGTCCTTATCAATACTTAATTCTAAAAATTCATATACTAAATCTATAGAACGAAGTTTTCTATTAAATACCTCTTTATATAGGTACTTAATATCAATACTTTTATCAATTCCCTTAAGAATTCCTAGAATAGTTTTTACATATTGCTTTAATTTAGTTAATTCTCTATGTTCCAGAACAGGACACTTAGGGAGAGACTTTATATTTTCTATTACATTAGGATCACTAAAGAAATCTACTATCTCTTTATTATATTCAAACCACTCCATCCCATACTCTGAGTATAAATACTTTCTAAACTTATACTGAACATTCTTTTCATCTTCCTCTGTTAATCTTGGAACCTCACAAAGAACTCTATAGGTTGGATTGTGAAGCTTATAGGCCGTAAATCTACCATCCCTACAATTATCTTCAGTATAGCCTATTTTTAATAATCTAAAATAATTTATAGTATCTTTATCATCCACACTATATCCTGAACTTTCTATCAAATATATCATAATCTATTACTCTTTCTTTTTTAATAATTCATATCCCTTTGTTTGTTTCTTTTTTCCAGTAGTTTCATCTAAAATAGATATATAAATCAATTTAACCTCAAAATAACTCTCTAAGTCTGTTGCTTTTGGTGTTTTATCATAACTTATAGACTTATATAGATATCCAAGTCTATCTTTTATTCCAGATAGCGTTAACTTATCTCCTACCTTAAATTCATTATAAATAGTAGACCTAAGAAGATCATCGGAAAATATAACTATTCCAAGTTCTTTTTCAATATTACATCTATCATATCCTAAAGCTTTTAATCTAGAAGGCCCAAGAGAAGTATAGTAAGATTTAATATTATCATGTTCTCCTATCTGATCTAATACAATACTAATCACATTATCATTAAATCCAAATTCACATAAATATCTCAATTTACTCCTAAATGTACCAAGCTTCTGATATTGTTCTAAAAATTCTGATACCTCCCGGTTTACTATGTCATCCGAAGATAGTGAATTATGAATAGTAGAGAATACTGTAAATCTATCTTTATAATCAATTTGCTGTATTCTGAATGCTCTAATCTCATTAACCAGTACCAGATTATTAATAGCTGGAATAAGAGTTCCCCCTTGATGCTCATTTACAGCTACGTAGTTATTTTTATAATTTTGAGTTATAGCTAAAGTTTGATATGCCTCTGCTAACGTTAATTTGGCATCATTCGGGGCAGATTCAAAAGATCTAAGTAAATCACTCGTAGCTTTCTTCTTTCTCTCTATTTCTTTATTAAACTCCTCCTGAGATATCTTTCTATAATCACAAGTAGATCTATAATAAAATATAGCTTCATTCTTCCACGGATTTTCGAATAATCTCTGTCTCCCTAATATTTGTGGGAGATCTTCAGATATATCAACAGCCAAGGAGTCTATATTAGAATCCGAAAATATAAAACTTCTAGCACATAAACTATAAAAGTCTGCTCCTAGATATACAGTTCTAGTACAGAATGTAAACATCTTAGGCTTCTCTCCTTCTAATGGTACCTCTCCTATCTTAAACTTTTTCCCTAATTTTTTCTGAATTTTCTTAAGATTATCTGGAGTATCAGAGCATAATATATTACATTGTTCTGGTTTAAGTTCACACTTCTTTATGATAGATGTAATATGATTGACTGAATTAACATAGAATACTGCCTCATCAGAAATAATCTCCCTAGGATATCCATTAACCATTCGAATTGCTCTTTCGAAATTACCCTCTTTATATGACTGAATAATCTCAGGAAGCTTTGTACCTACACTCATCATACTTAATACTTTAAGAGCAGGTTTAAGAATTCTAGTCGAATCTTCCTTACCCCAATCCATATTAATATAGGGAAGACCATCGAATTCATCCAACATATTCAGATATTCTTCAAGCATGGGGGTAGCTGATACAAATAAAGCTGAATGAGATTGTTGTAGGTGATATAAGAAATCTAACTCAGTATCTGACTTAAATTTAGAATCATGTAAGATAGTTTGAAATTCGTCTATTATAGTATAAAAGGATTGAAATATTCCTAAAGATGTTAATATATCTTTTACAATTCGGTATGAATCGTATGTAACTAATATCTTCGCCGGTTTTCCTAAGTATTTTCTTTCTCCTAAGTAATCCTTGATCTCATTCATTAATCTATTATAAACCGTATCTTTTCCATGAACCATCTCCTTGAGTGTATCTATAAATGCTTGAGACTTATCTACCTTAGAGAGATCTTTATCTACGGCTACTTCTTTTTCTAGTTCATTCACAACTAAATAAACCTCTCTTCCATGTTGGTCCTTTTTATTCTTCAATAACATCTTTCTGGGACTACATAATATAACATTCTCAGGACCCCTCAAGCAATACTCTGTAAAACCACATCCTGGAAGTTGTTTATTTATTATACATTTTACTGGTAATTTGTAAAATCTAAAATCCGTTCCTAGTTCTGATATAAATCTAATCCCTCTAGGAACTACATAATCATTTAATTTATTAATCATAGATTTTATTTATTTAAGTTTTTATTAATATTTTTCTAGAACTCAATACAGAGTTCAGTTAAATTATAACATAAAAATGAAGACACAGGAGTCTCCCTTTCACATTAATAAAGATCTGAAGCTCTCATGTACGCAAAATAACAACTTAATCTTTGTAATTTTATAAAATAGTAATAAATATTAATATTCAAGAAAAAGTTGTAATCACTTTTATAATGGAGACACCACCCCTGGCCTGAAGGGCCAAAGGGGTGTCAATAATAATATAAAAGTATAATAAAGTTCATGGAGTATATTTTAAAAATCCTGGGATATCTTATTCAGTCTCGAGGCCGAAGGCCCCCGTAACGGAATGTGTAAACATGGAGTGGAGGGACTAGAGGGAAGCTCCTTTGTCCTCATAAATAAGTTACCGAATTTTCATCAATTTTGAAGATAAAAAATAAAAGTGGGTTATTTTGGCTCATTTTAGGGTAAAAAGTAGTAAAAAACATCAAAAATAACCCACCTTTTGAGGGTTAAATTTAATATAAGCCTTATACATGAAATATAAGGAGAATCTGTGTCCTTCCCTCCTTTCCAAACGTGGTAATTTTGTTTTTCATATCCATATATTACTAATAGCGATTAGTTTTCTACTAAGTAAGTTCTTTTTCATAGTTGTTAATAATTTGTTTATTTCTCACATATAAATGGACACAGATTCTTCCTTTTATACTAAGAAATCGATATTATATTTTTTAAGATAATAATTGTTTTCAGGGATTAGGTTCGGCGCTAAAGTTGCTGCGGAGATGGGTTAAGTAGGTTACTTAATTTTGTATCCCGGGACTTAGCTCCGACCTCTTCTTTTTAGTTCTTTGTAAAAATACTATGTTCATATGATAATAAAGAGAAAAACAAAAAGTGTCTCCGATCTGTTCTATATATCATCAAGACCAGACTTAGATGGAGAATATATAAAACCGAAAATTAATTTGTACCCAGATGTAGGATCAGCACTTTCAGGAATATCAGCAGTTCCGGGAGAGGATACGAACATAGAAGGAGCTACTTATTATATATACAAGCCGCTAATGGGAAGAGCCGATTCACTAGTAAAACCTGGAATAATAGAATCTCCGAAGGTATTAGTTCTCCCTGATGAATATTGGTATCTACAAGAACTCCGGCTCAGATTTATAGCGGCAGTTAAAGTCTTGGGGAGAGAAAAACTTATTGGAACTTATAGAACTGGAACTAGACAAACTCCATCTAGAGTATATTCTTGGAGTTGGGAAGAAATTTTAGGGAAATATCAGAAGAAAGGTAAGTTAATAGAGACTGATAAAACAAAGAAAACGTGAATAATTTATTTTCTAATATTTTTAAGAAGAGGGAAAAATACTGGGAAACTATAAACAAATTAAATCAATATGAAAATACTACGAAATAAAACATATTCTGATTCTGACAATGAAACTCCAAAGAAAGTCGGAGAAGCTATCGGAACTGCACTAGTCGGAACAGCTGGAACTGTAGGAGCAACAGACTTAATAAAACGTGGGGCTAAGAAGTATATAACCAGTCAGGAATCAAAGAAAGCAAAAAAAGCATTTAAAGAAGGTATTAAGAAACTTGATTCAACCAGGAAAGCTAATAATTTTAAAGCAGAAGTAGCTCGTGGTGAAACTAATTCAGGAAGCGCTTTAGATCTAATTTTCCACAAAAGAAAAGTCAAGAAAGCAGATCAAGTATATAAAGCAGCTACCTCTAAAAATAATGAAGCCTATAAATCAGGTGTTAAAGCTCTTAAGAAAACTTTAATATCTAATAAAGATGCAAATATCGCCAAAAGAACAGGAAGAGTTGGAAAAATAGCTACGACTGCTGGTTTAATTGGAACAGGTATAGCAGCTGGAATGAAACTTAGAAAGAAAGATAAATAATAGGAACGGAGATAGTAACCTATAATGGAATAGGGACTGCCTGCTAAGCAGATCGATCGTGTTTTACGATTAGAGGTCGGAACTCTACATCTCCGCATTATAAAGAATAAAAATATAATCTATAGAGTTATTGGTTTAGCTCTATAGAACGACTTAGTGATTATTAGTTAATTTCCCCTTAGTTCAGCGGATAGAACCTGGGATTTCTAATCCCATAACGTGTGTTCAATTCACACAGGGGAAACAAATAAATATAAATTACAACTAAATTTAACTAATAAAAACTAAATTAATCATGACAACAATTTTTAAGAAAGTAATCTTTAACCCTCTTAAGAAAGCGGTTAAGTGGTATTTTACTCAGTCAGCTAAAACAGGAAATTATATCTGTATGACTGGAACTTTTCCTCCAGAGTACTATGAGATGATGTACGAAAAGAGAAAAGATCAACAAAAGTAAAAGATAATAGAAGTTGTGGGATATAGGGATTTTCCTATATACCCCTCTGTTGTGGTGGAAAATAATAAATATAATAATATATCGCGGGGTGATAGAAATGGTATCTGACGAGTTTCATAAGCTCGGGTTGGGGATTCGAGTTCCTCCTCCGCAACAAAAACTATTATAGGATTATGAAAATAATAAGAAATAATATTATTCCTTTTCCAGGTTATAAAGCAGTAAATATCTTTGGAGTTTTATTTGTAAGGAAGAATGCTAATATAAAACCTGAAGATCTGAATCATGAAGAAATACATACAGCACAAATGAAAGAAATGGCTTATATCGGTTTCTATCTATGGTATTTCTTGGAATGGTTATTGTGTCTAATAGTTTCAGGATTTAGTTTCGGTTATGCTTATCATGATATTAGCCTCGAGGAAGAAGCACACCTAAATGATAAAAACTTGGAATATTTAAAAACCAGAAAACATTATTCTTGGTGGTCCTATATAAAATTAGGAAGTTGGAAGAAAAATAAAAACTAACCATATTATATACATAAAAAGATTATGATTATACTTAGAAATAAGACTTATTCGCATGAGGAAGAAATTGCGAATATTGCGGCAGCTCCGGGAAGTCCAGAGTATAGCCATGAAAGAGCTGAAATAGAAAAGAAACCGGCTCAAGAAGCATCAGCAATCCAAGAAGGTTATGAAGAAGCTTCACAGGAAATTGATAAAACTATGGAAGAAGTAGAGATCGTTCCTGAAAAAGAAGAGGCAGCTATCGAAAATGAAACTAGAGCCGCCGGAGATTCTAACCTTGACTCTAGAGATGATGCATTGAAAACTCTTAATGACTTCTTAGGAAACATTCATTAATTATGATTATTCTTAGGCAAAAGAATTATTCCGGCCGAGAAAAAGTACCTCAGGCTATAGCAGAGAAGGCACGAAAATCTGGAGTAGTTCAAAAAGATTCAAATGGTGTCTGGAGAATTATTAGCCTGAAAACTTCTCCGGCCGAATATTGGGATGCACACTATGATACTCGTGAAGATGCTGAAAAAGCTCTAGCCGCTTATCATGCAAATAAACATTAAGAGATTAATTTTAGAAGCGATGAAAATCGGATATTTTGAAAATTTTTACACTAGTACTTTTATCTCAGAATAAAGGAAATTGAGTAGTTATAGTGTTAGGTTTTTAACGCTTTTTACGGGAATGTTGGAATCGGTAGACAAGTAACTCTTAGAAAGTTATGCTAATTTAGCATGAGGGTTCGAGACCCTCTTCCCGTACGATAAGTTAACGATGTGAATCGATTCCTTATTAATTCATTTATATAAAATATAGAGAGCTCGACGGGGCTCTCTTTAAGTAGAATTAATAAGATGTTGTTTATGATTCATGGGATGTAACTTAGATTTTATATAAATGAATGAAAGTAAATTAAGTAATGTAACAAAAGAAGAATTAGAAAAACTAATCTTTGGAGAAAAATTATCCTATGAAGAAATAGGTAGGAGATATGAAGTTTCTGGAAGTGCTATTAAAAAGAAGGCTAAAAAATTAGGTATAGAACTTCCTAAGAAAAGAGATATAAATTCTAATGAAACTTTTAATAAAGGATACTCTTTTAAGTATAATAAGAAAGATTTAGAGAAGTATTTAGGTGAAGGAAAGAGTTATAAAGAGATTGGAAATATTTATGGAGTATCTTCATCATCTATATATAGGGCAGTTAAAAGTTTTGGATTATCACCTAAGAAAAAATCTCCTAAGAAAAAAGAGTCAAAAAATTTGAATAAACCTAAAATTATAATAAATTCTGTAGATGATAGTGTTTTTTCAGATTATGTAAAGGATAGTTTATCAATAGCAGAAGTCGCTAGATCAATTGGAATAGATAATAATAAAATTAATACTAGCGTTTATAGAGAAATTCATAAAAGAATCGATTCTTTAAAGTTAGATACATCTCATTTTACAGGAGGTGCATGGAATGTAGGAGATAGATTTAGAAAAATAGATAAAGGATTTCCATTAAGTGAAGTTTTAGTAAAAAACTCATCATATAAATGTACTAATTCTTTAAGGAAAAAGCTATTTAATGAAGGTGTAAAAGAACGAAAGTGTGAATGTTGCGGTATAACTGAATGGAATGGAAAGCCTGCACCATTACAACTTCATCATATAGATGGAGATAATACTAATAATTCTTTAGAAAATCTTCAAATACTTTGTCCTAATTGTCATGCTCAAACAGATAATTATTGTAGTAAAAATAAAAACGTCTAATATCTATACTAACCTCTTTTCCTCTTAATAATTCTCTCTAAACAAGGGGGAGGGGTAAAATAATTAACACTTTAAACAATTATTATGTACATAAGAAGAAAAGTATTCTCACTATTACAAGACGGTGAGACAGGAGAAGAGAAGTATTTTTCTACGACCGATGTAACTTTGGATAATCTTGAAGAAAGAATTTTTAGTATTTCAATTCCAACTGAAGAAGAATTAGAACAAAGAGAATTCGGTGCTAGACAGAGAAAACAGAATAGAAAACTAGCTAGATCTATTCACAATGCCGAAATGCAAGCAAATAAAGCAGCTAAGGCACAAGAAAAAGCAGCTAAAATAGTTTCTAATCCAGCTAATTTAGTTGATGAGAAGAAAATGGAAGAAGCTCAGAAACTTACTCAGAAAGCACAAAAAGCAGTTGAGTCTTCTAATCGTAATGCAGGTCAAGCTTCTCAACAAGTAAAGAATATCTCTAAAACTAGAAAGTCAGTTGCGACAAATCCGGGAGGTCTTGAAATTAAAAATCAAGGTGCAGGAGATATAACTGTTAAGAAAGAAGGTGGTAATGTAACTGCTCATAAAATTGCTTCTAAGAAAAGTGGTCAGACAACAACTACTGTAAGAACAACGTCAACTAAGCCTGATGTTGTAGTTGATAAGATGACATCCAAAGGTTCTAAGAAAGTTTCTACAGAGGCAGTAAAGAAATCCGCTGAGAAAACTCAAAAAGTTGCAGAAGTAGCTCAAAAAACAACAAAAGACTCAAAGAAGATTCTGAATGGGGCTAAAAAATTAATGAACACAAAAGCTGGTAAAATAGCTGGAGGAGTTGCTTTAGCTAGTGGTGCGATGATCGGGGCTAAAAAGTTATATGATCATAAAAAGAAATAAAAAAGATAATCTATAGAGGTAGTGTAATCAATCTCCTCTATAGAACTTAATATAAATATTATAAAATATGAAATTTAATAAAACTCTTGAAGCTGTAAATATTATGGTTATGGCTTCTTATCCGGCCGCTAGATTCTATGAAGCGCAAGGTATACTAATTGAAGAAAATAATAGTTTTATCCCTGAAGTTTCTGGAATGGTAATTGTTTATTCATTACCTCTTGGAAAAACGCTTCTTGTAAATGTTGCGGCCGAGTCGGAAGAAGCCTATGAATTTAAACTAATCAATGAAAACTGGCTTGAAGATAGATCTATAACTCCTTATGTAGGTATGACTCTAGAAGATGCTTTTCAAGAATTAGTTAAAGCAGAAAAGATTATTAAATCTAGAAATGTAGTTCTCAGACATCCATTACATCCATCTTATACTCGTCCTGTTTATATATTTGGTGATGTTCGGCGAGGAGGTAATAGTGTTGATGTAATGACTGGAGAAATAAGAGAAGAATAAAAAGATTTGCTTTAGATGATTTAATAATATTATGATGAAAGTTAAAAGATTTTCTCAAACTCAACCAGATATAGAGTGGCATAAAAACAATATAAATCCAAACTCAGGTAGCAATCTGGAAGATGGAAGTACTCTTTATAAAGCAAAATCTGGAGATTATCTTTATTTGTATAAAGATGGTGAATGGGTTATTATGAATGGTGTTAATAAATTTATGCAGGATTCTAAATTATATCAAATTTCAAAATTCGATAAAAACATTCATAATAAGATTGGAGCCGCAGGAGCAGTTATTGGTGGTTTTGTTGGGAGTTTGCCTGGATTAGCAATGGGTAATTTAAAAACAGCTGCTACAGGGGCTGTGATTGGATCAACTATATCTGGATTATATAATAGAAATAAAGCAAAGAAACGTGCTGAAAATATAGTAAAGGATTACGAGTCTAAGTATGGTAAGAATGCTTATACTACATTTATGAAAAAGAAGTAAACTATCTTTAATTTTAAATTACTTTTACTATAATTGAATACCTATTCCATTTTAAGGATGTAGTAAGGAATGATATTCAGTTTATTATATATTTCTAATAATAAAAAAAATGAGATACACTATTCTCACGAACTATGTATCTCTTGGCAAGTTACTACAAAAATTAATGTAGCAAGTTTAATCCTCATAAAAAATGAGAATTAATTTTTTAAATCATATATAAGGCTTTGAAGTGATAAAAATAATACTGTCTTATTTTCACAAACTGTACTGCCTTTTACGACAAATAATAATAATAAAATTACCTTACATAGGTAATTAGTATAAGTTCCAAGTTTTATTGTAGTAAAAAACTTATACTGATTTATTCTACTACATACCTTAATGATAAAAAATGAGATACACTATTCTCACGAACCATGTATCTCTGCGTAGCAAATTTAATCAACACAGATTGTGAAGATTAAATTCTTATATTAACATATATAAGGCTTTGAAGTCTTATTAAAAATGTGGTCCTATCGTCTATCGGTTAGGACGCGAGATTTTCATTCTCGAAAGAGGAGTTCGATTCTCCTTAGGACTACAAAAGTCAACGATGAGATATCGCAAAGACTTATTTAGACATGTTAATAGTGAAAAGGATAGAATTAGCTACTCTATCCTCTCACTTTAAATCTAAGTAAGGTTACGTAATAATTGATATCTCGGGAAGTGATAATTAAATAACATGTCTAAAAATGATAAATTATTACCTGTACCATTAAAGTACACCTATCCGGTTGTAATGGAAATTTCTCCAAGTAACAAACCATTGAAAAATTAGACATCTATTGTAATAGGTGTGGAAAGTTTTTTAAACAAACAGCCTATGATCATGTTTATGGATCTGGATGTCCTGATTGTAATAAATTAGGAGGAAAAGCGCATTAAATGTATTAAAGTGGTTAGAAACAAATCAAATTGATTATACAAGGGAATATTCTATAAAATTAAATAATAGGAACATTAGAATAGATTATGTTTTTAATTATAATAATTGTTGTTTGTGGATAGAGTATAATGGACTACAACATTATAAGAAAGTAGATTATTTTCATAAAACAGATGAAGGTTTTCTTAAACAATTAAATAGAGATAATGAAGTTAGAAAATATTGTAAAGAGAATAATATCATCCTTATAGAAATTCCGTATACATATAACACTTATGAAAAAGTAGAACAATTATTAAATCGAGTAATTTTAAATGGAGAGGATATAAACTCTATTATAGATTATTCAAAATTATATAAAATATGAAAAAATCAGAAACAATATTTCAAAAGTTATTTTCAGGAATTAGTTTTGGAAATTCACGTATACCTTTAATTATGTAGTAGAGGCTTAAGATAGAATAAAATCTTAAGAAAATACCTTAAAATGCTGGAAAATATAAAATATAGATCAGCATCTCTATTTATCGATTAAAAATAGAGTTCAACGACTATAGTAGGTACTTAGATAATATAGTCTAAATTTAATAAAATATATTAAAATAAATTGTACGTTCAAATGTATTTAGTAAAGGTGGGGGAAGAGGGTATTCTGTTATTGGAGGAACTGGAAATGGAAGATTCTTAGATAATGAAAGAAATTCGCCCTTACTTGGTAATTCACAGCCTTCTTCTAGGTTATCCGGTTATCTTGATAGAATGGCAGAGCTTAGGTCATATTATCTTTTAGATATTACAAAGATGGCTACAAATTTCTTTTCAGATTATGTAGTTAATTTTATATCTCAAGATACCCAACAAATAGTTTCTGTATTAAATCCTGAAGATTCTACAAACAATGAATCTGTAACTACTAGAATAAATGATATACTTCTAAAAGATATTAAAATAATTGACTATATCAGAGACCATATAAATGACTATGTATTTTATGGAGGTTATTATAGTATGCTTCAAACTCAAAGAGATGAAAAAGGTCATCTTGTATTTAGAACAGAAGAACTTAATAATCCAAATGCAGTAGTTATAAAGAAGAAAAAGAACGAGGATGGAAATATAGAAGATATATTTTTAGCAATCGGAGATGATGGAAATCTATATGAAATTCCTAGTACTGAGGTAATATATATAAGTAATCCTAAACTTCGACTTACAAATGATCTCGAAGAAGGATGGAAAGAAAAGTCTAAACCAGAAAAGCCAAAATTAGGAAGAAATAAGGGATCAGAAAATAGAAATAAAGTTCTTAGGAAAGAATCATTTATGGCTTCTGAACCGTTATTTTATTCAAGTATTTTGAAGATAAAAGAATTAGTTATAAAAGAGCTTTTGATATCTCTTATTTCGTTAAGAGATCTTTCATCGCCTCAATTATTAGGATTAAATACCGATAAAAGTGTCCCTCTAGAGACAATGAACGAATTATGCGCTCGATTACAGAAACTTGCAAACAATACGAATGAGTTGTCTTCATTCATCACATCTCAGTTCGATGTCACCTCGTTCATTGAGTCTGCATTAACTCAAAATGTTAAGGTTTTTCCTGACTATAATAGTACCATTACCTCAAGGACTTCACTACTCCCACTTGATAAATTAACAGACAAACTTTTAGATCTTATACAGAATCTTGATTATGTAAGAAATAGTGTTCTTTCTCCTCTTGGATTACCATCTACTATATTAGATGGAACATCTGGCAGTAAGTGGTTAATAAATTGGCCGTCTAGAGAAGCAATTCTTTAGATTATTAGTAAGTAAATTTGGTGAAACTATTAATACTAGTAATACCAAGCCTTAGATTAATCTAATTAAGGTATAACGAATAAAGACTTACCAACTTATAAAAAGTTGAATTTATATTCTAAACTATAATAAAAAGATTATAGAGATATCATTGCAGTACTTCAACAGTCAGAAAGAGCTAATTCAAGAGTAACATCATTAATTTCAGGAATAAAAGATTCAATAGTAAATCTTGTTTGTAGTATTTATAAGGTAATATATAATGAAGATTTAGATCCAAGTTTAGTTCAAATTCATATATTCCAGAAAACAACTGTAGAGTATAACAATCAGATAAATGAAGCTGAATCAGTTAGTGGTTTAGTTCAAGGTATCTCTGGAGTTTTATCTAATGCACTCCAAACTTTAGAACAAGCAACTCCATTAATTGAACCAGAATCATATTTAAGTTATATTCAAAACTTACTTAAAGATATTGACCCAAGTACAGAATCTCTAATAAATGAAGATACGATTAAGCAGTATATAGAATTTCTTAATCAAAAACTTCAGGCACAACGAGAACAGCTTGGACTCAGTTAAAATTATTCAAAGAAGATGATAATTAAACGTAAATTATTTGCTTCTAATGATCCCACTCCAGAACAGTCTCCAGAAATTGGTCTAGCTAAACAAGAAATGACTTCTAAGGACTTGCAAATAGAACAAATGAGACTTCAACGTCAAATCCTAGAAACTCAGAGAATGCGACAGAGAATGCAAGCTGAGGAAAGAATGCAAGAAATGAAGCAAGTCAATCAAACTCAGAAACTAGAACAGAAAAAGGATGAAGCTCAAAAAGATAATCAATTAAAAGTAAAGAAAATTGACGCTCAGAATAGTAGGCAGGAAGTAAATAATATAGGATTGTACAAAACAAAATCAAAGCCTACGCCAACAGTATCAATGAAAACAAACTTGTAAGATTATGATTAAAGAAAAGACATTTACAGAAGGAGTGGAAGATTCTAAAGAACAAGAAGAGAAAGGATTTGATCCACTAAGACCGTATATAAAATGAAAATTAAAAGATTTTCCGGTTATTCAGAAGCTGCCCCTGAAGGTGTAACTTATCAAAAATCAAGTCAGGTAATTACAAGATATATTCTTGATCCTCTTGATTCTAGTGTAGATACCTTAGAAGAAACAGATAAACTTGGGGTAACTAAACGAAAGAGTGATAGAATTAAGAAGGTAATAAAACCTCTTAAAAAATATTTTAAATATAAATCAAATAAAAACAGTAATTAAGTATGTATATTAGACGTAAAGTATTCTCATTACTACAAGATGAGACAGGAGAAGAGAGATACTTCTCTACTACTGATGTAACACTGGAAAATGAGGAAGAGAGAACCTTTAGTGTTGCAGAAGATGCAGAAAGTTTGGAAGAAAAGGATTTCTCTGATAAAAAAAAAGAGGAAGATGATGAGCCAAAACTTACAACTAGTGATAAGATTAATATTAAGTTGAATAAAGCTCTGACTACTAAGAAGGATCGCGAAGCATTTGTTGAAGCTTTTGAAGATGGAAAATCTCATAAATACGGAAAACAGGCAGCTAAGTATGCAGCAATTGGTAGTGGTATAAGTGGCGGTATATTAGGTGCTGTAGTTGGTGGTAAAAAGAGTGCAGCTATTGGAGCCGGAATTGGCGCTGTTTCAGGTGCAGCAGGATCTTATGCTGGTACTAGAGCAGGTGTTGCACTTAATAAGCTTGCTAGAAAACGTAGTGGTAGTCTTGATACTAAAACAAAATTAGCAGTAGATCGAGTAAAAGTAGCAGATGGAAAAATGACAAAAGAAGAATTTGCTAAAAAATGGAGATCTAAGAAGTAAAAGAAATAATCTATAGAGGTAGTGTAATCAATCTCCTCTATAGAACAAACGCGCTAGATTTTTACAACCGAAGATTAATCGCACTAGGTGCAAAAAGTAAACGGTTGATAGTTGTAAAGCGCGAGAACTATAAAATAATAAATGTATGATAGGAACAGTTAACCCATTTAGTGACCCTGAATTTAAGAAACAAATTTTAGGGAAAGAAGGGAGAGCTGTTGATGACCCGGGAGATTATGAGATTTTGCAGCCGGAAGAGGATGTATCTAAAAACCTAAAAAATATTATAGGGTCAGCTCCAGTACTCCCTAAAACGGCTCGCAATATTATTATGGATGCTAGTGCTATTGCGAGTAATCAAAAAGAACAAAAAGCACTAGAATTAACTCATAAATTGAATGAAGTCTTTACTAGTTATAATAAAGAATATAATATAGATCTTCATGTTGATTTCGGAAGCCTCTCAAATACTTTAGTTAATGTGGCAGATCCGAAGTCTAGACATATCTTAGAATTATATGTTTCTGAGGTATTTCAAAGTATAAGACCTATTTTAATTCTCAATATGATTTCTAAACTTTGTCTTTGTATTGATTATATACTCGATCCAATGAGACTCTTTGATAGTTCACAAATGACTTTACAAGATTCATTTATTGCCGTTAATATATCTGCGGCTTAGTTGAAATACTAAGAAAATTATACTAAAATGCTGAAAGATAGTTAAAACATAAATCAGCAAAAAGGATTACTAATATAAATCCTTTCTCAACGACTAAATGTATAACTAAATTTGAAATATAATTTAGATGATATAGTCTAATTTAATAAAATAAATATTAAAAATAGATATGAGAAAAAATTATGCAATTTATTCAACAATTAGAAGATATGAAGAGTCAGATAATTGTTAAAGGTTCTGATCTTGAATTGAAAAAAATTGCAGAAGAATCTGGAAATGAAGAGTTGAATAGTGAAGAGTCTAAGCAAATAGTAGCAGACTTTATGAGATTATTTCAAAAAGAACATGGAATAGAATAAAAAATGAGATACACTATTCTCACGAACTATGTATCTCTACTTTAAATTATGATAATACCTACTACGACATAGGTAATTAGTACTATTTCTATATAAAAAGTGTAGTAAAGAAATAGCACTCGTTTATTCTACTACACATATATAAGGCTTTTAAGTTTTATGATATTTTCTGATTTATATTTCATAATTAAATCAGAATTGCCTCTTTAGCTCAGTTGGCCAGAGCACGTGATTTGTAATCTCGGGGTCGTTGGTTCGAATCCGACAAGAGGCTCAAAAATAATATTCTCCGTTAGCTCAGAGGCAGAGCATTTGACTGTTAATCAAAGGGTCGGTATATCGTAATTACCACGGAGAGCTGTTTTAGGAGAGGTGGCAGAGTGGTCGATTGCGGCGGTCTTGAAAACCGTTGTACTGCGAGGTACCCGGGGTTCGAATCCCTGTCTCTCCGCAATAATTTTAAAGATAAGAAAAATTATAAAAAAAACAATTAATTATGGGAAAAGAGAAATATAACAAAGAAGAATTAATAAGATTATTAATTCATGAAGGAAAATCTTATAAAGAAGTTGCAGCTATGCGGGGTGATGGAAGCACTGGAGAAGCTATACGTAAAGCAGCAAATAGATACGGGATAAAAGTATCAGATAGAAAGAAACTAAGAAAATGTGAATATTGTGGTAAAGAGCATGATGGTTCTTTTGGTTCTGGAAGATTTTGTTGTTCAGATTGTGCAAAGAAATATTCACTTAGTTTCAGCAAAGGTAAAAAACCAGAAGATAAATCTACTAAAGAAGAAAAAGTAGAAGAGTCTGTAAAGATAGCTCCTCCTAAGGAATGTACCACTGAATTGTCTAGATTTGATGGAAAATTAACTTCAGATTTATTAGGATATGTAGGTGGGAAAATAATGGGTTATATATTCCTGGTTTTGAGAAATTATAAAAAGAGAAAGGATCAAAATTATGATTAATTTCACAGACCATTTTGATCCCACTAAAAATATAGAAAAAGATTTAGCAAAAGTAGATCTTAGGGATCAATATACATCATTAACAGAAGATGAAAAGATAATGGTTTTTCTTCGTCTTAAAGGATTCACACATAGACCACCTACGATTGAAAGATTGTATTCTGATGATTATTATCTAGGAAGTCAAGAATTTTTTGATCATGGAGATGTAATATTTCCTTTTTGGAAAGATGGATTAAAAATGATTTTTCCAAATGAAGTAACAACAGCGAAACCATTACTCTGTTTATCTGGAGCCATTAATATATCGGTGGCTTATAATTATACTAAAATGCTAGAAAGATAATATAAAATCTAATTAGCAAAAAGGATGATAAAATCCTTTCTCAACGACTAAATGTATAACTCTAAAATGAGAGAACTAGAGATGATATAGTCTGCAATATATAAATAAATATATTAAATAATTTGCGGTATAGGTAAATCTACGGTATCTAAATTAGCTATGACAAATACACTAGCTAGGTTAAGTTGTATGGCTAATCCGTGGAGAACATTTAAATTAGGTAAAAAACCACTTAGTTTTATCATCTTTCATAGAGATGAAGATGTAGCAAATGCTGAATTTCGAAGATGGATGCTAGATGATGTATTAAAGCAGAGTCCATTTTTTAGAAATTTACCACACAGACATAATATAAGAATATTAACTTCTGGTCCTAGGGGTAATGTAGTATAAAAAGTTGCCCTCCATATTAAGAAATTATATGGTAATAAAGTAAGTAAATTCGGTGAAAGGATAATCCCAATACCGAGTCAAGGATCTTAGATAAATCTAAGTAATCTTTGATGTAACGAATAAAGACTTACTAACTTATATAATTATATAAGTTAAATTTATATTCTAAACTATAATAGAGTATTATAGAAATAGATTGGCAGGTGGACTAGGAACTGACTTGATTTTTGCAATCATGTCTGAGGTCAATTTTTGGCCTAACGAAGAAAAAGCCATGGAACGTGTAAATAGTACGTATATTCGTATTACATCTCGTTTTGATGTAAAAGAAAGTTTAACATTAGCCGGAAATCTAATAATTGATAGTTCTAGTAGAGGTGCAGGTGGTCCAACTGAAATATTTCTTGAGAATGCAGAACCTCAATTTACTTGGGATTGTAGACCTTCTCATTATGAAGTTAGAAAAAATCTGTACGAACGTTCAAGGGGAATAACTTTCTCAGTTTATACTGGAGATGGTAAATATCCTCCAAGAATATTAAATAAAAATGATAAAGAAGAGAACTATAAATTAGAAGATGATCAAGACCCTGATAGAGTGGAACATGTACCTATTCAATTATTTGGAGAATTTAAATCTGATTTGATTAAAGCTCTTCAAGATAAATCTGGTATTAATACAGGATCATCAGATAGTTTTTTTGGAGGTACTATAGAACACTTATCTAAATGTTCAACAATAAAGAATAGAATTCCTGAAATTATTACAGTTGATTTTTATGATAAAGAAGATAGGATTATTAATCATGTAGAAAAAATGATTAATCTTATTCCAAGAGGTACTCCTATATGGCTAGGTCTTGACTTAGGTGTAGTAGATGATACAACTGGAATAGCAGCAGTTAGTTTTGATCATTGGGAAAATATAAATGGTACTTTAGTTCCTAAGGTTAAATGTCATTTTGTTTTAGGTGTATCTAGGTTAGAAGGACAAGAGACGAGTTTATTTCACATAGAGCAGTTTATAGAAGATCTTAACAAGAAATTTAATATTATAGTTAGTGCTGACCAAGCTTTTTCTAAACAAATACTTCAATATTGTGAAAGAGAAGGAATTAGAAATAATGGGAGAATTTCTACAGATAATACTCCTTGTGAACCGGCTCTTTATTTGAAGTATATAATAAACAATGAACTTCTTGAAATTCCTGAATATAAAAGATTACAAAGAGAGGCATATGATTTAAGATATGTTGGTCCAAAACGTAAAGTAGATCATCCTAAAAAAGCATCAATATCTCCATTATTTGATAATCCTGATGGTTCTAAGCCAGGAAGCAAGGATTTATGGGATGCTTTAGCTTCTAGTGTTTATTCTTTAAAATTATCTATTGATGAAGGAGAAGAGATGGGATATTCTTCAGGAATAGCTAAACAACTCGAATCTCTTACTAAAATAACAGCGGATCCAAGAGAAGAGTCACAAAAAGAACTTCAAAACATGTTGGAAAATATATTTTAAGATTCTTTTTCCATAATATATAATCAATTCCTAGGATGGCCAGAGGAAAGTGGTCTATTGTTCGATCAAGTCCTAGGAACAGAAAAAAAAGAAAAGAGATATATTTCAATCTCTTTCTTCCATACGTTTTACAAATTCCCATTCTTCTGGAGTAACGTAATCCAGAACGCTTTTTGGAATTTCTACTTCTCTATCGTTTAACATTAATTTAACTTTAACAAATAATTTATTAGGAGTAATATCTACATCAGTTACTACTCCATAAAATCCTGTTTTACGAGATTTAACTTTATCTCCTACTTTTAAATTTTTCATAATTTTCTATATTTATTATTACACATATAAGGTTTTAGAGCTTATGATAATACTACGAAAACAAAAATATAAAGAACTTCCCTGGACCAAAGAAAATATAGAAAAATATAAGTCACAGGAGAATATGTTAAAGCACGCAAGAAATACACCAGGAAAAACGGCTGGAAAATTATTAATAAACCCAGCCAAAGATGAGTTGGTGGGATATATAGCGTGCGAAGAAGATACTATTATTGCTCTAGAAGTTTCTCCGGGGTATAGAGGAAAAGGAATAGCAACTGATTTGATAAATTCTTCTGGGGCTAATAAACTTACAGTATCAAAGAAAAATATAAATGCGATAAATTTATATAAGAAACTTGGATTTGAAATTATATCAGAAACTCCAAAAATATATTTTATGGAGAAATGATTGAACTATAGTATAATTGGCAATACACCAGATTTTGGTTCTGGGATTTCCTGTTCGAGTCAGGATAGTTCAACGAAAGAAAATAATAATAACTAATAAAAACTATGTTGAGAGTTAAAAGATTTAGTAAAGTTACTGATAAAGTTAAAGAAATAGGAAAATCTATTGAACATACAGTAACTCATCCTAAAGAAACTGGTAAGAAGGTGGTGGAGTATGTAAAGAAACACCCAGATGAAGCTATAATTCTTGGAACATCTGATATTGTTCCTGGAGTTGTTGCTGCCAAACTTGCAAAAGCTGGAAAAACAAAACAAGCAGCTATCGCAGGAACTATTGCAGCACTTCCTATTGGTGGTGCATATGTATCAGGGAAAATAGCTATTCGAAAATGGAATGAAAAAAGAAAGAAGAAGAATAAATAGAATAGATTCGAGATGTAGTTCAGTAGATAGAACGCTTGGTTTGGGACCAAGAAGTCGCACGTTTGAGCCGTGTCATCTCGACAGATATCGTGGAATTACTAACATGAATTATAAACCTTTAGGAAGAGTAAAAGTCGCGAGTTACTCTTCCACTACTAAGGATGACATGTTAATAATACAAGGATAGTTTGATATCTCGGGAAGCTATAAAATTTAATTCATGATAGATACTAAATTATTACCAGTACCTTTAGAGTATTCTTGTCCAATAGTAATGAGAGTAAAACTTCCCAGAAGAAATGATAGTGGGAGATTAAACTATTATACGTATGTTCCAGAATAATATAATGTTGGTAGAAATTCCTTACACTATAAGTTCTTTTAAAAGAGTTTCTGAATTTTTAAATAAAGTAGTTTTTGAAAATATTGATCCAAGTACTTTAGTAGATTATAATCTTTTATATGAAACTACAAAAGGAAAATAATATAAAATTTAAATTGAAATATGAAATTTATTGCAAAATTGTTTTCGACAATGCTACCTGCATCTGACAGTAGTATGATACCTCGAGATGTTGCGGAATCTTTCTTTAGTAGCCAAGAGTTTAAACAAGCCTTAGAGGATAGAAAGCTCTTTGGAACATTAACACACTTAGCCAGAAATCTATCATCTGCCAAAAATGGTGGTCCTGCAGTATCTAAGACTATAGGGAAAGATGATCTCCTTTATTGCTAATAATGAGAGGCATAGATAAAAAGTTTATGAAAATGTTTTTAATTGCTGGAAAAAATAATAAATTAAATCAGCAAAAATAGATAATAAAATCTATTTCTCAACGACTAGAGTAAACACTAAGAATACCGATTAATTCTTAGATAATATAGTCTATTATTGATTTTAAAATCAATTAGGTTAAGTTATTAATTGGCGAAAGTTCACCTACACATGTGTTAACTAAAGTTTGGTTCGAAAATGACGGCTGGTGCTATGGGGAGTTTGAGGTTCTCTCCGAAGATGGCCTAGACGATGAAGCTATACAAAGAATCAGAAGAGTAAAGGGCCTTCTTAAAAATGGTTGCAAAATTGGAATTTCCTGTGTCGTTCTTGGATATTGGGAAAATTCTAGCGGAAGTGACTATTTAAAGCGTATGGTTGCGCTAAAAGGGGCTGACCTTACATTAAACCCTTCTTGGAAAAATGCGGGTATAGTTTCAATTGATGGTTCTGAGAGCGAAAAAACATTCTCTGAACTTGATATAGAGTATGATCCTGAAGCTTATAAGGATACAAAAATAAAAGTTAAGCAATTTTCTAACTTCGATTCGGGAGATTTATTAAAGTCTTCTAAGATTAATGGAAAGTTTACGCAATTAAAAGCTAAATCATTTTCATTTAATTCTGAAATAAATTCAATAGAAGATACTATCGTTAGTGAATCTGTAATAGAAGAACCTATTCAAAAAGATTTCTCAGTAATTGCATTAAGAGATAGAATTCGTGAATCAAAGTATTCAACTCGTCAAAGATTTCGTGTATTGATTCTATCTTACAAACAACTTCTAAAACAGCAAGGCGGCCCAGAGAAAATAGATCCAGAAACACTTAAAATCATGAAGTCTTTGTTTACTACAGATCTTTTGGATATTATGAAGTCGATTACACCAGAAATCATGAATGGAAAAAATCCAGGAACATTACTTGGTGCTTCTAGTTTAGGTAAGAATGTACGTAAATAATATGCGTTTTTTATATGAATTGCTGGAAATATCTAAATGAGATAAATCAGCATCAAATCATACTTAGATAAATCTAAAGAAGTGATTTGTTCAACGACTATGTATATAAACTGTCAAAATAGACAGAAGATATAGTCTAAATTATAAATAAATTTTATAAATACATTGATAAGTGTACAAAAATTGTTCTTACCATATAAGATGGCTATGTCTGAGGTATCTAAAACTAATGCAATATCTAAGGCAAGATATCAAAAAATTCAAGCTGCTTATTCTGACTTTGTTAATGCAATGTTAGAGGAAATATTCGCGCCAAAGAATGGTACGAAGAAAGAAGAGCCAGTAGAAGAAGAAAACCCTGAAGAAAACAGTTAAAAGATTATGAAAGTAGAAAGACGTAAATTATTCTCTTCTTCGATTTCTCCACGGCGCAAGTTATTTTCAGGTGGAGTAACTCAGGCAGAATATAAGAAAATTCAGTGTAGAGATTGTGGTTATATTATGGATACTTTAGCCACTACAACTAACTTCTTATGTCCTAAATGTGGAGCTGTAAATAGATTTAATGTTTTAGAAGTTACACCAAGTCCTGAAAATACTCCTGAAGCTGTACAAGTCGAAGTATCAAAAATTGAAGAAGTAGAAAAAGGATTCTCAAGACGTTCGTTATTCGGCGGAGATAATAATGCCGCTGTACAAAAAGAATTTTCAGAACCGTCGAACGAATTTGAGGTAAAATTAAAAGAATTTTCTGGCAAAACTTTAAATGAATCAGAAGTTGTTAAGGCATTTGGTATTTCCGCCGAAGATTTAGTTGAAAAAGGTTTTGCTAGTATTGATGAAGATAATAAAGTTACTATTCCTGAAACTGCATTCTTACAATCTAAATTATTCTCTAAGTTAATCGTATCAGTGACTAAGATTTTGGATTTAGACCCAATAGAAGGACCTAAGGAAGACATAATTAATATGTTAGAATCTAAAGGATCTTTAGGACCGAAAGGTATAATGCTAATTAAAAAAGCTCATTCTCTTCCACTTGAAGAAATGAAAGAAGTTGAGTTCTCTAGCACTGAAGAAGTAGAGGATTGGATTAAAGATTCTGGAATTATTGGAGACTTAAAGATAGAGTTTGGTAATTCTGCAATGGGAATTAAAGAATTTACAAAGATCCTAGAAGAGAGATATGATGATGCTCCAGATAATATAATAGATATATTAATTGATCGTGGAGTAATCAAAATTCAAGGAAATCAAGTTGATATAATGAAATAAAATATTTATAAAACTCAGTATGAAAAATACAAGATTTATGGAAGTCCTATTCTCAGCTGTAGAGGATAAGGATGAAGAATTAGCAAAGCAAGTAGCCAAAGATATTGAAGATGCTAAGGCTAATGGCTCTGTTGATACTGAAGAAGTAAAATATGAAAATATTGGTGACGGTAAAGTTTCAGTAACAGACAAAGAAAATGGCGAAGTTACTATCGTTGAAAAAGCTTCCGACGAGGACGATACTTATGATATGTATCCAGCTGAACAATCTGAACAAATCGAGGGATATCTTCATCCGGAAGGGGATGGAGTAACTCCGGGTAATCAGGTAGGTGCAGCTGACGAGGAAGTTGAAAATCATATGGATGGTAGTGCTGTTATTGCACCAAATCTTCCTGATGGTGGTTTAAATCCAGCAGCTGGTCATGAAGAAAGTGTAGAAATTACTGCACAAGAAGGTCCTGAAGCTGTAGAAGAATGCGAAGAAAAAGAATTCTCTGTAAGTACTGATAATAGCGTAGTTCTTAGAATTTTCTCAGATCAAGAATTTTGTGAAAGATTATTCTCAGAAGTTATTGAATCAGAAGAAACAGCTAAAGTAGGTGATCTTAAAGTAGAGAAAACTGGTGAAAATGAAGTAGTTGTTACATCAGAATCTACAGGTGATCAAGCAAAGGTAGAGTTTAATGGTGAAGATATGGATGTTACTGAGCTAGAATCTAAGAATTTTAGTGAAGCAGAACAGTTTGATCCGTTGTTTGTAGTAGGAGTAGATCCAGTAAATCATGTTATTGTAGATGCTCCAGAGTATGACGAAGCATCAGCTCAAGAATTAGTTCAGAGTTTAACAGAAAAAGGAGTAGCAGGAGTTAGAATTTTTGATAACCCCGAAGACGCTCGTGAATATGCTATCGATCTCTTGAATGGTCTTGGTGTAGTTGAAGATGAACAACTTGGAGAACCTGAACAAGCAGAATTTTCAGATCATACTATTTACTTAACTGAATTCCAAGCTGATAATACAGACTTTATGTGTCGTTTCTTCTCTGAATCTGTAGATAGTATTAGTGCAACTCAGGATGCTATTGAAGATGCTATTGGAAATGGTGATGAGATTGAAACAGATAAAGAAATTATTACGCCTATCGATTCTAAGACTGCAGTTATACAGGATAAAAATAAAGATGAATTTACTAAAGTTAGTTTAGAAGGTGAAGAAATGGAGCTTGAAAAGATAAGCGAAGATCAAGCAGAAGAGTTGACAGATCATATCGTTGTTTCTGAAGAAGAGGAAGACGAAGATGAGGAAGAAGAAAAAGAATTCTCTGATGTTTGGTGTGACGAAGCAGAAACTAAATTTTTCTCAGAAAATGAAGAACTTACTCAGTATATGATTCGTTTGTTCTCTGAAGAGGCTGATTCTGCTGAAATTGAAAGCGCAATCCAAACTGGCGAACAAGTAGAAACAGATAAAGAAATTATTACGCCTATCGATTCTAAGACTGCAGTTATACAGGATAAAGAAAATGGCGAATTTACTAAAGCTGAGATGGATGAAGAAGTTCTTGATGTTAATCCTATCTCAGAAGCAGAAGCCGATAATCTAACAAACAGTATTGCAGTAGAAGATAAAGTTGAAAATCATGAAGAAAAAGAATTTTCTGAAGATATCTACTGTAATGAGGCAGAAACTAAATTCTTCTCTGAAGGTGAGGAATTTACTGAATATATGGTTCGTCTATTCTCTGAAGAAGATGGTCATTGTCCAGTAGAAAAAGCTATTGAAACTGGTAAGAAAGTAGAAACAGATAAAGAAATCATTACTCCAATTTCAGCTACAGAAGCAATTATAGAAGATAAGGAAAATGGTGAATTTACTAAGGCTACTATGAGTGAAGATGATATTGAATGTCATCCATTATCAGAAGAAGAAGCTGACAAACTTGAAGAACATTCTATTGATAAAGAAGAAAAGAAATTCTCAGGAGATTATGAAGATCCTATTCTTAATAAATTCTTCTCAGATGTTGTAGGTGCAGTTCCTGTTCCTGCTGGAGAAGTAGATCCTAATACTCCTGTAATTCCTTTAGCTGATCCTAATGCTGTAGCTCCTCAGGAAGTAGCAGTTCCGGCAGGTGTTGCTCCTGCACAAGGTGGTGCTACTAGTGTTGAAGCTATTGAAGATAAAGCACTTCAGGCAGTTCAAAGTATCCAAGCAGTAGCAGAAGAAGCAGCTCAGCAAATTATGGAAGCAAAACAAGCTCCTGCACAGGCTCAAGAACAAGATCTTCAGGAAGCTCAGTTCTCAGAAAAGAAATTCAGTGATACAAATGATACTCTAGTATCATGGTTGACTGGAAATAGTTTTCGTAAGTAATTAAATATAAATAGATAGGTTTATGGTTATCCTCAAAAACCATTTTACATAAACTAAAAATAATAAAAACATTATATACATTATGAATACACAGTATTTGCAAATGATGCAGACTCCTTCAATGATGGAGGCTCTTATTAATAGCTCAGTATCAGCAGAAGATGCTAACCTTCGTTCTCGTGAATATGCTAAGATGTTCTCTCGTAACGATGAAATGAAAGATTTGTTTGGTCTAGGTAATGCAGGTAATTTGCTGCAGAAGACTTTCTCTGGTTATGCAGAAACTCCGTTGCTGTCTACTCAGTATTTCAATGCTTCTGTAGCTTCTTATGTAAGCTCATTCGCAGGTTATATGTCTATCGAACGTGACTTTGATCAGCCTAATGGTTTGTTCTATTGGTTCGACGTTTTGGGTGTAACTGATATGCGTTCTGTTATTCCTAACTTAGGTCCGGATAACTATCAGGATATTCAAGCTATGGGTAACTTTACTTTGAATATTACTCCGACTACTAATGCTGACTACTCTTCTTTGATTGGTCGTAAGATTATCCCTGGTACAGTACGTGTTAAGATTGCTACTGCAACTGAAAAATTCGAATTGATCGATAATGGTCAGGGTGCTTTCATGGCTGTTGCTGGTAAGATTTCTAACGGTACTATCAACTATTTGAATGGTCGTGTAGAATTTACTTTGGCTACTGCTTTGGCTGGTGATGCTGCTACAGAAACTATCACTATTGTAGGTAAGGAAGATGTTACTGGTACTCCTTGTAATACTATTGGTGCTTCTAATGCACATGCTAATGATAAGAGATTTATCGCTAAGATGCAACAGCTTGGTTTGGCTACTGTACCTGATATGTTGGTAGCTGAATATAACATTGCTGCTTTAGGTGCTATGAAGAAAGCAACTGGTTCTGATATGGCTACTTTCTTGTTCACTAAGCTTCGTGAATTGTATACTAAGGTAATTAACTATAAATTGGTTTCTACTTTGGAAGAAGGTTATAATGGTAACGTTATGGCTGACTTGGATTTGACTCAGGGTGCTATGACTGGTCAGTTCATGGATTATCGTTCTAGAGTTGACTTGTTCGATGCTTACTTGATTAATGTTGAAAGTGCATTGGCAACTAAAGCTGTTAAGGGTGTTGATGTTACTGCCTATGTAGCTGGTAATATGGCATCTAATCAATTCCAGAAGGGTGGAATGATTGGTAAATGGGAACGTAATACTAAGATGACTTATATCAATGACCTGTTGGGTTGGTATAATGGTATTCCTGTACTTCGTTCTACTGATATTGCTGAAGCTCCGGGTGAAGGTACTTTCTATGCAATTCACAAAACAAAAGATGGTCAGATGGCTCCGCTTGCACGTGGTATCTATATGCCTTTGACTGATACTCCGACTATTGGTAACTACAATAACCCAACTCAGATGGCTTCTGGTATCTACTATCAGGAAGGTACTAAGTATATGGCTCCTGAATTGGTACAGAAGGTTACTTTCAAATTCGGTATCTAATTAAACCATAAAAATCATTTGGATCGTTAAACTCTCAGATCCCTAAAGAATAAAATGATTTTAAACAAAGAGAGGGATTCCCTAGGTCTTATAGACTTAAGGTTCCTTCTCTTTTTAATTTTTACAATTATGGCAAGTACATTTAGATTAAAGAGAAAATTATATTCTGATGATAAAGGCGGAATGAGTACTGGGAAAAAATTAGCTTTAGGTGGCCTCGCAGCAGGTGCAGCCATTCTTGGGGCTAAAAAAGGTGCATTTGGTGCTAACATAATGGCTAAAACTAATACTGGACTAATGAAAGCTGGTAAAGCTGTTGGAGGAAAAGTTGGAGATAGAATGATGATGTCTGGAGCTAAGGATTTTGGAGTTGCACGAGCTAAACAAATTGATAATGCACTTTTAAAGAAAACAGGATCTCAGATGACAAAACAAGCTTTTAATGCAAAAGCTGATCAAAAAGGTATGCAGGCACTTGGAAAAATTATGAAATAATTATGGCAACTTATAAGCTTAAAAGAAAAAGTTTTGCATTTAATCTAGCAGGTCAAGCTTTCAAATCTGCCGGACAAGCTTTTAAATCTGGTAATACTATGCAAGGTATTGGACAGGCAGCAAAAGGTCTTGGTAGAGGTGCTATTGGAATAGGTAAAGGATTAGGTGTTGCTGCCGCTGGTACTGCTGCATTAGGTGCTGGTACATTTTTAGCAGCAGAAAATAAAGCTAATAGTTAAGGAAGAAGTTAATCCCTGAAAATTAATTTTAAAATATTAAAATAAGTTTTATGAGTGATGTAATTTACAGAGGTCTTAAACTCTCTTCTAATAAATGTAGGTATTTTCAAGTAAAAGAAGGACAAATAAGCTCTATAGTAGAGGATACTTCAAGATCTACTCTCACTCTAACTTATTCTCCAGGAAGTACTTCTGGAAGTTTATCAGATCTTTTAGGAATACCGTGTACTGAAAAAAGAATTGACATGCTCCCTACAGGACTTCCTAAATTATTTAAAAATACTTATGTTACATTAAATGGACTTAAGTTAAGAAAATTAACTTATGATCCACATACTATTAATATAGTTATTGTAAATGACTCAGAATCTAGAGTTATCCAAAACTATAATTATACAACAATAGTAGTTTCGGAAGGAGATTATAAAAATCCTGAGTTTATAAATTTCTTGTTTTACTCTGGAAATCTTATATATCTTCAACCTATTGGACCTAGACCAAGCTGTTATGAGATAAGAAATTTTCCTAAAATTATAATTAGTTCAGATGATGTTACACTTGAATCTGAATCTGAAACAATATTTACATTAAGAAGGAAATATAATGATTATGTTATAAGAGCTGTAGATTATCAAGATCAATTTATTCTAGAATTACGTAAAATTTTAGATGATTATGGTTTAGAGTTAGTTAGAATTAATAAAGAAACTACATTAACTAAAACATCACATGTTGTTTATCAATTTCTTCAGACTCCAGTGAAAGATAATCATCCTAAGTATTCTGATGATAAAGTAATGCAGCATAAAATACCAGTTGAATTTTATCTAAGAAGTACTGATATGCCATTATTCTTTGACTTTAAAAATAGATATATGAATGTCACATTACTTACTAATTTCTGTGAATTCAAAACATCAGATAGATATGGACAAAGATGGACAGCTGCAATAAAATGGGGAGGAATAACTGAAGATTTTAACCAGACATATCAACAAGATGATAATTCAAATTTCTCTTATCAATGTCAATTCAGATGTGAACTATTTTTCTATGAAGTAATTGATGATAGATATAAATTCCTAGAAGAAATAGTTCAGAATATAGAGTTTGAACGAAATAATCCAGATTATCATTATGAAGTTCCGGTTGATACTGAAACAACAATTATAAACAAAGGGTTATGATAAATTTTAGAAAGAAGAAATACCTTATCCAAAATTTAATGCCGGACGCTATTGAATATTTAAAGAAACAAGGATTACGGCCTAATATTATAACTCCAGAGCAAGCAGATAGCGTTAGTAGAGTTAATTCTAAGGCTATGGTTTTAGTTTCATTTATAAAAAATGAGTCTGGATATTATCAAATTCAAGTACAGGATAAGGAATTATACAATTATACTCAAAAATTAATCAAAGATATTTTTAGAATGAGAATAACTGATATTAATAAAGAAACCAGAGTAATCACAGCAGAAACTGATCACTTAGGAATAGCTTTTGATATTATAGAAATTCTCGCTACAAAATATAATTTATCAGTTGTGGCATGATTAAATTTAGACAGAAAGAATTTACAGAATATGATGCAATGAGAAGTCTTTATGTAAAACTTATGCGATATTCTGATAGAAATAAATTCGGAGTAATAGATACTAGTGCATTAATTCCTGTTCTTAGAGGAAATAATGTAGTAATCGAAAGATTTGTAATTAGTACTTCTATGTTTGGAAAAGATAAATATAGAATGTATCTAAAAATTGGTGCCAAAGCAAAGTTACCAGATGAGGTTAGACTTCCAGGTAAAACATATGATAAACGTCTTGGAAATATGCAATTAAACGTAAGTCATTCTATATTTGCGCCAAAAGATAGTGATCCAAATTGGAATAATAACAATAATGGAGGAAATAATAATACTTCTTTAGGAGACACTTCTGGACCTAGGAATGATAATCCTGAAGAAAGAAGAGGTGGAAAAAAGAAAGAAAAGAAGTATTCAGAATTTCCAGGATCAATTTTAGAGCAAAGAGAATTTAAGAGTAAAGGCGGTGATAAACAATATCCCTATCTATCTGGTTCATTCTCTCCTTCCTTTGATCTATCTTATGAAGTTTCTGAATTGCTTGGAGAGGCTATCAAATATGATAAAAAATCAAGATCATTGGTCTTAGAATTCAAATCTATCGAAGATGCTATTAATGCATTGAATATATTACCCTTCGGATTAGGTTATAAAATATATTTACTTAATGCATGATGATTGTAAAGAGATTTTCTCAAACCAAGATATTAAATACTAATAACCCAGCTCTTGGTTTCACTAAAGGGAGAAAATATGATACAGATATGGATAGACTGGGTAGAATGAATACTTCTCAACGTGAATTAGCTGGAATCGGTAATTTAGGAAAAGAAATGAGAAAATTAAATCAAGAATTAAATCGTGGAGGAAGAGGTAAATGGCAAGATACAGATTAAAAAGAAAATGTTACAATGCACTAACTGAAGCTGCCGGAAATACACTTGGAGGAGTTACAGAAGGAGTTGGTAAAGCTCTTGATAATAAAGTAGCCGGAATCGCTGGTGGTGTTTTAGGAGCTACTAAATTAGGAGGAACTATTGGAACAATGATAGGGGGACCATTTGGAAGTATTTTAGGTATGGGAGCTGGTTATCTCTTAGGTTCTGCAGCTACTAGAGGTCTTGGAAAAGGTCTTAAAACTGCCGGTCAAGATATGCAGACTTAATTATAGGAGGATTTAGATTATGATTAAGTTTAGACAAAAAGAATTTTTTTGGGGAATGGCTTTAAATGCTGCAGGAGCTATTGGTACAGGTCTTTCTCTAAAACAAGGCTCTGATCAAATGAAACAAGCTGAGGAACAAGCAGCACAGGCAGAGGAGCAAAATAGAAAGATGACCAAAGCTTTAAATAAAATTGCAGAAAACGCAGAGAATAATCCACAAGCAGCACAACAAGCAGCAGATGTAATGGGACAAAAACAGTTTGCTCAAATAAATTTTGCAAAACTTACAGCAACTCTTAAGAATAATAAAACTTTAGGAAATGCTAAAGGTCTCGCTAAAGATGTTGGTGAAATTGTGTGGAAAGGAAAAAATAAGCTGATTGGTGGAACTATGATGGGAGCTACAATGGAAGGAGCTTCATATCTTACTGATAAAGCAATTCAAAAAGATATGAAGAAAAATGGAATGCCTCTTGAAAAAACCTATTCTGCTGGATCTATAATGAAAGCAGTAAAAGGTACTGGAAAAGTTTTAGGAGAAGCTGCAAAAAAAAATAAAGGAACGTTAATAACGATGGCTGCTCTAGGTTCTGCTCCCATGGCTCTCGGATACTCTGCTGAAAAAGCTCAATATAAAGATCAAATGGCATCAACTCAGAGAAACTATGCAGTTCCTGGAACAATGGCAGTTAAAAGATTACTTACTGGCGCTTCTAAATCTGTAAGAAATTCACAGATATTTAAAACTCCTGGACAAACAATTTTAGGTGGACTTTCTAATTTATCTGGCGGAGGTGGCCGAAAAGGTGTATACAAATTCGGTCATCAGTTAAATAGATATGGAAAACATTCAGGTTCAGTATGGTCTCAAAAAGCAGGTAAGTTCATCATGGATAACCCCAAAACAGCCTTAGCAGGTAGTATTCCAGTCGGTGCTGCAGTTTTAGGAGCAACATGGGGAACTGGAGAGAAAATAGTAAATAAAACAGCTCAGGCTCTAGATAAAGATGCTTTCAAATATCAAGATTCTAAAAATCAAGAAATACAATGATTATAAAAAGAAAATTATTCACTAAATACGACGATACTGATAATCTTAAAAGAATGAAGGATTCAGATATTCTTGCTGAAAAACCAAAACAGGCTCCTGGATATGGTTCTGTAGCTGGGGCTGCTCTTGGTGGGGCTGCTCTTGGTGGAACAGTTGGTTCTGTAGCTGGAGCTTTTGGAAAGAATAAGGCAGGTCGTAGTTTACTCGGAAGAATGGGTAAAGGTGGAAAAACTGGATTAGTTGTTGGTGGTCTTCTAGCAGGTGGAATGGCTCTTCGAAATAGAAATAAACAAGCTGAAAATAATGAATGGTATAATAAAAGACTTAATTATGCTCAAAGACAGGCTAGACGAAGAGAAAAACAAGATTGGAAGACGAATATGACTCAAAGAGATGGTTATTCCTATTAAAACTAATAAAAATTATGGCAAAATTTAAACCAAAGAAAATAATCAGAGATGTAAAGGAGTTTTATAAAAATAATCCTACGGCAAAAATTACTACTGCCACTGCTGGATTTTCTGGAACTAATCTTGCTATTAATGCTACTAGAAAAAATTCTGATAAAAAATATCAAGATGAACAGCTAGAAGCAATGGATAGATTAACTAAAGCACTTGGAGGAGTTAATAAAACTTTAAAAGAGGTAGAAGTAAAAGAACCTAAAAAGACAACCTCTTATAAATTAAAAAAAATCTTTTCCGAGAAAAATGATAATAATATGATTACATTTAGAAGAAAAGACTTTAGTATATTATCTGATACTGTTAAAGGAGCTATAATTGGTGGAAACGTAGCTACTCTAAGTTTACCATTATCCGGAAAAGATGCTAAAAATATTAAATATGAAGGAAGTAACCCTACTTTCCGAAAATTAAATACTCTAAGTCCATTTGCTAAACGACTTGGAGTAGTAGCCGCCGGAACATTAGTCGGAGCAGCTCTTGGAGCCTTAGTTGGTACTATAAAAAAAGGTGATGAGGCTATTTCCAGAAAGTTAACAGTTGACAATAGATTAATGGATAGAGTAGTAGAGGATCTTAAGAAAACAGGTTTTAAAGAAGGCTCCGATTTTACAAGAGATCCTAAAACGGCGGATTCTCTTAAATCAGCAATAAGTGTAGCTATAACAAGAAATTCTGGTGAACTTAGACTTCTAGTAAATACAATAGCAGATAATAAACTAAAAGATATAACAAAAAACATAATACGAAATCTACCAAACTCAAGTGCAGTAACAGAAGAAAGTAAAAGTAGATATAATGAGATTTCTATAACTACTATATCTGATGGAACCGCTGATGTTGGTTTAATAGCTGGAATATGTGAAAAATTTATAAGAAATAAATATCCAGTATATCTCGTAGAAGTTGGTTAAATAAAACAATTAATTATTATATTTAAATTATGGCACAATGGACTGAAACTCTCGAACCGTATGTAAAAGTTATAGAGAGAGTACATACCGCAGCTCTTAATCCTACTGCAGGTGAAAGTTTAATTATCGGAGTGACTTTAATTTCTGATGCAGGCCCAGCAGTTCCTACACTGATCTCTAGTCAATCTGAATTCTTAAAAACTTATGCTTCAGGGGACTTAACAGAAGATTATATGGCATCCTTGAATAATCTTTATCATGATGCTAATAATACAGGAGATAAAAATGTAGCTGCAACAATGTGGATGAATGCTTATAGATTGGCTGGCTCTAATGTTATGCTGGTTTGTAGAGCATCTAAAGCTAACGATATCTACTACGCTAAACCCATGACTAAAACTGATTATAGTACATATATCCTTAGAGATGGTGCTTTAATGAAGGGATTTAGAGATGCTGATAAAGGTGTCGTTAAGTTTGTTCTTGATATTGATGGTGATGATGCAGAACATGATCAAGATGGATGGTCAATTAATTTGAATGGAGTAGGTATTCTTGGTAATCGTACCACCGATGATGGTCCTCAATATGATTACTATGTAAGAACTCTCCCCGACTTAGTAAATCAAATGAATGAAACTAATAAATTCTTCTCTCCATCTTATAAATTCTTCACAGATCCTAATAATATCATCTCTGAAAATGAAACAACTGATCCCGATAAAGCAAAGGCAGTTGTATTCTATGAACTTTATCTAGGACAGAATATGCTAGATACTTCAGACTCTAGATGTCCACTAGGAAAGCAGTATATCGTGATTTGTGAACCTGATTGGACTAGTGATAATCCTAATCAAAAACTTATAGATATTAATGCTTCCGCTTGGTCTGGTTTCAAAGAACAGAAATATTATGCAGTTAATCAATATAACTCTAATACTGATCTGAGAGTTAGAATTAGACGTTTTAATCATGATGCAGTAGTTACCAAAGAATTAACTAACCCCGCTTTGAACGAAAACTCTGATTCTCCTTATATGGTACTATCGGCCGTTCTAGATACCTATACTAAGAAAGGAACAGTAGAACCGTCAGAAAGTATCCTACAGCGAGATTTTTATGAAGTCGCTGTTCTTGATCCTAATATTTCTGACGAAGTGCAGTTCTTTAATATAGGTAAAGTAACCGGCCGTGGAGATATGGAAGTATCAGAACTCAATGAACTCCTAAGTATGATTCAACTTCAACTCCCTGACGATATGAGAGAGCTTGGATTGAACTACTATGGATACGGAGCTGATGATAAAGTATGGGTAGAACTTGATTCTAATGACCCAAATGCAGGTTCTTATAAACAAACAGTCTCTTCAATGACTGATCTTTACAACTCAAAAGGTATGTCAGTTGGAGATGTTTACCGAGTTGGATCTGGAAGTTCATATAAGTACTATGAATATCAAGAAAATGGTGGAGATCAAGTTTATGCAAAATTAGGCGTAGATCCAACTGAAACAGATATTCTTGATGTATCTGAGGCTGATCTTAAGAAAGCACTTGACGAAATCAACATTCAGGAAATCTATGTGGTTGAAGGATTATGTGACCTTGGAAATACATCACTAAGTTTCCAGAATTACTTGGCTAATATGGCTATCAATTCTAACTATTTCTATCCAGTATCAACAGTTCAGAGCACAAATTATATGACTATCGCTAATAATGCAACTAAAATAGCACAAGATTCATATAAACTCTATCTGTCTGCACCTTGGGATATCGACTCCGGTACATTTGGATGGAAATATTACTGTTCTCCTGCCGTTATTTACTGGGAAGCTGTGGCTAGAAACCGTAGAAATAATGCAGAATTTGCTCCTGTACTTGGACAAACTAATGGTATTGTTCAGTATCAGAGACCTATGACAGAGTTTAATAAGAAAACTCGTCAACTTCTATTATCTAAACGAGTAAATACCGTACTCTGGAATTATCAAACTAATGCTTGGAACATGAATGATAACTATACCAAACAAAGTGTAGATAATATTGTTTCAGATGAAGGTAACTCTCGCTTAGCTATTCGTATCTCAAAAGCTATGCCTGTACTACTTAAACAGTATATAGGCTGGAGAATTGCACCAAAACTATGGGAAAGTGCGATTGGAACTATCGATTACTGGTTTAAATCAACTATTCTCCCAATGTCTTATAATATCGATGATTACCGTATTATCATCGATGAGACAAATAACCCTGTTCAAATTCAGCGTAAATAATTGCGCCTTGGATTTTTATATTACCAAGAAAAATAAGAGAATTGCTGGAAGATATAAAAAATCAGCAAAGGTTAGAAAAAATCTAATCTCTCAACGACTATGTGCTTATTAAAATGATATAGTCTGATCTTAAATACTAATTTTATATTTAAGTCTAACAATAATGCAGAATAAAATGGTGGTTAATGTTTTGGTGAGATACCAACGGGCTTTGAAATATGTCATCGTAAAGAATATGCGATTATTATACCAATTGCTGGAACTTAATTTAAGAATCAGCAGAAATAGTATTTATAACTATTTCTCAACGACTAGATGTATAATTAAAATCTCTGGAGATTTTAAAAGATATAGTCTGAACATGAGTAGATAATACTTAGCAAACATATTGATATCACGACATTTTTGACATTGGGATGGAGTTAAGCATCGATTCATATGAAAATAATAGGGGTGCAGCTCTTGAATAACAGGAAGCAAATAAAAACTAATGATAGTATGCTGGAGAGATCTGGCATACTATCCTTTATAAAATACTAAACCATGAAAAGAGGAATAAAAAAAGATATATTAATTGAAGAAATAACAAACATATTAGAACAAACGAATAAAAAATTTAATAAGAAAATAGAATTTCTAGGTTTTAAAGAAGAAAATGACTATATTTCTAAAGATAATACTCATATAATCTTACACTGTAGAGAACATAATATAACTTGGGATAATTATACGGTAAGATATTTTCTAATTAGATTTAAAGATATAGAACACTCTCCTGAATGTAATAGGTGTAGATCTATAGTATACTCTCCAGAAGATGCTTTATTGAAAGTTTTAGAGCTTCATAAAAACGATGGAAGAGATTATGACTATTCTAATATATTAACTCAATTTAAAGATATAAACAGTATTATTACAGTAATATGTCCTATTCATGGTAAATTTAATATTAAATATACAGCTTTAATTAGAAAACCAAGAAATGATAGTCATAAATCACTTGGAGGAATATGTCCTAAATGTAGAATCGAAAAACATATAGAGTCTAAAAAACATACAGATGAAGAAGCAATTAAAATAATTCATGAATTTTTAGAAAAAAGAAATAAAATTTTTGGAAATAATATAGAGTTTCTTGGTTTTGTTGGAGGAAAGTATGTAAATACAAAAACAAAATTAATTTTAAAATGTAATAAACATAATCTTATCTGGGATACTGTTTGTTTTAATACTTTAGCATGTAATAGCTCTATAAGAGGTCCTTTATGCCCAAGTTGTGATCAAGAAATTAGAAGTGGAATATCTGATCATGAAAAATATTGCTTTAAACAAGTAATTGAATTAATCAAAGGAACTAACTATTTAGCAATACAACAATTTTCAATTTCTTTGATCGACTCGTACACAGAAAAGAAAAAATCATTATTTCTAGATATAGCTATTGTAGATAAAAATAATAATTTAATATCGATAATAGAATATGATGGAAAGCAACATTATGAATTTACTTCTTTCTTTCAATCTACGTATCAAGACTTCGTAAATCAAATCAACCGAGATAGATGTTTAGAACAATATTGCAAAGAAAATAATATAAAACTTCTTCGAATTTCTTATAAAGACAATAATAGAATCCCTGAAATCATAAAGATATTTTTCGAAGAAGGAAAAGATATAACAACAAAAGTAGAACCTAAATTATTACCAGTATTATATCATGGATAAAACATTATTAATAGATCTTAAAAAGAAGTTATTTATCAGGAGTGCTCTTATAAGTTTGACGTCTCTTGATGAAATTTTAGCCTTGAACGATTTTTTGAGTCCAGATGAGATATTACTGGAGATAATTAAGGAGTCGTTAAGAGAATTTGAACATACCTTGCCATTGATTCTGGAGATGAAAATGAACCGTTCTCAGATGTGTAGTTGTGAGAACATGGGACTTGAAGGGTATTGTGAGATTAAGAGTAATTTTACATTATTTCTTGATTGTAAAATATCGGAAGATCAGATTATATTAATTCCAAACTCTATTCCTATGTACAGGGTGAGGTCTATATCTTATCCAGCTCCAGGAAACTATACTTACTTCACAGATTATAGACGTCCTTATGTTTTTATGATGGATATGCCTAGCTATGATCAATTTTATGTTAGGGGGATATGTAGTCGACCAATAATTCCTGACTTTCTTCCTGATAAAACGTTTAATCCAGGATCATCTAAAGCAGCTATTTATTGGCTGAATGTAGAAGAAGGGTCGAGAGGTACATTTTTTATGGATCTCTGTATGACTCATTTACTAGACTATATTAGGAACCTAAAGGCTTCATTAATGTTACCTAATGTTGGTTTGGAAGTTCTTAATAATATCGATGCTGCATATCAAGAGCTTAGATCTAGGTGTGATAATTATATACTCCAATCTGGATGGTATGGAGATTTACTTGTTTAATATATAAATTTATGATAATAAAAAGAAAGTTGTATTCTCTTGCAGGAACTAGAGTATTAGCTGGATTTAATAAAAAAGTTCTTAGAAAGACTCCAATGGCTGCAAAAAGATCCGCCATAAAAACACAAAATAAAGTCTTAGAAGCTACAGCAAGAGGTTTAAATAAGATAGAAGGAGTAAAAATGGCGACAAATCAAGCAGCCATTAATCCAGGAAGAGTTGTAAATACTAAAGTAATTCAACCATCTATAGAAGCACCTATAACTTCTGTAGCTATGAAAACAGTACCTATTCCTGGAACATCTGCTTTAGTTAGTGTAGTAGGAAAACCAGAGAAAACTATGTGGAAAAAGATTGGAGTTGGTGATAAAATGTCTAAGGCTGCATCTAAGTATGTAGATAGTAAAGGAGGTAGAGTTGTAGAAGATATAGTAAATAGCTCGACTAATTATTTTAAAAATCTTATGGTATGACAAAATTTAGACAAAAACAATATACAATTCCGGAGGGTCACTATACAGGTCCTAAGGATATGGATAAGGTTCCAGGAGCTATAGAAGTAATCGGAAAATCTGCCTTAGCTGGTGCTGGTATTGGAGGAGTTACAGGTAGTCTCCTAAAAGATGCTAGTATTACCAGTGGTGCTATAACTGGAGGTAAATATGGAACTATAGCAGGTGTAGTATTAAAATTCTTCTTAAACTATTTACACAATCCAATGTCATCCATTAAATTTCAAGAAGTAGATAAATTAATTCGTCGTGAGTTTGGTATTTATAGAGCTTCTGGAGTAACTATAGGAGATTCATTAGATAAAAGAGCAAAAATAGATGAGAAGTTTAGTTTTAATGATCGAAATGTAACAGCTTATAAATTAAATTTTTCAATACAAGATAATTCCATTACCATGTATACTTTTGGAATGACCTCTAAGGAATTGGAAAAGACTTCAGATAGTTTAGACTATTACTGTAAGAAGTATACAGGGATGGAATATAGTAGTTATGCAATCAATTCTAGAAATAATTCTTATTCAGTGGCTATTGTATTTACAAATTATCAAGTTATAGCCAACTTTATAATGGAACTCAGTAATACTCTTGGAGTAAAAATAAATCTTCTTGATAACAAAGCTTTAGTTGAAAATAGAATTAAGGAAGTTGAACAGAAGGATTTTTCGGTTAAGTCTTTAAATAAATATGATTTAAAGAAATTTATTGGGAAAACGGGAAAATTTCTATTTTCCGGTAAATCTGAAGATCTTATCGGTTTAATTTATAGTGCTGCAGTAACTTTTTCTAATGATCCTGATATAATTCCTACATATCGAGGAGACTTTGGAAATAAGTACTTAGAAAATAGCCTTAAAAGACTTCGTTATGTTGAAGGTCTAGATTATACTGTTGGAGAATTTGGTGGAGATATAGGTATTAATATGTCAATGATCTCTGGAATATTCGTAATAACAGTAAATAAAGAGGATACCAACGAACTTAAGAAGATTGATTCTATTTTCTGGAATCACTTAAAAACGATAGTAAATAGGGTAGATACTGGAAAAGTAGTTGTATATAACTACACAATTAAAACAAGAAATGAATTTGATTTTATCTTAAAAAAATTCATGTCAACTGATGTAAAACCTAATATATTTGAAAAATGATAGTACCTAGAATTCGATATTTTTCAGATTTACAAGCTAGAAAGATGATAACGAAATTAACAGAGAAATTGGATAAAGATCGTATCGGGAATTATGAAGTTTCTAGTAAAATTCCCAAAGATGTAATTAGTATATATCCTGATCCATCTTCAATTAAAATATATATTCCAAAAGATCTTGAATATAGTCAGTACGAAATTGATGATTTCATTAGATCTATGGCAGCTCATATTAGAACAATTACGATCCTAGAGAGAGATATATATGTAATGAAACTATCAGGATCTCTTACTTTTGAACAGATATATAAATTAATACGTGAGATAATTGATACAGAAGAATTTTGTACTATTATTGACTGTGATTAATCTTTAAACTAAATATATACTATTATGGCGGATATGATTTCAAAAAACTTAGATAAGGCAAATAGGCTTTATTCTATTGGAATGAAAAATATAAAATTACAATTAAAACTTCTTGGGACTGAATTTGTAGTACTCAGACCAAAGAGTAATTCAAAATGGAAAAATGTTTTTGGAGGTACATATTCATCAAGTAGTACATTAGAGAACGATTATGATCAATTTACTACAATATTGATATTAAATCAGAATGAACTAAGAGATGTATGGAATCGAAACAGAGATAATCTAGAAGTATATACAGATGATGGATCTCTTGAAGTAGGGGATGAATTACAATATACTCGTGGAAAATATACATTCAGATTTAAAATATCTCTTAAAATGGGTTACTCTGAAGTAGCTGAAGTATTCTATGTTTATACATTGAATAGTATTATTGAAACTTTAGATATGTAATTATGAGAGAAAGAAATATAGAAAATGAGATTCTGAAGCAAAATAAAATTCCTGGATGTGATCAACTTACTAGACCTGAGGAAGTAAAAGCTCTTAGTAAATATCTTAAAAGTATTAGAACAACTCAAGAAAATTATACTTCCCTAGAGAAAGATAATCTAGAACTCCCTGGAAGAACAACAGGGAGGATTCCAGAAATTAATTCTCTCGAAGATTATATAGAGGGATTAGATGGGGTTCGTGGTATTAAAAGTCTATATAAAGAATCATCACGAGAACCACTTTCTGATAATAGAAACTCTGACTCGGCGGAAAATCATGGGTTGTATACAGAAAAGACACGTGAAAATCTGTATGATCCTAGGAAAACGGAACTAGAGAAACATCGTGAGGATATAGTAAATAAAAAAAATATCCTTGAACCAACCCTAGAAGACCGCCGAGAAGAATTAACTGAGGAACCAAAAGAATTAAAATCTCTAGGTACAGAAAAGTTAAATCTAGAAGGAGTTAGAGATGTAAGAAATCTTTATATAAATACAAAAGAAAATCTTAAGGTTCCAGAAAAAGATCTAGAGTTAGGAAAAGAAAGAGAATCTCTTATTGATAATCACAACCTAGAATTAGATCTAACAAGAATAGACCTTGAAGGATTTAAAGATTTATCATACAAAGAACAGCTCGAAGTAGATTCTAAAAATGAATTAGATACTACTCGAATATCTTTAGAAAAAACAATTGAAACTTCTGAATTATCTAGTTATAGAGAAGATCTTAAAGAAACGCCGGAGGAATTAGATAAGTTAGAAGATCACAGAGAAAAATTAAATAGTGGAAAAGATAATCTAAAAGAACTTGAAGATACTAAAGTTAAACTCAGAAATCCAGTAGATGATGCTGAACTTTCTAAAACCAAAGTATCTTTAGAGAGAACCGTAGAAGATAAAGAGTTAGAAACTTATAGGGAAAATCTTAGGAAAACGCCGGAGGAGTTAGATGAATTAGAGAATCATAAAGAGTCTCTTAGAAGTGGGGAAGAATTAAAGAGTTTACCTGAAGATAAAATAACTCTTGGAGGTACTGTAAAGGTATTAGAAGAACTTGGAAACACTAAAATAGATTTGGAAGGTACTGAAGAATCTGAGATATCTACTTTAGAGGATTATAGAGAAAACTTAAGTGTAGAAGATAATAATTCTCTTGAAGATACTAGGGTAGATCTGAAAGGTACTGTAGAATACGAAGCTTCTGAGTTAGAAGATGCCAGAATCAACTTAACCGGAACTAAAGAATTCGAACCTAAAGCTCTAGAGAATGAAAGAATTGATCTAGAAAATACTGAAGAGTCTGAGATATCTACTTTAGAGGATTATAGAGAAAACTTAAGTGTAGAAGATAATAATTCTCTTGAAGATACTAGAATAGACTTAACTGGAACTAAAGAAGCTGAGATGTCTGAACTTGAGGATTATCTTGATGATCTAGAAAATACGAAGGATTATGAGGCTTCTGAGTTAGAGGACACTAGAATAGATTTAACCGGAACTAAAGAATTCGAACCTAAATCTTTAGAAGACGAGAGAATAAACTTAGAGGGTACTAAAGAATATGAATCAAGTTCTTTAGAAGATGAAAGGATAGATTTAAAAGGTACAGAGGAAGCTGAACCTGAAAGTCTTGAAGATTTTATAGATAAACTTGAAGATACTAGAGATTTTGAGTTAGAAGATGAAAAACTCGAACTCCCTGAAACTTCTGGAGATGGATATGAAGGTTATACTCCATTAGGTCCGGAAGAATTAGATAGTCTTGGTGGAAATATCAATAATTTCTATGATTCTCTCCTTGAAGTTCCAGAAATAGCTGATGCTCCTAGACAATCTGGAGATTATACTCCTCTTGGCCCAGAAGAGTTAGATAGTCTTGGTGGAGATCTTGGAAATTTTTACGATTCTATTCTAGAAGTTCCAGAAACAGATAATGAAAATTATCTTTCTCCAGAAGAAGTAGAAAAAATCATAGAAAATCCAGAACAACAATATAATTATAAAGATAAGTTACCTGAAGTAGCTAAAGGAAATTCAGCTCCTAGAGTAGAAACAGAAGGATCATATAATTATCTTTCTCCAGAAGAAGTAGAAAAAATCATAGAAAATCCTACTTATTTCTATAACCAACAAAAAGAAATTCCAGAAACAGATAATGAAAATTATCTTTCTCCAGAAGAAGTAGAAAAAATCATAGAAAATCCTACTTATTTCTATAACCAACAAAAAGAAATTCCAGATGCACAAGCTCCTGATGGACAAGAAATTTATAAATATTCAGAAAATCCTGAACTATCTTCTGAACAAGTAGAAGGTCCTCCTATGAAATTACCTAAATTTGGATTAGAATCTCTTAATTTAAGTAATTATCTTAGATGGACTGCTGAAAAAGCCGTGGGCTGGACTGGAGTACATGGAGAGGCAAGACAACTTCTTGTTAATGAAACACTAGCTGGTTTGGTAGTAGCTAGAGACGAGCTTGAAAAAGTAACTAAATCAAATCGATATAGACTCCCTGGAAATGATGGCGGTTTATTGGGTGATTTAGTATCTGGAGGAGTTTCTGGTGCACTTGACAACCTAGGAGACAAGCTCGGAGATGCTGTTAATAGTATCGTTGGAAGCAAATCAGTAGATATATCTAATCCTTTGAATAGACCAGATGAAAATAAATTTAAATATAATGGATTTGAAGAAGCGAATACACGATCAACTAGTAGTAATGCTTCTAATCCTATAAAAAGTCAATCTGTATTTTCTTATGATGAAATCGAACTCTTAAGTAAAATAACTAATGAAGGAGCAAAGAAAAATTCATCATCATCCTTTTGGAAAAAAGCAGGTAGTGCTTTAAAAGATATGGCTTTAGGATCTTCTGGAGGAGAAAGAACATACAGTTTTAAAAATAATTATATTTCAGGTAAAGGTATATTAATTACTCTAGAGGAATTATGTGGGATATCTAGCGATACTGACGATACTAATACTGTAGAAGGTTTATATAATGTATTAAAATCTAGCCCATTTATTACAACTCCAAATAAATTTACCTCAACAGGGTATTCAAATTATAATATTCAAACATTAGATACTAATGCTTTCTGGGAAATTGCTCTTGAACCTTATGCAGGGCCTGAAAATGGAGATCTTAATTATCTTCCTGGAATCCACGAAATAAATATAAGAAATATCGTAATGCATGGAGTAAATACAGCTTATAATAAATGGATTCCATTTACTAGTTTTGATCTTCAAAAATCTAAAATGACATCAAAAACACTGAGCTTGTATGATGGTGAAATTAGTTATCCTGTTTCAATGGAATTTACTAATGAACTTCGAATAACTATCGCCGACGATCAATATAAATCTTGGAGACGATACTTTGAAGAATGTGCTAAAGCTGCAATTTATAATAGCGAAGGACATACATCTGATTATTATATACTGCCCCCGGATGAATATTCACTTACAGCAATAGATACTAATAATGTGTGTATTGCTATGTATAAAAATATATGCTTCAGATGTAGAATATATGTTATGACACCACAATATAGTACAATTCAAAAATTTGATTTGCTTTTAGTAATGAAAGATTTCTCTGAAGAGTATACAGGGGATATTGGAGACGGTGCAGGAGATCTTACGGTATCATTTAGTATCGTAGGAGAGAATCCAAATGAAGGAAAAATTCCAGAAGTTAAGGTAATACAACATAAAGCTCCCGATAATTCTTCAAAAACAGATTACGGTTCTATAGTAGAAAGTGGAGTAAATTCAGTAATGAAACTAATTAAATAATATAAAGCTATGTATTTAAGATTAGGAACAACTAATATAAAGTACTCCACTGAACAAGATGATTTTACAGTATTTTCTGAAGTTGTAGATTCTAAGATGTCATATGAGAAACCAATACTTGTGAGAACTCCTGATGAACTTGATATTTGGTTTGGATCAGATTTTCCAGGGAAAGATTATTATGATGAACTTTTAGAATCTGGAGTTACTTTATTCTTATATAGACCAATTAAGGTTGAACAAAATACTAATGCTCCTGACTATGTTGACCTAAAAGAGTATTCTATAGATCAAAAATTATACTATAACTTAACAGAACTTCCAGAAATCGGAGAAGATAAAGTTTTGTATAAGGTAGTAACAGGAGAAGGCGAATATAAAGAGGGAAATTTGTGGTATACTCTTTATATATATTATCTAGGAGAATATATGAAAATCCTAGAATTACCACAAAATCTTGACACTAATAATACGAGTTCTCTAGAAAATAGGGATGTATTAAACATAAATTATCCAGGTTTTATTGGACCTGAATATTGTTATCCGAAATATATAGAGGAAGGAGATGTTGATTATACTGAAAAAATTAATGAAGAAATATTATTATCTCATCTTCCTGACTTGCTAAGAGTATCAAAAGGGTATGAAACTTTAGCTTATTCTTTAGTATATAACCCTGAGATAGATTTTCACCCGATAGACGAGGGATTAACTTCTAAATATATAATCCTGAAAAAACTTAAAAATGACTCTTATGAAAATATAATGATTTGGTTTAAAGAGGAAATTAATAGTATCCCTAATATTCCAAGTCAGTATTATGATGAAGCAGTCGAGGTCGAAATCAAAGCCAAAGAAAGTAATAAGGAAATTTTCAAGAGGTTAGTAGAAGTTATAATTCCAAGTCAATTAGGTTATACAGTCGAAGGAAATATCTCGGAGGGTTACAAAATATACACATCATATTCTGTTCAGGTTACTTATTTTACTAATATTACTGATCTATTATTCGAACCAGATTTTAACACTACACACAATATACTATCAAAAATCTCGAGCGGAAGTACTAGAGTGAGATTTATATCTAAAACAACTGGTACTGAAGGTGGAGATCCCGAATACTTAGATAGTGATATTAGTGTAAATATTGAGAAACTGAAAGGAGATGATAAGTATAGAGTAACAATCGAGAGGTATAAATATCAAGAAATTTATGAAGGTGGTTTATTTACTATTGGACAGGAAAGACTTGATACTATAATTACTTCAGAGTCTAAGTTAGTTAGATGTATTCTCTCAACATCTTACATAAATCGAGAAACAGGTGAAGAGGTAGAATATAAAAAAGGTACTAAAGAATCTGAATTACCTTCTGGAACATGGTATCTTAAACGAGCCTGGAAAGAAACGGCCGAAGATATAAATGGGGAATATTGGAAAGCGGCAGAGGCTATTTTTGGATCTGACAACGCTGGAATTATCGATTATTTCTTAGTCCCTGATATCTATAAATACTCGGCCGGAATGAAGACAGGCTCAGAGACTAGTTATTATCCAGAATACGAGAGATTTTTAGGGTATGCAAGGAGTTTAGGTTTTCAAGTATTATTCCAAAATTCTGATAATAGATGGACCTACGTAGAAACTCAAGAACTCCCATCGGCCGAAAATATAACCTCAGGAACAATTTATATAGTATCACAACCCACTGGAGGAGTAAAATTCTATAAAGTGGAAAACGGAAACTTAATAGAAACAACTGATCCTGAGGAAACTAATACGGCCGGAAATAACTACGTCTTTAATTATACCTCTGACACTGATAATCGACTCTTATATTTTTATCGAGGGCAAACAATTTTCGGACAAGATAGACCTGGATATTATTTACATATTAGAGGGCTCTTACAAGATATTTACTCAATAACTAGCGATCAGATCTTATATCAAACACCTACAACAGATCCTTACACCTTTGAATCACCAGAAGAAAAACTTGAAGAATACAAAAGTAATTATCTAGTATTTAATAACCAGATATATTATTATAAAAAATATCAAAATGGACAAGACTTCAATACTTCAGGGTGGATGAGATTCTGTATAGGAAAAGTGGCTAGAGAATTGGAAAAGAATAAATGGAAAATTCTTAGTACTAAATCAGCCGGAGATATAAGAGCTAGAATAGAACAGATCTTAAATAGAATATCAGCTGGGTACTCATATATAGATTCATTAGTTATTACTGGATTTTACCTAGACTTACCAAATAACAGACTAGGACTTGAAGTGGAATCTAGAATGAGCGACTTAGTAGATAATGATATGACGATCGATATAACTTTAAATTACGATAAAAAATAATAAAAACTATGGCAAGCGTAGCAAGTTTAGTCCGCGGAAGTGACGGATACATGAAATTTATTGACTATCAAAGTACATATAAAGATAATAATAAAGAATTCCTTCGTGGTGACATGTGGGAACTTCAATTCATTAATGTACCTAAGATAAATAATTGTCTTAGTAAAACTTTGTAAACTGCTGGAAGATCAAGTAAAGATAAATCAGCAAAAATAGATAAAAAATCTATTTCTCAACGACTATTAGCAAAGAAAAGAAATAGCCATAGATTTCTTTTATGATATAGTCTAAACATAGAACAAATGTTTGAGTTTATTTCCCTGGTACTGATATTTTCAATGCTAGATTAAATGCCGTTCAGGTAGGTATTGATTATAGTGTATCAGGTTTTGAAAAGAGAATGCGTGGTAATTATACTATCATTCAGAAGACAGGTCAAAACACAGCTGGAACCCTGTCGTTGGCTTTTGTAGATAAGGAAGATCAGGCAATTACTTACTGGTTTGATAATTTAAAAGTTGTCCATTAAGAGATTAAAAGTTCCTTAATGAATCTTTGTGAACTGCTGGAAATATCTCGTTATAGTTATCTCCATCGCTTAAGATTTAGGATTAAGAGCGATGAACCTAATATAACGAAAAAAAATAATCAGCAGAAATAGATATGATTCTATTTTTCAACGACTAAGTACAAAGAAAGAGGGTTAAGCCATAGTTCCTCTTTATGATATAGTCTAGTATGATTTAAAACAAAAACCATAAGGACTATCGCCAGAAAATTGCAGATCGTGATACTAAATATTCTTTCAGAAAGGATGACTTAGTATGCGACCTTAGATTAATCTTAACTAACTCAAGCCGTATCAAAGTTCGTACTCTTAATTTCTATAACTGTATTCTTCAGGATGCACCGATCGACGAAAATGGTTAAAAAAATTTTTAAGGCCCACTAGAAATAGTAATACTCTAGAATGTAGTAAGTAAATTCGGTGAAAGGATAATCCCAATACCGAACTGAGAACATAAAAATTCTTAGCGTAACGAATAAAGACTTACTAACTTATAATGAAATATAAGTTAAATTTATATTCTGAACATATAATAAAATATTATAGTAACCTATTGCAAACAGAAGACGGAACCGATTAATTGCTTAGTCGCCTATTATATAATAGGAAAATTATACTAAAATGCTGGAAAAATCTTGGTTATACCAAGTATAAATCAGCAAAAACTATTAAAAATAGTTTCTCAACGACTAAATGTATAACTTAAGAAGTATTAATTCTTAAGATGATATAGTCTATAATATATTAATGTATATTAACAAATGCGAGCAGATATCCAAGTCAGCTTTTTCAAATGAAGAAGCATAAAGTTTATATTACTTTATGAAAAATTCTATTAAAATGCTGGAATATCAAATACAAATAGATAATCAGCAAAAATTAGAAAAGATCTAATTTCTCAACGACTAAATATAGAACTAAGTTTGAAATATAACCTAGATGATATAGTCTATTCATTGATAAAAATAATTAATGACTTTAAAGCAATTTGAACATTTTGGAAAATTTCATGGTGTTTTCTACAAGAATTGCTGGAAAATTTGTATCTTTGTATACAAATAATCAGCATCCTAGATAATAACATAAATCTAGGTTCAACGACTATGTATGTAGACTAAGGAAATTCCTTAGGTGATATAGTCTGTCATGAAGTAAAACTCATTGATTAACGTATGAAAGAACTTTTGATAATATTTAAAAAATAAAAATAATAAAGGAGAGTAACTTTGATCGGTTACTCTTCTACTAAAACAATTATTTATTATGAACTTACTAGATATATTACTTCCTAGACGAAAAAGAGAAAGGCAAGAATTGAAGAAACTAGAGCCAAAAATAAAAAATCTTGAAGAAAAACTTGGATTAATCAGAAGAACTGGAACAGAAGTTTATTATGATCCACTTTATGAACAAAATAGAGGAAGAAAATATGATCTCAAAGGCCGAAGGGAATACCTAGAAGACCTTAGAAAACGATTAAACGATGGATATAAGAGCTTAAATGTAATACGAGCTAGTGGATATTTTAATCCAGATAATTCTAATGAAAAAGATACTTTTAATCCCATCATAAAAGAATTACCTAAACCAAGTAAGATTGTGTATGTAGTATTAATAAGAAAAACTATTAATATTCCAAAAACAATAAAAATAGAGAACAGTACTAAATATAAAATAAAAAGTACAAACTCTGAATGTGATAATATAGAGGATTACTATATTATAAGAGAGTTGGATGAAAATACTAAGAAATTTATTAAATCTCTAATATGATTATATTAAGAAAGTACCCAGAAGAACAGAAAGAATTTAGTATACTTTCAGAAATATCTCGATTGGGTTTAAAGAAAGGAACAAAAAATTATATCAGAAAACGAAAAAGAGATATAGTGAATAAATTAATTCAGAATAAACGAGAGTTTCTTGCAAAAACAAAGAAAACAGAAAGAAAATTGACTAATCTTCGAAAAGAAACAAAAGAGAATGAATTAATAGCCGATAATCTGAAAAAAGAAGCTAATAAAGTAAACGCTGATATAATACCTAATAACAAATTTTCTAAACTGATATATCAACCTAAAGGAGACAAATCCTATATTCTCAATAAAGAAAAGAAAAAATCTACTCGAGGAAATGTCTAATGATAAAAGTTTGGATAAAGCTAGTAGAGAATTGGCCAAATCAAGTTCGACCAAAGATGCAATTATAAATCTCAACGCTGATGCAATAGGAAAAGACACCCCATTTGCTGCTCATGAACTAGGTCATGTTAAAAATAGTAAAAAATCTATTAATTCTGCAATTCAAAAATTAGCTGATAAATCTAATAATAGTAAAGGGATACTAGCTGATATTGGGAAAAGAACTATTGGAATTCAAGAAGAAAATAATGCTTGGAAGAATGGAATAAAAGATTTAAAAAAGGCTGGTGCAACAAAAGAAGAGATTAAACATGCTAAAAATCTAGAAAATGCTGCAATAGATACATATAGAAAAGGAAATAGTTTAAGAAATAACTTAAATGAAAAGCTATTAAATAAATTACATCCAAAAGAAATAGATAATTATAAAGTATTTCCTGGATCTCATAAAGAAGAAAAAGATTTAATGGAACTTTTTGGAGATAAAGGAAGAACTGAAAGACAGAAATATAATTTAAGAAGAAAAATAATAAATAAAAAGAAACCTAAATAATTATATACTTACTATTGTATAAAAATAAATAAAGAGATTTGGAAATTAATCCAAATCTCTATCAATAGCATAATAACCCTCTGGAATATTCCATATCTCAGAGGGTAATGCATTTTTAGGTACTTCTGTATTTTCGTTAATAGGATATAACATTACTATTTTATAATTACATTCTAAATGAGATCTTATTATATCTTTCTCTTCATCAGTAAGTTTTTTCTCAATTACCGCTTCTTTGACTATTCTTTTCATAATTCTACGTATTTAAAGTTTATATTACATATACTAGGCTTTCAAATTGATAAAAGGGAGGTTTTATATAGGTTTGTCCCTTATTTATGAGGACAAAGGAGTTTTTCCCTTCCCCTCCATTCGCTATTTACATAGCTCATTACGGGTCGCTACGCTCACAAGACTGAATAAGATATATTAGGAGATTTTTAGAGGTTTATCGCTATAGGTAAAACTTTATTTCTACTAGGACACCCCACGGGCCGTTGAGGCCCAGGGGTGGTGTCTCCATAGAAAGCTTTAATACCTCTATAAATCTTGCTCATAAGAAATTTTGAACATGAATATTCCATGCCGGAGGCATGATCTTATGTTCTTTACTTATATGAGCAATGTGACTAATTTTTTCCAGATAAATTCTTTTATAGTGTAGAGTCAATAATTATAAATTAAATAGTCATTTTGCGTATAATATCCTTTCAATTCCTTATGATTGAAAAGGGAATCCTCCTATGTCTTCGATTTTTAGAGACATAGGATTTTAACCGGATTCTCTATTAGATTATAATTAATTAAAAAAGATATTATATGCCGATAATTAGATTAAATGATATCGTAATACCTAAAGGTATTAGATATATTAGTGAAATGGGTAGCCTATTTAGATTTAACAAATTACCTGTAAAATGTATTATTAATAAACAATTACCTGGATGTGGTTTCACTGAATATTGTATAGGTGGTCCAGAGAATGTAATACTCTGTTCCCCTAGAAAAATGTTGCTGAAGAATAAAAAAGATCAACACGATAGAGAAGTGTATCTAGTAGTAAATGAGCTAGAAAAAGAAACAGAAATCGATAAAGATCTTTCTAAAGTGGATAAGTCTAAGTCTCAAGTATTCGTAGATACTCTTAAGGAGGTGGTTCATGGGAAAGATACTGTTTATAATAGACTTATGAATGAAATTAAGGATTACTTAGGAGAAAGGAAATACTTAGGAAAACCTGCTAAAATACTGGTTACCTATGACTCTTATAGGATTGTAAAAGATATTTTATCATCCCTAGGAATATTTCAGAGTTTCTATACAGTGATAGATGAATTCCAAACTATCTTACATGATTCTAAATTTAAAAGTAATACAGAGTTAGAATTTCTAAATACTCTTCATCAATCTCATAGCGCACTGTTTGTATCAGCTACACCTATGCTCGAAGAATACTTAAATATGCTATCCGAGTTTAATGGCTTACCGTATATTGATATGGATTGGGCTAGTGAGGATCCTACTAGAATTATTAAACCAAACCTTAAAGTATTGAGTATGAAGTCTACTGGATCTAAGGCTGAAGAGATTATTAAGACATATAAAGAGGGAGATTTTGAGCATTATATTAAGGTAGTCAATGGATATCCAAAAGAAATAGTGTCAGATGAAGCAGTATTGTATGTTAATTCAGTTAATCATATTATATCTATTATAAAGAAATGTGAATTAAAACCAGAAGAGTGTAATATACTATGTAGTAATACTCCTGAGAATCTAAAGAGAATTCAAAGAAAACTGGGTAAGTCCTTTAAGATCGGGGAAGTACCATTAAAAGGAGTAAAACCAAAGATGTTTACTTTTTGTACTAGAACTGTATACTTAGGTGCAGATTTTTATAGTCTTTGTGCTAGATCATTTATATTTTCTGATAGTAATATTGATTCCTTAGCCGTCGATATATCAGAGGATCTGCCTCAAATACTAGGTAGACAAAGACTATTTGATAATCCATGGAAAAACAATGCTACGTTTTATTATAGACCTACTTGTGATTATAGAAAGGTTAGTCAAGAAGATTTTAATAAAGAAATAGAAAGAAAAAAGAAAGCTACTAGTGATTTATTGCTATCATATGATTCAACTCCGGAAGAAGCAAGACTAACGTTGGCAGAAACTTATCAAAAAATGGCAAAATCATTTAGTTATAAGGATAATTATGTAGCAGTAAATGAACACTCTGGATCTGTACTTGTTCCAGTTATAAATAATCTTGTTCTTGTAAATGAGATTCGAGCATTTAGAATACAACAATATGATTACAAAGATAGATTTACTGTATTTAGTTCAGTTCATGCTACTCTTGATACAAATGATATAATTAATCAAGAGGTATCTGTATTTTTAAATAAATATCAAGAATTAAAGACTTATTATGATAAACTAAAACTTCTTTGTGAGTATGGTTTATCCGAGCAGGGGGTTAAAATAATTCTAGACCAACTAGGAGGAGATGAAATAGCATCACATTATATAGCTCTAGGTCCAGAAAGATTGAAAAAACTATATTATAATAAAACAAATATTAAAAAAGAACTTGGTATAGTAATATTTAGTAAAGAATTATTGATTAATACTATTCTTTCAAAGTTTTCGGTAGGCAATAAAATTCCTAATTCAGATATAAAAGATGCTTTAGGAAATCTTTATACATCTATAGGATATATAGCAGTTCCGAAGGCTACAGATCTAGAAGACTACTTTGAAATAAAAAAGTGTAAAGTAACTACTTCAGACAAAGGAAGGGTTAATGCATTAGAGATAGTAGGAATTAAACCAGAATACCAATTTATATATAATAACTTAAAGATAATAAATAAAGGAAATAATATTTTATGAGGTAGGGATATAATTCCCGAGTCATAATAATTCTCATTCGCCAGGAAAAGGTGGGTGAGAATTTTGTTTTGGAAATTCTAAGAAGAGAAAATAAAAGGACGAGTTTCCTCATCCTTCTTGTATAGTAAATAGTTCTAAAATTTTATCTAACTTTTCTTGCTCAATTATTCTATTAGTTTCTGTATTCATTCTCCAAGTCCCAGGAAGTTTTATGGTTGTATCTGTTATTGAATTATCTGTATCGAGTAGTATAGATTCCACTTCAGAGGGTAATACAATTTCTGCAGGCTCGGAGGTAAAGATAGATTGCTGATTTATTATATTGAGCAATTCTTCTAGGTTAGTGAATTTGTTATGATCTATTATTACATATATTTTACAATCTTTTATTCTTAGATCAGCTGTAGGACCTGTAAGTCTAATAAATTCATCTATTACGTTTGTTGTTTTTATTCCTATCTTCATATTCTTTGGTTTTAATTTAACATATATAAGGCTTTGGTATAAAAAATAAGGTAAAAGATAATAAATTTCTTAAGTGATGATAATAAAACGTAAATTAATTTTTGATAATCCTGAACAAAGAGAATTTGGAGTTCCGTGGAAAAAATATATAAAATATGGAGCAAAGTCTATTAAAGATCGAGGCTTAAAAAGAGGAATAAGAAAGCTCAGATTTAAGATTTCCGATGATATAGATAAGTTGATTAAGGCAAATGATAAAGCTCAGATGGCTCTTGATGCATACACTGAAAATACAAAATTTCCTAAAAGACCTGAAGTAATGAAAGCTTTAGGTCAAGAAGCAAAGAAAAGAGGAATAGTTGTAGTTAAAGGGAAGAAAGAGTATAAACCAGTAACAGAAAAGGGAGTAAAGTTATCTCCTGATAGAAGTGAAACTTGGACATTACCTAAAAAATATACCAATAGAAGAGATAGAATTAGATATACTAAGTCAGATTTTCCAGAAGACAGGGAACTTGGAAAAGCTTTATCTCGAGGTAAGCGAGCAGTAATAAATCAAAAGGGAAGTCAGGCCGTGTTTGCTCATGAAATTGCTCATGTTATGAATCAAAGTAAGTTAGGTACAGGAGTTGTATCTAAATTAAATGGTGTGACAAAGCCGATTTATCATAAAAGTAGAAATAAAAATGGATTAGGAAATTATCTTTTAACTTCTGCAACAGGAAAGGTTTTAATAAAAGAAGAAAAGAATGCTACCAAGACTGCAATGAAACTTTTAAGATCAGCTAATGCAAATCCTAGTGAAATGATTGAAGCTAGGAAAGAATTAGGAGCGGATCTTGGAACTTATATGCATGGTTATAAATCTAGTAAAGGAAAAATTTTAAAAGGGATAATAAAACCTAATAGAATAAAGAAGAAAAATAAAAAGAGACCTTAAGCCTCTTTTTCACGAATCTTAGAAATTAGATCATCTACATATTTTTCCGCTAGTTCTTTTGTTTTAAACTTATTATCTATAGATCCGATTGTATAATATCTCTCAGGATCTTTTAGAATTATATCGTAGAATGATTTAAAAGTTTCTAAGTCTTTCTCTTTGATATTTAATATTTTAATACCATTAGGAATATTATACTTTTCCTTAGGTACTTGAATCAATGTAATAAACGAAATTCCTTGTTCAAATACTTTAGCTGTAGTTGATATTTTTGAATTTTGTTTATTAGGTTTTACAATTTTAATAATATCTTTTTTCATAGTTTTATATATTTTGATTTTCTTCATATATAAGGCTTTTAAGTAATAATAATTGTAAAGTTCTATATACCTTTAATGGGGAGGGTGGTGTATAGACTTGTTCTTCTCCTCCCGTGTAATAATATTTTTTTTATGATTATTAAGAGAAAATTATTTAATGATAATTCTCATGTTCCTTACTTTATTGATGGTGAAACGAGTGCTAGTAGGAGATATAAGGTATTAGTGGTTGATGGAAAGAAGAAGAGGAGACGATACCTAGATAATTACCGAAAACGCACGAAAAATGAGTTAATAGAGGAAAGATATTATGATGAACTGTAATATAAATAGAAAAGAAGATGATAATAAAACGTAAATTATTCTCCAAGACAAGTAAGGAGAAAAGAGAAATGGCTGCAGATAACCTTGACAGAACTAGAAAAGGTGTAGCAACAATCTATGGAGGTTTGGCTGGTGCTGCTATAGCTACGGCTGGACATCTACATCATAAGTCTGAAGCAAGAAAGGCTCGTGAAGAATTGAAGCGTAGGGGAAAAGAATAAGTGATATAAAATGAGAGTTTAATGTAAAATTTGATAAAATTATGAATATATTAACAGCACAATTGCCATCAGGAGGATATGGTTATAAGTTTCCGAGTGTTAAAGTTAGTCCTATGACATTCTTAGAGATAACTAGATACCTTGAAAATCTACCCTCTGATGATCCGTTAGAAAAATACTTATATGATATTAACTTACTTATTCAGGAAGATGAAACTATCTTAGATTGTTACTTAATGGATGTAGATTTCCTGATATTCTATAAGAAGCTATGTACTGTATCAGGGGAATTATCTTATGAAATAGAAGTAACATGTCCTGAATGTGGTAAGAAGATGAAGAAAACTATATCCTTCGAAAAAGATATTCACTTTAAACAGATCGATCAAAAGATTATGAATGGTGCTTTTATTGAACTTGGAGGGCATAGATACGAGACTATAGTTCCGACAGTTAGAGAGTTTATGAAGGTATTTCAGACTTACCTTAGATATCGAACTGTAACTGACTTGAAGATGATTAAAACTATAGCCTTGATTAAAGATTTTGATTATCAGGGAACACAGATCGAGAAAGATGTCTTAGGGGCTACTCATGGTGATGTTACTCTCTTGCTTGCTCTTCGTGACTTATATTACGATAGACTTGAACCTATTCAACTATATTGTCCTGAATGTAATAAAGGAAAGAAAGCGAAAGAAAGGAGGAGTGTGGCAGTAAGTGTAGAATCTCTTACTGTCGACTTCTTTCGAGACATCTGTAACAATTCCCCAATTGATGGATCTAAAATTTTATTTAAATAAGTTTCTCAAGGCAGATGGGATAGAAGGTTATACTCTGAGTTCTCTTAAGGCGCTTCGAGAGTGTTATGAGAATTTCCTTGATACTACTGAAGGAACTGATCCAGATTTCCCACTTCTTAATTTTGGTGGAAAGAAGGGGCAGAGGCTTAAGGGTATATCAGCAGCACAACGTCAAGCCTACTATGAATCTGAAGCTGAGAGAAAAGAAATGATGGGTGAGGGAGGAATAATAAATGTAAACCTCCTAGACCTATAAAATATAACTCCCCTCTATTAAAAGTTGATCTAGTGGGGGGGGGTTATATTAGTAAAAATTCCCCTAGATCTTTATTATAAAATTATGATCATTAAGAGAAAATTATTTAATATTTCGGATCGAGAAGAGTTAGAGAGATTAAAGAGTATAAAGCCAACACTAGGAAAAAGATTGGCTGCTACTGGAGCTTTAGGAGGAACTGGTGCTCTTCTAGGTCTTGCTGGAGGAAGAGGTGGTGCTTTATTAGGTGGAACTATAGGAGCTGCTACAGGTGCTTATGTAACATCTAACTACTTCAGAAAAAGAAAGATTAAAGATTAATCGAGAAAATAAAATAGAAAACTTGAAAAGATCAATAAAGTCCGTATTTAAAAAGAAATAATATGATAGTAGATTACATAAAGACTTGGATTCATATAAAATCTATTGAATTTTTTCTTGGAATAAAAAGATCCTATAGTATAGAAAGAAATAATCTTAGTAGATATTTAAAAGATTTAATCAATTTATCTAGTGAAATTGATAAATTAAAAGAAGAATTTAATATTAGGATTAGTTTTTGTTTGGTAGATACTAGTAACTTCTATCCGGATATAAGTATAGTAACCAATATTAGGGAAGAACTAGAGCAAGATAATAGAGTAAGAGATATTCTGATAGATAAGTTAGATTCCGATAGTGTTATAGATTTTAAATTACTTCACAATACAGGATATTATTTTCAGGTATATTATCTTATGTGTATGTTTGGGTATGAGTATATAGATGATGTTGAACAAAATGAGATGAATAAACTTATACCTTTGAAATATGAGAAGTACTATTTTCATAATAATAAATATAGATTATTGGATTTATCAACTTATCATAGTATGTTCTTTTATAATGATTAATAAATAAACAATGGCTGCAGAAGATATAGAAAATAAAGTAAGAAAAATGTCTTCCCAGAAACCAGAGGATGGGAAAGACTTACAACAACTCCAAGAAGCGCAAAACCAGATTGTTCAGATAAATGCAGAACGTCAGGGAAACTTACAAACAGCTAGACTCGAAAATAATGCTGATGCGGCTAATAATGAAACTATGAGTCAAGCTGTAGAGATGGCTGCACTTGGAGGATTAGGTGGAGCAGCAGTACAACAACAAGTACAGGCAATGAATCCACAAACTCAGGCTGTCTTAGGAAAATATGGACTTGGACAACCTAAAGTACAGCGAACATCTTCAAGGAGTGTACAAGTAACTCCACAGAAGATAACAATAAATAATAACACTACGAACACAACGACTAATAACGTTGCTGTTCCCGCTGCTAATATTGGTGGTCCTGTCCAAGGGAGAACATTAGCAGTAAAACAAAATCCAGATGAAGGACAGGCTCGATTTAAAACTTGGATATCTAATGCCTTTGCTAAACAGAATCAACAAGCAGCGGCCAGAGAAAAAGAATATCAACGTCGTGAGTGGTCCTTGACAAGAAGTACTAATAAATTAATGAAACACTTATCTGACTTAGGAAAGAGTGTTTCAGAGAGATTAGACCCTAGGAAATTAGCATCTTCGGTAGGTGGACAATTTAAAACTATTCTCTTCCTCTTTGGTACTATGTTCTTAGCAAAAAATTGGAAAAGAATTATTAAATTTGCTGCTAATGTAGAGACTTTCTTTTTTGGAGAACCTGATCCAAATGATCCCAAAGCTCCAAGAGGCAGATCTGGATTTTCTAAAATGTTAATTAGTTTATTTGGAGGAGATCCTAATAGCAATAAATCTACTATACTAGGTTCATTAAAAGACTTGCTTTATACAGGTGATGAAAAGCGTCCTGGAGCATTCGACTACTTATTTTTAAAGATAAAGAATTATTTTTCAGAAGGTGCAGAGGCGATAAAAAATTTAGAGTTGCCAAAAATAGATACAGATGATCTTTTAGGTTCTTTAAAAAATATAGTTGGATATTTTGGAAACGTTATATCTACGCTATTTACTGGAGCAGATGGATTAAAAAAAGGAATTGATAATCAGATAAAAGAGGTTTCTAAAAATTCTAAATATGGATTAACTAGTGATGGTAAGAAAGATTTATCGTGGATAGATGATCGTGCGGATGTTAATGAAAAATTATCAAATTTTTATACACAACATTTTAGAGAATCTTATGGAAATTTAAAAGGTTATGAAGACTTAATAGATTCTAAAGGTAGATTAACTGATATTGCTAGAGGAGATATAATTCATACAAGGGATAAAGATGCTAATAATTATGTAAGATATTCAGATGTTACTGAATCAGGAGAATTGACTGGTACTGTAGGTTCTACATTTAGAGCTTCTAATGCTGTATCAAGTATGTTAGGTGATAAAAAAACTGTCAATACTGTTGGAGTTACTAGTTTACTTGGAGATATTGAAAAGGCAGTAGATAAAAATGAAGAATCAGGAGATAAGAAGGGTATAGCTATCGAATCTTCAGAATTTTTAACAAGAACAGGACTAACTTTAGATGATATTGATGAATTGAAAAAACGTGGAGATATCACTGAAGGTAGTTTTAAATATGTTTTAGAACCAAAAACTTTAGAGGAATTAGCTTTTGAGTATAAAAATCAACCCCCAGGACCAGAAGAGGCTGCATTAAAAGCTGGATTACAAACTCATTTAGAAAATGTTACTGGTATAGGGGATTTAAAGAAATGGGGTTTTAGATTGGCAGGGTTAGCTGGAGGTATTGCACTTTGTTTTGTTCCAGGAGGACAAGCATTAGCAATTCCTTTGATAGCTGGTGGATTAACTGCTGGTGAGTTAACTGCGCAGGCATCTCAATCACCATGGGTTAGAGGTGGATTAGCTGCTTTAAATACAAAAAAAGCAAGAGTACTTCCTAGATATACTATGAGATTAGTTGATGTAAATGACCCTAGACCAGGAGTAGATTTAGGTCGTATGGGAGATATGTCAACAATTACTGTACCTAAAAATCAGAAAGATGCTACTATAGTTAATGGTTATAGAATTAAAAAAGGGGTAATAAATAGGATTAAAGACAGAATTGGTGGTTTTAAAACGAAAGATAAAGATGGAAATGTATCTTATAAATCATTTGATATAACTGATTCTGAAATAAGAACTAATATGGATAAGCATGTTAGAGGCATACAAACAGCTCTTCATGGAAAAGTGGCTGAAAATGTAGATTATGATTTGAATAATTACAAAGGCATCCAAAATGTACTGGATCTTAAAGCCAAAAATCGTGCTTATGAACAAGAAGTATGGAATAATTCTCCTATGAAAAAAAGTGGCGAATATATAGGTGATGCAGTAGATGGTGTGAAAGGGTATATTACAGGAAATAGACCACCTGAAAAGATAACTGATGAGGTGAGAAAGGCTAGAATACTAAAAGCCATGGATTTTGCTATGAAGGAACTTGGGATGACTAAAGAACAAGCTGCCGGGTTAGTTGGTAATTTTTTAAGAGAGTCTCAATTAGTTACTACTGCTAAGAATCCAGACTCTCCAGCAACTGGAATAGCTCAGTGGTTAGGAGTTAGAAGAAGAGCTTTTGAACATGGTAAACTTAGTGAGAAAGAAAAAAAAGCTGGATGGAAACATTATGATGGACCAGGTTCAGGTAAATCTTTGGGAGATGCATCCTTTGAAGAACAACTTCAATTTGTTAAGTGGGAAATGGAAAATATTCCGGCTTATAGAGAAGGTTTGAAGAAAATAAAAGCTTCAAAAGATCATCTTGAAGCAGCTCGAAATGTTTTTGGATATTATGAATTTTCAGCAGGTCCAGAAAAATCAGCTCAACATATGGAAGATAAAGGGCAAGATGGTTGGGGATCCTTGAAAAAAGGAGAAAATTTTGCAGGAGATGCTTTATTAACTTACAACTCTTTTAAAGGTGATACTCTAGAAAATACCAATACTAATTCCACAAATTCTGAAGAGTCTATTTATATGGCTGATGCTTCATCTACAACTCCAGATAATTATGTAGAACAGAGAACAGATAAAGGATCTAGTATATCTACTTATGATTGGAGTACTGCAGGTGTTAATTCTTTTGGAAGTGATTCTGGATTGATAATGGCTCAGAGTAGTATTTTAGCTCCAGAAAAAGTTACACCAACTACACCAACTTCAGAAAAATCTATTCCAGGTAATACTTCAGAATCTGCTGGACGAGAATTAATAGCTGATGCAGAAAAAGATAAGACGGAAGATCTTTATACAAAAGTTTCTGATATTAATGAAAATATAAAACTTCTTTCAAAAACATCTATAGCACAAGCAGAAGCAATTAATAATGTTTCTACAGCCATAGCATCTCTTAAGTTTGGAGGAAATATAAATATGGGTGGTGGAGATGGAAGAACTAAAGTACAGAGTATTACTACTCCCCCTTATAGAGGATAAATTATTTAAACAATCATAATTATGGCTGGTATTACTGATGAAGAACTAGATAGGGAACTAGCAAGATGTGGATTTAACCCTAAGGATGATAATAGTGGGGCAGTTGTTTCTAGACATCATGCATTTTATTATGATAGACAAATAGATAAAGTTCTTACTCATATAACTCTTCATGCTAATTCTTATTTAGATGGAAAAGGGGAATGGCAAAAAATGGGTTCATCCTATTCTTTAGATGAAGAAGGTTATAATACAGTACCTCTTTATAAAGGAATTCTAAATGAAGATTTTATTGTTCAAGCTGGTAATTCCTGGACTGATTTTGGAGATGATCCTATAGGTGGTATGTGGAATAATCTAAAACCTTATGCTCCATATGCGAAAGAACTTACGAAAACAGCTGAATCAATGTTGAGAGATACAACTGGAGACAGTACTGTTGAAAAACTAGCAAAAAAAGTATTATCTGGTATAGCTACTGCAACTGGTACAGCATCTAAACTTCTTAATAGATCTCTTGTAACTCAGGGGTGTAGATTTTCTTACTATTCTGGAACTAGTACTAGTTTTGGAAATTTAGCTATGAAATTTACAGTACTTCCTGATTATTCTGGTGGAGTATTTAAAACGGTTTCAGAACAGCTTCAAGAGTTATATCCATATATAATGGGTAAATATACTCAAGGAGTTGTTGATGAAAATGGAACAGTACTAGGATCAAAAATTGAATCTAATAAAGAAGGCGTTAATACTGGAATTACTGGAGAAGATGGAAAATTGCTTAATACATTTTTTAGTTGGCAAATGCCTCCTGCTGGATATGAGCCGGATCTTTTAAATATGGATACTATCTTAACTGGTACACTCAAGCTAAAATTTGGGGCTTTTTATGCACTAAATTCTCTTGTATGTACTAATGCTCAATTTAGTTTTTCAAAGCAAGTAGTAAAATATTGGGATGCATCAAAGAAAATGAATACTTTAAGTCCATTATACTGTGATGTTATTCTTAATTTCCAACCATCTACTAAATACTCTGATATATCACTTCAGAAATTTATTAGTGGACAGTCTACAAAAGATTTTATTACTGCTGCGAAAAATAATATGAGAGATGGTCTGAAAAGAGAAAAAGATAAAATAGATAACTTATTAAAATAATAATATGCCATTAAATACAGCAGAAAAACCGGGAAAAATAAAAACTCCTAATCCTCCATCATTAGGAAGTATGGTTAAATCATCTCCTTCTGCCCCAAGAATTGAAGTTCCACAACAAAAACATTATGGAGAAGGAATGAGTAGTGGAACTAAGGTTAGTGGATTTTACTATGATACTAATCGTGGTAATGATTTAATGTCAGTTTCTCTTCATTATAACTCTGTTCTTTATGATGATGGATCTTGGGGTGAATATCACGGTGCTAAAGACGATGATGGGTATTCTTATGAACCATTATGTAGAGCTATTATGACAGAGGATTATCAAGCTGCTATTTCTAATTCTTGGTCTGAATTTGGAGATGAGAAGATTAATGATATATTTAATCAATTTAAACCTTATGCACCGTATCTATCATTTTTCTCCAAAGAACTTGAAAAAATGAATAGTGCAGAGGAGGAAATGAAGACTGGATCAGAAGAGGATAGAATGGCTATATTTAGTACTATCGGACAAATATTTGATAAAACAACTGATGTTCTAGAGAAGTTATCAAAAGCAGGAACTGATTATTTAAATAGAGCTTTAGTAACTAAGACTGGAAGATTCTCTTACTATTCTGGAACTGGAGTTGGATTTGGTAATCTAACAATAAAATTTACTATATTTTCTGATTATGTAGATGGGAAATTCAAATCTGTATATGATCAGATTATGGAATTATATCCATATTGTTTTGGAAAATTAGTTAAGTTTTTAAATGATAGTGGAGAGCCAGCAAGTAAAGATGATACTGAAGTAGCGTTGATAAAAGAATTAGTTGATAGATATTTTGGTTGGCAGATCCCTCCTGGTGGATTTAAAGCTGAGTTGGATAATATAGATAAAATACAATTTGGAACTCTTAAACTTAAATTCGGCTCACTTTATGCTATTGATAATCTTGTTTGTGAGAGTGCTACTTTCCAAATGTCTAAACAAATGATGAAGAGATGGGATACTGGATCTAAAGAAAATGATCTATGTCCTTTATCTTGTGATATTACAATGACTTTCAAACCAGCATCTAAATTTACTGATGTTAGACTTAAGAGATTAATAGGAGGAGATGCTACACAAAAAGAAAGACAAGCGATGGAGTTAATATTACAAGATAATATAAATAAAAAAATAGAAGAAAATAAAAAATTATTAGGAGGATAAAATGTATACTAAAAAAGATGAGATAATTAGCAATAAGGAAAATCTTTCAAACTATATAGATGGAATAGATGTATATAACTCTAGTATATTAGTATACTTAAATAATCCAATTATAGAAAGAGAATCTTATGAAATAACAGCATATGAATATAGACCAGATCTTATTGCAGAGGATTATTATGGTTCTACTTCATATGCTGGCCTCCTAATGTTACAGGCTGCTAGAGGGCTTGAAACTTATAAAAGAGGCGCAATTTTAAAATTAATTCCAAAAAGAGTATTAGATAACATATTAGGAAGTTTATGAAATATATTAATTCTTATAAGGTTTCTATTAATTTCACTCCATGGTTTGACTCCGGATATAAATTTGATAATATCCATATGTACGAAGAACTTGGTGGAAAGATAGCTAGTGGGGAAATTAGTATGTCACATGATGGTTCTGGGGAAGCTCTTAAATTAATTACAGATCAATATACTGGACAGATAACTTTGGAGAAGGAAGGTGGAAATATTTATACTATTGATGTTTTCATAATTAATAAAAAATATTTTAAAAACTTTTTAACTCTAAACTTTATCTGTATAAAAGATAAGAAATTTTATACAGAACTTATACAAGCTGAGTGGGATGATATTACTTCAGCTATTGAATCTTTATATCCAGGGAAAAAGGATATAAGATGTAAATGTGATATTAATAATAAACTTACAATTTTCCAAAACTCGGAAACAAATCAATCATTATGCTCTAAGTTATCATATGGATTTAAGAAAAAATCTATATTTGCTTATGGATGGGAAGGGTATTTAATGAAAGAGATTATAGGTATTGATCATGGAGGAAATCAAGAACCATATTATAGCATAGAGGGTTCTTCTGAATTCTTACAATTAGATTCTTATAATCTAAACTATAATCCTTTAATTTATTATACTCCAACTAATCCATGGGAACCAGTTAAAGGAGATGAGAATAATGGAGAGCAAGCAAATAACAGTACAGATGATTATACAGATCTTCAACCTAAAAATTCTAGAACTCTTCAGTTTTATGAAGATTATACAATAGTTGGAAAAGATTTTGAACAACTTATGCATAATTACTGGAGAAACTTAGGATATATGAATTCTGATTTCTTTACTGCATTTAGAATAAAAGATTTTGATATGCCTAAATATAAACTTGGTGATATCTTGAAGTATAAACGTGGTGAGCAAAAAACAGAATTACCATTTAAGTTATTCCTAGTTCGATCTAATGAATTATTTATGGCTATTGAAGATTCTAGTTCTGTAGGCCCTGATGGAGAGAGTTTTTCTTGGACTTCATTGTTATCAGGTGTAGAAGAGAAAGAAGAAATATTACCAATTGTAGATCCAACAAATTAAATAGAAAAATATGAAAGAAGCAGATTTATACTATACTGGAACAATTGTAGAAGTTTTAGATAAAGTATTGTATGAAATAAAGGTGGATATCCCAGGAATAAAATCGGGAGTTAAGGCATTTCCATTTAGAGGAGAAGTAGATGAGCCAAGAGTAGGTGATTTTGTATTTCTTAAGTGTCTTGATCCAGTATTTCAGAGTTATTACTTATATCAAAAAATAAAAGAAAATGATTATATAGGTTTTAGAAGTAATGGAAAAATGGTAGATATTACACCTGATTATATAAGGGTTGCTATTTTTGATCCAGGAACTGAGTATAATGATCCAAATAATAATCCTAGACCTGAACCAACCGATTGGGTGACTATAGATAAAGATGGAAACATGGATATTAATATGAGATCTAATGTAACTATCAATATAGGAAAAAATTGTGATGTTACTATAAATGGGAAAACAAATGTAGAATTAGTTGGATCTGCAGTAGTTAAAGGATCTGATATTACACTTAAAGGTCCTGGAACATTAACAGTAAAGGGTAAAGTAGTAGCGGGAGGACATACAGCTCTCGGACCTTTTGTATTATCACCTATTTTCTTAACTCCAGGATCTCCTATACCTACATCAGATACTATATTATTAGAGAGTTGATATATTATGAAAAATTTATTAAGTGCATTGTCTGCTAAAGCAGCTCAATCAATATCATTAAAGAAATATCAAGATTCTCTTCCTGAGTTTAAGGATGAATCTAATGAAATAAAAGATCCTGAAGCAAAAAAGAAATATAAAGAAACTCTAGATAATGCTAAGGAGGATATGAAGAAAAGAGGAGAGGAAATGTTGGATAAAGCTAATGAAAAACTTGGTCAGATGTATAATCAAATGATAGAAGATTTCAATGAGCTTGGACAAGATTTAGGTCATCTTTCAGTAGGAACAGCTCAATTTGCTGCGAGAATTGCAATGGTTCCTCCAGCATTGATTTCTGTAACTCCTATGGGTCCTGGCGTTTCTGCTCAATTAGCTCCTCCATTACTTCAACAACTTAAAGCTGAAGGAGATAATCTTAGTGCAGTTTATGATAGAGTTGATGCTAAGGTAAGTAAACTAGGATTAAAATCTCTTATGGGAACTATACCGGTCGTTGGATCTGTAATGAGTATTGTAGAAACTACACAAACAGTTGCTAAACCATTAATTGCACTAGTTGGAGCTAATGTTGGTGATATCATTGATGATCTTCCTATTCCTGAAATAGAAATACCAATACCTATTCCTGACTTAAGTGCAGCAAATTGTTCTGCTTTTTCTCCAAAAGATTTAGATCTTACGAATATATCAGCATCTAACTGTAGTAAATTTGTAGCTCTCAATGATGATGATCCTACAGTTAAATGTAATAATTGTAAAAATTATAAATCAAGATTATGAATTACCTACTTTCAACAGGTCAAATAACAAATCAAGTAGAATACTATATTATAGATCTTTTCAAACTCTACTTAAATATCTGGCCAAAGGATATTCCAGGAGCATCTAAGATTGGATTTAACTTTATTTTTACTAATACCAAGAAAAAGGATTTAGCATCTGAAATTACTGGTAGAGTAGAACAGTTAATAACAAAAATAAAAGAGAAATTTACAAAAACACTCGATATAAAAATTGTTTCACTCGACCTAATAGATGAAACAAAAGTAAAACTAGTAATAAGTGTTAATCAGGTAGAATCTGACGATATACTAGTTGATATAAATGAAACAACAGGATAATTATTATGAAATCATTACAAGATTATATAGATATTTATAGAGGAATAGCTAATAAACTTAATATTACCGGAGATTCTGTAGAGATTTTGTCTCAGATGTTAGCTAATGCATCTTTTATTAGTGAAGTAGAAAACATAGCCTATACACAAGAAGCATCTCTTGAGAAATCTACACTTATCAATTCAAAGATTCAACACTGTGTGGATGATATGTATTCGGTATTTCGTGGTAGTTGTCCTCGCGTAATTCTTAATATAAAACCTACTAAGTATTTAAGCTTTAATATTTATGATGAAATTATAAGTTCTAATAGTTTTAAGGCTTACTATTTAGGGTATTATGATAAAAACTATACACGGCCGGAAGGTTATGGAGATGATAAAGACATAGCTGGAGATGAAGGTTTTGTATATTCTCCAATTACAATGTCTCCGGCCGTAAATGATACTGATACTTATACTATTATATGTCTAATTGCAAAAGAAACAATTTCTAGGAAGTGGATCTTAAATCAAAACAATACTTACTATGTTAATTGCTTAGAAAACGACCTATCTGATGATTTTTGGGTTAAAGTTAATGATAATTTTTTCCCAACAACTAGATTATTCTCAGGACATATTTTAGATGGTAGTATTTTTGATCTTACTCTCCCTGGATTTGGTTCTAGACTTTATGTAGCAGATATTTTTAGAACAGTAATGGAAAGAGAAGAAACACAGACTCCAGCAAATACAACAATAGAAGCTCTTTATTATAAATTCTCAACACTCTCGGGATATAATACTTCAGAACTAAAGAAGCTTAATATTCGTGGAGCTGAGATGGTAGAATTTGATCCTTCTTGGTTGAGTGGACGAAATTATGAGATCTTAGGAACTGGTCTTGCTAGTATGTCTGAAGTTGATAGAGATAACTTAATTACTATTCATTACAAAGCTAATCGTGATAGATATGTAAATTCAATTTTACGTAGTAATTCTGATATCGGTACTGTACTTGAAGAAACTTATCCAAATAAAATTATTTCAGGTGGAACAACTTATAGATTTAGTAGTTCAGCACAAAGTAATTCTATCACTATCTACTATGTTTCATACTCTAATTCTACAATCCTAACAGAAGATGAAAAAACTAATTTCATTGAAACTAAAGGAGCTTACTATATAACTGATAAAATTACTATAGAAAGAGGATCTCAATATACAGCTATCTTTAACTTAGATGTAGAGATATATCAGAATAGTAGTATAGATTCAGAAGTTGGTGATATCTTGGATAATTATAGTAATAAGTTCAATATTAAATTTCCAGAGTTAACAGAAGAAATAAAATCTCTTATAAGTAAAATATCTAATGTAAAGAGAATAATTGACATGGAAATAACTTATACTAACGAAGATGGTTCTGTAGTTTCTCCTGAGATTGTATATGGAGAAAAGAATGTTGTATACTTCTCAATTAACTACATTATTAATTCAGTTATAGAATCATGAAAATATATATACCTAAACACTTAAGAAATATAGAAATCATAGATCAGCTTTATAGAATAATTGAGGATTACGAGGAACAATATTCTTCGGTAGTTTCAACTCAACAAGGTTCATTCGATGATTACTATATTTATTCTGGAAGTGATCCGGTGAAGAATTTCTTGAGATTATGTATTCCAAAATCAAGTCTCCCAGATAACCAAGATTACGAAGAAGTTATAAACTATCTTAGTAAATTATTTTACAGTGTAAAGGGAACTATTCAAGTATTTAATTATATGATACAATATCTTCCCTTAGATTTTGATGGAGAGATTATATATGACTCAGGAGAAATAACAGTAAACTTTGAGAACTTAAGTGTAGAAAATGAAAGCTTATTTTACGAACTTCTTAAGAAATTTTTAGATGCACTTATATACTATACCAGACTAAATACTAATATAGGTTCTGGAAGTATAGATCTAACAATTCAAAGTAAGTTCCAGAATTATATTGGAGCAAACTTAAGAAGCTATAACAAAATGACAGTAACGCCCTATGAAATTGATTATTAATAATAACAATTTTACGGATATCGGAACAGTAGTGTTTTACAGTCAAGATGACCTAGATAACCGTGAATACAGTAAAGTCCAGTACAGATCTAACAGTTCTTTACTTTACAATAGAGACTTTAGTGAGTATGACTTTTCGTATAATATCACTAAAGATAAATTTAATGATAAGTTTTTAGTAAATTATCTAGGAGAAAAAACCTTGAAAGAAATCGGAGAGACATCAAATTCCCTAGAAAAAATAGAATCAATAATATTCCCAACATCCTCTAGAGAAAATTTAACAGAGGAAAATGATAGATATTTCGGAACTACTATAATATCCAATCAGGTATTCGCGCTTTTTAAGGCCGCCGCTGGAATTAAACGTCTGGAGTTATACGAGGGGATAATCGACAAGAATAATAACAATTCTAAAGGTAGTGACTTTATAGATACTGATTCAATGGCCGCCGCTGGAATTAAACCTACTTCTACTCCTAACTTTATATTGATTTTAGGAGAACCAGACGAAACTACAAGCGGCGAGGATTTAGTAAGCGAGAAAGAACTCCTCGATGAAGTTACTGGAGAGAAGATGATTTGGATGCTAATTTCTAATAACTCCGAGGTGGAAAGTGTAAATCTATCTTATAAATCATGGGTAGATAGTACGAATCCTAACAGAAATATGAATAAATATCTTCTTAGAAACGATGAATATTGGTCTACGATAGATTCAGTTGGGATAATAGAAACTGTTGAGGATGTTCCAGAAGTTTTAATTGATGCAAATTCTAGTACTCTCTTAGGAAATGAGAAAATAGAAGATAGTAGATTATTAATTCTAGGTAATAAACGAGGATTAATTGAAATGTATAAAGGCGCCGAAGATTACCCCAAGTATTTTCCTTTTACTACATACAAGATTGGAGATAAGGTAATTCTAGGTGGAAAAGTTTGGGAATCAGTATCAGATAACAACTTTAATAATAATCCGGCGCTTTCATCTAAATGGATTCTTTCAGAGTTTCTAAATATAAATAAACCAATTAGAGTGGTTGTATCAGTAACTCCAGAGATTGGAGGAACTTGTAACCCTATCGGAATAATATCTATCCCTTCTGTCAAAACTCCTATTGATTTTAAGATATACCCTAATCCTGGATATGTTTTGAATGAAGATGTACCGTGTTTACTTGATGTGAAAGATTTAATTCCATTTCCACCAAGTAATAACTTTAATTATAATATTCCAAATAACCTAATAACAGTAACTAATTGGGAAGAAGTTCTAAAAACAAATCACCTAATTTTCAATCTAAAATATACAGGTTCTTATATAATTCTGAAAGCTAAAATATCAGGAGAAAGTGATGTATACGATTATGGTGAATGGAAAAGAAAATTTGGAGAAAATAATTTTATAGTATCTGAATTAATTATAGGTGATGAAACTAAATATGATCCCTTTATACAAGAGGATGGTAAAATAGATGTCCTAATTAATCAGAGAGCAGAAATTAGAATACCAGAACTTTCAGGGTATATTATTTCAAGAGTCTTAGCAAAATATGAAAATGGAGATCCAGATGCGCCAGAAATATATTATCCGGAACAAATCAATACTACTAACAGTATTGTAATTCCCGAAGTTAATTTCTCGGCAGCTACTCTTACATTAGAACTTAGCAGTAAACGAGTAACTATTAGTATTATAGAGTTCTCTGGGTTTGAAGTATCTAATAATTCATTAAAGATAAATTCTGGAGGTAACGCTGTATTTAAGTTTATTTCTGAAGATTATCCAAATAGTAACTTAGAAAAAGTTATTATAGAAGACTCTCAAGGAAATTCATTAACTATTAATAAGTTTACAGCAAACGGAAGTATTCAAAGTTTCGGTACGTCTCAAGTATCACTTAGGGCTGCAAATATAAATACTCCAGAAGAAGGAGAGTATACCTTGAAGTTAATGAATATATATTATAATACAACTATAAAACTTATAAAGAGATAATATGATACTAAATAATACGCACGTTCAAGGAATGTTTTTGTATTCAGAAGAAACTGAATATGAGAAAGGGGATTTTGTTGTCTATGGAAATACTATCTATATTTGTACAGCTAAAAATCCAACTAATAAAACAAATAATACTGTTTCTGGTGTTATTCCTGAAGAAAGTTCAGATAATTACTCACCATATTTAGGAGATAAATTAAATAATATAGAAGAGTATTTTAATTATATAAATCATTCTGAAGAAGAGCAAGGAAAGGAAGATAAATTAATTACTGCACATCTTTTATCTCAAATTTTATCTACATATATGATAGGATTTGATGAAAAGGGTATAATTTCTGAATACGTCTATCTTAATTCAGGGAACGATTCATTATCCATTTCATCTGAGTTATCTGATTTTTTAAATGGAACTGGAATTGATTCTAAAAACGTCTTGTCAATGATCTTAATCTCTCCGGAAATTAATAATGCTGTATTTAAGATATCGAGAAATCTTCCGGAAATAAGTGAAGTTATATTTAATGATGCTTCTAGTATTTATCCAGAAGATGCTAATTATGTAATTCTACGACAATATACTTATACTAATGAACCTAATTCAGATTCTATTTACAGACTTCAGGAATTAATAGATCCTATGGGTTCAGTTGTTAGGTATAGGTACGGAAAAGGTTATAATAACGGAGATCAGAATACTTTTGATAGTGTTACTTCTTGGTTGCCTAGTAGTATTGATAAAGAATGGATGGAGAATATAAAAAAACTTGAAAAACTTTACTTGGATAAAATCGAAGAATTAAATAACTTAGAAAAATCATTAGTAAATAATTTCCGTTTTAAAGAATATCCAATTCCAGAAACAGCTAATGTAATAGAATTTCAATGTACTGATAATACAAAAGATAATTACCTTCCTGTATCTGGATTTGATAAGGAGTCATTTATTCTTACAGTAATTACACAGGAGAATAATATAAATACAACGATTTCCATAGATCTTCTTGACGCTTATATGAGTCATGATGCAATTTCTAGTTATTATTTAACAGATAGTAGTGCTCTTGTTATAGTTCCTGGAAAGACAGAAGGAAATAAAGGAGAAATTGTTAGGCTTTATGTAACTAGTGGAAACATAGTGAATATATTTTATAGAGATAAGTACAAGAAATGAAAAAGATAGAATTAATAACCACTACTTCCGATAATATTTCTATATCACAAGTAACAGGTCAAGAAGATGAGAAAGAATATTACTTAACTGGAAATAATCGAGCATTAGTATGTAATGATTCAAATTACAGAATGACTAGAATATCTGAGCTAAGTAATAAATTAAAACTCAGAGATTGGAATGTAACTAATCGGAGGTTTGTTATCCCAGGTGAAGATGGCTCAGAAGGGAATTTACGAGTATGTATTGATGATTATTCTAAAGGTTCTGGAATAATAAATGAGGTTGATGAAAATACGAAAAGTATTGAAATTGATAAATATGAATTAACTGAAAAAGAAAAATCTCAATTTAATTCATATCTAGATTACCTCAAGAATAATAAAAATAATTACTTAAAAGAAATATATAACTTATATAATAGTATGAATAATAACGAAATTTATTTGTATAGTACTTCAAAAAATGTGGTTGATATTCTAAACAATTCTATTACTATCGATGTTATACCATTCAATTCTGATATCTATACCAATACAGTAGATTTAACAGAACTAATGAATTACTCTGTTAGTCCTGGAGTTTCTACTAAAATTGATCTTGGTATTCAATATTCTAAGTATGAAACTAGATATGTTGAAGATCCTGAAGACAAAGAAAAATTAATCTTAGTAGGTAACGAAAAACTATACTCTAAAGAAACAACATTCTCCGGACCTAGATATAATAAACAAGGAGAATTAATTTCTAAAGATTATATAGAAGAAATTGGATCAGATATTGTAATTGAATGTGTTAATAATATTATTAGAGTTGTATCTAAATCAACTGACATAGATGAATGTATTATTAGTAATTGTACAATAACTTATGGAAAATTATAATACAGGATATAGTACTTACGTTATTGGAAATTCTAGTAATATATCCAATAGCTTAGAAGTAATACTATATAATAAAAATGATAATTGGGATCCTAAGTTACCAAAAATATCTCTCTATAATATCGAACAAGTTTACTCAGGACTACTTACTTCCTCTGGCGGTAATTATATCAGATTAAATCGAACTACCCCAGAGGAACCCTTTAAATATGAAAATAATCTTCCTTCTGGATTTACTGTAATAATTTATATGAGTGTAATAGATAACACTCCTATTGGTTATACAGAGTTTCTAAATTCTCAGGGAAAAGGTAGTAATATAAATATTTATATATCTTTAGACTCTAGTATATCTAGCCAAATCCAGATAAATCTTAGTAATTTCTTAGATCAACTAAAGAATAACTCAACAACTGGGAAAAACTTCTTAGATAATGTAAATTTGTATAACTACTCTGGAGCACAAACTATAAAGCAAGACCTAGGAGCTGATAATTATCCAAGATATACTTCTCACGTATACCATATTCAAGATAATGAACAAATGAATCTCCTCTTAGATTATGGTATTGGGAATAGTACTGGTTTTCATAAAATTAATTTGAATCATGATGTTAATATAGATCCATACTCACATAATTATGAAAATCATCAAATTGGATTTTATGGAAAGGATATTGTATTATATTCTTGGACAGGTAATAAGTATTCTATCAAATCTTTAGTGAAAAAAACAAGATTTGGTAATCCTGAGGTATATACAACTTCATCGGGGGCAGACTATTCTATTTTCGAGGATATGAGAAGTAATCAAGAAATATTCTATTTTTCAGGAAGATTTATAATTACTATTGGAACTAATTATCCTAGTACTCTTGAATTATATGATATAGAGAAAAGTCAGTGGATTTCAACAGACTATCAAAACTTTTTCTTAGATACTCTTGATCCTAGAAGTAGAATTATATCTACTCCTGGAAATATCTCTAATAAAAGTATTACTAATTACATTCCAAGTATTAATAGTACTTTTCTAAATTTAACTGATTATACTAAATATACGAACATTAATATTATCAAAAAAGTTGGAGATTGGTATGTTTTTAAAAATAAACAATCCTCACAAAAAGATTTTCATATTTATAGTTGTATTGATAGATTAGTATATACAGTAAATACAGATGAAAGTCCAATACTGATTAATAACAGTCTCTTAATGATTCATACAGTAGATGAAGATCTGGGGTTAGATTATTATACTATCTATTATGAACCAGGGATTAGTTATTATACAGAAAAAGCTAGGGCAACATCAAGAAATTCAGAATTAGAATATTCAGAAGAACTCGGGATATTAGTTAGTAAGGATGAAGAGTTTGAAAAGTATAAGGGGTATTATAATGAGGGAAAAATATTGGTAATTCATCGAAATAATCCAACAGGTATATTTGGAACTATTCTTACGGGATTTAGAAGAAGCTATTTCAAAGCATCTCTTAAAACAGAAGTACCGAAAATTATAGCATCTATCTCTGGACTACTTTATTATATCGATGAAGATGGGTATTTAAATTATATATAAAATTATGAGAGTTATTTTTGAAAAAGAATTCTTAGAGAGTATAAAGAGGATAGATAACACACTAAAAATAACCAAATATGTAATAGGAACAATTTATAATTCATATACAGTTGGAGAAGAATTCATGGAGAAATTATTTTCAGGATCTTATCTGTATAATGATGTTAGAAAAACCTCAGAATATCCTCTAAATTCAATCTGGGATAGTAATAAAAAACTCTTAAAGATTAATATTGATATCCCAGAAGAAGAAAAAGCTGCCTTAGTTGAACCTAGCTCAGAGTATTGTTTTATTTATTGTTATGGTATATATCCAGATCGATCGGAAAGAATAGCATTTATAATAACTGAGCTAGAGGCTGCTGAAAGAAAAATAATTAAGTTCAATAGATTAGATTTAAATATATCATCTAATCTTTTTGAATTATCTTTTCCAGAATATACAGAAGCAAACATTGAAACAATAGCTGATAGTGATACTGTATTTTTGGAAGGTATAGGAATTGATTATGGAGTTAATATCTTTACCTCACTGGAAGAAAAAATAGTAACAAAAAAATCTTACTATAAGTATATAAGAAACAAGAAAACAAGTGGATATAGTAGTTCGTTCTTATACAATAATATATCTGGTGAGAAAATATATAATAACTCTGTGATTAGACAAATTACATCTATTCTATCGTTTTCAGCATTAGAAGATACTAGTAGTCTTAAAAAATCTGGAGGGTATATAAATCTATTAGGAACATTAGAATGTGATATGTATAGATTGATAAATGATTATAATATTTCAAAAATAAAGGAAAAGGTTAAAATAGATATAACATCTCTGCCTGTAATTGAAATCTTGGTGAAAGAAAGTAATGGACTGGAGTTTAAAGTAGATCAGGTGAATAAAAGATTAATATATTCTGCTAATACTACTGGAAAAGAGTTAAATTTAGTGATAGTCTTAAAAATTACTAATCTAGATCCAATAACAAAAAAGACGAGTACTATAGAATCAGGAGAGATTAGGTTAACTCAATTTGCAATATAATAAATCATGAAACTATCTTTAAAAGAGTTCGTTGAGGCTATAACAGAGATAGATAAAAACATAGGATTTTCGAAGTTCGTGAAGTATATTTTTATCTTCTGTTTAGTCTTAGCTATATTTAATTACAAAACTATAATAAAGGATACTATAGAAATATATTCTGAAATTTCTGATAAGATACACTCCGAAAAAATGGAACTTAGGGATCAGTTATTAGCAGAATTAAAACCTCTCCTTACAGAATTTAGAAGTAATTCTAGAGCTGATAGAATATTATACTTCGAATATCATAATTCTAAAGAAAATCTAGTATCTATTCCCTTCAAATACGTAGAACTTCTCCAACAAGATAATGGTTTTGCTGTACCTTCCATAGATCCAGAACAGTATAAAAGTATAAATACTGGATTAATTACTAGTATCTATGAAGATATTAAGTTTGGAGAAATTGTATATTGTGATGGTCCAAGAGATAGCGTATTTATGGAAAAATATCCTGGAATATATGAATTAGTAAATAGTAGAGATGGTTCTAAAAGACAAATATTTATTAGTATTCCTGGAATTAATCAACCTATTGGATTAATTATTCTGGAATGGATAAATGAATCTAATATAGAGTTGAATGTAGAAGAAATTAAGAAAACTGCTACTTATAATTATATACCACGAATAAATGCCTTAATTCTATCAAAGTCGCCCGATAGAAATAAGTGGTTATAATTATGAATAAAATAAATAACAATAATTTTTATAAAACAAAAACTTATGAACGAAGAAGTTAAAATTTATGAAGATGCTGCTTGGGGTAAGTATGGAAAAGATATTATTCCTAGTAGATTTTATCAGGTCTATAAAATTGAAGGTCCTTGGTTAGGAGATGATGAAAGTACTTGGTATGAATTCGATAGTGAAGATAAAAGTGCTACAGTTTTAGAACCTGTATATCCTAATTACGAAGTCAATAAATATGGTTTGACTGGTGATAAAGAAGTGGTTAAAGTTACTATTACTCCTAGCAAAAAACTTAAATCACAATATCCAGATGCTTTAGTAAGTATTGATGGTAAATTCTATGATCTAGGTATTCTTAATAATCCTGTTGAATTCTATATGGATAAAGATCATAAAATTTCTATTATTTGGTCTACTGCAGAATTAGTTGAATCTTTCCGAATTATCAAAATTAAATAACAGAAATTCTCTTCTGAAAGCTTCAAAACCTAAATTATGAGAATAGACTTAGAAAAATTATAAAACTAAGTCTATTCTTTTATTATTTTATTCAATTATAAATAAATAATTATGAGTAGTTTAAATTCTTTTCAAATACAAATTTCCAGAAGCAAATACATAGAACGAGATAGAAGTATAGCAAGATTAAGATTAAATCAACATGAATTCTTAATCGGAGAGCCTGTTATGGTTAGATATTATTCTAATCCTGAACAAACAGAAACAGATACTATATTCGCTCTAGGTATTAAGAATGGAATAGGAGAAGACTGTTATCAAGTTGTTACACTTGGCGGATTAGATTTAGTTCGAGATGTAGTAACTGAACTTCCAGATGTATCTCTTCTTGTACATGGAGAATTATATCTTTACAAGGATGAAGATGGAATTTGGAATTATGTATACGAAACTGGTGGGGTTAGACAAATAGAACCTATAACTGGTGGTCCTTTCATTTTTAGTAATATAGAAGATAAGTATAGATGGTTTTATCGTGATGGAGTATTAAAACGTGAAGATGATTTTTATACTAAGTCCGAAATTAATGAAATGATTTCTGGTTGGGATGTTAGTATTCAAGATGCTCTTAAAAGTCTAGAAGAAATTAAGGAGTTAACTTATAAAAATCATTCAGCTACATTCCCATTAAGAGTTAGTTTTTATGATTCTAACAGACAAGATGATGGCACTACTCCTCTATATCAAACTGGAATTAGAACCGCTGTTAACTTCTTAATCAGAGTAACAATCCCTGATATAGATATAAAAACAGGTGAAGCAAATACATATGAAGTTACTAATGATTGTATTTTAGAATTAAATGGTACACAAATAACTCTCCCTGAAAGTAATAGATATACAGTCTTAGGTCTTACAAATACAACAGAATATAGATTATCTGTTAAATATACGGATCCAGATACAGGAATTATAAGAACTGCAACTTCATATTATACAGTTAAGTTTGGTTACAATTTCTACTATGGACAAATTCCTGAAAGTGGGTGGAATATAACAGAAGCTGCTTTAAATTCTCTTGAAAACACTGTAGTTGGAAATGAGAAATCAATTGTTACTTTCCAAGGAGATCTTAACTCACAGAAAATAGCTTTTGCATATCCAAAACTGTACGGAAATCTTATGAGTATTTATGATACAACTTCTGGAATGAATCATATAACTGATTATTCAATAGAGTCTTGTAAAGTAAATGATATTGATTACAATGTTTATGTAAAAGATGTTGCATTAAATTATAATAATTTTCAACAAGTTTTTTCATTCTCATTACCAACATTCTTCGAAGGAATATCTACAGAAAATTCTAGTGTAAATGCAACTGACTTAGAAAATCTGAGACAGGAGATTTTAGGTGGAGCTAGCATAAATTATAATACTCTTGGAAAACTTGAACAAATTATTAAAGGATTATCAATACGTGAAGGCTTTATTGGTGGTCCTGGAATTAATTTAGTACAACTTGAAGATGGTAGTACAGAAATTAGAGTCAATGTTGATAATTCTAGTATTGTAACTGATTCTAATATGTCTATAGCTGCTAAGAATATAAGCGGTGGAAAATATTAATAAATAAAATAAATTATGGCAAATAAAATAGGTTCAAATTTTTTATTACCCGCTAAAGTATTCCTAGATAAAAGACAAGGTATAGTTAGTGGAATAGGAGAATTAGGAACATGGGATTATGATAAATACCCTATTCCTGATGGATTTGAAGTATTTGTAGATGGAAAATGGTATACTTACTATAAGGATATAGAAAAAGATTCAATTACAGGCTTTTTCAGAATTCGAGGTGGTATTAATGTACTTCAAACCACAGGTTCATCTGAGGATGATGTTATGTCTCAGAATGCTGTAACTAATGCATTAAACGGATTAAATGAGAGAATTCAAGATATTATACACAGTCTTGGAACAGTTCTAGAGATACGATTACTTCCAGATTATACAATTTCGGGTAATCCAACAGTAGGTGGAGGGCTTTATGAAAATGGAACTAGAATACAACCCTCTTTTGCTTGGGAAGTTTGGTATAATGGAATGAAATTAAAAAGAAAAGATGTTAGTGTAAGTATATATATAAACGGAAGTTTTTATTCTGGAGGAATGAATAATCCTAGCGAAGATGAAGATGAGTATACTTGGGTATGGATTTATAATCAAAATATTTCAAGAGATACTGTAATTACTCTATCTGTTTTATACGGTAATGGTAGTTCATCAGACTCTATTGGATCTGTTAGTATCTCTAAAAACATTACCTATGAATTTATTAATTCTAGAATTTGGGGTAAATCTAAAACAAACGATATTAGTAAGATTGTAATTGACGGAAAAACTTACGGAAATAGAAGTCTATCTAAAGAACGTTCAATTGTTTTAAATAATGTAGATTGTAGCGTAGATGATGAAGGTAATGATTATACTTCAGGATTATACATATATTACATGATTCCTACTGAAATTTATGGAGAAGTTAATGAAAGTGAAGATCCTATAAGACTTTTAACAGGAAATATGGAAAATAATGCTTTCTCTTGTAAATTTGGTGAAGAAGATTATTCTGTAATAGTATTTGATTATCCTCAAACAGGAGTTTTAAATATAGAATTTAAATAATATGGAAAAAAATAAAAAAGGTATAAATGTTTCAGCTCCTATAGTTCCTTATACTGATCAAGATACATACCCTACCCATGAAGCAATTTATGGAAAAGGTGGTTGGAAAAGTGTTAGAACAATAGAAGATCTTAAAGCTATTCCAAAAGAAAGACTTGAAGATGGCTGTATAGTAAGAGTTGTGGAATCAAGTAGCTCTTCAGGATCTGCAGTTGAATTTTATTACGATAGTAGTATAAAAGATGGAGCTTCAATACCTAGTTCTATCACTGATCCAATTGAGAGAGAAGTTTATCCATATAAGTTCAGAAAATGGGCTCCTGGATATCTTCCTACAAAATTGAGTGATCTTGAGAACGATATGGCTTTTATTGCAGAAGTTCATAATACTGAAGAAAATGGAGATTACGTATATTTAGATCCAAATAATGCAGATGATAAGAATGCTATTGAAAAAATTCTAGTAGGTAGAGCTAGAGGTATTTATCAAGAATTAGCATTAGCATTTTTAAATAAGAATTCATCTACTACAGTTAAAGTAGATACTAATGAAGATGGCGTAGTAGATGGAAATGATAATAGTATTCCAATTCATGGTTTAGTTACAGTAGATGATACTGGGAAAATACCAAATGATCTTCTGGAATATCCCGGAAAATATGTAGAATCTCTTGTAGCAATATTTCCTGATGATTTTTGTTATGATCCTCTCGATCCAGCTTCTTGGTGGGATACTGATGACAAAGGAGTACTTGTAAAAGTTGCACCAGGAGGACCAAAACCAGCAGATTATCCAAATTCAGATCAATCTGAAGCTTTAGGTTGGGATCATCCAGAAGTAACTGAAAAGGATCAAAAATATTATATCTCTGAATATTACAAAAGCAGTGGAAATAGTAATAGTATAGTAGATAATGCTTATCGAAATAAAGTAGCTGTTGTAACTTCTAGTGATCCTAACGATTTTTCTTGGACAGCATCAGATCCAATCTGGAATGATATTATTTATGTAGATGAATTTAGAAGAACTGCATTTATTGTTAAAAATGATGGTATTATTGTAGAAAAAAGTATTGGACGTGATTTAATTCGAACTATAGAAGAATTAATGAGACCAGCTACGATTCTAGAAGTACCTACAGAATGGAATAACTGGGGAATATCTGCAAAAGTAGCTTATCAGATTCTTCTTGAAATCGATAAAATAGTTGCTTGGGGAGAAGATATATCCGATGAGAGAAATCAGAGAAAAGAGGCTGATGCTGCAATAAATGCTAGAATTGATGATCTTTGGGATAAACTTAATGCTCATATTCAAGACAAAAATAATCCTCATAATGTAACTCGTGAACAACTTGGTGTTGGAGAAAGTGATGAAGTTACGTTCTCTAAAGTTACAGCTAATGGATTCTTTATGTCTGTCGGTTCTGCTGGAAAAATGGCCTCGAAAGAAGTAATGATGAGTGATCTACCTGCTGAAGAAGAAACTCACGAGGAAGAAGTTATTAGTGCCGTTAGCGAAAAAACATCCTCGGCACAACTATTAACTCCTCGTGTAAAAATATCCAGCAGTAATAATCCATCACTTAGAGTAGGCCCGAGTGATGGATCTTATGAATGGCAGGAAGAACTTAAAAATGAAAAAGAAGAACGTGAAGCCGCTGATGCTGAATTAAATAAGAGAATTGATGAAGTAGAAGCAGCTATGAACGCTCACATTGCTAGAAGAGATAATCCTCACGAAACTAATCGAGGACATCTTAAGATTGATACTACTGATGCTGTTGTATTTAGTAAAGTTAATGCTCCTAACGGTTTCTTCCAAGCTAATGGAACTCCAGCAGTATTTAAAGTAGCAACTCTCGATCCAAAAGAAGAAAAACTTAATGAACTTGAGTCTAAGATAAAAGAACTTGAGGCTGAAATTGCAAAACTTAGAAAGGTATGATTTCAAAATTAATAAAAAACGGAGAAGATATATTTCTGCAAACAACAACTAATGCAGTAATTGATTCTAGTAATAAAACTCTAACTACTATCATTCAAGACCTAGAGAATAATATTTCAGCACTTGAAGCAGAAAATGAAAAACTCAAGGAGACGATAGAGATATTAGAGAAAACACTTACTGATAAAATAACTGAACTAGGAACTAATCTAACTACAAAAATAGAAGAGGTAAATACTAACCTAACTACTGAAATAGGTAAGATTAATACTAGTATCACACAGATTAATGGTAAGATTACAACTCTTGAAAATAATGGAACTGACTACGAAGAAAGATTACAGATGCTTGAAAAGAAAACTCAGAGATTGGGTGAATCTGGAAACTTTAATCAACAAGTTAGCGCTCCAGGATTTTTCGAAAGATAATATAATGGGGAAGAACGATTATAAGTTCTTCCCTTTATTTTCCTTATATATGTTATGAAAGAAATTTATATAAACTCGCCATATTCGATTTGGAACGAACAAGAAATAATAATTCCCATAAAATTTCCATTCAGATCTAAAAAACATATGATGGATACTATAGGATCTCATTGGGAGGATCCAGAAAAAGTACTTAATATTCTAGATAACAGAATTAAAAAGGGAATACTCTTCGATATGGTCTTAAAAGTTAGTAATCGAGGAGGACAATATAAGAGATTTGGAATTAAACAATTTAGGTACTGGATATCTTTTCGACCATATATATTAAAACTTGAGGAACTTAGACTTCATGAGAAAAAGATTAAGAAAGGTAAGTATATCAAGTACCTAATTCCTAATCCTAAACAAATTTCACCATATAAGATGGATCGAAAGACTTTCTTGGAAGATTACAAATATATGAATAAATATTATGATTCTGTTTTATTTAAGTATTCTCTTCACTATGTCTTATATAACTTAAAAGCCTTATAAGTGTATTATAAACTTAAAAGAAAACAGATATGGAAAAAGAAGAAATTTGTTTACGTCTCATGGAATTAATGAGGGTAGAGACAATAAATCACAACTTGTTTTTAGCTAAGCAAGGAGATTATGAAGAAAAATCGGGGAAAATTAAAAGAGAATATTTCTTCGAGAAATACAAAGAGTACAAAAATGGAACTTTCAATTCATTAGAGAAAACGAGGAATGACTTCAAAAAGGAGTATTTTGATAGGATAGAGGAAGTAAGAAAAAAGTACAGTGAAGATTGCATAAATTTTCAAAGAAATCACGAGATGCTTATTTGGAAAATTAAAGATCTGTTACACACTGCAAGATTTAAATGTCCTGATGAAAATGTTATAAAGGATGTTGAAAATTTCTTAAAAACCTGTGAATTACTTAGAAAAGTAGCAGAAGAAATCAGCCTTGATCAAATTGATAGTGAAATGAAAATGGAAAAACTTAGGGAGCTTTTATAAGCTTCCTTTTTTATTCTCCTCAAAGCCTTATTAATGATAGTTTTGTTTAAATCAAAAAATTCCCTGGTCTGTGAAGATCGGGGTTTTTGTTTCATTCCTTGAAAGCCTTATATATGTAAAAAGAATTTAAAAGAATATGGAAAAAGAAAACAAAAAGAAAGAGAAAAATTATTGGAAATTAGCATTTATAGGAATAGGTCTAACATGTGCGGTTGTCAGTATAATTAATTCACATAGAACCCAAAAAAAGTTAGACATTGTCCGTGGAGAAAATCAAAATCTCCAAACAATAAATAAATCCCTTCTGAGACAAATTCAAAATTTAGCCTATCAGAATGGGAAATTGACACAAAAAAGAACTTAAAAATAAGAATATGGAAGAAAGTGTTAAAAAAGAACAACGTCAGTATTGGGCGGTTAATAGAACTTTTCACAGTTCTATGTTCGAAGAAGTATTTAAAGTAGGAGGGAAAGTAATATTTTATACTATCTCTCTTGAAGAACTAAAAGAAATTAGTGAAAATACTCCAATTAACATGAGATTTTTAGGGAATGGAGTCCCTTATAAGAACGCATTAGATAAAGTTGGAGTTAAGTACAAAACAATAACAGATGATGTAGTGTTATCTCCTAGTCGTAAGGATGTACTTTACACTATTATTGGTAACACAACTGTTAAAGAAGATCAAACGGAATTTCCTGACTATACGATCATAGAAGTATATGTTTGTGAAATATGCCGTTAATTAAAGTAAAACAATAAAAATAAAAAAAATGGAAAGACTAGAAAAAAATGCTTACCAGGAAAAATTGGTAAGAGGTCTGTTAAATTCACTTAGAGAAAATAAAACTATCTCAGACGTACATGTAAAAAACTTAATTAGCGAAGTTCATAGTGAAATTGGAAGAAGCTTGGATAAAGCTTTAATCAAGAGAAAAGCTGATGAGTTGTTATTCACATGGATGAACAGTGAATTAAATATAGTGAAGAAAGAAATGAAAGGAAAAAGAACTCCACTTGTTATTAAGCTGAAAAATGAAGAAGCTATGAATGACGAGGAGTTTGAAATCTTCACTGAAAAAATACTTGAAAAGGTATTAGTAAAAGAATCGGGAAGAGTAAGAAAAGAGCCGGAAATAAAAGAAGAACCGGAAGAAATAACTACTCCCTCGAAGAAAAGGAATAAAGAAGAAAGAATTAGAATAAACACCTTAGACAATATCATGGAAGCGCTAAGTTATTCTATTACATATAACAGAGGTGACGGAGTAACTGGAAATAATGTTGCCAAGGTATTAGGTGTGAAAAGAATAAATCAAATCCAAATAAAAACTTGGGTAAATGGTTTATCAAAACATTCAGTAACGCTAAATGTATATTATGACGGAAGAAATGATAAGTTGGTATTCAGAGAAGCGGAAAAAGACTTATCTATCTGTTGTGAATTATACAGAAAGATTACAGGAAAAGAACCAAAAAGAGAATATTTAAAACTCTTAAGTGGTAAAGAAAAACCGAAAGTATTAGTAAGTAAGACTAGTTCTGCAATAGTAATGAAGGAATCAGTCATTGATAAGAAAATGATTAAAGAAGATTCCTATGAAGATTTATATTATTACGCTGCAGGAATAATTGTTGAACATAGCTATAAAGCGGTAGATATTGATTCATTGTGTACTAATTTGAGAAAATTAGGATATGATGTATCAAAAACTGAACTTCAAGGAATCCTAAGAAAAAGAGCTGAATTTTCTGTAGTAAGATATGGAGCAGCAGTAGGATTAAATGAAGGAGGATGGAAAACTTGGGATGAAATCAAAGAAAAATTCAATCCCAAGAATAACATAAAATGGGTAGATTGTAGACTATCACTAACTCTGGAAGAAATAAAAAATATCTTTCCAGAAACTGAAACATTGTCTATGATAACCGAAAGAGATGGATTTTATAGAATATATTATAATGGATCGCTCACTGAATTAACGAAGTGGATCCAATTAGCGACAATATCCATCGGAGCAGAAAACTTAAGCAGTTATATATTTGATCAAGATTTAGTTAAGAGAATCAAGACAAGAATAAATCTGCTTAATGAATTTATGCTGAAAGAGGAATTAGGATGTAAATTAGAAACATTATAATCCCACTAATAATTGATGAAAACCGAAAGTCTGTGAAGATGAGTAGGTTTTTATTTTTTGTCCCTTCAAAGCCTTATTAATGTATGGAATAATCTATAGAACTTGATATATAGTAGAGTTTTATAGATTTTCTTTTTACAACCCTAGAAACAATAACTTAAAAAATTAAAATATTATGGATTTATTTGGAAGAAATAAAAAGAAAGAAGAAACTGCCGAACTAAAAAGACAGTGTGAAAAAATCGAAGATAATATCATAAGATTATCAATGGCAATATCAGATAATCGACAAGATATTTGGGAGATTTCAGAATTGGTTAAACAAGGAGACGCGTTAACCGAGAAAATAATTGAAAAAATTAATGAACAAGAAAAGAAAGGAGGAAAGTGGTATGAAAGAATTTTTAGAAAATTCTGGTAAGGTTATAAATAAACTTACAAGAGATCAGTCCTTTAATAATCAACAACTAATAAATCTAAGGAAATCTGCAGAACAAAGAGTAGCATTTCTAGAAAATGTTTTGATTTCTAAAGGTTATCATGAAGACGTTATGGAGATAAGAGAAAAATTTGCTCTCGAAGAATTAAACAATAAGATGATGGTTCGAGAGGAAAAATTACTAATTCTCCCTAAGTTTGAACACCTAGTATTAGCAGCGCAACAAGAAATAAACCCAGAACCAAATTTTAGTGGTATATATCCTTGGGCAGAATCTTATAAAACATTAGATCAGAGGTTCAAGGATACAGTAGACTTAGACCAAACTGAACATTTAATTTGTATAGGTTCAGCAATGGTAGGTTTTGCGGTAGATATGGTATTTAGAGGTGGTCCGGAAAAAGTTTCAGGAATTTCGGGAATGATTCAGAGTCTCTTCGATAATAAACTTTCAGAAGAGACAGTGAAAGAACTTGAAAAACAGGCTAAAGTAACATTTGATCAATCAGTTAACTCTCAGAAATTTGTAGAGAGGGCTGGACATAAGATTAAAGGACTATCACCTAGTCTTCATCATATTACTGGAGTAGGTCATGATCCTAGTCCCGCCGGTATAATAGCAGGTGTAAAAGACGTGATGAAAAATACGGCGACTTTTATGGACTCTGGAGAAATTCGAACAATAGACATGGAAGGATTTTTTAAAGATGGAAATAAAAGAGTTGCTAAAAAATTAGTAGAAGCATTTAATCTAGTAGTAAAACATCAACTCTCGGATATAAATGGAACCAGAGGATTACCAGCGCCGTTTACTTTCGTGATTGGATACCTGGAAAATTTCGGCGACTATGGACAATTAATTTTTGGAATAGTTGAGAAAATGTACCTGGAAGGATATGATTTTAGATATCACCTTTCAACATATCCAGCTGCATTAATAACAGATATCCTAGTAAGAGTATGTTGGGCAATAAAGCTAATAAATGAATCTGAAGGTAAATTAACAATAAAGAAAGTAATCCCTATGGTAAATTTAAATACTATAGAAGGATCAAAACTCGGAAGAATGTTATCTTATACTCACTTAGAAGCTGTAGCACTTAATACTGGATTTATAGCTGTTACTTTTAAATGTACGGCTGGAAAAAGTTTACTCAAATTTAATTATGGAGAATGGGTTATGTTAGCAAGATATGGCATAACACAATCTAGATGGTTAATCACAAAGAAATCAAAACTGAGAGATAAATTTAGAGAAGGAAAATTCGAAGAAGCAATGAAGGATTTTGAAGAAACTTATAAAGATTTATTTGGAGGTTATATTATTAAAGTAGAAGAGGAGGGTTAAAATTTCCCTCCTTTTTATTCTCCCCTCAAAGCCTTATTAATGTATAAATAATTAAATAAAAATTAAAAGATTATGAAAGAAGAACAAGACGAAAAAAAGAAGAAAGGATTAAGTAAGAAAACAGTTAAATTACTGATCTTTGGCGGAATTGCAGTATTGGTGATCGGAGGAATTGTGTATAGGTTAAAGACTTCGAAAGGAAAGACGAAGTTGATCAATGAAGGAAAACCGCTAGATTACTATTACAGACAATCAGGAAAATATAAACTGGCTCCTCTTACAATGGATACAGGAGTCGGAACATTAAATCTTTCAAACCTAGAGAATACAAACGGAGACTGTTTTTCTTTAGGTTATATAAAAGATGTAAAACCTCTTGGAGATGCAACAATTGAAGGAGGTGATGTAATTAACGTAGAATCTGGAAAAACTACAAAAGTGAATCTAACAACAAAAGTAGTATCACTTGCCAGATTATTATGTGGAGCAGAGTTCGTTAAAACAAGTTTTGAAGTAAGAGGACTCTAATAAAATATAGAAGATAGGACATTCAAAAATCCTGTCTTCTTTTTTCTCCTCCCCGAACAAACAAAAAAGAAGAAGATAAATCAAAATATCTTCTTCTTAATTTTATTCTATATTACAGTTCCTTAAGAGCAGCTTTTATTGAACCTTTAATCATCTCTTGAATTCCTTCTTCAGTTGTCATTGCTCCTGATAACGAGAATTTCCAAGAGTTTCCTTCTCCAGTTCTAACAAAAGTACCAAGAACTAATGCTTTCTTACCAATAAAGTCTGGATTATTGTCGATCTGGAAGTCGGCGAAAGTCTTAAGTTGATTAATCTTATTACTATCTGTTACTTTCATATCCGAACTATAGATCTTCATAGTCGCCGAAGGAATATGATCGAATACAAGCGCTTTAGGATCTCTTCCCATGTGCTGATAAATATTCAAAATCACAGCCATATATTTTACTTCCGGCGCAACTTTTCCAAGCTCCATTCGAATTAACTCATTATCACCTTTTGAGTTATTCTTTCCAGTTAAGTCATCACCAAGTAAACTAGCAACTGAACCATCTTTAGAAATTTGATGTCCGTAATAAACAATATCATACTGTTTCTTAGACTTATCAAACATTACAACGCTAGCATCAAGATCAATATCAAGTTGTTTATCAAGTCGGAGTGTTCCAGGATTATCTACTACTTCAGTTTCGATTATCTCTGATGGACCTGTACCAAATAGTTTTTGAAAGAAGTTACCTGTCTTAACTGTCTTTCTTTCAACATGAGTCCTTCTTCCAGTTACTCCACCTTTGATTACTGCCGGAGCCCATCTAAGCCCTACATAAACATAATCAAAGTTTTCACCTTCTGTTTCTTGATTTTTTCTTAGGCTAATTGTTCTTGTACCATTTTTTCTTAAGCTAATTACTCTTTCTTCCATAATTGTTTATATTAAATTAAACTGTTTTAATAATTTCATTTCTAAGTATATCCCGAAATTAGGAGTTGTTTCTGGGTTTATTAAGATTTCTAGAAGTGTTTCCGGAGTTTCTTTTAAAAAATCTACTTCATCTTTTGAAATAATACTTTTAAAGAAACTATCATCATTGATATAATCAGAACTTATCCATTCCGCATAAGAATTTCTAAGTAAACGACCTAAATTATTTCCTAAAGCTTTGTGTGAATGAATCACAAACATAATCCTTTTAGAATAATCATTATACCATCGTAACGGACCTGCATTTTTATAAACATTCACAATACTATCACTATATATTCCAGGACGTTTTAAAGATTCTACCGGAAATCGTAAAGAAATCTTATCTAGATCGATATTCTCTAAAAGATCATTATATCTAGCTTCAAACAAATCTCGATGATACTTAATTCCTGAGTTATCGGTATTATAGTCCATACTCCACTCAATCTCAAACTCTGGAAAAATCAAATATTGATATATACCTCTAGTACTCCCTAAAAAACATGTATAATGAATCGCCTTCATTAAATATCTGACTCTTTGAACTTAAGGCCATATTTTACCAAACTCTTAAATAAAGTTTGATTAGACCCTTCTCCGAGTGCTGTAAAAGTGAATTTATTACCTTCAATTCTTGTCATTTTTCCAAAGACTAAGATTGTATCATCCTTATAATCTTCATCAAGTCGATATACAAGTTTAGCAATATCTTTTCCATCCTCATAAGCTCTAACTTCCGCACCCTTAATCATCTTAAAGGTTTGTTTTCTAGAAGTTGAATCATAGATATTAATTAAGAATACAATATCTTTTACTCTTGAATTGAGCTTTCCAGGATAAATAATACACTCCTCTCCATCTCCAGAGCCGTCTCTATCATCACCTGAATGCACCACACTTCTTTCAGGATCTGTAAATTTATAATCCTCTGTTTGTTCAAGACTACCATAGAAAACTAGATGATCTGGAGATAATGCACGACCTCGCTCATCTAATTCTACTATGATTAGGTCAATATCAAAATCTTCATCACTACTAACAGATCTCTTGTTTTCTTCCCAAACAACTTCTACTTTAAGCTGTTTAAGTCCTTTTGTTAATGAAATTTGTCTTCCCTTAACCAAAGAAATTTCTCTTTCTTCCATAATTGTTTTATTTTTAATTACATTTATAAGAATTTCAAGGATTTATTAACCTAAACCAAATATTTAACTAATTTACCTGCTGGATCTGGATAACCTTTAAGTTGATATAAACAATTTGAGATTATTTTAAATAGATAATCAGCGTTCATATTCATTATCCTCTTCGAAAAATTTATTGTAGTTCTAGATATAAGATGTAAATCCTCCCAAAAATTATTATAAGAATAGTCCATTTGTCCTGTTAAACAAAGAGCGATATACTTGAAAAATGATCTGTAGGTTTCTGAGTCATAAGTAAATCCTCCTCTTGCTTTTATAGCACCTACATATTTTAATTCTCCAGAATTTTTCATCTTAAGTATATCATTCTTTAGACTATTTATATAATCTATTGCAGAATCTTCAACATATTTTTCCACAAAATCAGATCCTAATTTACTTTCTATTACACCTTTATCTTCAATTTTAATAAATCCGTATTGAGGTGAATTAGATGGAACAGCTAGTTTTCCTTGAGTTTTAATCCTATCAATAAATCCATCTATTTGCTCCATCCAGTGTTCTAAATTACTATTCCTTTCATCATAGAATTCTGCCATTTTGATTAACTCATATCCTATTTCATCATTATATTTGGACACGCAGTATAATGAATCTGTTCTAGTTTCTGCAAATTCCTTTTGAATTAAATTTCGTTTAATTATCATATTAGTTATATAAAAATAATAAATTGAAGAGAGTAAAATTAATTACTCTCTCTCTTTCTCCAAATTTCTTCTTGATCTCTCTCAGCTTTCTCTATATCTAAAAATCCTGTTTTCCGATTTATGTATTCTCCCACCTTATGCCCTGTATCTCCAAAAGGATAATCTGATAATGTCTTCAATAACCATCTCTTAGCTCTTTTATTCTTAGATATTAATAATAACTTAAGAATTACATTAATATCCTCGGAACAATCCAAAATAGCACTATCTAATACACGAACACTATAAGCATACATGTCATCCGTCTTTCTTTTAATTTTTAAGAAAATAATGTTAATATAGAATGTTGGAGATTTATCTAATTCAGAAATTTCTCTTTCTACTATTTCAATTAGTATCCTTCGATCTTTATAATAATCTTTTGTTTCATATTTCTCAAGATCGCCAAATGTCATTCGTTTCTTTTTTCTCATAATTTTTTCTATTTTTATTCATCTATAAGGCTTTTAATGTTATTTTCTTTTTAATAATTCATAACCTCTAATCTGCTTTCTAGTTCCATCCTCTTTCTTTTCATACATAACTACTGATTTAACGTCAAAATAGTTTTCAATATCACTAGCTTTCGGTGTAGCATCATAATTAATAGAATTATAAAGATTTCCAAGTTTTACCTTGAGATCTGATAAACTATAGTTATCATAATTCATGAAAATCAATGAAATTATGATTTATAATTAAATAATTCTAATTATAGGGTGAACTACAACACCCATTACACCATTATTCTTGATAGTAAAATTATCAAAACATCCTGGCTTACATTTTCTGAGAATATTAAGAGATCCATTTACATCTGCATTTATTAATCTACCACCTCCAGATTTAAATAATCCCCTATGAACTCTTTTACCTAAGTATACATTATGCTTTCCTATTACTTCTAAATCTAAGAAGCTACATTTACTGGTATATTCCTCTGTTACGATATAAAAATTAATTCCTTCTAACCTACACTTATATTCTAACATTGAAATTAATTTCATAAAAGGAATTTGTACGAAATTCTGATTTCCAATTTTCCCCAGAGAAGTGTCTTGTTTCCAACCTTTATTATTACCTATCACTAACGTATTAATATGTTTAGATACTAAGTGATTCACTATATCTCTAGAAATCTTATGAAAATAATCATTTATTCTGAGTTCCCTCTTAAGAGTTATCTTCTCTAATCTCTTACTCCACTTCTTTCTTTTAGATTTATTTGTTTTATCTAATACTCCTTTATAATATGCTATATCTTTATTATATTTGTGATTCCAAGATTTAACTTTCTTTCCAGACCATACTACTGGAATGTCTCTTAGAATATTAGTAGTTAAAGTTACTAAGTTATCTACTCCTAAGTCTATTCCTGCATACCTATGGTTATCTGGAAGAATTTGCTTTTCTTGTTTCTTATATACCACTTCTACTACTATATGAGAACCTCTCGGTATTATCCTAACTTGACATAAATCTTTATATTGTATTTTTGTGGTAATATATACATTATCTACTCTGCTAAATTTTATTCTACTATTACTTTCTAGTTCTTTTTTAGATATAGATTGATATGTATATACTACTACGAACCTACCATCTATTGGATCTAAATATCTAGGAATTTTAGGTCTTCTTTTAAATTTCTTAGGATTTCTTTTATATTCCTTGAGAGCTGCAAAGAAACTTTTAAAATTCTTATCTACTAACATCATAGTTTGTTGTGATGTTTTAATAGGTAATTCTCTATAATCAAATTGATTAGTCTTTTGAAATTCTTTCTGAATAGAGTAGTATCCTAGGTATATTCCAGAATTAAAATATTCTTGTCGAATCTTATATAATGTAGAATTATACAAGTTTTTTGATTTAAAACAAAGTTCATCTAGGGTCGGGAAGAGTGGATTATTCTTTTTTATCACATGTCTCTCCGTTAGTGTCATTTTCTTCTAGTTGTTTAATTAATTTTTCAGTTGCTCTTTTACTTCTTCGGATACCATATATTCTAGCACAGAAACTAGTAATAATAGAGATGAAGTCTTGTACTAGATCTTCTTTTTCTGATTCTAAGTCATTTACTATTTCTATTCTTCTATTGTCTAGTTCTAGAAGTTTTTGAATATAATTTAATCCGAATCTAGCTAATCTATCTTTATGCTCTACTACTATAATATCTACTGTTCGATCTAATAGTATTCCTTCTAACTTTGGTCTAGAATCATTTAATCCTGATCCAATTTCTTTTACTACCTTAGAAACTTTATAACCTTTAGCATTACAGTATGAAACTAATCTAGAGGCTTGAGTTTCTAGATTACTTCTATTTTCACTAGAACTTACTCTAGTATATACTACTACTTTAGGATCTTTTTTTATTTCTGGATCATCTTCTATTATCCATGTATGTCCTGTAGAGTCTTTTTCAGTTTTTACTATACCTTTAGAGATCCAATTCCATATTGTTCTATAGGTTTTTCCTTGAAGTTTTGCGTACGTACTAATTTTATACTTCATAACAATTTAGTTTTTATTGGTGAAATTTACAAGTAATATTCCTTATATTACACATATAAGGCTAACATAAAAATAGGGTAACAAAAAGTGGGTTATTTTAACAGTTTTAGCATCAAAAACACCAAAAATAACCCACTTTTATTTTTTATCCCCAAAATCAATGAAAACTTGGTAAAGAAAAAGAAGGAATGATTTCTCAATTCCTTCTTTATAATACCTTATTTAATAAATTCAATTTCTATACTTCTCTCCGGGATTAAAATTTAAAGTAATAGTATTAATTAATAACTCTTTACTAAACGTTACTATTCCAAGTTCTTTTTTAATATAAGTCTTACTATAAGTTAAAGCTTTAAGTTTCTTAGGCCCTAGAGCGAGATAGTAAGATTTAACTTCATCACTATCATTTATTTGGCCTAATACTATATTAATAGCATTTTGAGATAATTCATACTCACAGAGAAGTTTTAATTTATCATATATAGTAGTCAATCCCGTATATATTCCTAAAAACTCAGATACTTCCTGATTTACTATATCATCCTTACAATATATTCCAGTCTCCCTAGATTTAACTATTTCTAAGTACTTAGAATATAAATCTCTATCTACTAAAGGATCTGTTTTTATATAATCTAATACACTGGATACACAAAACTTATCTCCTAAGGTAGTAATAAGATTTTCTAGGTAATCTAAGTATTCCGTTTTCGTTAAGAATAAGTATTTTATTATCTCTATTACTTCATTCTTTAGATTAGTAAATTCTATCTCTCTTCTTCTAGGAGATTTAGGAAGAGATTCTAAGTCTATATTATCTATATCCTTAAAGAAATTTATTATATCTTCCGAATAATAAAACCATTCATTCCCATATTCATTATATTTCAGACCTCTAAATTTATACTGTATTCTTTTCTCTATATCTTCTGGGAGATTAGGTATTTCATAGAGAACCTTACATGTAGGATTATGAAGTTTATATAGTTGAAATCTTTTATCTTTATTATTATCTTCTGTATACCCTATTTTTAGGAGATGAATTAAATTCTCACTCTCGTCATATCCTGCTGACTTAATTAAATATATCATAATCTTATTTTTTACTTATTATATTGTATACTTTTACTATTTTCTTTATCCCATCTATTTCCACCCTAGCAGAAGACTCCTTTACATTGAAATAATTTTCTAGGTCCTTTGCTTTAGGAGTCTTATTGTAGCCTATAGAATTATATAAATATTCTAATCTATCCTTTATAATAGATAGTGCTAGTTTATCTCCTATTTTAAATTCTGAGTAAATACTAGATTCTAGGAGCTCTTGATTAAAAGTAGCAATTCCCAACTCTTTTTTTATTTTTGTACTATTATAAGATAGTGATCTTAATCTATCTGGAGATAAAGAAGTATAATAAGACTTAATCTCATCACTATCATTAATTTGTCCTAGTACAACCTGAATAGCGTCCTCGGATAAACCATATTCACATAATAATTTTAATTTATCATATATAGTAGTTAATCCGGTATATACCTTCAGAAACTCAGATACCTCTTGATTTACTATGTCATCTGGTGTAAGTGTATTATGAACTGTACTAAATACTGTAAATCTATCTTTATAATCAATTTGTTGTATCTTAAAAGCCCTAATTTCGTTTACTAATACTAAATTATTAGGAACAGGTTTAAGAATAATATTATCGTCAGGAGTATGAATTTTATTTACTGCTACATAATTTTCTTTATAGTTTGCAGATTTAGCTACATACTGATAATTTTTTGCTAATGTATATTTAGTATCATTTGGGGCTGAATCAAAAGCTTTTAATAAATTCTCTGTATCTTTCTTCTTAGATTCTATTATTCTCTTAAAATCTTCTGCTTTCATTTCTCTATAGTTGGCCGTAGATCTATAATAAAAAGTAGCTGAATTCTTCCACGGATTATCAAATAATCTCTGTCTCCCTAGAATCTGTGGTAAGTCCTCTGAGATATCTACTGCAAGGCTATCTATATTACTATCGCTAAATATAAAACTTCTAGCACATAGACTATAAAAATCTGCCCCTAGATATACAGTCCTAGTACAGAATGTAAACATCTTAGGCTTTTCTCCTTTCAATGGAACTTCACCTATTTTAAACTTCTTTCCGAGCCTTCTTTGAATTTTCTTAAGGTTATCTGGAGTATCTGAACATAATATATTACATTGTTCTGGGGTGAGGTTGTTTTTCTTTATAATAGATGTAATATGATTGACAGAGTTTACATAGAATACAGCCTCATCTGATACTACTCTAGTAGGAATTCCATTTCTAAGAACTACTATACTTTCAAAATCTCCTGAAAGATATTTTTGAATAACCTCAGAAGCCTTTTCTCCTACTGCTCTCATTACAAATACATCTAGTTCCGGTTTAATAACTCTCGATGAATCTGCAGATCCCCAATCTAATTCATAATATGGGAGATCTCTAAATTCATCTAACATTTCCAAGTACTCATCCATCATTGGGGTAGCTGATACAAAATATGCAGTAGGAGATTGTTTAAGGTATTCTAAGAATTTAAGTTCTGTATCCGATTTAAATCTCGAATCGTGAAGTATTGACTGGAACTCATCTACTATAGTATAGAATGTATAAAATCTATCTAGTTTCTCCAGTATATCTTTTACAATTCGATAGGAATCATAGGTTACTAATATTTTACAGGGTAATCCATTAATACTTCTAGAAGTACAATACTCTTCAATCTCTCGGTATAATCTTTTATAGATTTCTGAATTATTATCCATAAATTTCTCATCTAGTTCAGCATCTAAATTAGTATTTTTATCAACCTTGGATAGGTCTTTATCTATATTAGATTCTTTATCCATTTCATTTACTACTAAGTAGACATCAAATTCATGTTGATCCTTTTTATTCTTAAGTAACATCTTTCTAGGACTACATAAGATAACATTCTCTGGTCCACCTATACAATACTCTGTAAAACCACATCCAGGAAGTTGTTTATTTATTATACATTTACTAGAGAAATTTGAAAAACAAAAATCCCTCCATTCACCAATATACCTAATTCCTCTAGGTACTATAATATTAAATTTTTCCATATATTTAAATTATTAAATTTATTAATATCTTTTAGAACTCAATACAGAGTTCAGTTTAATTGTTAAGTATCCTAATTCTGAAGACTAGGGATACCTTTATTTCATTAATTAGAATTTAAGGGTATCAGAAAGGCAAAATGTATACTTTAACTGGGAATAGAAGATACTATCGCAATATAATATTTAATCTATTGAAAAAGTATACATCCTATAGTGGTTCTTCTAAATAAGCGAATATAATGAGAGACCCGCCTCCCCTTCAGGGAGAGCGTGGTCGTCTTATTTAGAAGGTTCACGATACATAAATATTAATATTATCTTTATTATTTATACTAATGAACCTTAAAAAGAAACGGCCGTTCGCCCTTTGAGAGGGCGAGGCCTTTCAGTTCCTTCATTCTTTTTAAGAACCATTAAAGAAATAATTTTTTTATTCAGTTTTTATTAATATTTATCTTTCTCTTTTATTCTCTATATATCTTATTCAGTCTTGTGAGCGTAAGCGACCCGTAATGAGCTATGTAAATAGCGAATGGAGGGATACACATGGGTTCCTTTGTCCTCATAAATAAGTTACAATAGAATAAAAACCTTATAAGTGCTATGAAGTTACCAATAAAATTTTACAAGTTTATCTCTAATATAGATTATTTTTCAGAGATACACAAATATCATAAACATGAGAATAATGAAGATATGATTATTGATTATATGATAAGTAATCTAGCTTTTCTTCTAACTCCTTCCAATTTTAACCAAAGAGCGTCTTATTGTTTTAATAATTGGTTTTCTATTCTCTTAGAAATAGATCCGATTAAGTATGGTTGGGTAAAGAAAGTTGACCTACAATTCTTAAATAATACATCTGTAACTAAACAACAGATTATAGATTGGGAAGTACTCAATTTTACAGGGAAGAATAGGATTTTCACAGTAAAGAGAGAAAAATGAAGTTTTGCTACTTTAAACTTCTAATTTCCTTATATGTGGAAAAAAGAGCCCCAGACTTAATTGTCCAGGGCGTATTTGATTATTTACATAACCAAATTGAAATTGCTTTCAAAGTCTTTAATAATATTTTTATTAAAGTTGAAGCTATGAGAGATATCACTAAGATTCTCCCAAGAGTCATGAACACTGTAATGAGCATGACTGATGAATAAAACTCAGGTGTTTGCATTTTAATTGAGTTTTTTAAATTAAAAATATAAAAGATAGATCGTCATTATATCCAATTTCTTTCAATACTTTAGGATTTTATGACCTCATGATCTATCTTCAGATGTACAAGTACATCAATAAGGACTTTGAAGCATTTCTAGAAGGAAGGGTAGTTTTAATACTATTCTTCCTTTGATTTCCTTATAAGTAATTAAAAATATAAGACTATGGAAGAAAAGATCGATTTACCAGAGAAAGGAATAGTAGTTGGCTTTGAACTTGAGAACTTAGAGGATTACTTGAATTGTACGGAGCATTTAGTACAGGTTCATGGAAAGTTTGAGGTCCTAGCAGAGATCGAGAAAAAAGTAAAGTACGAAAAGATTAGACACCTCGCCAAATTTCTCATGACGGAATATAATCCAGAGTTAAAAAGGAATGTGGTTTTTAGGTTGTCTAAGTTTAAAGAACGTCATGAACACAACGGCGAGACGGTTTATATAGCTTATTATAGGTTTGATGGATTTGTATCACTTTAGGAAATATAGGGAGAGACTTTTAAGGTTTCTCTCTTTTTTCTTTCAGGTACAACAAAAAGAAACTACACTTATCCATCTCGGACCAGTGTAGTTTGATTAGAATTATAGTATTTTAAGAAGTTTATCTGAGACATTATCGATCTTTATAGTTTCGTATGTTCCATCTCCTTTAAGCCAAATTAATCTTCTCCCCAGGATCTTTAAGCCAATTGATTCTAACATTAATTGATACATGCTAAATTGTAGGGTATAATGTCCTAGGGGTTCATCTATTAAATTATCAAAAGGAGGATACATTGTGATTCCCTTCGACCTCTGATAATCTTTCGTAAGTTCTTCATTTGTTTTCCAGTCTCCTATAATAAATCCAGGGTTATCAGGGGAATCATAGTAGAATAGAAGGTCGGTAGTTCCACAAAATTTAGTATTAATTTCTGGGATATACTTTGATGACATCCTGAATTCTGCACCGACCGGAATTATCGAAGGCGGTAACTCAGAATAAAATTTGAGGATACTTTCTTCTTTAGGTGCGAAGGGAATTAACCAACCCTCCTCTGGAATATATTGCCTTCGGATATTGGTCGGAATTAATTCAGGGTAACCACATTTTATCCATGTCATTGCTTCTCCAAATTCATGATACTTCGTTCCTTGTGTTACTGATTTTACATTTTTATATTTCCATTCTCTGAGGACATCTTCTTGAGTTCTTCCATTCTTTTTTGCATATCGTTCTGAGATTGTATGTTTATCGAAGGGTCTAACAAAGTTTTCGATTATATTAGAAACTGGTGTATATTCTTCAGTTCCTATAAAATACTTATGTCCTTCTTCTATAAATGTTATATCGGAAAAATGTTCAGATATTAAGTTTCTTGTTGTTTGTATAATTTCTTCTGTAGTCATATTCTTTTATTTTATTATCATATATAAGATTCACTAGTGCAGAGAAGAGCAAAATCCTTACTTATGATATGAAAATAATGATAAGTTTTGCAGATTTTGAGTATATACTAGAAAATCGAGTAGAGTTTAATCTGCTAAGTAAATTTAATCGTACTAAAGATCCAGAATTAAAAGCTATAATTTCTTTAATTCTTCTTGCTGAATCAATATCTAATGGAGCAATAATTTCTTTAAAGAAATTAACGTTTGCCACTGCTTTAGAGGGTATAGATTTATGGAGAGGGAAAGTTAATACTAGAAGTTATGCGAAGATTAAAACAATAGGGGATTTGAAAGAATGGTTAAGATGTAATTTAGTTGGAAAATTGATAACAATAAAAAGACATGGAAAAAACGAGGTTAGAGTTATTGATTTATTGTTATCAAGAGAAGAAAATTAAGATCCGACTTTCACAAGCCAGATCTTATCAGAATGATTTATATAATTATTTTTTATTTTTTATGCATATATAAGAGTTTGGAGGATTGAGAGATGATATCAATAATAGATGTTTTAAATAATGGAGAAGAAATTGCAAAGTATTTAGAAGTAAGATTTCATACAATTAAATATGCTGATGACTATTACCATAAGTTTATCTTAATTCATTCTTTGTGTAAATATGCGAATAGTTTAGATCCAGTTTATCACACTCTTATAGTATATCATACAGAGTTGATTGGGTGGTCTAGTGAAATCGATCTTAATAGTATAGGAAGTATAAAAACTAAGGAAGATTTAGCAATATGGCTTAAAGATAATTTAGTGGGAAAAATAATAACACTTAAGAGATATGGAAAGAATAATGATTTCGTATCCTGAATTCTTAGAAAATCTAGAAGAGTATAAAAATAAATACTCTGATTCTAGGGGTTCACTTCAATATAGAAATAAAACAGAAATTATGTTGATTCAAAATTTAATATTTCGTTTGGCAGATATTCATCTTTATATTCTTAGTTGTTTAAAAATTCAAGGAGCTGGAGGAAGTTTTATTAGATTAAGTATTCCTAGCATTAATAGGATTATAGATGAATTAATAAAATTATATCCAGAAAAATATAGTAAGTGGGGATATATAGACTTAGACTCATTTAATCTACTTTATGGAAGTGATGAAGTTATCTTAAAGGAAGTAGTTAAATTTTTTATTGGGAAGATTTTTACAATTAAGAAAATAAATGAAAAGAAGTCTTATACCGTTTTTAGAATTTCTTAAGATATTAGATGATCCAGAAGTAAATTCAGCAGGACGTTTAAATCGATACTTTTCTTGGGGAGAAGATACAAAACCAGTCGAACGAGGAATGTTAGTTGGGATAGGGCTACAATTAATAAACTCCTATATATTTTTTGATGAGTCTCATAAATTTTCTAAGAACTCACTTCAAAAAGTTGATAATATTATAGGTCATCTTATATCAACATTTCCGAAAAAATATTCAAAGTGGAGGAAGATGAGCCCTGAGATATCAAGAGTTTCTGAAAATCTCTCTGAATATTCATCAAAAGAGGAATTTATATCCGAGATAGCTTGGATATTTGCTGGAAAACTTTTTAAATTAAAAAAGACAAGAGTTTAATTCTCTTGCCTTTATTTTTCTTTTTGAAAAAAACAATAGAAGAATTTCAAGACCTTTTCATTTTACTTGATTATGTACTCTTGTAAAATTACTTATCTATTATTCTTCCATCTACTTGTAGGACTTTAGCATGAAATTAACTACTTAATCCTCCTACACTGTTAACCATATACAACAAGGTAGCTTATAAGAAAATGTTAACTATCATAAGCATATAGTTAATTTAGGTTAGGCTACCCGTGACTTCCGCCCGGACCGAACACCTAATTCTTTCATATATAAGAATTTCAGGGGTTTAGAAATTTCTTCTGAAAAAAAATGGTAATGGACCAAACTTATTTCGCAATCCACTACCTGACCTGATAAATATTCCAAAAAGTCGTACTTACTTTAAGTTCAATTTATCTTAGCTAACCTTTATCGCTACAAGGGTATATCTTTTTGAAGTTCTAATAGTTAATTTCTTAACTATCATGAGTATTTCCCAAAGATAATAATTACAAATACCTTTATAGAATTTTACAGTGACCTTAGAGGTATATAAAATTTCTATCTTCTACCATATATAAGAATTTCAGGGGTTTAGAAATACCCAAATTTTTGTAGATTATTTATTAATTCTTGTATATTATCATCTATCTTTTCTTTTTCCATGTTGTTCCAATTAACTCTATCATTTTGTTCTGGATTACCAAATATTCGAGTTATCCAATAGGGGATTTTAGTTCCTCTTATATTATCCCATCTAGATGTGTTTGTTTTTTCAGAAAGTGCCCATAATACTTCTTCTATTGTATATAACATAGATTGGTGAATATGTAATGATACTTTAAAAACAGATCTCATTATTCCTATTATATTATCTAGGAACATATTTAATTGATCTTTATTAGTAAATACTCCAAAATTTCTCGAATCTATATTATAAATATCTCTCAAAGTTAGTATTATTCCTTTTCTAAACTTAAAATTATTATAACCTCCGATATATCTATAAAGTTTATCTATGAATTCTAAGGCTCCTTTATTACTAATGATAAAGTTATTAACAATTATATCAGAAAAATCAAACATATAGTTATTATATACATTTAATCCAGATAAACTACTATAACTATTTTTAATATTTTTCTTGATAGATTTATAGAATTTACCTCTTACTATAGTACTTTTTCCATATTCATAAAAACGATATGTAGGAAGACCATATTTGAAGTACATATAAGTATCTCTAACTCTATCATCAATAGCTTTTTCATCATGAAAACTAGAATCAATTTCTACAATGAATTTCGCTTTATAAAAGAAATAATCAGAAAGTATATAATGTTTCTCCCAAAGTTCTGTTCGAGTTTTTGGAACTTTCTCTTTAGTTAATATTTCTTTCCAGAGCTCTCTATCCATTATTGGAACGGGAAATTCTTTTATATACTTTGTAAAATCTTTTTCTTGCGTTAATTCATTTTTTATTTTTTCTATATCTTCTTCAAACTTTTTTGAAAAACTACTTTCATTAGCGATAAGAGCATCTCTTCTATTTTTAATAATAGAGATGTGAGTGTTATCTTCTTTTAAAAGATACGTTGGAATGATATATCCTTGTTCAATCTCTTCTGCATAATATTTGCATCCCATAGCAAATATCTTAATTAGGTCTGTATTCATAAGTTATATTAATTTTATTTCTATTTATAAGGTTTAGACCAGAGCCTTATATGTGTAGTTTATTACATGAAAAACAAACTTAAAAGAAATGAAAATTGAACAAGAATTAATCGATGAATCTTATAGAGGATTCGTAAGAAGAGACCTAGTAGATCTATACCAAAGATTTATAGGTGAAAGAAGTGGAGGAAAAGTACATAATTCATCATTATCTAATGAGATAACTCCTGGTAATGATGTAAATGTTAGTGAAAGATTTTTAAATAGACAGAAAAGGAGGGGATTAAATTACTAAGATTTCCGAAAACTATTCATATAATTAAAAGATGTTATGAAGAAAGGTTTGGTGGTTTTATTGAATCTGTCTATACTATTGAATATGGAATTTTGCATTTAATGTACTTTGATGAGAATGTATTAATTGAATTCTCTAAAACATTTCGATCTCTTGAGAATGATAATATAGATGTATTGAGAGAAAAACTCAGAACTGTATTATCTGGAAAAATTATAGGAGATAATAAATTCATTTCTGTAGATAGAATAGAAAACCTAAGAACCGGAAAATAAAAAAAAATTGAAGGAGACTTTTTACAGTTCTCCTTCTTTTATTTTTCTTCTTAGGACATAAAATCTAGCTTTTTCGTTTTTACTAGATCTAAGTCATTAAATGGAGTACCTTCGATAAGATTTACTCCTGTTTGTTGTAAAATCCATCCAAGTCCGGTCAAGTTTCCATATTCATCTACTACAATCTTTTTATCCCATATTGTTAGTTTAGGGAAATATAATTTGTAGTCCGGGAAAATCATACTCCATTCATCTTCATTTCCTTCTAAAAATTTATCTAGTTCAGGGTGAGTATTTATTTTTTTTGTTCTCCCATTCCATATCACATCAAAACACGGCCGAAGAATATATGGACAAACTTCGACTCCCTGACACTCTCCTGGTTCTGATGTTCTAGAAATAACTTTACATTTATTTCTTACCAGAGTCATTATTTTGTCCATTGAGTAGTCGGCCGTATTAATTATCACTATCTTTCCGGTTATATATGTTGGATTCTTTGGGTTAACGTGAATTAGACTACCTACCGAAGGATCTATCTCTTCTTGTAAGTAAATAGCCTCGATAAAAGCATCTAATCCATTCCCATAATATACGGAATTCATTTTTTTATCTCCTTCCCTAGTAATATCCCAGCAAATTCAGTAAGATCTACATCCCTAACAAATACATCAACTGGCTTAATGAATATAACAGTCCTTTCTACTATTGTCCCATCTTCTCTTACTGCTGATACATTATATAGGTTTTTTGATATTTTAGGGAGAAATGATTCAGGTACATATTTCCAATCAATTGCCATAGCTTCATCATCAAACATCTCTGATACTAGGTATTTTTCTTGTTTCATATCTTATATTTTTTAAAGTTGATTAATAATTTGTTCAGTATATGCTACCGGATCGAATTTCTTAAGCTCTTTCAATCTTGTCTTGAGCTCTTTTATACGATCCGAAGTATCTTTATTTTTTCTAAGGTAACTGATAGGCTTTGACATAACAGAACTAACTATTTCCTGAGGCATTCCAAATACTTTCATAATCTCTTCGTCAGTTGCTTTTGGATTTTTGTTTAATATATAATCCGAAATTAATGGAATAGCCTCTAAAACCGCAATATCAAAAGTAGTTTTTTCTATCTTCTTCTGATTTACTTTTACAATTAGATCTATGTAATTTTTATAAGTATAATCTAACCAATCATATAAACCAATTCGAAACATTGTGGATCCAGTAGTTACGTTTGTTGTGTAGTTTGTAGCACTATAGCAACACTTTCTTGCTAGATCTTCAATTTCTTCAATAGATATTCCTCTTGCTCCTGGAACTTTAGATATTACCATTTTAGGACCATTAATATCAGTAAGATCTTCCATATATACTTTTCCTTCTTCTGCAAGTTTTTTAAACTTTTTAAAATTAGGTGTAAATAAGAAAGTATCTCCTTCAAATAATATTCCTGGATTACCAAAATCATCAGTTACTCTTGTTAATTTGTATGAATATATTACTCTACCTTTACCTGTTTTCCATAATCTATCAAGTTCTGAATTTTCTTTGTCAATTATTAAGTTTGCATTCGGTTCTAGGAGTAACGGGTTATTATTTATATAGGCTTGGTATAATGATTTCGGACTAAAATTCGGATAATCATTCTTAACACCTATGCACAGACCAGTTACCGATGTTTTCATGTAAAGACAAAGAGGTATAGGAAGTGGAAGATAAGATATTTCCATTGGTCCTACTGGCGATTCTACCATAGGAACCTCTTTCCACAATTCTCCAAGTACTCTATTGTATACATCTGAAACCATTTGTTTTGTATATCGAGGAGCGGCATACTGATTGTATACACCATTTATTTCCGTATATCCCCATGAACCGTGACCTTCAAAAACTCCAGTATGTACGAGATTAGCATTAAGTTCTTCAATACCGGAAAGACTATGAGGATGATAGTTTGCTACACTTGAAATTACTGTAGTACTAGGTATCATCTTCCCTTTTGGAAATTGAAGAGCTGAATATATTAATCTTCTATAACTAGGTTTACAACCATCTTGTATAAATGCTGTATGTCTTTGATTATTAATATAATTACCAAAATCTAAAAAAGCATCTCTTGCTATTTCTCCAATAGCTTTTTGTTGAATTAATTCTTCTTGTGTAATTTGTGGTAATTCTATTTCTTTCTTTTTTCTAGCCATATTATTCAATTATTCTAAATTCGTCTAAATTATACCAAAAATCTTCAGATACTCCTGCTTTTACTGAAATCGATTCTTCTGAATTAAGATTTGTTATTTTTATTGAGAAAGACATAATTCCTCCTCCAATTCCACTTTTAGATATAACTACTGGTGGATATTCTAGAAGAATTAGGTCTCCTTGTTTAATATCTCTTATAAATTTTTCAAAAGTTTTACTCGTACTGTATCTCATTTCAATACATTTCATTGAAATTACCTGAACTGTATATTTTACTGTAGGTAATTCTTGTATATTGAAATTTCCCATTTTAAATGTTTCCATGATCTATTACTTGTATTTCTTTCATAGCATCCCAAAACTCATTAATTGCACTTTCAGGAACTATTATTGATTTATTACTTCTAAGATTTGTTATCTTAGTTCTTACAGATTTCATTCCTGACCGTGAATTTCTTCCAAGAATAGGAGGAATTTCTAGAAGAATCATATCTCCTAGGTTAATTCCATCTAAAAATATTTCCCTTTTCTTATTATTTATGTAGTAAGTATTTTTATCCATCTTAGAAATTACTTTAATAAAATATTTCATTGTTGGTAATACATCCCTACTATTTTCAATACCATTAATTTTATAAATCTGTAAATCCATTATCAATTATTTTGAATTTCCCGAAATAATAATATAAGATATTTAATTCCAGAGTGCTAAATTTCATACTCTTTTTATTCTCTAAATTAGTAACTGTGACATATCCTTGAAGTAATAATGAATATGAAATCATTACTAAATCTCCTTCATTCAGATATAAGTTTATGAATTCTTTTTTCTCCTTATTCATTAACCTATAAATTTCAGAATTTTTATTAGTTAATATTTTCTTAGCTCTATCACAACATATATTTTGTGGTTCACCAAGTAATATTACTATTTTAACTTCTGGAATATTTGGATATTTATAAGTCTGTGAATCCATATGGATTAGTTATAATTCCGGCATCAAATAATAATTTTTTTCTTTCATCAATATCCTCTGTTAATTTCATACTATAATCGAAACCATCCGGAGTTACCTGAATTAATTTTCTAGTCACTGGATTATAGAAAATATCATAAATCTGCTCCTTAGAGAGAGCTCCCAATCCTTTATACCTCAAAAAAGGTTTATTAGGGTCTAATCCAATAGGAAATGTTGTTCCTGGTTGAAGCGGATCTCCTGGATAGAATTTTTTATTTCCTTGTTCAAATATAGGAGAAATCACCTGATAGATCATTCCAAAATCAATCAAAAATCTTCCAAATTTTCCAAATAAATATAATATAAGTTTCGCAATTTGACTGCCATCTGCCATATAATTATTATGATTTATAATAATATAGACTATATCTTAAGGTATTTCCTTCTCTGTACATAGTCGTTGAGAGTATCATTATTGATACTTTGCTGATTGTTTTATTTTATTTTCCAGCAATTCACAAAGTTCTATCAGAATATTATTTTCTGAACGGACACTTATGGTTATCCGCATCGACAGCCAAAATTATTTTTCCAAATCTACTATATTTTTTTATTAATTCGTAAGCTTCTTCTGGAGTTTTTGCATCTCTGGTTACATTATTTACATCCATACCTAATCCAATTACTTTAAATATAGTATGAATTTCTTTATTATCCAAAGCTTGATCTATTGTCTTATCCGCCACACTAAGTATCTTTCCACGTAGAGGCAATATACTGTGATACAATGTATTATGTCTTCCACTTTTCAATGATCCCCCAGCCGAATTTCCTTCCACCAGGTACAATTCGCAATTCCATCTATCCTTACTAGTTGCATCACTAAAACCTTCTATCAACTCGGTTCTAGATTTAAACATATTTCTTCCCTGAGCATCATCAATCATCTTTTGAGCTTTTTCAGCTGCAGAAAATGATCTCATCGAGTTATAGATAGTGTTTAATCTATCTACATGTGCCTGCCAATATTCTGGATCTGATCTAAATATCTTAATAAATTCTTTAACTAAAGCTCCGGTAAAATCTGATTGTTTTACTTTTCCAATAGATTTCAATCTAACTTTTGTCTGACTATCAAATCCGATTGAGGAAGCAAGGAGGATAACGCATGATTTAAAACCATTCATAGTATATTTATGAGTAATTTTATACTCAGCTCTGATTGCTTGATCAAAACATGCTTCTACATACGACAAGTGGAGTCCTGTATTTACGACAAGGCCATTTACGCTTCCGTAACTTGTTTTAGAAGACATTTCTGGATCTACGTCAAAATATACTAAAACTTTTACTTCTGAATTTTTACTTGTATCTTCAGGAATAATTGTCTTAATAATTTTATATTTATATATATCCAGATCTGCGGCAGTCATTGTTTTTCCATTTGCGATAACGGTTACTTTCCTTTTATAAAACTCTTTCATTATAAGAAGGAAGTAATTAAGATTATCATATGGAATAATAACTCTTGGATCTGGAACATATGTAGTACCAAGTTTAAATAGAACTATAGTACTCATTCCAGTTGGTAAATTTACTCCAAGTTTTTTATTAATATCAGAAAGTTTCATTGCACCTTCAAAAGCAAGATTTCCATAATTTTCATATACAACTATATAAAATAGATCTTTCTTACTTCTAGGTCCTTGTGATTCCCAAAGCTGTTTTACTTCTGGGATAGACTTATCATAATTATCTTGTGTAATTTTTGATAAAAGTATATATTGTTGTGCTAAACTACAAGTAACAGCACTTCCCACTCCATGACGGCCGATGGATGCTTCTGAGTTACTACTCTTATCCGTCTTAAACTTACTTCCAGAATTCAACGTACTTATGGATAGATGTGCCATGGTTTTTCCAGGTACTTCACTCATCCTCAGTGGAATACCCCAGCTATTATCTGCTACTAGATTAAAGCCATTATAATTTTCAGTATCTACTATAATTGTTGTTGCATCAGGGTTCTCATATAAAGTATCTATTGCATTATCAATAATTTCACGAAATGCATTACATGCTCCTTCACATGGTTTTCCTGATGGATCTGGAGATAAACTACCTATCAAATATTCTGGATTAGCCAAGACTGCTTCTGGCCAAGTTAATAGTCTAATATCTCCTGGACCTTTTTTCTTTTTTTCTTCCATAAATAAAATTTAGTTTTATTAAAAATTTCAATATTAAATATGTTTTTATAATTAATGAGAAGACAACACAATTATATCTTCCCATCTATAAGGTTTACATGTCTAATGGTTGGTTGTTTTTGATGTTTTTAGCCCTCTTAATCTATAAAATGAACCAAAATAACCCACTATTTTTAAGGGAGGATTTTTTTTAATTGGATTCTGCATCACCCTGAAAGCCTTATATATGAGAAAAAACATACTCCTTAAGCAATAATAAAAAGCTTAGGGAGTTTTAAATTTTTATAGTATGAAAAAGACAAATAGAGAAAAAATCAGAAGAGAATTTCGAGTATTAAGAGTTAAGTTTGAAAAGATTAATTTCAAACAGGTAAAACTTGAATTTGAAAAAGGAACAATTACTGAAGACGAATTTATTGAGAAATCAAGAGTGGTCTTTGCATTAAAAGCGAGGTTTAAAAAATTATTAGAAAAAACTAAGTACCTAAAATATCAAAGCAAGGCGATTAAGGAACTTTATGGGTCAATGAGAAAATATTGCATTAAGAGTGATATTATCGATCCTTGGTATAAAGAGATAATAAAAAATTTACAAGTTCCATTTATTTTAGGATTAGCCTTAGTAGCTAGAGATCGAGAACTAGTAAAGTTTAGTAAATCATTTATTAATGGAATTAAGAAAGTAGTTGTTTAGAAGAGGGATTAATTTCCCTCTTTTTATTTTGTACGTTGAAAAAAAAAGATAGATATAGTCTTACTATATCTATCCTTAATAATTTATTTATTCTTTCTATAAGAAAGAGTTTCCGGATTATTCATATTTTCTTTTTGAGTTACTTCTCTTAGATTAGAGTATTCATTATTAATTGTCTCTACAGATCGAACAGGTTGAATATGATCTATTACATTATTTTCTTCTATCTTTTTCCCAGAAATAGTTTCATAAACTAATCTATGAACTAAAATTGATTTTCCTCCGATTTTTATTCTATACCTTTGTTCTTTTTCTTCTAAAGTACCTATATTTTCTACTCCATTAATCTTTAGAATTCCACAAAGATTGGCCTCAACTTTATGAGAGGTAATAAATGGGTTAAGATACCATCCATTTTCTATAACTGGATGACGAGATTTATAATCTTCGAGTGTTAAGTCTATTCTTTTCCATTCATAACCTTTGTAAGTAATTCTAATTCCACATAACACTTTTCTATAGCCTGGAAAATATTTCTTTAGTTCACTAGCATTATACCATTCTTTAATAACTTTTTTATCTTTTGGATCGATTTGAAGATACTTGTATTTATGACAAAAATTATTTAATCTATTCTCTGCCTTATTGTTTTCGCTATAAGTAATCCACTCCAGATTTTCTTTGCAAAAATTTAAGGGATTTAAATCTTTATGGTTTATTATATTATTTACTTCTGGATATAAATTAGGAATAAATAGATAAGCGATTAAAGAGTGATTATAAACATGAATACTAATATCAAATAAAGAAAAGCTTCTTTCGGGATATATTCTTCTATTTGAAATTTTATTTTTAAGATTAGATTTTCTTACTCTTCCTTTATAATTACATTGAATTGCGCCATACTTATTAATAAAGTATATATTAGATAAATCATAATCTAATAATTTCTTAAAATTTTCATTTCGATCAATTAATTCAAATTTAAAAAATTTTTCAAGATCTATCCATTGATTATCTGGAATATCATCATAATAGTACTCCATAAGATCATCCGTTTCACGATTTAAAACTAAAATTTTCTTTTCTCCAGAGTTTAATTCTACTTCTGCGACATCATAGTAGTCTTCGGGGTAAGATTCGTGATGTTTAAATAGGTTTCTCCATTCTGATGGAAGTTCTGTTTTTAAATGATTCTGTAACATAATTTTAATAAATTTTAAGGTTATATAAATTATATATCGAGTAACACAATAACAATTAAAGAAGGGTTTTCTTATAAGTAGCTAATTTATAATACTCACCCTTTTATTATGTTACTAGATCAAAACAAAAAGAACAACTACAAAATTTCTTTTATAATTGTTCTATGTCATGTATTAGGGTTTGAATTCCTCAGGCCCGCAAATTCTTATATATGATATGAAAACTTATATAAACAAAATTAATAACAGTTATGATTAAAAGTATTTTAGAACAAGATCTTTATTGTTTTAGTGTATCACATTTCTTCTCTAGAAAATTTCCAGATAGTATTGGAGAGTTAGTATTTTTTGACCGAAACAACACAGAGTACACTGAGGAATTTGTAGAAGAATTTAAAAGAAATCTTTACACAATTAAAAATCTTAAACTTCTTCCAGAGGAGTTTGAATGGGTAAAGAATAGAATTAAATACATTCCAGAATTTTATTGGGAATGGTTAAGACAGTGGAGATTCGATCCAGAGAAAGTTAACATTTCTTTAGACGAAAAACATCATCTTAAAATCAGTGTTATCGACAAAATGTATAGAATGGCACTTTATGAAATACCAATTCTTGCAACATTGTCAGAGATGATGCATAAAGAAGACAAGGTTGATATGTCTGAAGTCTTAGGAAAACTTGAAAAGAAAATAGAACTTTCAAATAGAGAAAAGCTTTGGTTCTGTGAATTTGGCTTACGTCGAAGATATTCATTCAATGTTCATGAAGAGGTAATTAGAATGTTGAAAGAGAAATCAACTTATTGTACTGGAACTAGTAATGTTTATTTTGCTATGAAGTATAATATGATTCCTCAAGGAACTATGAATCATCAGCTTTGTAGTTTTATGAATAGTATGTATGGATATCGTCAAGGATCGTACGTAATGATGGAAAATTGGGAAGATGTATATGATTCTCAGCTTGGTTGCGTACTTACAGATACGATAACTTCTAAAGCATTTTTCGATCAGCTTTCTAGAAAACATGCATTCTTATTTCCAAGTTTTAGACAAGATTCTGGAGATGAATATATGTTTGTGAATCTTATGATTAATCGTTTGAAAGAGCTAGGAGTTGATCCTAAAGATAAAACAGTGGTATTCTCTAATGCACTTGATATGGAAAAATTCAAAGACATTTCTGAATATTGTGCAGGAAGAATCAAAAAAGCTGTCGCAGGAATAGGAACTAATCTTACTTGTGATATTCCAGGAATTAAACCTGCTAATATAGTAATGAAATTAGTAAGATGTAGGATGAATGAAAATAAACCTTGGATTCCTTGCATAAAACTTTCAGACGACCTAGGAAAACATACTGGTGATCCGGCCGAAATTCAGTTATGCAAAGATACGTTAGGAATAGAGTAAAAATAATGAGCCTGGGGATAATTTCCTTGGGCTCTTTTTATATCAATGACTTATGTTAATAATATTAGATCCAGCAAAAATTAATCTTAGGGATGCAAAAATTTATACAACACAAGAAGAATTAGAAGAAACATGGAAAACGCCTTTAGATTCCATTCTTCCTTCTCTAGGTTATACTAGGACTTATTTTGAATTGATGAAGTCGAGTTTAGGAGGCGTTACAATAGGATCTGTTTATTATCGAACTGTGGAGGATCAAAATACGGCCGGTGATATTATTGAAAGAAATACATATATAAAAGTTCAAAATATAACTTATACATATTCGAGGTATTATGCTTTTTTAACAATTATAGAAGACGCGGCCGGAATAATATCTGTTTGTCAAGGTTATGTAGAGGCAGAAAAATTATTATCTGATCCTTGTATTGTTGAGATTGATAGAATTCCTATATCTATACGTGAAAGAATTATAAAACTTATTAATGTATGACAAAAAAGCGTGAAGTATATAATGAAATAAAATATGGTCTATGTGAGCTATTTCCGACAGAACATGGAAATTTCATGATTAATAATTCAGATTGTTCATTTACATATTCTAAGTTTTCTGATTCTGGAAAAATTTTATTTTATGGAGAGATGTCGATAGGTGATAAGATAGAATTTTCAGTATTTAGAACTAGGGAGGATTATCCAGATTGTATTGTTTTCTATTTTTCTTGGATGAATGTTTCCGAGATGAAGAGAGGTGTACAAAAAACAGAAGAATGGTTGGGAATATTAAATAATGGATTTGAGCATGAAAAAACTAATAGAGTCTCCTAAAGAATGGCTTGAGTTTTATAAAAAACTAAATAAACTATACAATTTTCATCTTGAATACTATGGTCCAGAAAATGATTGTATTAAGGGATATACAAATCCTTATTTCTTACCAATCAAGTATCCTGTTATTATATCTGGATATAGTTATAGTACTATTAGTGGTATAGATAATTGGACTACACTTACATTTACATTTATTTATTTAACTGACTTTTTTAAAGATGAAGACTGCTAAAGATTATATAGATTTCTTAGTACAGCGAGGATATAGTTCTGCAGGAAATCAATTTATATGTGGTTACTTAGAGTATACCGATTTAGAAAAGAAAGATACTTTAGGGCATGTTACATTATTTACAAGATATACAGAAGAATATACCAAAGAACTAGAATCTCTTCCTGAAGGGACTGAATTTGAGATTGATTTTTCGAGAGTAGAAGTCACAGGAGCATGGTTTAAGACTTTGATTACTTATCCAGAAAAGACTAATTCTTTTTGTGATGAAGGAACTGGAATAATAGTAGAAGGTAAAGAGTTCGAAGATAATTTTGAGAAAGTATTATGGATATCAGAGAACCCAACCGAACATGAATTAGGAACTATTAGAGCACATTATAGAAACTTAGAATACTTTATGAAAAATTTTAAACCAATTCTTATGAAGTATGATTTTTATGAGTGTTATGATTCATTTTGGGATATCACCGAAAGACATTCCTCGGCGCCTAGATTTGATTATAGGCATGTAAATACTAGATCTGATTTTGATATAGATTTTATATTTACAACTAATCCTATAACTGGAACTCTTGAATGTAATGCGCCGAGTAAATTATTCGGTGATAAGTCCAAGGATTTATGTAGTTTATCTCCTGAAGAATTTGAAAAATATTTAATCGAGAATTATTTTAAGGATAATTTAAAATTTGAATATATTCTCAGTTCTGATCCTAGATATACAAAAGATAGTTACATTGAGATTATGAAATTAATGTTTTCTTTGAGATATATGGAAGATGGAATAGGTCAAGTATATAAAGATATAGATTTTGGGAAAATACCAGAAAAGTATAACGATTTAATTAAAGATTATAATGAAAAGAGGTGATATAGGATTATTATCTATTGGAATTAAAAGAAGATTTAATCCAATTATAGGAATAGGATCAAGTCAAAAAAATATAGTAGAAGTAGAAAGTTTATTAAAAATTCTAGCCGAAGAAAAGAAAGTACAGAAGTTTATAGATTCTTTACAACCAGGAGATATTATATACTGGAAAGATCTTGATGTGATAGAACTTGCATGGTTTGAAGTTAAATTCCTAGAGGTATTTGACATAGAAAGACGAGAACTTCGAATACAAGAGATTCATTCTTTTAAACAATCTGTTAAATTAATCAGTGCTTATGATTATCTTTCAGGAAGTTTATTAACTAAAGAAGAATATGATAATCAGACTATATAATAGATAGAAGAAAGAAAAAGAGAAGAACAATTAAAGTTTCTTCTCTATTCTTTTTTTACTTCAAGATAAATTTTGAAGTTGGATCATCTCCGATCTTATATTGTAACTTTCTGAGAGATCTGATAAATGCTTTTTTAGAACCGTATGTTGATCCTCTTTCTAGTATCATTGTATCTTCTGTTTCTCTTTTCCATTCTAAAATTTCAGGATCATCTTGAGATATAGATTTTTGTGTTCTTGCTATCACTACATTCTTCTTCCATGCATTCCTTCCATTCTTTAAGTTGATTCTTTTTAGTGAATTTACTGGAACTATACACCTAGGATTAAGTACTAATAAGCATTCTACATCCCAACCATAAAGATTAAAACTTTTTCCGTTATAGTATAATCCATTATACTCAGGCATTCTAGTTTCATTTTGACCATTCTCTGTAAGTAATATTCCATCATAACCTTCGGATACCATCTTTTCAAAATCAATTAAATAATCTGAAAGAGCAGGTTGAAGTTTTAATATTCTTTTAAACGGTACTTGATATAAATCTTCTAATGTATCGATGATATAAATTTTAGCTGTAGAAGAAAGTTTGAATTTAAAATATGTTTGTAGATCTTTCTTCCAGGATTCCATTACAGATATTATAAAATCTCTCCATCCCCATTTAGAGTCTATCGGAGAAGCCCATAATCCAGCTTTAGGTTTACACCATCCTTTTCTGTTTTTAATTTTTCTGAATTTCTCTGGGTTAAATTTCTTTTTCCCATATACAACAAATTCTTTTTCCATACTTCTCTTTTATTTTGTACACTAATAAGGTTTTGAAGCGAAAAATAAAAACCATAGGATAATTTCCTACGGCATAACAAGTTCTTTCATAAGTACGTTGTATAATAAATTTATTATTTTCGGAAGGCATTTTTATACAACGTACATATATATTTCTTCTTTATTGGGTGGTGTAGCAATTAATTAATCTTTAGTCCTTCCTTTCCTTAAGATTTTATAATCGACCATAATATCTTGGATCTGGTGTTGACGAAGCTTCAATGATGTATGGAGATATTCTATTCCAATAAACGCCATTTCCCATATCAATAGGCTGTCGATATCCCCAAGGGTCACCATAGTAAGGTTGACTTAGATAATTATTTCCATCATTTCTAAATATTCTGCTAAAATTATCTACTACCATTGTCAATGATTGAACGAAAGTAAATAATCTTCCACAAGTATCCTGAACATTTTTCATTTTCTCGACAATATTACTATCATTCCTATCTCTCTTTACTTGTTGGATCTGAGTATTGTTATTTGATTGAAACTCTGATCCTGAAGAGAAACTTGGATCGTCAGGAATACTTTTTTGTCTAAAACCACCATTTTGATTGCCATTATTAGTATTGATTTTATCTACACCAATAAATACAGCTACGCCTGCAACTGCTGCAACTAATACTTTGAAGCCAACGCTTAAGATTTTACCGTAATTCATAAAGCTACTAATTTTTTTTATTAAAATGTTATACTACCTCTCAGTAGCTTTACTCGTGGCTTCTCGTTTACACTCACCCGAATTCATACTAAATTTTTAGCATCAATTTTACTTGTTTTTTTAATCACTAAATTGTTAATTTTTCTATTTGTTTTATAGACAGAAACTTTAGCGCTTATTTTTCGTCCATATATAAGAATTTCAAGGTTTATGCTCTTTTTGCTTTATTTTTTAAGTGAAAGCCTAATTATTGATAAGAAACTCTGTTTGAAGAGTTGATTAATAACTAAAAAATAAACTATCTAATGATTTATGGTTATATACGAGTATCTACAGAAAAACAAACAGTAGAAGTACAGAGGTACGAAATAAACAGGTATTGTAGGGAAAATGGAATTGAAGTAGATGCATGGATAGAAGAGAGCATCTCAGGGGCTATAAAACCTAGTGCTAGACTTCTTGGAAAATTAATATTAGATCGAATAAAGAAAGGGGATTTAATATTAGTTACTGAAATTTCTAGACTTGGAAGAAATGTATATATGGTGATGTCAATTATAAATCATTGTATGTTAACTGGAGCTGCTATCTTACCTATCTGGAAAGGGGAAATAATAAAAGAAGATTCCCTGTCCGTATATGAAACTTTCTTTGATATAATTAGTGCTCAAAAAGAAAGAGAATTAATAAGTCGAAGAACAAAATGTGCATTAGCTATGATGAAATCTAATGGCGTTAGATTAGGTAGGCCTGTTGGAATCCCTAGGAAGCGTAAATTAGATGGAAAAGATAGTGAGATTACGAAATTACTTGAAAGAGGATTGAGTAAAGCAGAAGTAGCTAGAAGGTTAGGAGTTAGTCAAACAACATTATCAGAGTTTATGAAAATAAAACATTTATAAATTAAAAAAGTTATGAATAATAAGTTTATTTTAAATTTGGAGAATCAATTTCATGGAATACACACGAGATTGAAAGAACTGCATTTCTCAGCACCCACTATGAGCATCCATAAATTAATTGATGATTTTGATGGTGAATTTCAAGATTTTGATGATGCTCTTATGGAAAATGCTCAAGCTCTCTGGGGATTTATTCAACCAGGAACATTAAGCCCTATTCTTCCAGAAGCATTAGAATTTGAAAATCTCTTAGTAGATATTAGAGGATTACTAACTGGAATAAAAAGAGAAGCTGGAGATGATTTAATGTGGTCAGGTATTATTAACAGAACAGATGACTTTTTCGAAACTGTTAATAAATATATTTACTTGATCAAAATATGTAAACATGACGCTGCAAAAAGCGAATAAAAAAAAGAACTAACCTTGGAAATAAAATCCTTGGTTAGTTTTCTTTCTCTTCTAAAATAAACCTTTTTCTCTAGATAGTTTAAGAATAGAATAATTGTAATTGCTCATATAATAAGCAGCATTATCATCTATGTTTATTAATCCCTTTTCATAATTCTCTATTATTGCTAAAGAATTATATAGGATGATTCTAATAAATTCTTCTTCAGGAATACTTGGTTTTTCAATAGTAATAATATCCGAATTAAGTTTTTTAAAATACCTAAAACTTTCTTTTGTTATTAAATCCAGTCTATATATGTATCTTGTCATATTTTTTGCTGTCCAGATTTTTCGAAATGGTTTTTCAAAATTACTTAAGGTAATTGAAATATAGTATTTACTTTTACCTAAGCGATTATTATCCTTTAAAAAACTTACAATCTTTGAGATTTCTAGAAGACGATTTCTATTTCTATTTCCTATAAATGAAAATACACTAAAACTATTTGATATTGTTTTATATTCCTCAGAAGTTAGATAATTTTGAGCATTATGTATATCTACTAGTTTAAGAGGAGTTTCTATTATATAAGCTCTAAAGTTTGGTGTGAAAGTTATCATGATAATTTTTATAATTATAATATAGTTCATTGAGGTTATCTATATCTTTTTTAACACTAAGAAGTCCAGTAGTAGTTTTTATTATTTTAATTAAAACTTTTCGAATATCTTCTGAGTTGATTCCAGATATAGTTTCTTCTTTTATTTTTACAGTATCATATCTTCCATAATAAATAAAACAAATCTCCTTATATTTTATATGGTGTAATAAATAATTAAATGAGATTCTCTTTAATCGATTTCGAAATAAGAGACTAATTCTATTATCTATTATTACAAAAGTGTATTTATTATTAGTCTTAACAGTGCAATAATAATATTCAATTTTTATACTTTTCTTATTCATAACAATTATAAGAGTTTAAATCCTTAATAATGTAATAAAATAAAAAAGAAAATGTTAAAAGATTTATTAAATCGATTAGAAGAAGCAGAATTTTTTAATAAAAAGTGTTACCAAGAAAACTTAAGAAAGGAAGTTGGTTCTAAATATGCATATTATGATATTTCTATATTTAATACAAGACTAACTACTATTCAATGTTCTCTTGAGGCTTTTAGAGGTTTATATGGGATTATACCAAAGCCAGAGGGATATGAATTAGCTGTTAATAATCGTGGAAGTTATTTAATCACTATCTTGTCAAATCTAACTACAAAAGAAAAGGTAAAGTGGATATTTAGAAAAACTAGTAGATTTGTTAATAGAATCACTTCCTCACGAGGAATAGTTGATGATGAAACAGAAGCTTATATCTTTGGATATTTAGTTTCTCAACAACTTTTAGATTTTATACACATAGAAGATCTTCTTTTAGGGATAGAGAAGAAAAAAGAAATTTCTGGAAAACTATCTAAGGGTGATTTAAGTTATGTAATGTCAACTTTTGGAACTTATTATGATAAAATAAATAAAAATATTATTAAGATAGCTCCTCCTCCAGTAGATGGTATGGTTTATTCAACTGCTGGAGAAAGAAAATTTATAATGATGATTCCAAAAAGAAAAAGAATGACAAAATCTGAACTTTTAAATACTTGGTCTCATGAATTATATCATATAGCTAGAAATTCTTTTGGAGTAATGAATCGAGAATATTTTTACCTTGAAGATATTTTAGTTGAATATATGGAGAAATCTTTACCAATCTTAAAAGAACTTATATGGAAACGGAGGAATATGTAAAAGTAACTGGATATGTATTCTTGTATGATCTAGAAGAAGATTTACAAGTTGTTACTGTAATAAGACTAGAAGATGAATTGTCTCGTTTAGTGCTTACTCCATGGGATAATGCAGATCCTGAAGAAGTATTTTTTGGGTGGACTGATAATCTCAATACATGTTATATTAGTATTTCAAGTTTTGGTGAAGTTCTACTCTTAGATGCTTTCTTAGATAATGTTAAAGATCGTCTAATGGCAGTTCCAGGAAAATTAGTAGTAATGAAAGATAAAACTTATAAAATAGAAATATGATGAAGGTTATAGTTTATTTAGTATTATTAATTGTATTTTTCCTGTATTTAGGACATACAGAGATATCATTTTCACCATTCAGAATTAAAATAATTGAGTGGTATAAGCCTTTAGGAATAATTATTATGATTATCGGATTTCTTATTTATACAGCCGGAAGTGAAAGAAAATCATTTAAAGATGGTTGGACTAAGGCAAAAAATGAAATAATTAATAAGATAACAGATGAGAGTAGATAGTTGGACGCAATCAAGAGTCAAAAATAAAGATACTGGAGATATAGGAGTTGTTTATAGTAATGGTTTTGATTCGAAGGGATCTTATTATAAAGTATGTTGGGGATCATCTATATTTCCAGAAAGAATGAGTACAGATGATTTTGATAAAAAATGTGAAATCATAGAGCATGATTATACATCAATTATCCCTCAAATAATGGAACATCTTAAGGAGGAAAGCTTAGCCAGAATTCCTCAAGTAGTAGCAAGAAGGTTAGATCCAGATTATTATAAAGTAGGTGATATTGTTTATTTTCAGTCTCCTGGATATTTATGGGGTAGTGGTGAATATGCAGCATTTGGACCAGAACACCCTTTAATAATTGTAGAAATAAGGCAAGATTGGGGTAATGAATTTAGATTTAATATTATCTTAGATAGATATCGTCCGGAATCACCTTTAAATCCCAAAGGAGAGTTTTCGATTTTTTTCGATCTAACTAATTTTTATAGTACAGATGCATATAATAATTTAGCACGTTATGACAAAGAATACTAAAAGGAGACTATACTATCAAAAATATCTTCCAGGAGATATAATTACTTGGTTCAATAATGATATCTATATCAATGAAATCAATCTTATTAGATTAGTAACTGGTGTAGTAGGTTTTTTTGGAAATTTTAGATATGAAACTGTAGATTTAGAATTAGGACGTTCTTCAGAACATAGATATTATGGAGAAAGAACAAATATATTGGTATCTAATACTGATATAGTAAATAGTAGGTTGATTTTTCGATCTTTCCCAGGGATTTCTGATATAGTATGTAAAGAAGTATGTAAATTTTCTGGAGAATGTGATTTATGTAATTTTAAACCTTCTACCAGACCTAATGAATTCTTTTTCTCTGGAGATAAAATAAATAGCACTCTACTTACTTCTTATCCAGTAAATAATCGTAAAGGAATAGTTAAACGTGTGAGAATAAATGAAAGTATTCTTATAGACTTTGTAGAGGAATTAAATGAAAAAAGTATTGTTACTTTGGATTTCATAAAAAATAGAATAAAAGAACTTGTAACTCTTGAAAGTCTTGAATATGGAGTTTTTATGGAATATTCATCAAAGGAAGTAAGTCATTTTTCGAAAGACCTTAGATTATTTCAAAGAAGAGTATATACAGTAGATTCAGGGAATTTAAATTATTGTGATCAATGTGTTCTCTCTAAGGATAATTGTAGTGAATGTGGAGTTATGACATATAATTTATTAGATAATTCAAAATCATTAATGATATGAAAACAAAAGAACAATTAATTAAAGTTTTTGAAGAAGTAATAGAAGATATTATTTCTAGAGAGTATGAATGTAAGGATAATTATATAGAATTTCCAGAAACAGATAGATTAATATATGAATCAAAAATGTATAAGTCTATTCAAAAAGGAAATAATAAACCTAAATTTCAAACTCCTCTTAAAATATATGTACAGAATATAGATACCTTTGAAAAAGCAAAGGAATTGGGTTCAGAGTGTGCAGTTCTTAATATGGCTTCATCTAAAAGACCAGGTGGAGGAGTTGAAACAGGTTCTAGAGCTCAGGAAGAAGAATTATGTAGAAGAAGTAATTTGCTATTATCCCTATATTTATACTCTCCTGAAAAATGGGATGAATACTTTGGAGATTATTATTCAGGAAAAGTTCTTAATGACTTCTCCTACCCTATTCCAGTTTATGGAGGAATATATAGTCCAGGGGTATGCGTTTATAGAAAACCAGGAACTTATGAAACTGTAGGTAATTATTTTAAATGTAATGTAATTTCAGTGGCAGGAGTAGTAAGACCTGATATTGATAAGAATACTGGAGAAATGATGAAAAAATATGTTCCTGTTGTAAAAGGAAAAATAAGAACAATCCTTAGAATAGCTTTAGATAATAATCATACTAAACTTGTTCTAGGGGCACTTGGATGTGGAGCATTTAAAAATCCACCTTCTCATGTAGCAAGATTATTTAAGGAAGTTTTGGAAGAACCAGAATTTATTGGAGCATTTGAAGAAATATGTTTTGCTATTCTCGATGATGGAAATTCAGGAAGAGATCATAATCCAAATGGAAATTTAAAACCTTTTATAGATGTATTTGGAGAACATGAAAGAAGATGATAAGTTATTGTATGAAATTTGTAAAAGAATAAAATATAAACCAATTATCAAAAATTCTGATGGAAATTATGTTAGAATTTGTGGTGTAGAATTTGATGATGAAGAGAATCCATGGATTAAAATAATGGGTTCGAGTATATACTATACAAGATCTTACATAGATAAATTGGTTTTATATTCTAATAAATTTATTAATGAAGATATTTATGTACATGGAGAGGTAGTTAATTCATTTGTAGAGTTTAGTAGAAAGTATATATCTGGTTTACATAACGTCATAGATTCAGAAGTTACTATAAAATTATATAATAGTAATAAATTCTCTAAAGGTTTTGTAAATGGAATAGAAACTATCTCATTTATGGATTTAAGTTCAGTGGAAAACTCATTGTTAGGTAGGATGATTTTAAATAAAAATATGGTAGATTATGGAGATTTTGATAATAAATTAGAGGATGAAAATTTTGAAATTATAAAGGAACTTAATGATAATAACCCATTTTTATATTTTGGATGAATTATGGAAGTAGGAAAGATTTATGTAGATTATAAAGATGGACCTGATGGTTGGTTCGGTTTATTTAGTGGATGTGAAAGAGGAGTATTTAATTTTCCAAATAATCTTTGGAGATGGTATGTAATAGATTCAAGGATTGTTATTAATTATCCAAGAGTTGATAATTATTATGGTCGAAGAGTAGCAACTGTTAAAGAACTTGAGAAGATTGAGTCTATTCTTGAACATCTAGGGTATACTTTGATACCAGGAACTTTAGAGATTTCAGAAATACCTGTTAATAATATTTCAAAAATTATAGAAAAATTAGAAAGAGGTGAGTGGAGTCTTCTCAAAGAAACTGAAAAAATAAAAATAATAGAAACACTTAAAGGCTATGTTAACAACTGAAGAATTATTTAGAGAATATATTAAACTATTCACATTAATAGTAGAAACCGCCGGACAAACGGAAGGTAATAAGAGTTACAAGGAAGTTACTAGAGTTCTTAAAGAAAATGAACATATAGTGAAAAAGATAATTGAAGAAGAAATGTCTTTTACTCCATTTGTAGCTTCTCTTATATTCTTTATAATCAAAGATATTCATGGGACAGAAAAACTTAGTGGAGAGAATTCTATAGAAACTATAAAACCACTAGTAGATGATTTCTATGTGAGATATATAAAGAAACCTACTAGAAAATTTACAGCAAAGTATGGATTACCAGCTGTGGAAGATTTAAATACTTATATCAAATTATATCTTGTTTAATTAAGAAGTGGATATTTTTAATTTTGATATAGTTAATCAAGAAATGATTGGTGGATTAGTAGTTGTATCATATTCTTTTCATTACAATATGCTAGATTTCTCATATACTTCTCCAAAAACTAAGAATATAAACTTATGGCCATTTTATAAGAAGAGTTATAGTATTCCAGGAAAAATAAGTGATAGTACTGGTAAAATAGTAATAAATGATATTCTTAATCCTATAGAAGATGGAAGTATCTTAGAAATTAATGATACACCTCCTGGAAATGGATATAATAGTAGTTATAAAGTAGTATTTTATAATAAAAAATGTTTTCTGCTACCCTTCATAGAACTAGTTTTTGGAGCTAAGAAGGAATTAGATGAGAAAGCATATACTCTTATACCTACTGTAAAAAGATATGAATTTAACTTTTCTACTATAAAAGATTGGTCATCAATTAAAGATGATAGTGTTTTATGTAAAAAGAACATCATACAAATTCTAAAGAAGGTGAAAAAGACAATCGGTAATAACCTTATAATTGATAAACAAACATTGACAACTGTTAATAATTTTTATTTATGAAAAATTTTAAAGTAACATCAAAAGAAAATGGAAAAGAGTATTGGATCTCTAGAGCAAATGCAGTAGTAGGAATTGTATATACTAGAGATAGCAATGGTCGAGTAATGTTTTTAGTATCTAAACGAGGTTCAGGATGTCCAGATCATGTTGGAAAATGGTCAGTTACTTGTGGTTATCTTGATTGGGGTGAAACAAGAAAAGAAGCGGTAAAACGAGAACTTTATGAAGAACTTGGACTTAATCTTGAAATTTATCCCAATGAAGCAATTGATCATTTTTGTACTATAGATGATCCGTCTCGAGATGTTAGAGAAAACATAGTTTCTAGATATCTTATTCATGTAGATTACATAGCTACTCGGAAAAAATTAGCTGATAAGGAAATTAACTGTGATACCGTATCAAGAGGTGGAGAACCTAATGAAGTAGATGATATTAAGTTTGTCCCAGCAGAAGATATTGATAGTTATGATTGGGCGTTTAATCATGATCAGGTACTTAAAGAGATTTTAGAATACTTAGAAACAGGTCGAAAACCTAAATATTGTGAAGAGTAAAGAAACTAGGGATAAGCTCTTCTTATGTTTAATAAAGATTAATAATCAGAAAAAATCCTAGTTAGTAATCAAACCCGAGGAGATAATTCTTCGGGTTTATTTTCCTTATATGTGATAAATATAAATATAAATAAATATAGAATTATGAACAGATTTATTAATTGTGATTGTATTAAAAATAAGAAAGGTGAATTAATACCTTTATGGAAAATAGATTGGAAATTAGATAGTGAGTATCTTGATAAGGATGATCTAGAAAATAGTTTTATTGTTCCAGAAGATAGGAATATTGGTGATTTTATAGCAGAAACTGATATTGTAAAAGCTTTATGGGATTTGATAGATAAAAAAGTAGTTCCATGTAAAAGAGTTATTAAAATTTATTCTGACTCGACAGGAAGGGTTGGATTGAAAGAGGGTGATGAAATTTATGTTAAACATAAATTTAGCTCTAATGAAATTTACCCAACTAAAATAAAAACAATAACTCAAGGAATACAAGAAAATGTTTATTATACTACAGAAAATCATCTAAAAAAGAACTGGTTAGGATCAGATACTGAAATTATAGAAGATACTATAGTAAATGATATTCCTGGAAATAATGTTGTTCAGATAATAACATACAGGAAACATTATGTTCTAGAAGACGGAACTGAAACTGATTACGATTATGATTTTTTTAAATTAAGAGAAAAATGAGAGAATTTATTTATGCTAGTTACCTTCGAATTACACCAGAAGAGTTTTTTGATTTAGCAGCTAAAGAGATGAGTAAAGCTTATGAATCTTATAAATCTAGTTCAGAAGATTATAAAGATCCTTTCCTTCAATTTTGGGTCTATATAAATCCTAATCTAATTCCAGATAGTTATATTGATACTTTAAAGAGGGTGTTAATTGATGAATATGGATGGAGGATTGTTGATATAAAAAAAACAACTTGAAGAGAGGAAAATCTATATAAAAACTGAAGTATAATGGTAGATGATGAAGTCCTAGAAAAATTAGTAAAACTTGGATATAAACAACCAATAAAGAAAAAGAGAATTGAGGTAGAAATAGTAGAATGGATAAGATTACATAAGGGTATTATCATTCTCGTATATCCATTTACTAATAAAGAAGGAGAGAAAAGATTTATATTTGCTATCCCAATGGAGAATGGTTCATTGAGTAGTAATAATCTAAACTATCCTTCTTATGAACAAGCTAGATTAGAAGGAATAAAGAGCGTATGTAATGAATTATTAAGAAAGTAATTATGAAAAAGTTATTAATCATTATCAGTCTTATTATAGGATTAGTGAGTTGTGTTAGCAAAAGGAAAGATTTACCACAATATAAAGTAGAATATAGTAAGGAATTAGTTATAAAATCTATTGATAGAGGATTAAATTCTTACGGCGTTAGTACTATTTATTACATCGCTGGGGACGAAATTGGTTCTAATGGAGATATTAGATTAAGTGAAAGAATTTCTAGTAGTAATAATCCAACATATAAAATAGGAGATAAAGTATTATTTTCAATTAAAAAGATAGAGAAAAATAAATGAATTTTTTACTAGTCTTAATAGCATTATTATTAGTAATTGCAATAATTTTTAAAATAATAGTTATTATAGGAGCTCTCACTAGAAATAAAGAATCTGTTTCTGGATGGGTTTCTAGATTATATACACCAAATTATAAACCGTATAAGAAAATGGAAAAAGATAAAAAAGATCAACTTCTTGAAGAGTTGTTTATGCAAAAACTAGAAATAGATCTCGGAAAAGCAGATGGAACAAAAGATGAGGTTTATCTTGCTGATGTAGTTGAAGATGCTTTGGTTGATATCGAACTAGCCATAGAGGAAGAAGTTTCAGAGCAGAGATTTTTCATATGGCCAAAGGAAAGGGAGCGTCTAATTAAAACATGGGCTAAATTTATTCCTAATCCAGCTAATGGAGGAGATGATGATTTTATTGTATTTGATTCTTTCCGAGGTGAGTATACATTTGGGGAGAATGGATTTACTCCTTTATGTAGCTCAAAGGAATTAAACGGTTACTATAAAGACAATAACTTAGAATATATAATTAAACAACCTAGATATTAAATGAAGAGGAAAGATTATTTATATAGTATTATCTTAGATCAAAATACACCAGAACTTAGGAAAGAGTTTGAAGATCTAGGATATTCTGAAATGGTTGGAACTGGTTTAGCCTTTAATCCAGATAAAGGAAATTGTATTATTACTTGTGCAGAGACTGGAGAATATACAGCTATAACTCGAGAAGCTATTAAATTTTCTTCATCTGGAAAAGTATCTCTTGTAAAAAGAATTCAATGTGGAGTAACTAAAGAACTAGCTCTTGGGATAGCTGCTCTTAGAGGAGATACAGATTTCGGACAATGGTTTACTAATGGAGAAGATTGGATAAAAGATAATCAAAAGAAAGGTTATCATAAAGCAACCATAAATGAACTTCAAGATAAATTTCCTAGAGAAGGTATTCAATTTCTTAATTCAGCTTATATCGGAAAAGTTAGTAAGGATATAATTGAACTTCTAGAAGATGTTGGTTATTATGATAGTAAAATAATTGATGGAGCACGTGATATTAAAGATTGGAAGGATTTTTCAGATTGTGGAATATGTACCTCTAATCATGGAAGCTACACAATTATTCATAAATCATGTTGGGAAACAGCAAATCCTCATGTAACTTGGAACTGTGCAGGAAGAATTGATTGTGGGATTGATGAAGTTAGATTTTATCAAGTTATTACACCTAGATTATAATGGTTAAGGAGTTAGGTATAATTCGAAGTGGTTCTGGTGGAATAATTGGATGTAAATCAGCGGCAGATCAAGTATACTATTATAATTTAACTATAGAAATCTTAAAATATTTCTCAGCATTTCAGATAGATAATAAAATTATAGTTACTTATGAAGATGTAGAACATATAGATAGAGTAGAATTATCAAGAATTAGCTCTGATTTTTACTTAGATATTTATTATGATTTATTTATTCATACTAGATTAATGATCTTAGATGATGAAATTCCAAACTCTCTTAAGTATAATTGGAATGTGAGAACTGAAAGAAATTTACATGAAACGATATTTATTTTTAATTAAAGAAAGATGTTAGAATTAAAAGCTGTAGAATTTTTAAAAGAACTGTTGGGATCGTATAGTCCTAGCGGTTTTGAACAGGAAGCAACTAGGGTATTTAAAGATTATTGTTCTAAGTTTGCGATAGAAGAGTTTACTGATAAAATGGGAAATGTAGCATTTAAGGTAGGTTCAGGGAGTAAGAAAGTAATGATTTCTGCACATATTGATGAACTTGGAATGATGATACAAAATGTTACAGACCAAGGAATGCTAAATATTATTAATCTTGGGGGAATAGATAAAAAAGTTCTCCCAGGAAGTATAGTTAAAATTTCTAAAATTGGTCACCCAGGAGAATATGTAACAGGTATTATTGGGAAAAAGCCAATTCATGTAGAGTATGATGATAATAGCAAAAATGAATTAATTCCTATTGAAGATCTTCTTGTTGATATCGGCGCTGAATCTAAAGAAGAAGCTATGAAGTTAGTAGAGATAGGTAGTAGAGTTGTTTTTGAAGCAAATTTTATAGAACATCTTGGGAAGAATCGATTTGCATCTAAAGGACTAGATGATAAGATTGGAGTATTTATTGTTGCTGAAGTCTTAAGGAACGTGGTGAATTATGAAGACTTTAGGGAACTTTTTGATGAATATACTTTTTATGGCGTGGCGAATACTCAGGAGGAAGTAGGTCTAAGAGGTGCAATGGTAACAAGTAAAAGAGTAAATCCTGATATTTCGATTGATATAGATGTTACTTTCGCCACGGATGAAGGTAGAGGAATAAAACCTGAGTCCTATGGAGATATAGAACTTGGGAAAGGACCTGTTATCATGAATGGACCTGATAAATCTTGGAATCTTCGCTGTAAAATGATCGGAGTTGCTGAGATTAATGAAATTCCATATCAACTTGCAGCTTCATATGCAGGAGAAACAAATACTTCAGCAATTCAAGAAGGTGCTTTTGATTGTGAAACTATGTTAGTATCTATTCCTCAACGAAATATGCATACTCAAGTTGAAGTATGTGATTATCGAGATGTGGAAGGTGCTATAAATCTAATCTCCAAGACATTATTAGAGATTACAAAATAAAGAAAAATAATTAGAGGACTTTTTACAGTCCTCTTTTTTTTTATATTTCTATTTTCCCTAGATTAATAGGTTTTTCATAATTTCCATTTACTTTAGAATTCCATATATTATAAAATAATTCTCTATAATTTTCTCTAACTTGATATGCATCTCCATAAATAATTCCTAGTACATTATAGTTATTTTCACTAAACATTCCAATCATTTTAACAAGTTTAGAACGCATTTTATTTTCAGAGAAAATGGATTCTTCATAATTCACAGGATAAAAATTAAGAATCCTTCTCTTATAAAACCCTAATTGTTTTACTTTTATTGAGTTAGGAAAGTAAATAACATGTCTTCCTAATAATCTTTCTGAAAAATTATTATCTACTAGTATATTATCTCCAAACACTTTTTGATCTTTTATATAAAGTCCTAATACTGGATGTTGATCTACTGATGAAGAATCTATAATATATTTCTTCAATTCAATTCCATAAGTATTTCTCTTCTCCATCCATTCTTTCATGATAAAACTTCTAACTCTAGGGTTTAAATTTTTTGATAACTTAGCTTCATAACATCTAATCATAATTCTTTTATTTATTTTCACATATAAGGAACTTGGATTTCCTTATAAATGTAATAAAATAATCATATGAAAAAGAAGAAAAAGAAATTAATCTCCCTAGCCGAAAAAGTTAGGAGAGATAATGAAATTAAAGAAACAGGAAAGTTAGTATCCTTAAGACCTAGTATCACTCATAAAAGTAAAAAAGATTATTCACGTAAGTGGAAACTTGAAGATTATGAATAATAGGAAAGAATTAATAGAGTTAAATAAACTTTATAGGAAACGTTTAGTAGATTCAGTAATAACTAAATTACTTAAAGTCCTTGAATTTACTGGATTAGATACACTTGAAGATCTTGTGTTTGATTATAAGAGTTTAGAATCTAAATCTATATCAGGAAATATTCAAAAATTATATTATGTAAACAAAACATTTAATTATATTAAAGTTGATATGGATTATGGAGAGTACTCTAAACATAATTTGGATATAGAGGATTTAGATACTACAGATTTAGAGATTATTGTATTTAATAATATTATCGGATATTATAAAGAGAATAAATTAATAAAAATAGCAAAAGATTATGAAGATTAAAAAACCCTTTACAACTGCTGGATCTGGAAAAATCTATTTTATATCAGATCTTCATTATGGTCATGAAAATGTAATAAAATATGATTCTCGACCTTTTAAAGATGTAACTGAAATGAATAATTATATCTTAGAGGAACTTAAAAAAACTAAAGAAGAAGATATTATATTCGATTTAGGTGATATGTTTTGGAAAATGCCTGTTGACGATATAAAAGATGTCTTAAATCAGATTCCTTGTAAAAATATTTATAAAATTGTTGGGAATCATGATAACTATGGACTTTATTTTGATCAGGCACCACTTAAAGGGTATTTCAAAATAATCTCTGATATTCTTGATGTTCATATAGAGCATTCAGGAAAAGATTATATGGTAACTATGTGTCATTATCCCTTTGTATCTTGGAATCATAAACCTCATGGATCTATTCACTTATTTGGTCACGTTCATGGTCACCTTACTGAATATATTAATAGTATTTATGATCTTAAAGTTGATGTAGGTTTTAATTCTGAGTTAGCAAAATCTCTTGGAACCTTCTTAATACCATTCGAGGAAATTATCAAGCATTTCGATACTAAAACAGGAGGAATGAATTATAAAGAGTGGACTCTAATTAAATGTAAAGAATTATGAGAACAGTTTGGATTTATTCATTACAAATATCAGATACTGGAAGAGTTTATAGAGATATTCCACCATCTGAAGCTGAATTTGGTGGTATTCCTAGGATAGTAAAGATACTGAATAGCGGGAAAATAATAAAAAACTATCAACTTCATTATCAATTCTTTAATACTCCAAGTGAATGTATTGAACATAGAAATAAGTATATCGAGGGTAAATTGAAATTCTTTGAAGATCAATGGAAAGCCACTGAAAGAAATCTTAAAAAACGGATAATAAAATGATAACACAATTAACAGCGAAAGAAATAATGAATCTCCCTAAGGATAAAACATTTTGGTATAGTTGTATTAGTTTTAGGGAGAAAACTTTTAGATGCTCTAGTATCATAAAACCAGCAGAAATTATTTTAAAAATTGATATAGATAATTTATTATATCTTCGAAAAGTTTCTGATAATTCTGTAATTGGATCTTTTCAGGGTTATAAAGAAAGAAAAGATTCAGAATGTAAATTTTTTGTGAGAATATTCGATACTGAAGAAGAATGTAAAGAATATTATAATGCTCAGATTCATAATACTGTAGATCGACTTCAACATTTTTATGAAGAAAAGCTTAAATATATAAAATCCAAATTAATATGATAACAAAAGAATTATTGTTAGAATATAAAGAAAATTCCAAGTCACTTTGGTATTTTATGTTAGAATTTTCTAGTAAATCTTATAAATGTACAAGGTTAGTAAAACCCATCGAAGTCTTAGTAACTAATTGGGATGAAAAAAGTGATTATTCTCTTATTTTAAAAAGTAAAAATAAAAATCTAGTTTTCAAAAATTATCACGTAAAATATTTTCTACCATATCTTTTCGAAACAAGAGAGGAATGTGTAGAGGCTTATAATGCGGTTATTCAAAATCAAAAAGATAAACTTCAACACGATTATGAAGAAAGATTGAGATATTTAAATTCTAAAATAGAAAAATTATGAAACAGCCAGAAACATATGAAGAACTTGATAAACTTATAGGACAAACGTTCTGGACTTTTGGATTCTATATCGGTCCGTATAGTTATAAACTTGAAAATATAAACTCTCCGCAAGAAGTAGTTTTAGGAAAAGAAGAAGGATCTGGATATAGAAGAAACACCATCTGGTATCCTTTAAGAAACAAAACCACTAATATGATAGTTGGCTACTTTCAATTAACTCCTAATAGATATAACTTAGATAATTATAAACTATATGAATCAGAAGAAGAAGCCATTGAAGGTTGGAACTCTACTATTCAAAATCAATTAGATCGATTAGAATTTGATTATGAGAAGAAAAAGAAATATTTAAATAAAAAGATTATTAAAAAATGAATAAGATAATAATTGATGGATATTATAAAGAAAAGGAACACTTAGGAAAAATTTCAGGTATTATTTTTAAAAACTGGGAAGATAGTGAACCTATGGATAAAATTTCAATTATTATTAACAATTTCGATTCTTATATTCCTGGAGAATTTTATAAAAGAGAACTTCCTGGGATTGTAAAATTATTAGAAAATATAGATCTTGATAAATTCGATACAATCATATTAGATTCTCATGTTTGGTTGTGGAATGATGAAGAATCTTTTGAAAAACCTAAACCAGGACTAGGAGCACATCTATATGAAAAACTTGGAAGAAAGAATCTTAATATTATTGGAATTGCAAAAAGTTATTACTGTGATAATAATATGCATACTTTTTCATGTTTTCGAGGAAATAGTAAAAATCCTTTATATGTAGATTCAATTAATCAAGATAAAGATTATTCTGAAGTTATTAAAAGTATGTATGGAAATTTTAGAATACCATACCTTATAAAATTAGCAGATACAGAATCAAAAATAAATTTCAAATGAAAATGATTTATGCAATAGAACAATTACCCAAGAAAGAAGATACTTGGGTATTTTTGGGAGGACCTATTCAAGGAGCTCCAGAGTGGCAAGAAACAGTTCCAGATATTCAGGGAGTAACTTGGATAAACCCTAGAAGAAAAGAGAAAATTTCTGGAGGTTTATCTGATGCTGAATATAAAAAACAGGTAGATTGGGAAACAATTGGACTTAGAGTATCAGATTTTATATTATTTTGGATCCCTGAAGCTGTTGAAGATATACCAGGAAAAGATTATGCACAAACTACTAAAATCGAACTTACCGAAAATTTAGTTAGAAAGAAAAATATAATCTTAGGAATTGCGCCGAAAATACACGGAAGAAGGTACTTGATCGAAAAAGCTAAAGCATATGGAATAAAAAATGTATATAGCTCTTTAGACGAATGTATATCTGAGTTAAAGAAGGAAATATCTAATAGAGAGTCCAGTTCAAGAGAGTTTTTTACTTCCGATACACATTTCGGCGCAGAAAGAACTTTGGAATTATCTAAACGTCCTTTCATGAATGTTGAAGATATGGATTGGACTATGGTAGAGAGATGGAATACTAAAGTTCCTCCTAAAGCTATCGTATGGCATCTTGGAGATTTTGGTGATAGAAGTTACTTGAAATATTTAAATGGAGATATTCGATTAGTTTGTGGAAATTATGAGATTAAAGAAAAATCTGAAAGAAATCTAGATATACCTGATTTTATAGGAGAGCTTATAGATTCTGGTTTTTCAAAAGTATTCCTAACTGAAGCAGAAACAAAACTCCTAGGAAAAGAGATAGCACTTGTACATGAACCTATGAATTCTACAAAAAAGTATAATCTTTTTGGACATATTCATGGAAGACAAATGATTAAGAGATTTGGATTAGATGTAGGTGTTGATGTTCATGGTTTTGCTCCTATGTCTGCAGAAGAGGTTGAATTTTTCTTAAATGCACTAGAAAAAGGCTATTACGACGCTGAAGTATTTTGCTAGTCTGATATTCCTTGAAAGCCTTATAAGTGAGAATAAAAAAAACAAACTTAAAAGAAAAGGAATATGATAGAAAAACTTAACACACTAATGACAATATTAAGTGCATTAGGATTATTAAGAGACGGAGTAAAAAATTACATAGATGTCTCAGTTGAAAATAGTTTATCCAATGGAATAGTAGATAAACTAAAAGATAGTTATGACAACTATACAGCTATCTTAAACAAGTATGCGATTGAAGGAAAGGATTTTGATGTTCCTTCGATTAATAGAGATTACGTAATAAGAAAACTGCGATTAATAAAAACAATAGTAAACAGATTAGTCGAATATTATATCAATGAGCCAGAAACATTGAGAGATTATAAACAATCCCTCTATTTGATTGGCGCTGACATAGATAGTATATATCGAAAGTCTGTTGTTGATTATAAAACGTTTTTGCTTGCAGTTAAGTAAGAAAAGGGTGGGTAATTCCACCCTTTATTTTTCCACCGTCTAGAAAAGACTAAAAACCTTATATATGAAAGGAAAATAGAGTTCCTAAGAGGTTAAAATAATACCGTCTAAGAAACCCTATTAGCCTTATATATGTAATAAAAGATAGAAATATCTGATATTACCTAAAGACATAGTATATCTAATTTAAAAGATATATTATGTCTTTTATACTTTAGCGTTATACATAGATATAACTAGAACTTATAATACATACGAAAGGTGTGATGACGGAGTATTATAAGGAGAGACTAGGAGTTGCTAACCTAGAAGTCGTCAGAACGACTTTATAAAATTCATCACCTTGATCTAACTTATAATTATGAAATATAATATAAGGACAGGTGGAAGTTGTTATACCACTTGAGTAGATATTTAAATAGTATTAAAATATCTTTTACAAGGATAAGTTCTGAGCGTAATTAAATAAGTATATTAAGTTACTATATTGAATTATACTATTTATCAAAATAGAGAAAATACTTAATATAACTTAATAATTGATAAAGGTTGGACACATAACTTGGCAAGCACTAACAAATTTTATAACGTGCATTTAGCCGAGTTTAACAAAATAAATAAAAAATTAAATAAATTCCTTATAGTAGATAATATTATAAGGCCACGATATATTGAGATAAACCTGATAAAGGATTATCAAGAGGAATATATCAAAGACATGTAGCCAAATATATATGGTGAACTATGAAAATAACAAAGGACCTGTATAGTCTAGAGTTATTAGTAATAGGATGTGAATTTAGAGGGATTTAATATACAGTTAAATTATTATATATAACCTATGATAAATACCGATGAGGAAATTATAAAGATTATATATAATTCTAAGTTAGAAATCTTTAAGAGAGAAGCTTAGAGTAAAAACAACCATTTCTAAGTAATTTACTTAGAAAATAGAGACAAAAGAATATTAACAACAAAAAAAATTATAGAATTATGAAAGCAGTTGTAAAAAACGTTGGAATTTTTGTAGCAGGAATAGCAGCAAAAGTAGTATTTGATTATGGTTATAAGAAAACTAAAAAATGTTTAAATAACCGGAAAAACAAAAAAGCTGAATAAGCTAAAACAACCAGCCCGAGTTATGGATTAACTTGGGTTTAGAGACAATAATTAACAAAATTAATAACTTAAATAATAGGAGGAAAAATTATGAAACTAATTAACTCAGCAGTAACGAAATTTGGTGCAACAAAAGTTGTAGCAGTAGCAGCTGGAGCAGGAATGGTATTAGGAGTAGCAACTACCTTAGGATGTCAAAAAGCCTATAAAAAACTCAAACCGAAAGGTCTTAGAGATGAGGATTTGGAAAAATTGGTAGAAGAAACCGTCAACCTAAAACCGGATGCAGAAAAAGAAAAACCTGCTGAAGAAGTAAAAGCTGAATAAGCTAAAACAACCAGCCCGAGTTATGGATTAACTTGGGTTTAGAGACAATAATTAACAAAATTAATATATTATGAAAAAGATAACAGAAGTCATTATTTTTATGACAATGATATTAGCAGGAATTGCTTGGATATTAGGATTTGATATAATTTATTCAATATCAGCAATAATTATGGGAACTACCGGAATTTATTATTGGTTTAGATATATGATTCCGGAACTATTTAACAGCAATGAAGAAGAATTCATTGATGACTAACCGGAGGGATAACAAAATTTCCCTCCATTTTCATTTTTGTAGTTAGGTGAATTCCTAACCTGATGAGATCACGAGGTTAAACTCAAGATCGAAACAGAAATGGAAACTAAAGATTTCCTTTTGATTTTATATATCAAGAGACTATAACTAAACAAAAGGAAATTTACAAAGAAAAAAAAGAGGTCTTGACTTTAATTAGTCAAGTTGATCCTCTTTTTATTTTTTTTTCTTCAGAATGCTAAGGAATTTGATTTTGTAGCATATAAAATTCATTTTTTAACATATCAATTCTACATTTGATATCAGCTATTTCACTTGCTATATCACGTAGTGGAGAATTACAGAAAAATTCTTGATTACTATTCCAATAAATATTATTTCCTGTAATAACACTATTAATATTAGTTATAGCTGTTTCTATATTATGTAATCTTTGCATTAAATTAAAATCTCCAAAGATTCTTTTATCTATAGTAGATACTAATCTCTCTTCATTATTTACTATTATCTCAGGATTATCCATTATTTTCTCTAGATAACCTCGAAGATAATTAATAACTATATCTAAAATCTCATCCGATTGTGCAGAGGATAGAATTTTTTCAACTACAGCTTTTACTACAGAATCAGAAATTTTGATATCATTACTTAATTCAATATTTGTATTACTCGTTTTCATTGCCATTTTTCAGTTCTTTTAAACAAGTTTTCTTAGATTCTAATTGAGCTTCAAGTAACTCTATTTCTCTTTTTAATGAAGCGATTCTTGTACTCTTAAGGGATTTATCTAGCGCCTCTATAAAAGAATCTTCAAATTGAGAAAATTTTAATTCCATATAGCAATGACAACTACCACCATAACCCCAATGATCTGTATACTCTAAACAAATACTTTTATCATTAATAGCATCCTCATTGTAATCATCATCTAACCAAAGACTTCCTCGAGTAGGATCATATTCATCATACCATGAATTAGTTAATCCATATTTTCTATAAACTTCATAGATCTTATCAAATCTTTCCTTACATATCTCAACAATCTTAGGTTTAACTTCTTCTGATTGTTTCTTTGAATCTCCTAGAAAAATACCTAAGAGATTAATTAATTCTTCTTTTCTATCCATAATTCATATATTTTATTTTACGGTAGCAGAACACAACTATCTACTACATCATTAAGAGTTTTAAGGGAAGAAAAATAAAAACTATACCTATTATTTTAAGTATAGTTTTATATAATAACTCTATTTATTATTCTCTGTAACTATTATATCCATTTTCCCAAAGAATATCAGCTTCTTTAGGTATACCACAATCATCTGCAAATGAATAATATACTTTTCCGATAACCCCGTCTATTAATGGCCAAATAAAATCAATAATCTCTCTATCGGTTTTACCTGCATCGTTAAGTTCTTTCCATTTATCTCCTTTACCATATTCAGTATACATATCATACCACTCATAAACGAAATTAATAAGATTGAATATCTCACTATTTCCGTATCCCCCACTATCCTCTTCTTTCTGATAAAATTCAACAGCACGAATTACATCTTCTTTAGAATTTATAATAATCACTTTATCAGTTATATTATTTTCATTTAGAAGATTTATTAATTTTTCTTCAATATCTAAGAAGAAAACTTGTGTACTCGAATTAGTTATTACATCTGAATAACTAGTGATTAAACGTCTTTTGCTCATAATTTTTTATAATATATAGTAATTCTTCTGATAATGTTACTTTTATCCCTAAGTTACGAATGAAAGTTGCTTTATTAATATATTCCTTCGTTGTAATTATCTAATTGAACGTTAGTAATCTCAGGCGCCGTGATATAGTTCCAGCATTACTCTTAAATTCTTCTGGAGTAAGTGCAACTATATCAATTATACTTTTGCATACCTTAGATAATGTTAGTTGTTTTAGGATAGGTTGTTTTATTTCGAATCTTAAACAAATAATATGATCTACAGCATAAATATTTTCTTCAGGGTTACCTCCAAATAGGTTCAAAAGTTCACTAGGGAGAGATAGTTTTACCTGACTCCCAAGTCTAAAACAACAAATAGAATATCGAGGGTTTCTTTCATCTGTATATACATAGAATTTATTTGTTGTTATTCCCGAAGTATCAGTCAAGACTCCATCCATATCTAAATCCTTTTGTTTCTAAGTTATCTAACTCATAAGAATAGTCTTTATCATCAGGATACAGTTCATAAAGTCTATTCATAATTTTTTGATTATGTTTAATATCAATATATACAATAGTTCCCTTTAATCTCTCCATAATCTTTGGTTTAAACATTTCCCAAATATCATCTTCTTTATCAGGGAATTCATTGTTCATATCAAGGTATAAGTTAAATAGATTTCCTAGTAGAGGTTTTAAATCCCATATTGAATAATTATGATTAAATCCTTTCTTTCCTTGAAATCTAAAGAAATATTCAACATCTTCCTCAGTTTTTAGAACAAGGAAATCTTTTTGATATTTTTTATATATTCCAGTACCAATCATCTGTCTTAATGCATCTGGTCCTTGAATTAAAAATACTTCAGTGCTTGAATTTGTAATAACATCTGAAAAACTAGTTATTATTCTTTTCTTTTTTCCCATAATTTACATAAATAAGAAAATGAGGGCAGCCATAATCTCACGACTTGCCACCCTCTGTCTTCAAATACTCTATATCTTTATTATCAGAACATTAATCCACCTCGATATAAACTTGGATTACCTTTCTGTCTAATTATCTTAACTAATGTTTCGCCATCCCCATATATATCCTTAACTAGAATAAATCCGTCTTCATCAGGATCTTCAAGAATGGTTCCAATACTAAGTTCTTGATTTTTCCAGAGACTTGAGAATTGAGATGTCATTCTAGTTTTCCAACCATCTAGGATATTACTACAATAATCCTCATTTGTCTTAGTATCTGAATCTTTATCTTCCATCTCACAATCTTTTCCAAGCCATTCTGGGAAATTAGCTCTTCCTGGACGAAGAATTTCCTTAATCCTTGTTACATCTTCCTCTGTTTCAACAGGGAATTTCATGATATCGAAAACATATTTAGCCAAAGGAATATTAAGGCAAGTATCTTCAGAAAGTTTTCCATGAATATTTACTTCATCAACAATCGAACCAAGAATATCAATAGTAGATATCTCAAGAAGATCGATTTTTTGAAGAATATTCTCTCTCTCTTCTGGAATTTTTAAATTATCGTCCAAATATTCGTTTATTGCTTTTTCTGACAAATTTCCGAATTGTTTGATATATCTAATTCTTCCAGGACGTCCAAGTAAATTCTCATTTACGTTAAGTGTATTTGTTGTTAGAATATATAATTTTCTTGATCTATTATATACCCCATCAATTAATTTTAGTAATACTTCATCACTCTCTCCTCGCTTAAATGTTTTCTCTGCTTCATCAATCAAAACAATACATTCAAAGTCGAGTTGTTGAATAAAACTTACCATTCCCTCTATTTCATTATCAGGAATGATTATGACAGGAATGTCTAATCTATTACATAATAGTTTAGCACCAACACTTTTTCCTGTTCCTTTATATCCTGTGAAAATAACACCAAGATTCTTATTCTCTTCAACAAATTTATCTGATTCCCAAGTTTTTTGAATTATATCAAATAAATTATCACAACCTACATCATATATTTTGTGATTAAATTCAAACTTTTCTGAGAGTTTTTTTAAACCGATTCTCTTATCTTGACCTTTTCCTTGATATAATTCAAAAATTCCTGAACCTGGAGTTGGATAAAGTACTGTATTTCCATCAATCGGAAATAAAGTTCCACATTCATCAATCCATTTTTGTGCTACTAAATTTTTCATTTTTCTATTTGTTATATTTTATACATTTATAAGAATTTCAAGCTTTCAGAAGAATTTAGAATATTTATTACAGTTTTTGAATCTCCTACAATTAAATATGTATCTTTCTTTTTAATTATATCGACTATCGTTTTTAAAGATATTTCTAATGAATTAATCTTTTTCCAATTTTTATCACAAATAATAGGATCATAAGAAGTATTCCCTCGATGTTTATCTTCGAGGTTAATAATTCCTAAACTTTCCATACGCTTCATAAGACATTTTAACCCTGTTTTCTTAAAATAATATTCAGGCTCAACTCCTAATTCTATAACCAATTTATTTTTCTTTCCAGGAACTATACTTGGATTCCTAGTATATTTCTTCGGAGTTAATTCTATTGTAGCAGAATATATAAGAACATGGTCGATATCAAAGAAATATACGCCCCATTCTCCTTTCTGTTCTAGGTTAATCATTAGAAATATATGTTAAGAAGTTGTCCAAGATCTATATAATCAATTCCTACTTTTTCTGCTGCTAATATATCTCTATTACTTTGACCATATAAACCAGATTCAAGTCCAATTTGTATGGCTGAATTCTTATCAAATCCACGAGTCTTAGAAATTACAGCATCCATCATTCTATCTTTAGATTGTCCAAAATCATTCTGTACTAAGATTTGACAATGATCATACGGAACTCTTAGATATTCTGATAAAGCACAAACAATATATTCTAACATTATTTTCCAAGAATCTGAACCATTACTACTTAAGATTAGATTTCTTGGAACCATAGCATAAACTTTATTTGGGTTAAAACATAAAATCTTATCCCAAACTTCAAAACGGAGTCTAATATCATAAATTCCACGTGGAAGAAGACCTGGTTTTCCATTACTCTGAAAAGTTTCTACTAGACAATCTAAGACATCACAAAATATTACTTGTTTCTGTCGATCAATTTCTTTTCTTCCATTATTTGTATTACTACTTCCCCAGGATCCTCCAGTATTACCACTACTACCCCAGCCAGAAGATCCACTCCAAGATCCTCCTGAGTTTCCCCAAGAATTTCCTCCTGCCGGTTTTGTTTGCCATGGATACTGTTGATTATTACTTCCTCCCCACGAAGATCCTCCTCCGTTATTGTTCCAAGATGGAGTTGATGGTTGACCCCAATTACCTCCACCTACACTTTGTCCAAATGGTGTCTGTTGCATAATTTTTTCATTCAATTCTTTTTGACCTTTAACTACTTTTTCTATTCTCTCATCCTCCTCTGCTTCATCGATTTCATTGATATCATCATCGTCATCATCTCCTGAATCATATGGAGGTTCTTCCGAAGAGTAGTCAGGCTTTAGATATTCTTTAAATTTATTATCTTCTTCCATAAGTTTTATAGTTTATGTTTATCACTTATAAGGATTTCCGGATTTAATAAAAGCTCATCAAGTTTAGCTAAATGAGACTTCTCCATATAAAGTCTCCATAATTCTGTTTTACGAGCTTCCTTAAAACATTCTATAACTTTTTGAGCATCTAATTCTACGCTTCCGATAATCATATATCTATTATCATTTGTACATTTCGGTTCTATACCAAAACATCCTTCTCTAATAAAAGCGTAGATAGTTTCATAAGATGGTCGTTTTAATATAACAGGAACAGTTATATTAATAGAAAGACCTGTACTTGTTGAAAGAATTAAAAATGTATCTCTAGTAGAATGTAATTTAAAATAATAATTCGATATAACAATATCTGCTATCATAGGAAATATTCTTTTGAATTATTTATCATATCTTTTAATATAGTCAATTGAGTGTCATCACCACCCCAAAATTTATCATTAAAAGCTTTCTTCATACCCTGAATTATCTTTTTATAATCTATTCCTTCTACTGTCCCTAAAACTTTAACAATTGATCTATTTGACATTTTTTCCGGTAACTCAAAATAAAACCTACCAAAACCAATAGATTCATATATATCTTTTCGTCTAGGTCTTTTAAGATAATTATAGTGTTGATCATCAATACATATGTAAATATCTAAATTTTTCATAGTTCGAATTATTACTTCTCTTAATTCAATCATATCGTTTGTATCAACTATTATCCCTGTCATGTAAATTTTATATTATCTAAGTTTTTTACTAAATGTTTCAAATCATTCGCATAAGGACAATTTTTAGATCCTTGGATAAATGATTTTTTGAGTTCTTCTAGGTCAACACTAACTTCCTGAATGATTAAGCAATCGATCATATTTCTATATCGAAGATGTTCTAATAAAGAAGTATCATCACAAAATCGAAATATACAAAATTTTCCAAGACAAGTTTTTACATAAATTTGTTTAGGAGTTATTCTCTTAGTCGCTAACCCATCTAAATTATATTCTAAAATAAAGTTCTCTCCAAGAATATTTCCACTAACAATTCCAATATCAGTTGATAATTCTTTTTGAAGTCTTCTGTAAAAACTAATCTTCACCATCTCCAGTTCCTGCTTTAATAGATAAAATAGGTTTAATAATTTCCAAAATTTTCACCGTATCTTGTATTCCAGTTATTATTTCGGAAGGATCTTTATATACCTCGGGCGCTTCATCAATACAGGCGAGACATACAGAACTAGAATATACATTACCCATACTTTCTTTAAATTCTTGGAGACTTAATCGTTCTCTTGCTTCTCGCCTAGACATTAAGCGCCCAGCACCATGAGGAGCACTATAATTTCTATCAGGATTACCAAGACCTTCACAAATTAAGGTTCCAAAAGCCATGTTCATAGGGATAATTACTTTCTGTCCGGCGTAAGCTTGAATAGATCCTTTTCTAATTATTCTATCTCTTGGATCTATGTAATTATGAATAGACTCAATTCTCTCAAGCTCTTTTCCAAGTCCAAGAGCTTTTTTAATTCTCTCTGATATTACTATTCGATTATATTCTGCATAAGCTTGAGCAAAAAACATATCCCCAAGATAACCAGATATATCTTCATGTGTTACTAAGAATCTACTAGGCGGAATTGTATATCGGCCGGAAGCATGAAGTTTTTCTATTTCTTCTTTGATTTTCTTCCCTTGACCTTTATACTTTTCCTTAATTCCTCTCTCGGCCGCTTTCATATCCGCCTCAATTATCCTAGTTTTCCCAATTTGTTTTTTCCAATAAGCAAGTATTTTTATTCCTAAGTTTCTCGATCCTGTATGAATAGTAACCCAAACAGACTCTTTATCTTCTTCTGTTTGTCCCAGCTCTAAGAAGTGATTCCCGCCGCCGAGAGTACCAAGAGATTTATAGAAAATTCCCTCAGACATACCAATTCTTTTAAGGGTTTTTGATATAAATTTCTCTATCTCTCCTAGACCTTCATAACATACAAATTCAGGCCATAAACTTCTTGCTCTTTCAAGTTTTGTTTTAAAAAATTTCTTGAATTCTTTTTCTTGGATAACTGGTTTCTCATTTACTTCCATACCCATCGGAATATCTCTACGTATTCTAGTATCCCAAAGAGCTAATTCTGGATCTCCCGAAGGCATTTTATATTTTACACTTAACATACCACACGATATGTCACAACCAACCACATCAGGATCGAGAGGACCACCAGAGTAGGTTTGAGTATACCCTACTACACATCCATTACCACAATGAGTATCTTCCATGATTCTAACCTTTTCTTCTTCTACCATTTTAGTATTTAGTAGATCATATATCTGAGTGATTGCAGCTTCTTCTATATTCTCAGTAAAAACTATTGCTTTACCGTATTTTCCTATTATTTCCATATCCCTATAATTTCTTTGATAAACTATAAATCCAATGACGTCCTTCTTCAGTCCACCTCTTTACATTTCTTGGTTTTCCTGCCTTGTCAAATATAGTAACTATTTTTGTATATCCAAATTTATCAAATGGTTCCTTTAAGTACCATTTCTTTTTATCATGAGATCTAAAAATTAAATTATTCTTCTCTAATAATCTTAATAATTCTATATTAGATATTCCAAGACCCAAATCTTTCACTATATCTCTTGTTGAATATAGATTTTCTGAAGTAGTTAGGACTCGATTACAATAATCTACTTGAGGCTGTTGATTTTGAGTAGTAATCTGTAGGTTAGTAATTTCAGAGGTTAATCTTCCAATTTCAGCGTCTCTCAGAGCAAATCCATTATTTATAATTTCGTCTAATTTTCTTAGACACCATACTCCAAATTTAGGACTACACCACATAGCAAAATGAATAGCTATTAATCTATGCATCCAAGTACCTTGATTCTGAGGAATACCTCCTTTAATAACTACTATTAATTCCGATATCGGAATTCCGATATCGATCGAGACCTCATTGATTAATTCTTTTGTCTGTTGATTACTAAGATAATGACCTAACTACTTCTTACAAACTTTTGCTATCTCAGTAGCATTAATCATGACATCATTACTAGTCAATGCAAATGGAATAATACATCCATTATACTCAAAATTTAATAATTCATTCATACTTATATAAAATAAAGGGAGTATGAGAAAATACTCCCCTAAAACTTATTTCTTTTCTTCAACAGCTTCCTGTCCCTGCGTTTCTTCTTTAGAAGGTTTGTCTTCTTTAACTGGACCTACAAACAATCCGCGAAGAATACACATCTTATTTTCTAAGGTACACTCTGAATGTTCCTTATTATAATATTCACAGATATCAGGGCAACATTTATCGATTACTTCGTCGAGATAAACCAATTTTTTATTTCCGGCGATTTTTTGTAATATATCAGGCTGATCTTTGAAAATTTCCTCAAGAGTGCCTTCTTTTGGAACCATTGAAGTTAAATCTGAATCTTCTCCTTCATTAGCTCCAAGATCATTACAAAAATCGATAAATGATAGTTCTTCATTTCCGGGATCTCTAGGATCAGGGATAAAAGAACAACATTTTCCATAAGGACATTCTTTATCACAAATTAAATGTGATGTTGGAATTTCCTCAATGGGTCTAAAGACTACCACTTTTTCTCCGTTAGATGTGGGAACTTTTACTGTTTTTAACTTTTTCATAATTTAATTCATTAATGTTATTTAATTCTTTACGCATTTATTTTCGAAGCGGATTCTGTATTAATTTCCGCTTCATATATAAGAATTTCAGGGAAGAAGAAAATAAAAAGAAGGAAGTATTTCATTCCTTCTTCTTAAATGTTCTAGTTTAGTTAGTTACTGCATAAAGAATTGTGTTCCCTTCTCTTCTAAGAGTAAATAGTCTTTCAACCTCATTATCACTTATTATTTTATAGTCCTCTCGTTTTTTAGAAACTAGATAATCTTTAATAAGTCCATAATTAAATGACTCTATCACAAGATGACAACCATTTGGAGTATTAATTTTTCCTAGAATATTAGTATATCCTGAGATAAATTTTTCTATATCATGTTGATAGGATTTATCTTCAGAATCAATATCTAAAATCCACCTAGGTTTATCTACAACTCCTTTTGATTGAACCGTTTCATTACTTAAGGCTACTTTCTTTGGAAGATTATGTATATTTGTATAATCATTGTTTGCTACTCTCTTAGAATATTCAAACATACATTGCTTTCCAAATTTTTCCAAAGATCTTGGTGTAATAGATATGTAAGCTCTTGCTTTATAATGTTCACACATCTCCGTTAATCGATTCCAGGATTTTTCAAGAACTCCTAAATCTGTCACCCACCAAGCATATCTCTGTATTTCTTGAAGAGGTAAATCAGGATTCTCTTTTCTTCTTTGTATAACTTGCACAAAATAATATATCTCCGGTTTACCTTTAGAAGATATCTTAAATTTTAGAAGACTTTTTACTGTCTCTAAATTATTTATTACTCTCATGATTTTATAGTATTTAGTAAAAATTTCCAAGAAACTGTTGCTGTATGATCTGAAGAAAAGATATCAACCGTCTTACTAGTACTCTCAATCAATGGAAAATGTTTATCATTAAATCTCGTTGTTTTTGACATAATGATCTGAAACTTTCTTCTTCTAAGCTCTTCATTATATTTAGTGAGATTAGTTTTCCATTCTTTTCGAATCTCTTCGATTGGCCTTTTTCCAAAACCAATAGAGTCTAAGAATACTTTGATTACACTACTTTTTGGTAATGCTCCTCTTTGATATTCTTTATACATAAGTTGTCTTTTTTGTTTTTCTCCAGGGATACCAGAAATAAAACTAACCAATTCCATTATCATTTCTGATTTTCTTGTAGCTTCTTTATCAGTTTCCTTCTTAGGGAAGTAATAATCTCCAACTATTCCAAGAGATTTAAGAAACTCTATTTTTGGATCTAAAGTTACCTTCTCAGGATAGTACTCTTGAATATATTCATTAGCTATTGCTGCAAGTTTATACTTAACTTCTAATCGAGAAAGGTAATAACTACTAATATCTCTAATTGCACACTTAGTTACTACTGGAAGAGATGAGATATCTATTAGATACTCTCCAGAAAACACTAATTCTGATTTTATTATCCCCAGTCGTTTAAATTTCCCGGCGAGTTTATTGGAAATCATAACTCCTATTAAAGACTGATTAAGAAGACCATCCTTTACTAAACATATAGATTGTCTTGTTTTATATGTTTTTTCGCCGGGTTCTATTCCGACTGTATTTTCTGGGATATTAACTACCACATTAGTATCAAAGCAGATTCCTAAGTTAGCTCGTCTTTTATTTCCAATCGTTCCTGTCACTTTCGCCCATTTATCTTTTTGGTAAGTAACAGCAGTATTACTATCCACTTTTTTAGGAGAAAGTCTTTTATATTCTCCGATCAACTCTGGATTAATAAGAATACTTGCATTATCCTCAATTAAATCAGTTATTAACCTACTAATTGAATATTTATTATAATCTGAATAAATTTTTGGATACTTAGTTTTTCTTTCAATAGGTTTGGGTGTATATTCGGAACGTTTAATAATATCATTAAGATCTTCAATATAATTAGTCATCCCTACACGACCGTACATCTCGTAAAAACCTTCGATAACTATTTCATCTTTTGTTGCTTGCGCTAAAAGTTCAGCAGTATCTAGGTATTCAAGTTTAATTGTACTTCCTAGAAAAGATAATATAATTCTAAGATCCTGGGTTGAATAAGTTTCCCCAGAGTATCTTTCAACTCTTTTTTCTCTTACTATTCCCCATGCAGATGCGTAATTATGAACACTAGGACTAACTCTTATTTTATTTTTTCCATAAGAATCCATTATTAACCAAGGATTACCAGAAGAACTAAGTTTATCTGCTAAAAGTACATATTGATACTTTAGATTTTTCTTATTTCTCAGGATAATCTCAGTACTTTTCCCATACTCATAATCACAGTACTTTACTAATTTTAATCTTGAACCATTAATTTTAATTTCTTTTTCCATAATTCTTATGTTTATTGTTATTTATTATTCATTAGTAAGAGTTTCAAGAGCTTCTAAAAAATCCAAGATATTCATTATAAAATTACGATAACTTTTATCTGGTTTATCTGGAAGTCTAAGAGAATACTCAATAAAACCTCGTAATTCTATATCAGAAGGACAAATATTCATTATAATATCTTTGTAAAGATTATTATGAACTGTTTCTGAGATTATAAGATTATTCTTAAGCTTTCTAAATAAACTTCGTTTTGTTAATTTTTTATAATTATCCTCAGAATGTAAATAAACAGGTAATACCATTACTAAATCTCTAACTTCAGAAGGACTAATCCAGTTCCCTATTGGAGATCTAGCTGCATTTAATTCTTCATAGTTCTTTAGAATATGATAATTCAAAAGTTTATTTCGAAGAATAGATATATTTTTATCATAAATAAATTTTATAAATTCTTCTCTATTAAATAACTGATTAAATCTGATATAACCAACTATAATATTTTTGTTATATCGTAATCTATAAAATTCAATACTTTCTATTTTTATTTTCTTCATAACACATATAAGGAAAATAAACCCCGACCTATCACAGGCAGGGGCTCACACTATAATATGCAATTCAAAGGATTTTCTCTTTTCCATTTATAAGGATTTAAAGCCTTAAAATTGATAAACAATAAGAATCATGGAAAATATTAATGAAGAAAAAATTAAAAAATTTAAAAAGATTACAGAATTAATTTTGAATGGACTAAAAGAAAGAGGAATAAATCCCATCTTATCTGAGGACGACACTTCCCCTAATGAAGAGTGGGGAAATAGTATGACAATGTCTTTCAGTTTTTCTAATGGAGGACTTAAATATTGGTATCTCGGAATTTGGGGATGTGGGAGATGGTCTGAAACTTACGATTGTGATAATTCTGAGGACTATATATCAGTCTTTCTAATTCACAAATGGACGTATGATAAATTTAGACCTAGTAGTTCAGATATAGAATACAGAATTACATTAAACGATAAACCTGTAGAAATATATCATGTAATTCAAGGGTTAGAAGAAATTCATAAAAATCCTATTCAAGAATATTATAAAACTTTTTGGGAACATAAAAGTGATCATGATATGCCTTGTCTTGAATATTTTAGAGATTGGTGGTTTCATGAAGTTACTTATCCGATTCAAGAAAAATTGAGATATAAATGGAGTGTAAAAATATTATATAATTTTCTTAAAGTATTATCATGGATTGACCCTAGAGTCTCACGAAGGAAGTTATTTAAAGAAGAAGGGTGTATTCCAATCTATACTTCCGGATTTTTAGCGACGGAATGGGCATCAAGTCGTGATTGGGCTTTTAATAGCTTTGCATGGTTATATGAAAAATTTCCATGGTGGTTATGTAAAATCTGTAAACATAAATTATTTGATGCACACTGGAACGTCGCTGATTTTCCGGAAGAAGTAACAAATACTTTAGAAAAAAGAATGTGGAAAGGAGTAGTAATATGAAAAAGTTTAAATTTGAGGAATGGTTAGATGAGAAAGGTGGAGGTTGTGAACTCATTTTAATATGTCTTTTTTGGAAATTTATATTTGATCCTATTATATACCTAACTACCAAAGATATGGATTGGGTAGTAGCATCACAAACTCCATTCATAATATTTATTCTAACTCCATACATATTATTTAGAACAAGAAAAAGATGGAAAAAGAAAGATTAGATTTATTATTAGTTTATGCAAATGATCTATATAGATATATTGCTAAGAAACTTGGAGAAGATTATGAGCCAAAAAATTTAATTGGTCTTTTAGGATGGTTAGACGAACATAACGTAACATATCCAACCAGAATTTTATAGTCAAGGTATAAATTGGAATTGGCAAATTTCATTTTATAATCCAGAAACTTTTGATGATCCAGATCTTATGGATGGAACTGGATTATATGGAGATAATGGAGAATATCCTACTAGAGGAAAAGCTATGTGTTGTAGTATTGTTAGAGCACTAGAATTATATATCCTTGAGATGATAGATTCTGAAGAAATTCTAGGCGATTACAAACTTCCAATGCCTTCTGGAACAACAGTACAAGATCTCTTAATTTACATGATAAGAAATCAATATTCTGTAACAGTAGATGAAAAATGGTCGGAAATGAAAAGAAAATCTATTAATGAATACTTTAATTACTTAAAAGAAAGGATAATAGAATGTTGGGAAAAAGTTGTCTAGGATGTTTTATGTTCTTGGTAATAATGTTCTTAGGATGTTTATTCCTAGGATTTATAACTAAGATTGTATTCGCGCTATCAGTAGGAGTATTTATTCTTACAGCATATATCATTGGAATAATTTTTATGGCTTTCGTGATTTATAATGCAATTAAATTTTTACTTACATCATGAAATGGAGAAATTTTATACAAGATTTAGTTCTGATAATTATTGGAGTTATTCTTTCAATAATTCCAGAAAAATCAGAATTTACAGAGATGCTAACTACATTCTTCATAACAGGAGGAGTTGTTAAATTAGTTTGGGATTTTATAGTAAATAGTGATGAGGATTGATTATGGAAACTATAGAAATAAATTATAAATATAAACCAGGAACAAGATTATATCGAGTTACTTATGGAGAGCTTAAGTATTATGATGTTGAATGCGTAAATATAAACTTATCATTAAATCGAGATGAACCGCTTATAACATATCAACTCAGAGTTAATAATTCATCAGGAAACAGAGATACAACTTGGGATTTTGAAATTGATGAATATTATTCATTAACCCCAGAAGAAGCTTTAAAGAAACATTCAGCGGAGTTATTAGAAAAATTTAATTCTAAAGATAAATGACGATTATAGTAATTATATTCTCAATAATAATATGTCTAATAGGAGTTTATTTTCTCTTAATTGAGACTAGAAGGATAAGAAAATGGCTAGGAATTGGACTAATTCTTATCACAGCGTGTATTGTATCTACTATTTATACTGAATGGGTAAATAATAGAGTATTTCAGTATTATACACTTAAGATTACTCTCAAAGATAATACCGAAAAAGTCATAGAGTACGTTAAAGCCTCTGAGTTATCTATACGATTTGCTGAGGATTCAACTATTATAGTTTGTGATACTATTCCTAGTGTAGTAAAAATAGAATTAATTGAAGTAAAACAAAAACGTTATGGAGAAGTACATAAGAACGCTAATTTCTAAAGGAATGTCCAGAATAGAGGCTGAAATGTTTATAGACGGATTAACAAAAGTTATTCTAGAAAAAAGAGAACCAGAACCAATTAAAGCAATATTTCCTACATACTATAAAATTAAAACAATAGATTCAAATACTAATGAAGATCTTGGTTTCATAAAGTTTGATGTAGGATTTGATGCTAAATTTTTTGATTATGATACTGCCAAAAAAATTTGTACATATTTAAATGAACATGATATATACAGACAATTAGATTCAATCGATGCTGTAAATTATAATAAAAAACCATGGTTAACTATAACTCGCGATTGGAGATCTTATGTGAAATATATTACAAATGAAGGTAATGTTTTTTATATAGAAGTGAATTGGAAGATAGGACAAGCAAGTTGGAAAATAGTACCATTTTATGATTAGAATATTACTCTGTGGGTTAGCAATCCTATTTGTAATTGGAATTTGGACTATAGAATTTATACAAAGATTATATGGAAAAATACTTGGAAAAATTAAAAGCGCTTGGAGTAAAAGATGAAGAAGCTGCCAAGAATCTACTTAAAGAAATAATCAATGATATTCAAGAAAAAGACATCATACATTTGATCATTTATTACCAAACAGGAAGTTCTTTTGAAACGCATAATGATGTAGATATTATTGATTATCCTTGGAATAATATATCTATCGCAAAAGAAAATGAAGAAGCAATTCGACAGCATTATAAATTTGCAATGGATTTAGAATATATATGTACTTCTGAATCAAGAGAAAAACTTAAAAAAGAAGCTGCTAAGAATTGGTGGTATGTAGAAGGACAATACAGTAGATATTCTCTGAAGTTAAAGAAAAATGATGGAACTTTCTTTACTTATAGTACTCCATGGATTGGCTACTTTGAACGTTTAGATGACATAGAAATAAAAATTTGTAACAGTTAATAATATTAACTACACTAGTCTATTATGGATTGGTGTAGTTATTTATTTTGCTCCTTTAATAGGATGAGAATCTTATATGTGAAAGAAAATATTTTTTTATTAACTAAAACAATAAAATCATGTTAGAATTTAAACCAGAAAAAGAATTAACAACATTAGACAAGTACAAAAAGTTATATGGTTTCTATGAAGGAAATCTAAATTACGTTCCTAGAGGAGGAGATCTAACAAAACATATTGGATCTTCTTTAGCACTAATTGATTATTCTAGAGATGAAACTGGAAGATGGGACTATTCTCTTAAAGAAGTAAAAGTTGAGGATATAACTGATTATGATCCTATGACTACAACTTCAATTATTAAGTATAAAATAATTGGGGAAGAGGAAGTCAAAGAAGCTAGAATTATTCCGGAAGGCTTTAGTTTTGAAAGTCCAGAGGAAACGGGAAAATCATTGAGATTTCTTCCGTTATCAATGCACTTTAAGGTTCAAGAAGAGAAAGCTTTTTATGATAGACTCTTAGCGAAATTTGATAATGCTAAAACACTATCTATCGAAGCTCTTGAAAATCTATCAAACTCTAAAGAACAATCTGAACTTCTTGGACGTAATTATAATATTGCAGCAGTGATTAAAACTGACGAAGAGACTCCAGAAATTCTATACTTTAGAATTGATAAACTAAAATTAAAACACAATAAACAAGATAATTATGCGATTACTTTAACTAATGAAGATAAAGATAAAACGTATACATTCTTGATTGATTCTAAAGCAGAATATTATGAATTCTCTTATGGAAAAGAAAAAATAGGAGATCTTAAAATTTTAGATCTCCAAAAATTATAAAAAAATAAACCCAGGCCCTATTATATAAAATAAGGCTTGGGATTTTTATTTCTACACAAATAATGCTGGTTTACATCTACTTCTCCAGTCTAGAAGATAACCAGGCTCAATCTCTTCTAAAAGTGTTGAAGTGTCTTTTAATTGAATAATACAATCTAGACATAAATTTATACCAGAATTTTTGCTTCCAAAGGCAAGATATTCTTTTTTCTCTTTTTCTAGCTGATTATATTCAAATCTAGAGCATAAATCAGACCATGCTCCTTCTTCATACATATTCTTTCCACAAATTGCACACTCACATTGTCCTAAACCAGCAATAGGGAAGAGTTGTTCAGGATCTGTAAAAGAGTGGAATAAATGTTTCATAAATCTTTTATACTGTTCCGTACGATAAGCCTCCACAAGTAATCCAATTTCTCCGAGATCTGGTTGAAGAGATCCTTGTAGGTTCTTATTTTTTCTGTAAGCTATAATTCTTTCTGGAAGTTGTCGGTCTAAGAGTGGTCTAGGGAAAAGATATAAATAAATTAAATTTTTCTCTTCCACACTTAATACTGGATTTACTCTCAAAGAATTAATAACTTCGTGTGCATCACAATCTTTTAGTTTGTCAATGTAAAATTTTAAAGAATTCATGGTTTTATTGTTTAATGTTAATGATAATACATTAATAAGAGTTTGTGGGGAACAAAAAAGAGAACTTAAGATCTTCTCCTAAGTTCTCCCAACAAAACCATTTTCTTTATATTAAACTACCCAAGAAAGTATTCAGATTTTTCATAATCCTCTTTTATTTTAGGCTGTGGTGTAGTTTCTTCCAAAATCGTACTCGTAAAGATGACTTTATCTCTTTTCTTTTCACGATATTCATCTTTATGATGTACGTGTTGTTCACTTACAATGTCTTCTCTAACAAAGTAATTTTCATTCTTTTCCATGTCTTTTAAGTTTTCCATTTTTGTTTAATTTTATTTTACATATATAAGGAAATTGGGGATTCTGAAAATACCTTAATTTCTAATATTCTCCTAAATCCACTCTTCGGACAAGGAAGCCTTGATTCTAGAATATCAAAACTTTCCCTAAATCTAGTTCCATAAAATTCTTCAGGACTTGGATCAGGATACACCAAGAAATCTCCGGTTGGATAATATCCTTGATTTTCTCTTATATCCAGGAGAAGAGGATTTACTTGATTTAATTCATCTAAAGATATCTCAGTAATCGATATATTTTCCTCACCTTCATTACAATCTACTTCTATGATAAACGTATAGTTATTATTTCTCTCAGGAACCATAATCTACTTCAATAATATGTTCTGGACTAACTTTTTTCACTAGAATAACTCCATTACCTGAAATAAATACTTCATCTTCTAATCCTTCTAAATCTACTTTAAGTATTGCTATCTCAGGACCTCTTCGAAGAGCTACATTTCTTGCTGTCAAAGGATCTGAACTTAAGTGTACGTATTCTCTACTCCCCGGGACTAACCCATCTCTAAATATACTTTCTAAAAACTTCCTTTGCGTTCCATGATAGACAATATTACATCCTGTATACTTCTTAAAATTAGCATTAATACCTTTAACACTATGACCTTGAAGAGCACGAATCTTTCTTAAATCGGCCGATAATTCATAGCGCTTTTTATTATCAGTATCTACTATTTCTTTTAGTTCAGACATAGTCCAGCCATGATCAATCAACTTTTTTGTTTCTAACCAACCTTCTGAATCAAGCGCTCCTTCTACTTCGGCCGGATTATGTCTTAAAATATATGCTAACTCTTTTCCTCTATTCTTCTTCATATAATCTTCCTATTTTTATAAATTCTCCTATTAAATTTACAGTTTCAGTTATAAAGTTTTCATCATCATATGTTGATGTTGATATTAAAATCTGTTCAGTATACTCAAGATATCCAATATTATTTATCACTCTATCTCGAATATACTGAAAATTTATTTCACATTTATCTAGAATTGAATTTATGTAGTTACTTTCTGGATTAATTTTAATAAGATCTTCTAAAAACCTCATAAATCTACATTGCGTTCTACTAGTAAATTTCATTATTTTATCCAAAGGTTCTAAGTAATCTCGAAAAAGTTTTCCTAAGAAATAGAATGAAAGCTCATCTATCTTCAGAAAATTTCCATTACCAGTATAATATTCTACTAAATAGTTAGAGCTATCACTGAGATCTAAGCAAACTTTGAAAGGTTCCATGAGATTTACAAAAGATTTATCCTCCTGAAAAATTTTTCTATGAAAATACGTATCTATATCTCTACATAAACTCAGATATTCTTTATATGTTTCTTTACATATTCTTCTTAGTCTATTCACATGATCTTCCATACCACCAGATTAAAAATTTTCTTAACTTTTCATCTTTCCAATTAGGTGTAAAACAATTAACAATTCTCCTTCTTATTTCTGTTCCAGAATAAGTTACATGCACATCATCTTTTTGATCAGGATAAATTTTTATATTATAGAATCCTCCATTTTCTTTATATCTCTCAGCTACAGAATCTCTAGAACCACAGATATAAATTTCAGAATCCTGTGGTATTTCCTCAAGACTTTTTAAATAATTAATTCTATGATCTAGCGTTTCAACCCATTTAGGATAATTACCTAGATCACTAATTTTAAATATTTTCATCTTTGGATAGGACTCAAGTATCATTTCTTTCCTTGCTTCAAAAGGGAGAGGATCATGTGCAGTTCTTTCTGAGTTTTTTGTTTCTCCTATAAAAATAACTACATTATTATTTCCAAAATCTCCTCTAACTTTATCTAATAAATAGTTATGTCCTCTTGTTAGATTATCTACTTGAAATCTACCAACAATTACTCCAATCTTTGTGCTCATTTCTTTTTTCTTTTATTATATGTTCTTTTTAATACATTTGTTTTAAGATATTCTTCACAACCTGTAAAAATTCTTCCTAATTCTGCTTTATTATCATAAGGCATAACAAATTTCCTATTCACTAAAGCAGTCGGAACCTGGTGAAGAGTATACAGAGCAGTTCCTTTAAAGAATCTAGATCTTTCAAGTTGATATCCTACGAACCCTTTAGCCTCTCCTGATGTAGTAATTGATAAGACAAATGATATCTCTCCAACTACTTTAAAAACAATACAATAGTGAAGTATAGGTCCAATAGGAAGAAATGCTACATCACCTCTTTCAATAGTTTCAGGTCTAAGTCTTTCTATATACATCGGAAGATATTTCTCCCTAAGATCGGCTGGAATTTTCTCTTCTAACTCCTTTGATCTAGTTACTATCTCTTCTTCCCTTTGTGATATAGATTTTTCTTCAGAGTCTCCAGCCGTAAGTGAGGGAGTTATAAACTTCCGCTTAATATCTAAAATTTTTTCAATGCAATCCCTATCTTCAGGCTTTTTATACCAAATTTTAATCAAATCCATAACTTTATTACATCTAGTTCTTGTTGCCTCTGGACTAACTACTCCTGGACCAACCATGAGAAATCTAATCATCTCATCCAAACCTTCAGTAATTGTCTTCTTAATACTGTTTTTGATACTCTTATAGTTATTTATTGATTTTCTAATATCACCTAATTCTGTAACAGCTTCTTTAATAGTTTCCATAGAGTTAATTTTTCATTACTTTATCTATTACTAATTGTTTTATATCATCTTCAGTTAAACCAAAATAATTACTAAGATTTTTAAGAATAAATACTCCTTTATAATGCTGAGTAAGATTAAGAATACTATCTAGAGAGGTATCACTATAAAGACTTTTATATTGTAAGATTCGTTTATATTCAACATTATCCTTTTCAAGTAATTTCTCTATATAAAATTTTTTTAATTTCGGATAATTTCCTAAGAAAAATTTAAGATCAATCTCAAGAATACTAAGATAATACCCATCTGTTACATTTAAATCCACTAATGGTTTACTAGATAATGCAGAGAAATCTATAGAATCTACATGAGAAAGAGATTCAATAACATCCACAATTACATCTCTTGGGTTATAAGTATCATCTACACCTACCAAAAGTTGCTCGATTTCTGTTCCTTTCATAGCAGTTTTCTTAATATCTAAAACTCCTCTAGTTATACCATCTCTTATATTATCTACATTTTCAAGATTTTCAGAGAAATATCCTTGAATAAAATCCTTTATATTATTATTTTTTCCTGATAATTTTTCTAAAATATTATTTCTCTTATTTATCGGAATACATAAATGTATTTCTCGATCTGTTTCAATATCTAACCAATATGAATCAAAGAAATTTAAAAATATACTTGATACTTTTTCACGTCTTCCACGATAACTAAAAAGTTTGAGCGAAAAAGGTTCAATATAACTTCCTAGATAAAGAACTAATTCCATCGGAGATAATGCATATACATATCCAGGTTTCCATTTTGTCGTTTTAGGTTTTGTTGCAATCAATTTTCCAATCTCCGTAGAACATGTAAATGATTTATTTGTTGAATCTTCCTTTACTAATTTTAAACTAGGAAAACATCCAATACCTAAAGAGAAAGTTCCGTGTAGATTTCCATCAGAAACATATCTAGTATCTTGAAGAATCTTAAAAAATCCTTCAATAGCTACATAAATATAAACGTTTCGCCCTGGGAGTTTTGAATCTAATTCATCATTTTGAATCCTTACAGCTACTCTAGGTCCACCCTCTCCATACTTAACATTATATCTCCCATATGAAGAAAAGAGTGAATTCTCTGCTAAAGATATATGAAATCCAGAGTTAAGTACAACAACCTCAGAGATATCTTTCTCTTCCACTGTTTTGTTACCATTCAAATTGAAATTATCTGACTTAACACTATTATATACTTTATTACGCAATGGTTTTGTTAAGTCCTTTTTATTTACAACTTCTGGAAACAAATCTGTTCCATGGTCAAAATAAACTAATGTTATTTCATACGGAATATTCAAATTTTTCATATTTTTTTTATTTTATTTTACATTTATAAGGGACTTAAAGCTTTATTTATGTAATAAAATTTTAATAAAGAATAATAATGAAAAAGAAAATTTATTTTATTTCAGGACATAGAGATATTACTGAAAAAGAATTTAAAGAATGGTATGTTCCTCGTCTTGTAGAAGCAGCGGCCGAAGATTCAGAATTCGTAGTAGCTGAATGTATCGGAGTTGATAGATTAGCTCAAGATTGGTTAAGAGATAATCTTAAGAATCATTCAAGAGTTACAGTTTATCATATGCTTGAAAAACCTAGATATTTAGCTTCTATGTTATTTAAAACGGCCGGAGGTTATCAAGACGATGTTCAAAGAGATTCAGCAATGACAACTATATCAACAGAAGATATCGCATTTATTCGGAAAGGTAGATGGACTTCTGGAACCGCACAAAATATATTAAGACGTTATGAAAAAACTAATTAATTGCTTCTTTAAGGGTATATTTGCAACTGTTATGATTGCAATAACTGGGCAACTTTACTGGAATTTTTATATAGTAGAGAAGTTTGGAATAGGAAAAGTAGTAGAAGATAGTTCTGTATTTATAATTGGAGCAGCTGTATTATACTCTATCTTTGCTCTCTTAACAGGAAGAAAAGATGAAGAAGTATATGAAAAATTTGATTGGATAGAATTAATATGTCTATTTATAGGAAATATATTTTTAATATATCTATTCAAATAAGATAATTAAAGAGGGAGGAGACAACTTCCTCTTTTTATTCCTTAAAAGCCTTATTAATGTAATTAAAACTTAAAAGAAAAGAAAAATGGAAAAGAATTATGAAAAACAAATATTTCCAGAAGAAGGAAATATCTTAGGGACAGTAAAATTTAAATTCCCGGGAGAAGGAGAATACAGTCTTGCTTTTAATGGCAGGAGTAGTGTTAAAATTTAAGACATAGTAAATAAAGTATGTCTAGGAAAGAGAATAAAAATAAAATTACAAAAACTCATTAAAGATAAATTGATGAGTAGAGTAATAACTATAAAAGATACTTACGAAATGACAAATAACCTATTCGTAAGAGTATTTAATAGTGAAAAGCAATTTATCGGATTTATTCATATTAAAAAAGAATTATAATCATGAAAAAGAATGAAAAAGTTTTAATTAAAGTATCTCCTAAGAATATATTTAAAGCAGGAATAGGGTTACTAGCTATTAATGAATACCGCAAGGGTGGATTTCAGGCAGGTCTATCTGTTTTAATTGGAGGAGCAATTTTAGGATGGTTATTTTTTGATGAATAAAACCCATTAAGAAGGAGTGAGAAAGTTCATTCCTTCTTTCTTTATTTCCTTATAAGTGTATAAATAAAAATAAATAATTATGCTAGAATACTTAAAGAAAACATATAAAGAAAATCATGAACTTGGATATGAAAAAATCTATATTGCAGTAGATATTCATGGTACCATTCTTGAACCTTCATGGAATAAAACTGAGAACTTTACATACTTAGGATCCTCAAAAGAAGCACTTCAGGAATTATCAGCTAGAGAAGATACTATATTATTAATATGGTCATCCAGTTATCCTGAAAAATTAGAAATGTACCAAGAGAAATTCAGGGAAGATGGAATAAATTTTAAATACCTCAATCAAAATCCAGAAGTAAGATCAGGAAGAATTTCTTGTTTTGAAACTAAACCTTACTATGATATTCTTTTAGATGATAAAGCTGGATTCGAATGGACTGAATGGAAAGATATATTAAATTGGTTAGAAAATGAAAGAAGGTGATATTGTAAAAATTAATCCACAGAATAATGGATTTATAGGTTGGGCTGAATTTCTAGAGATCATTAGAGATTTTGGAAAAAGAGACCCTGAAGAATATTACGTCATCGATATTCTAGGGCCGATTTATTCAATTGTTCATTCTGCTCAAGATTCAGGATTTTCGGAGAAGACTATTAATACTTCTAGTCTTCGGCCCATCCCTATCGATGAAGAATTATTTATAAAATACTGTGCAGAAAGATGTACCCTAAGAAAGAATTGTATAAAAGGATGTGCATTAATAGAATACTCACCTAAAAGCCTTATTAATGTAAACAATAAAAATATAAACAATAATGAAGAGTGAAACATTAATTACTGCTTTAGTTACAGCAGGAACACTATTTCTAACAAAAATAATGTTAGATGATGTAATATTAAGAACTAAAAAAGATGAACTAGAAAGAAGACTCGAAGACGCTATGAGAAATTATGAAGATGATTCGAGAAAGCTTACAGAAAAAGAAAAAGATGAGGTTAATAAAGAGTACGATTCTTTATGTGCTAAACTAGTGAAGAGTTCATATAGTAGTCTCTTCTTAAATAAAAAACTAGAACAAGAAATCGATACTTTCTATTATAAATCTCGTAAACTTAAAAGTAGGGTATAAAATCCCTACTTCTTTTTTTTATTCTTGAGAACCTTATTAATGTTAAATAATAAAAAATAAATTATGATAGTACTTGGAATGAGCTGTGCAGATATGATAAAAGAGCACAAAAAAGACGAAGAAATAATTGATGAAAAATTAATGGAGATCTTAAATAATAACAAATATAAGATCAAGAAAATTTATGATAGAACAAAAAAGCCTGTACCTATAATAGATCGAAAGTTGAAAATTAGAGGTACAAATTATAATATCGCAGTAAATGATATAAGTTCTCCAAAAGAAGAAATAAAGAAATCATTAATACAATATCATCCATTTATAATAACTAATGATATTTGGTCTGGAAATAAAGTAGCAATGTTCTTTATAGAGTCATGTGCGAGATACGAATCAAAAACACTGGTAATGTTACTGGAGCCACATCTTATAAAAAGATATCGTGAAAGATACTTAGAATCAGTGCAACCAGAAAAAGTGACATTTGAAGACTTAGTTTCAACCTTTCTGAAAAGAAATCGAATATATTTCAACTTAGAGTATTTTCCCATTTTTGATAAGAAAGATCCAAAGAAGTTAATAGATATCAGAACAATAAGTAGAATGAAAGATGGAGTAGTGTTTGGAAGAGTTGAACCTACTGGAATTGTTAGATTTATTACATTTATAAATAATAGTCAAGTTAGAAAATCAGATCAAGGAAAATATGTAGAGAATGGATATTATGACAAAATGGTAAAATTATTTCAAGATCCGGAACTTAGAAGAGAAGATATAATTAAATATTTTTAAAAGGGAGTGAATATAAAACTCCCTTCTTTTTTTATTTCCGGCCAGTAGATAAAGAAGCCCTGAAAACCTTATATGTGGCATAATAATAAGTAAAATGTTATGATTTTGACTTATAAGCTCTTGGTTCGTGATGAATAGAGGGCTTTTTAATTTTGGCCGGATGATATAACTTGAAGGCCTTATATATGAGAAAAATAAATAAGTAATAATATACTCCTTAAGCAATAATAAAAAGCTTAGGGAGTTTTAAATTTTTATAATATGAAACTAGAAAAATTAATAGAAAAATTTGATCGGTGTTTAGGTACTGTTATAGTTATCTTAGGAATTATATTAGTAATTTCAATAGTAATATCACCTGCACCAAAGCCGAAGGAAATAATTTGGCAATCAGAAGAGGAGTATGAATATGAACAACTCCTCGACTCAATAATGAAAGAGGAAGAAGAACTGAAAGACGAAAAGACAATAAAGGTAACTGCAACTGTCTATAATCCAGTCGAAAGTCAATGTGATTCTGATCCTCTAGTAACAACAGATAATTCAAAAATTGACCTTGAAAAACTAAATCAAGGAAAACTTAAATGGATTGCTGTATCTAGAGATCTTAGAAAACAATTTAAATATGGATCAAAAGTAAGAATTAGATGTAAATCAGATCCAAGTATCGATGGAATATATGAAGTTAGAGATACCATGAATAAAAGATATAAATTTTGTATAGATATCTTAAAACCCGTCGGAGAAAGTAAGGGGAAATGGCATGACGTCGAAGTAAGTTCAATATAAGAAAGGGATTAATTTTCCCTTTCTTTTTTTTTATTCCTTAAAAGCCTTATATATGTAAAAAAAAAATAAATGAGCTAGCTCCTAAAGTATATGTGCGAAATATACAAAAGGAACTAGCATTAATTTTTAAGATTAAGAAAAATTCATAGAAAAATACTGGCATTAGAAAAATAACCCAAAATAAACTAGACCAGTATTATGAATAAAAATGAAATTATTCAATATGCTATCATTGCTATAATTATAATCGCAGTGATAGTATTTCTAGAGGATTCTGAATTAAAAGATACCCTCATAGATATATTCAATGATTCTCTGGCACAAATGAATGTAGACAGAGAAAGACGGAGGTTTAGACGAATGTTTGACGACTGACTCTAAACCCACTAACTAAAATCCTGAGATAGAAAATATCTTGGGGTTTATTTTTCTTAATCTTCATATATTAGAATCTAAAGGATCCTAAAGAGCAAAATGTAACTTATTTATGAAGACACAGGAGCTTCCCTTATATTACACCCCTTATCGCTACCGCTAGGGGTGTCTAAGGAAGAAACTTTGAATAGATATATAGAAAATAAACCCAGAAAATGAAGATGTTATAAAGATTTTATATTATTGATTTTCGCCTCCTCAAAGAGGCGAATCTAATCTAAATATTACAACTTTTTTTTAGGATAACATATTCTTTCATTATTTGTATTTTTACTCCAATCTAAGTTGTTATTTTGCTCTTCTAATAACTTTAAACTCTAATTAATGAAAAAGGGAGACTCCTATGTCTTCATTTTTATGTAACTGGATTCTGTATTGAATTAAAAAATAACAATTAAAATATTAAATATTTATGATCAATAAATTACCTGATATCATAGTACCTAGGGGAATTAGATATATTAGTGAGATGGGTAGCTTATTCAGATTTTATAAGTTACCAGTAAAATGTATAATAAATAAACAACTTCCAGGATGTGGATTTACAGAATATTGTTTAAGAGGACCTGAAAATGTAATACTTTGTTCTCCTAGAAAGATGTTACTTAAAAATAAAAAGGATCAACATGGTAGAGACGTTTATTTAGTTATAAACGAGTTGGAAAAAGAAGTACCAATTGATAAAGATCTTTCTAAAATTGATAAATCTATTAATAGAGGAGATCAATTTATGGAGAAATTAGATGAGATGGTTAATGGGAAAAATACTGTCTATAACCGATTAATGAATGAAATTAAAGATTACCTAAATGAGAGAAAATACTTAGGAGATAAACCATGTAAAATTCTAGTTACTTACGATTCATATAGAATAGTAAAAGATATATTAACATCTTTAGGTATATTTCAAAGTTTTTACACTATAATAGATGAATTTCAAACTATCTTACATGATGCTAAATTTAAATCAGATACTGAATTAGATTTCTTATATCACTTACATCAATCCCATTCAGCTCTATTTGTTAGTGCAACCCCTATGTTAGAGGAATATTTAAACATGCTGGATGAATTTGATGGTTTACCTTATATAGATATGAATTGGGGGAAAGAGGACCCATCTAGAATTCTTAAACCTGCTTTAAAAGTGTTATCTATGATGAGTGTAGGAACTAAATTACCAGAAATTATTCAATCCTATAAATCTGGTAACTTTGAAAGTGCTATAAGGATGATTAACGGTTATCCTACTAAAATAATTAGCGATGAAGCTGTATTTTATGTAAACTCTGTTAATCATATAGTCAGTATTATAAAGAAATGTGATCTTCAATCAGAGGAGGTTAATATATTATGTAGTAATACACCAGATAATCTCAAAAAAATTCAAAAAAGATTAGGGAAGAAATTTGTGATAGGAGAGGTACCATTGAAAGGGGTTAAACCTAAGATGTTTACTTTTTGTACTAGGACAGTTTACTTAGGGGCAGACTTTTATAGTTTATGCGCTAGATCGTTTATCTTTAGTGATAGTAATATAGACTCTTTAGCTGTTGATATTTCTGAAGATTTACCTCAAATTCTGGGAAGGCAAAGATTGTTTGAAAATCCATGGAAAAACGAAGCTACTTTTTATTATAGATCTACCTGTGATTATAGAAAGGTTAGTCAGGAGGAGTTTAATAAGGAAATAGAAAGAAAAAAGAAAGCTACTAGTGACTTATTATCTGCATTTAGTACAGCTTTAGATGATGTTAAGTATAATTTAGCTAAGAAGTATCAAAGTGATGTAAAAAGTAATAATTATAAGAATGATTATATAGCTGTAAACGAACATCAGGGTGGAACTTTAGTACCTGCTCTTAATAATTTAGTATTGGTTAACGAGATTAGAGCTTTTAAGATACAGCAAATAGATTATAAAGATAGATTTACTGTATTCTCAACAGTTCATAATACTTTATCTCCGGATGATATAGTTAATAGAAAGATATCAGATTTTTTAAAGGAATATCAAGAATTAGGTACTTTTAAAGCCAAACTTAAACTTCTTTGTGAATATAGTTTTAATGATCAAATTATAGGAGTAGTATTAGATCAGATTGGAGAACATGATAATATTAAGTCTTACTATTTAGCACTCGGACCTCAAAAACTCAGAGCTTTAGGATATGATAAATATAAGATTGAGAAAGAACTTGGAGTAGTAACATTTAGTCAAGAACTTTTAGTTAATACTATTTATTCAGAATTTAAAGTTGGAGATAAATTGACATTAGCTAATATAAAATCTAGACTAGAGTATCTTTATCCATCAATTTCCTATACAGCTACTCCTAAGGCAAAAGATTTAGAAAATTATTTTGAAGTTAAATTGATATATGTTACAATTTTAGATGAAACTACAGGAAAGAAGAAACAAACAAAGGGTTATGAATTATTAAAAAGAAAATAAATATAGAAAAAGAGGGAAATAACAAATCCCTCTTTATTTTTCTTCCTCTAAACCTCTAAAACACGTATCCCAGAAGGTGTTACCCTAATAATTGAGAGGAAATTTCAGGTCCTCTCAAGGTTTATACTAATTAATTAAATTAATAATGCTAATAAAGAATGGAAGACGATTATTTGTTAGATGAAGAAGAAGAAGACCTAGAAAATCAAGGATATCTAGGTCCAGACGAAACAGGAGATGATTCTGACGACGATGACTCTGAAGGTTCTGATGAGAGTATTATTGGAGATGACGAGGATGAGAAGAAAATTAAAGTAGATGAGTCTCAGTATGAAGGTAAGATGACTAAGGACGAACTTTGGTTATCTACAGCATACGATGACATAATAGCAGCAGGAAAATTGGATAAAGATAATGCAATTGAAGATGCTGTTACTACTATAGTTTGGGCTAATCCTAAACATACTTCAGTTAATACAGTCGGAAATATTATTAAAGATTTGTTTCATAAGCAAGGTCACTCTCGTATGGTTAATAGCCTCTATACACCTGATACTCCTTTACGCGGAGAAGATGTTGATATAGACTTTAAAGATGAGGATGATTCTGGATTTAATAAGAGATATGCTGAAGAAGCGAGAAACCAAATAGCAAGATTCATAGAATTTTTGGCTACTCGTGATATTAGCAAAGACTCTATTATATCAAAGCGAAGAAAACAAAGACAAATTCCAGCTTTTATTATTTTCTTATTCTCTTCTGGTATGTATGACTTAATTGTTGAATGTCCTACTATGCCCGAAGAATATGCAACTCAGATAAAAGAAGCAATGAGAAAAATCCTAAAAGCTAAGTATGATATCGTCGAAGAATTAGCAAAGAAGTACGAAGAAATGGGTAGACAGGCTGTGGCAGATCGAGTTAGAAAGTTACAGTTATCATGGTTTAATAAAGAACCAGCCGAAATTAGATCATCAGCCGAATACTCTGATCTCGAACTTACTTATGACGACGTATTGGTTTATCGTGAATATAGATCCAGATTTACTAATACATCAAGAGCTATTACTCAAGATATTATTTCAGATATGATTGAGGTAGTTATAGATAAAGAAGCAGGAGTTTATGAAAGATTAAAAGACAAGACCAGATCAGATGCAATATCAGATGTAAAACAAGTATATAAAGATTGGTCAAAAAATAATCCTGACGATTCTGAACTAGCTACTAAGATAATTTGGAAAGATGTCGAAGGAATGGTTAAACAGTAAAAATATTAAAATTTTATGTCAGTATCTCTTGAGTTACTAACCGATGAAGCTATCATCGATTATACTAAAAGTGATGGAAAAGATCAAGTCCTATTTAATCATAGAGACTTGGACCTGAAGTACAATGGAATACAACCTATCGCCGGTGGAGTCTATGATGTCGATATTTTTGGCTCACCCATGGAAGATAGATGTATTTGTGGAAAAATTCGACAACCCTCTGCTGAACCTTGTCCTCATTGCGGGGCAAGAGTATTTACAAGAGAAGAGGGATTGAGAAGATTTGCTAGAATTGAACTTCCTTTCTATTACTTGAATGATTTACGTTTTGATATCTTTAAAGAACTTTTCGAAGATATTTTTAAAGATAGTAAAATTGTATTAGATTTCTTTGGAGACGATCTTCGAAGAAATGGTTATAGTGCAAGAGGAGCGAAGAAATTAGGTATTAAAGTTTTTGATACCTGCCAGTTCGAATATAATCCAACAACAAAAGAACTAAAAATATCAGAATTTATTACTGATGAAGCTCTATGTTCTTACGAAGGATTAATTAAAATTATTGAAGAACATTTTCCCGCTCGTCTTACAGAATTTAAAAAATTAATTAATCGGTATTACCTAGTACAACCTGCTATGATGAGACCTTTTACTCTCGGAATTAAAAACGGGAAAAAAGTAATGGGATCTCATAAACTTAGTATTTGGTACTCTATTATTATCAGACTTTGTTGCGTAGAAGATAAAAAATCTAATGACTTGAACTATGAGGAAGTTACATCTAAATTTAATACCCCTGGAGAAAGAGTTAGATATACAGCCCTTTTACGTGCTCTCCTAAATGCTGGGAAAAAAGAAGCTACAGCACTACTTAATACATCTAAAGAAAATCTAGCACGTGACTTGTATTCTGTCCGTACTAAAAATTCTGCTAGATGCCCAATTATACCTAGTACTACATTAGCTATCGATGAAATCTCTGTTCCAATACATATCGCTTATGAAATGTGTCGGGAAGGTTTCTTAGATTACTTAATGAAAGAGCTGAATTTTACCAAAAACGAAGCACTCAAAGCAACAAAAGAAGAATATAATAATCCGGAAACTCTGAAAATGTTTAAAGAGTATGCGGAAAAACAAATCGTACTAATGGTTTCCTAATTGGTACGTTAGGTGTGAATCCTAGAATATATAATGTGAATTATGTATTAAATTTTGTGTATTGCTGGGAGGATCTAAATATCTAATCAGCAGTTGAAGATAATTTATTTATACGAATTTATAATAATTAAAATACTAGAATATTATGAAGGTACTTAGAATTAAACACTTCTCTTCTCTAGTATCTACACAACCAATTTTTAATAGATCTGAACATATGAAGCAACTACATGCTCAAGGAAGATATCAAGGTACTTCTAAAATTGGTATATGGAATTCTAGTGAAGAGAAGAGACAAAGAATGGCATTACTTGGAGCTAAAAATGCTTTAGATAAAAATTCTAAAGGTTATGGATCTGAGTATGCAATGAGAGTAAATAATAGAATATTACTTGGAAATAAATTTCAAGGAGAAACTGGTTATTTATATTTTGTAAGATATCCGAAATCAATAAAAATTGGATTTTCAAAGAATTGGGAACGTAGAATTAATACCCAATTGATGAATCAATTTCAAATACTTGGTGGAAAAGTTGTAGCAATTATATCAGGACCTACCAATGAACTAGCTGATCTCGAGTTTGATACTTTTATTAAATTTCAAAAATATACTAAACTGTCTAAAGACGAAACAAGGTATACTGAATTTTTAGATGATAAAATTAGAAAAGACGTATATAACTTTTTGGATGATAAAGTAAAAAATAATAGTAATTTGAAATTTATTATACAAAATAAAATAAACCTTTGAAATTTATGACACAAGAAGAAATTAAATACCATAATCAACTATGGTATTATAAAACATATAATCAACTTATAGATAAATGTATACAATTGGAGTCTGATGGTTATCCAGAAGATATGTATACAGAGGTTCACCATATATTACCTAAATGTATGGGTGGAACAAATAAGGAAGATAATTTAGTAAGAATGCCTGTTAGATATCATATAATGGCTCATTTATTACTTGTAAAAATATATCCAAATATAGGAAAAATAATATATGCAGCTAATATAATGATTGTCGGAAATAAAAATACAAGAGCTGAACGAAATCTAGCTTTAAATCAATTCTCTACAAAAACTATTAGTCAATTAAGGGAAACTATGGCAAATTATCAGAAAGGAAAACCTTTATCAGAAGAACATAAGCAGAAAATTTCTTTTGCATTAAAAGGAAAAGTACATTCTGAGGATCATAATAGAAAAGTTTCTGAATCTAAAAAAGGAAAACATTTATCAAAAGAAACGAAAGATAAGTTAAAGTTGTCCCATTTAGGTAAAAGTCTTTCTGAAAGTCATAAAAAAAGCTATTGGAAACGCTCTTCGTGGAAGAAAAGGAAAACCTCTCTCTGAGGAAGTAAGAGAGAAAATTTCTAAAAATAATAAAATGTCAAAAGCTGTTCAGGATTATAATGGTGTAATTTATAATAGTATCTCTGATTGTTCTAGAAAATTAAATATTCCAGATAGTACTATTAGTTATTGGATCAAAAAACATCCTGAAAAAGGTTTTAAATTCGTATAAATAAATTAATCACAATTCAACGACTATGGACAAAACCAGGCTAGTGTTGTGATAACCTAGTTTTAACCATGGAAAATATAGTCTTTGCAAGATAGAATTATATCTTGGGTAATCAATATAAGTTGGCTAAAGTATTGATTATCACAGAGTTAATCGCCAACCGAGTCTCCATGAATATTCGATTTTTGCAATGAAATTGAAAATCCATGACGATTATACCATATGTAAAAGTGTGGCCTAGTGAATAAAATTAAACTAGGAAAAATATCAATAATTGCTAGAAAGATATAAAATCTAATTAGCAGGGGAAATAAAATCCCTTCAACGACTATAAATGATATGGAACAAATCCAATGATATAGTCTACTTAGTAAATGAGAATATTTTACATAAAAGTGACACTTTCCTATACAGGTATGTGAACCTTTAAATGCTGACTTCGATGGTGATACTGTTTCTATTCGTAAAAGAGTAGCTTAAAGTTAAAATACTTCATGAAAATTCTATTAAAATGCTGGAAAGATAACAAATCAAATCAGCATCATTAAGCGTAAGCGAAATGTTCAACGACTAAATATAGAACTAGGTTTGAAATATAACTTAGATGATATAGTCTATCTTATAAAATATTTTATAAGATGTCAGTTGGTACCACCCGAAGCATCCGCCGAAACCTACGAACGCATGAGTCCTCTGGAATTTTGGGGTCTCTAAAATTTCAATAATTGCTGGAACTTTCAAAAATAGAAAGATCAGCAGGGGAAAATAAAATCCCTTCAACGACTATAAATGAAATCTCTAAATGAAAAAGAGAATTATATAGTCTTTCTAATATATAATTTATATTAGATAAAAGCGATATGTTACGATTTATAAAAAGAATAATTTTTAATAAAGTTACTTAGATATTAAATTATATCTATGAAAAATTCTATTAAAATGCTGGAAAGATATAAAAATATAAATCAGCAAAAATCATACTTAGATAAATCTAAGAAAAGTGATTTCTCAACGACTAAATATAGAACCATACATATAATATGGATGATATAGTCTAAGTTTATAATAATGTTATAAATTTATCTGGAACCTATTTATAAATTTAATCACGAAACGCTTAACGGATTTTCTAATAAAGTCCGAAGTTTGAGATACAACTTAAGAATTGTTAGAACTGCTAGAAAGGTTATTAATACCCAATTAGCAAGAGGAATTATCTAAAATTTCTCTCCAACGACTATGTGAACAACTAAAGAAGATATAGTCTAATACTAAAAATATATTAGAAATAATGATTAGTATTGTAGCGGTAGCGACGGAATATGTATTTGATGATCAGGAAGAGTTAAAGAGTCCAAGATATTTTTATACAGATTATGTCCAATTACTTAAAGATGCAGAGATAGATAAGAAAATAAAAGTAGGTACACCAATTGTATTTACTGGAAAAATAGGCAATGTGGAGTATCAATCAAAAGTTACTTCTTATGGTCGCCTCAGAATTTCGAAAATTATTGATGCAGATATAGATAAGATTGGAATATTCTCTAACGAGTTTGAACGTATCGGAGCAAAGAGCGCAACAAAATTAAGCCTGTACCTAAATCAATTCCCTGACGGAGTTGAGAAAAGAAAGGCTCTTACAAAATTTGCGCTTAGAGTCGTTACGTTAGCAGGTGTCGTAACTTTTGATTATAAAACGTTATATGCAGATTGCGATACTGAAACTTATAAGAGAATTTGTAATGTTGCGGATTCAAAAGATCTTACTGATAAACAGAAACTTCTTATCATGACAGAGGAATTTAAAAAATATGAAAAAGAAGTTTCTGAAAGTTTTAGTTCAGATTTAAAGAATGAACTAGCACGCGCAAATCGTGTAAAACTAGCCTCAATTGTAGCGATGTCAATGCCTAAGAAGAATTGGGCAATATAATAAGATAAAATTTATTATATTAAAATTATGTTAATTGCTAGAACTGTAAATATAGAATTAGCATCATCAAGCATAAGCAAGGTGTTCAACGACTATATACATAATAATCAAAGATATAGTCTAATCTTATATAAAGTAAAATATAAGTATTGTTGCAATTCATTACATCGGGAGTTGATGAGAGGCCTGTGATAACCCGTGGAACTTTACTCTCGGGATATACAGAGAAAGACTATCAACTTCATGCAATTGAGAATAGATCACTTCAAAGTATCAAAGTTAGTGGAGTTAGAAATAAAACCTGAACTTTATGGTAGCCCACTATAAATAACAAAGAAATGCTGGAAATAATAATAGACAGACGAAGTCAAAGTTTTTTAAAATCAGCAACTTATCAACGAGAAAAAGATGAATTATTAGTACTTTTTAAAACTTAATGTGTAGATTTGAAAAATTCTTAGAAACTCTAAGGCTTGTTGGAAGTATAGCAAGAACTATACTCTCTGGAATTGAAGAATATAGAAAAATTCAAGAAACAAAAGCTTATCGAGAGAATAAGAAAAATAATGTAAAATATCTACCAAGACCAAAAAGGTATAATAGTAGAAGAAAACAAAGATAAGATCAACGACTATGTATTGTTAGATTAAGGAAACTCTTTAATCATGATATAGTCTAATCTTACGTGAATAAGCGTAAGCAGGATAAGAGATTAGAAGACGTCTTTTAAAAATTATAATATCTAATCTCTTTGAATGGCCTAGTTCAGGATATTTAACACGACAAATTTCATTCCTTTTAAATAGTTTTATATATCATGAAGGAGAAGATCCAGAAAACACAGGATTACTCATACCACGATATAAAGCATTAGGAAGAACAGCACCGAACGGAAAGGTATACCCAGACAAACCAATAGTAAATGGTTCTGAGGATGATCTTGTTCCAGTACGTTCGATTGTTACAAAAAGAACTGGAGATTTAAGCACAATTACACCAGACCTGATTGGTACTAAATTCAGTTTTACTGATGGAGCAGCAATAGGATTATCTTTTGCTACGTCATTGACTGAGGGTACTACCCAATCAGCACTAGGTCTGAAACATGGTGGCCATAGATTATATTTGTGGCGTATAATTTCAATAATTGCTGGAAATATTTGTAATAAAATAAATCAGCAGGGGAAAATAAAATCCCTTCAACGACTATAAATGAAACTAGATGAATTTCTGGATGATATAGTCTAACTTATAAATTATATTATAAGAGTAATTGGAACGTGTGCTTAATACAGAAGGAAATCTTAAAGCACCAAAACAATGTGAGTTTAGAGAGGAAGGTAGATGGATTTACCTAAAAGTTAGAGGAGGAGAATTAAAATATCCGAGACCTAATAATTGGGTAGGAGTAGGTAAGACAAAATTTGAGAAAGGTGACTTAATAGGGTCAGCTTATAATACTACCTCGCCCATTTACAAGTTGAACGCTCTCATTAAGCTTATGCGTTGAGATTGCAGCGCATTTCACAAGAATTGCTAGAACTATTTATTATATTAATAAATAGAATTAGCATGAAGTATATAAAAATACTTCTTCAACGACTATGTATGTGAACTCTAATTATACTATATTAGAGGTGATATAGTCTGTCTAGAATAAATTCTATTCTAGAAGAAGCGGCAAAAGGTTCCGACGGGACCCGATATTTTGAGAAAGATAATGTTATTGTATCTGATTGTTATGCTTTGAATGATGGGGTTATTCATTACAAAGAGACCAAGGAAGGTGATATTGAAGTTTGGATTGGTGATACTCAGTATGACTATAATCCAGAGTGTATGTATTATTTTCCTGATGGTACAGAAATTAAGAAATTTCAAAGAATTTCCAGCGGAGTTTGCAATATGAATCATGTTATTGCAGAGTTGGGTTCTAATATTAATGATATTTACTTAATCTTTAGAAAACAATTTTATACTTTAACGGATGGAGGATTTGTATCAACTGGTTTATCAGATCTTCATGCTACACAGGAAGAACTTATTGAACTTTTATTTACAGGTTTAACTGATGTAAGTGTAGATCCAGAAACACAGAAGATTGAAGACATCCAATATCTAGGTACTCAAAGTGGTGTTTTAAATAAGAAGTCATTCTATACTGTTTTGTCTTACGGTTATAGCTCTAGAGTCGTGTCTAAAGCTCTCAAAGGGGAATTAAATCTTTCTGGTGACGTAATGACAGAAACTATATTAGGATTACTTTTAAATAATAAACTTGACGAAAAACAAAAGTAAAAACAAATTATGGGAACTATTAAATTTGAAATAGATCTTCCAGAATTTGAAAAAGAGTTAAGTATTAATGTAACTATTCATAGAGACGGTGAGGTGGTTTATACTACTACCTCATCTCCCTCTGTGGATAAATCTAATAATACTAATCTTTTATCGAGCCTTGGAAGTAAACCCGAGCAAGAAAAATGTATCTCTGTGGATGGAGATAAACAAAAAGAAGAAAAACCCAAGAAAGCATCAACTACGTCTCGAAGGGGAGGAAACTTGATGAACTTGGATATATGATGATTAAAACCAGAGAAGAGAATTTTTTGTTATGAACGATAATTATTATAAAATTATACTATCATATGAAATTCCATATAACATTTTAGACAGTCAAGATCCGAATATTATACAGGCAAGAGAAATATTATATGAAAAACTTAGAGATGATATTTTTCCGAAGTATGAAAGATTTTCGGTAAAGCTTACATTACATCAACTTAAAGATAACTTCAATTATCTTGTTACTTATGAAGCTTTTTTTAGATCTCTTGATGGTAAACCTATGGGAGAATATGTAGAGGCTCGTAGCTTAAAAGATAGTATTAAATCAGAATTAGAAACATTTTTTAATTCAGTAGATTGCGAATATAAGCAATTAAATATAAAACCATTAGTATAATGAGTAATTTTAATCAATATTTCAGAAACACTGGAGCAAAAATTATAGTAGATCGATTTTTTAATAAAGTTGATGCATATAATCCTAAAGTAAAAGTTGGAAAAATTGGATATTCATTTATAGAAGAACCTCCTCAACCAGCTTCTTACTATATTGAAAATGGATTAACTGCTACACATAAAGTAAGAATTGAATATACAACTATAACGGATGGGAAAGAAGATCCTGAAATGAAGTATGCAGAGTTCGAAGTTCCTAAAGAAATTGATGGTGCATTTATTATAGAAGGCGCTTATCGTATTTCAACTAATCGAATGGGATCTGATTATGACTGTCGTATTAAAATGTCTGATACAGGAGATTATAAAGTTAATTTCGACTATGATAGAGTTTACGATATTCAAAAACAGATTCTGAAGATAAAAAGAATTAATCCGGAACTTGGAATTGCAGATAAACCAATTGATATAAAGTTTGAAGACATTGATAAATACTTGGAAACTGATAAAAAGGAGATCTTGAAGTTAACTGAAAGACAAACCAAGAAATTAATGATCAAACTTGACTTGGATTATAAACCTGAATATATTACACAAAAACTAATACAGGAATGTTTGGCCTTTGGAGATGATAGACTAAAAGACTTAATCATTGATAAAACATTAGAATCAGTTCCTAACAGTTTTATGCAATATATCTTTAGAAATAATAACGGAAGAAATTATTTTGCAGCAAGACGAAGAATTACATCATATTTTACAAAGTATGGTAAAATTCAAGATCAAGTAACTGCAATTAGTACATTAGCATTCCGTTATTTTAAAGGAAGCAGCGATAACAAAGGAGATTCTAGCCTACAAGTTCCCCCTGGAGTTAATAGTGTTAACTTAGAGGCAATCTCCCAAAAAATTGTTATCCCTGCGAGCGTAGCATTTAATCAGACCTTTACGGATCTGGTTGATATCGCGGATTAATGGTTAGTCCGTTCAGAAAATAATATTCTGATAGAATTTTGTGAATTGCTGGAAATATCTTCTTGTGAAAGAGGATTCATCAGCAGTATGATTTTATTTAGATTTTTAATAAAGATTGCTATAATAAAAAAAAAGACTCTTAATAAATGAAAATTATAGCAAAAGATATTGAAACTGAATACCATAATAGATTATGGTATTACAACGTTTATAATAATTTAATAAATAAAGCTCTTAATAGAGGATTAGATAAAACTAAATTAGAGGGTTATTATGAAAAACATCATATTCTTCCTTCCTAAATGTATAGATGGAAAAGATGAAAATAGTAATTATGTTCTGTTAACAGCAAAAGAACATATATTAGCTCATATGTTATTATCAAGAATTTACCCAGATAATTTAAATTTAGTTAGAAGTACTTCTGCTATTCTTATGAAAAATAGAGGGAGAGTAGATCAATTATTTAGCATCTCTTTAAGAACTATTACTAGCATTAGAGAAAATTACGCTAATTATAAGGATGAGTTTTCGAAAGAGCAACTAGGAAAAGAAATTTCGGAATCTCATAGGAAAAATTTATCTAAATCTCATATCGGTAATAAGTTATCAGAAGATACGAAAAATAAATTAAAGAAAAGTAGATATCACTGTACAGTGGAAGGCCCTAATGGAGATATTTACAGTTCAATAGTTGAGTGTTCAAAGAAAACAGGAATAGCTCAAACTACTTTAAAGGATTGGATAAAAAATAGACCAGAAAAAGGTTATAAAATTATTGAAACTAATAGACAATCTAAAAGTATAAAAGTAATAGGTCCTGATGGAACTATTTATAGTAGTATTAAAGATTGTGCTAAGAAATTAAATAGAAATGATAAAACAATAAAGTCTTGGATAGAAAGACATCCAGAACTAGGATATAAGTATTATAATAATTAACTATTTTATAGAGTCTTTATTAATCCAAAATAAAATCATATTCAACGACTATGTACAAGAAAACGATTAATGTTTTAAGATATAGTCTAGTAATAATAGAAATATTATTTAATAACGACACCTATTAATTTATTAGTAGCATTCTGATATAAAACATTAGAATGAAAACTCTAAAATTGCTGGAACTTAGAAAAGAATCAGCATCATCTCAAGCAAATAAAGAGATGTTCAACGACTATAGAAAGAGCTTGAAGTAAAGTTTCAAAGATAATATAGTCTATTACTTAATAAAATAAAATTAAGTTATAAAAGTAATAATAATACGAATTTACAGAACTCACTTACAGTTTCATGTCATATTACAGATGATGATGTATTATTTGATGTATATGATCCAAATTTTATTAAGGTCACTATACCTTATATAGACTATCTTAATAAAAAAGTAGCTGCCAGTGAGTATGTAGATTATGAAACTAATACTTTAAAACCTGATAAAGATGGTCAGGTAGAAGTTAAATATAGGATGAAAAGAAAAATGGTTCCAGTCGAAGAGGTGGAATTAATCGACTTACATCCTGATTATAGATTGTCTAGTACAACTCGAAGAATTCCTTTTGTCAATTATAAAATAGTTGCCTAATTTTATAGTAGATTAGGAAAATTATACTAAAATGCTGGAAAGATAGATTCAAATCAGCAAAAAGGATTACTAATATAAATCCTTTCTCAACGACTAAATGTATAACCTAGGAACTAAAACCTGGGATGATATAGTCTACTTAAGTTAAAAATAATTTAAGTGTATACAGATAGTGTCAGAATAAGCATGGGTACTAATTTATGTGCCGCTTAAAGTAGTAATATTTTAAGTAATTAGTAAGTAAATTCGGTGAAGGAATAATTAAAATTCTAATACCGAGCTAAAGATAATAGATTTCTTTAGTGTAACGAATAAAGACTTACTAACCAAAATAAAGGTTAAATTTATATTCTAAACTATAATTAAAAGTATATTATAGAAGATTTGACATCAATGCTTAAACAGAGTATACCTCTGATTAATGCGGAGCGTGCACTTGTTGACACTGGAAGGAATGAAGAGTTGAAAGATAATATATTAAATGAAAAGTTCAGTTATCCAGAGGGTAAGGTAAAGGATATAACAGAGGATGAAGTTATAATTGAATTGCCTGATGGAACTGAGACAAATATTTTACGAAGAACAGCGATTCAGAGTATAAATGACGTGGCGGTATTTACAGAGCCTAAAGTAAAAATCGGCCAAAAAGTAAAACAGGGAGATATTATAACTGGTGCAGTTGGACATACTCCTGAAACATATAAGGCCGGCGTTAATGCTCTGGTACTTTTCCACGCCTATTATGGTTTAGTAAATGAGGATGCTTTGGTGATATCAGAATCATTTGCAAATCGTATAGCATCTTATAGTATAATTGACTTAATGATTAATGTTAAGAGTACTAGTGCTATTAAGTGGATCGCCCCTATTGGAACAAAGGTTAAATCAAAAGATGCAGTAGTGACATTATATAAAGCTGTTCGTCTTGATGCTATAAATCAGGCACTACAAGAAAAACTCGGAGGACTTTTCGGAGAAGGACATGATCTCTCCGAATATACTATCGAGGATCATTTAGTTGTGCCTAATAATATAGACGAGGCAATAGTTTCTGATGTAATGATACAGGAAATGAAGAAACCTAAAATTCCTAAATCAGTAAAATCACCTGACTATTCATTTACACATACCTCTCAGGATGTTATAGATGAATATGAAAAAACAAAATCTAGAAAAATTATCTACGAAAAATATCCAGAGTATATTGCAGCAGATACATTAGATCCTATTAATATGGATCCGGATGCTTATAAAGTTGTGTATACTGTTCGTGTAAGACTTATTAAAAGAACCATCGGGATAAATTATAATTGTCCCTTGAATAACTTAATTGATATTCAAGAAAATTTTGTGAATTGCTGGAACCAAGGAATCAGCATCATCTAACAAAAGTAAGATGTTCAACGACTAAGGACAAGATATAAATGATATAGTCTAATATCAATATATAAGTTATTGATTATCAATGGATTGGTTCTAAAATTACTTCCAGATATGGAGGTAAGGGTGTTGTATCAAAAATTCAATCTGACGATTTAATGCCTATAATGGTCGATAAGGATGGAAAACAAAAAAGAGTAGAGGTTGTGATGAATCCTATTTAATGAATGGGACTTAGATTTTTTGAAATCTATGAAAAAGCTTTAAAATGCTGGAAAAATATTAAAATTTAATCAGCATCAAGTAGTATAGTAGTATTTAATTACTTGTTCAACGACTATGGCAAGCTTAAATAATATAGTCTAATCTTAATAAAAATTTATTAAGCAAGAATGTATTCAACAATCAACCGTAAAATTCCGAGCGTCCTTATGGAATTACAACTCGGAAATATAGCACACAAACTGCACGATCTTGTAGATAATTATAAGAAAACAAAAACAGGGCAAAAGAAGATTAAGCCCCTTCTTGAAACATATTACCCCGGACGTTTTACTAGTATGGATGTAGAAGAAATTATAGAACGTCATAATACTAGTAAAATCGAGGATATGTATTATTTCAATGTTGGCTGCTTCTCTACTAAATTTACTCCAGAACTTGTAAATCAATGGGCTGAAGATTTAGGTGTAGAAAGTCAGAGTAAAATTCTTATGCCTGAGACTGAATTAACAGATCTCGATGAATTAAAAGAAAATCTAGAACCAGAAGAATATGATAAATTAGTTTCTGGAATGTCTGGTAAGTTTAGAGAAGTAGATAAACCTTTGCAGGCGGGATTCATGACCCTTGAAGAGTTATACCATATACCATCATATAGTAATAAGGTTACATCAAGTCTATATGGCGTAGATATTAATGCTAAACGAGATGAACCTATACTTGGAAAGGGACGCTATAGACAGACAGGACAGAAAATTGGTGAGATGGAATTGGCCGTATTACTTTCTAGAAATGCGGATCAATTTATCAGCGGTGCTAGAAAAGACACTGCGAAGGAAGATAATCAAATATTTTTAAATAATTTACTTGGTCTAGGATTAACCGTAGTAGATGGTAAGGGATTTAATCAAGGTGGATTAAAAATAAAATGGTCCAAAGTTTGAGATATAACTTAAGAATTGTTAGAATTGCTAGAAAGACTTAATGAGAAAGTTTAATTAGCAGTCTAGATTTATAAAACTAGATTCAACGACTATGTGAACAATTATAAATTGAAATCTAATTTGTAAAAGATATAGTCTAGTACTAAAATTTATTAGAGATAATAATTAGTAAGCAAGTCTAAAAAAAGAATTAAATGATTTAAAGATTAAATTCCGTCGTAAAAATAACCTATTAAATATGGGAGGTAATTGATATGGAAAATAATAGCTGTTTAATGCTAAATTGCTCGCTCTATCTTCCAGTATCTTTATCTGCTATATTTAGTAGAGAAGATCTTAAAGATACTGGAATTGAAAATGAATCACATATAACATTATTATACGCTCAAGGAAAAGAAATCCCTAGGATGAATATTCTAGGAGATATCGAAACTATCTTAGGAGAACCCGAATTTGATAATTTTATTGAATATATAAGATCTGAAAATACTGAAAGAATTTTAAATAATTTTGAGATCGGATCTTTTGAGAATGATAGTGATTATATAGTGTTGAAAATGAAACAAACTAGTGAATTGTATAAAACACTTGGATTAATCAATAAAGGATTAAGAACGAAGTATGAAGTTGTTTCTGAGTATTCTTATACACCTCATATATCTCTTGCTGAACTTCAACCAGGAACAGCAAAGAAATATCTTGAGGATCCTAAAATTAGTTTAATACTAAATGAAAGTTTTGTATCATTTGAAGATCTTGTTATTTCCTATGGACCTAGTAATACGCCCGTAGATAGATTGAGATATAACCTAACTACATTTAATGCTATTGATTACTTCTTTCATACAGAAAATATGAGAAAAGAAAATTCAGAATTAGATTAAAAAATATATGATTCTCATTAATATACTATACTAATAATCTAATTCTAAATAAATCATTTAGGGAGGGAATTGATTCCCTCCTTATTTTAATTTATTATTTTATGAATTGGAAAGAATTTGATTTTAATAAAACACAAAAATACATAATAGACAATGATATAAAAACCAGAAGAGAATTTCAAAGTTCTCCTCATAGAGGTTTATATAAAAGAGCTAGATTAAAAGGATTTCTAAAAGATTTAAAATTTCAAAAAGAACAAACTAATTGGTCAGAAAACTATAAAACCATAGAAGATGTTCAAAATTTTATTGATAAAGAGAATATACCTAATCCAATGTATCTATATAATAATTTTAGGGGATTACATAATAGATGTTGTGAGAAAGGGTGGATTAAGTATCTAAAATTTCCTAAAAAACAAAATAATTGGGAGCATATTAAAACAATTCAAGATGCACAAGAATTTATTTTCAAAAATAATATAGAGTCTCCCAAAGATTTTAGAAATAAATATCCTGGATTAACTAATTTGTGTACTACGAATGGATGGATAAAAGATCTTAATTATATAAACTATACTAAACGTGAAAAAATTTCATGGAAATCAATTAACTCTATTGAACTTATGCAGAAATTTATTTATGATAATTTAATTACAAAAAGCGAATTGCATGATAAATTTCCAGGATTATGTACTAAATGTTATAATAATGGATGGATAAAATATTTAAAGTTTATAAAGAAATCAGTAAATATGAAAATATCATCTTGGGAAAAATCTTTAGTAAGTTTTTTACAGGATAAATTAATAGTAAATACTCAATTAGATTCATATTCATCTTATTCTAAAATAGATATATTTTTGCCAAATCTTAATATAGCTATTGAAGTACAAGGTCCAAATCATTACAGTAAACATTGTAGAGGTAGTTTTAATTCATTTTTAAAAACAAGAAAATCTGATATAAAGAAAAATAGATGGTGTAGAGAGCAAGGAATTACTTTGTTATACTTTAGCTATGATAAACTATTAGTAGAAAAATATGGATATCCCTGGTATATTTACACATCAGAGAAAGAATTGTTGGCAGAAATAGAACGAATCAAATCCTTATAAGTGTAGTAATAAACAAAATATTAATATTATGGAATCAGAAATTAAATTACCAAAGAAAGGAATTGTTGTTGGAGTTGAGTTAGAAAATCTTAATGAGTTTTTTAACCGAACTCAGCATTCGATAGGAACTACAGGAAAGTTTGAGATTTTGAGTGAACTTGAAAAGAAAGTAAAGGGAGAAAAAATACGACACTTAACTGAATATGTTCTTATGAAATATAAACCATTAGAAAGTATTGTATTTAGAATTTCTCGCTATATAAAAGGAGAAAATCAAGAGGAATACATAGTTTATTACAAATTCGAGGGATTTATTTCTTGAGATTAAAATTAGAAGAAGGGATTTAACAATTATCCCTTCTTTTTTCATGTCAAAGCCTTATATGTGAATAAAAAACTTAAATATAGAAAATTTATGAAAGCAGAAGGAGTAATAGCAATTATGATTGCTAGTTATTTAGCTGGAAAAGTTCTTTATGGAACAGGAAAAGCTATAAGTAGAGCTTTAGGTGGTTATCCTAGTAAAGAAGTAGAAAAGAAAATTGATGCTCTTCAACCAAAACTAAATGTAATGTTTGAATTCTATGAATCAAAAAATAATACTTCTAAAGTATCAGATCTTGAGAATCTTAATAAAAGACTCTCTAATGTTATTACTGAAGAGGATTATTTAGAAGTAGAGATTGAAGTGGAAAAGTTTTGGAATATTTATAAAAAAGAGCAGAAAAATTAAAAAAGAGAGGATTAATTTCCTCTCTTAATTTTTTATTTGCTTTCCACTAATTCTTTTGTTGCCTTTCTATGATAACCTTTCTTCTCAAATGCTTCAATAAAAATTCTTTTATGTATTGGATTTCCGGCCGCATCTTTTCCGTAGTATTGATTTCTCCAATGACCTCTTACACCAAAGGGACAATCTATATTTATTTCAGTATCGTATAGTTTATCTACTATAATTACTCCTTGATTTCTTCGGCCAGTATTAGGATCTTCAAATTGTGTAGGTGGATTTTTTACTTTTCCAGATAACACAGATTCAAATGTTTCAGTTTTTATTTCAGAAGTCATCAAAAATATAAAACTTTTAAATGATTCATAGATAAATCTGTATTTTATGCTAAATGATTCCTTAGCTTCAACCGAATATAAAGTTTGATTATAATTATTTTTAAAATATTTAATAAGATCATCTATAGTTTTATTATTTGATAATAAATCTTCTTGACTATCTATTACCTCTTTTATAGTAATCTTCTAATGTATCTGACCATCCTAATGAAGTAAACTCATTCATCATTTTTGAAGGAATACTTTTAAAAAATTTATCCAAACAATTAAACTGTTTACAAAGTTTGTATGAGTTAACAAATTCATCCATGCTATATAAACAACCTTCTAAGTTTAATTCAGAAAAATTTAATAAATCACTCTTTTTTATTACTACACTTCCTAATGAATTAAATGTTTTTTTATCATTGCCCATAATACACTTTCCAATAAATGCATATAGTATAATATATTCATTTGTTATACAAAAAATAGAGTGGGCATTATAGTCTGTTTCCTGTTTATCTTTCGTACTAGAATTATATATCAATCCAAATTTAGCTTTCTTTTCTGAATTTCTAAATAAGTCTTCTAAGTTCTTTTTACTGACTATATCTCTTAATTTGCTAGAAAATAGCCGTTCTTTATTAAGTGAATAAAATCGAATATAGTTTTGTATATTACTTGAAATTTTATATTTTCTTATAGGTCTGGGTTCTTTACTTACAACTTCAAAAAATACATTTTCAAATTCAGTAATATGTTTACGGTTCCTTCTAAAATTTTCTAAGCCTTCTTTTTGTAAAACATATTTTACTGCAAATAATTTCTCGTAATCTTTTTCCATAATTTTTCTTTCTTTTAGTTTTTATTACATTAATAAGGATTTTGGGGAAATAAAAAAAGAATATCCAAATTAATGAATATTCTTTAAATAGTGGGCCCAGCCAGGCTTGAACTGACGACCTTCTGATTATGAGTCAGCTTCTCTAACCAACTGAGATATGGGCCCTGTTATAATTATGTCTAGTATCGGGAGGGGAGCTCGAATCCCCACGGGTCTTATTTTTCTGCCCAAAACATTTTAAGTGTTTCTTGTCTACCTATTCCAACATCCCGACATCCTTTTTAGTTGTTATTGTGTCTTGATAGATTTTTTATTTTATTTCAGAATTTCTTCCTCCATAAAATTGATTTCCAGATTCTATAAATAATATCTTTCAATCTTTTCTATCATATATAAGAATTTCAGGGTTTCTGAGATTCCTCTTTTTCCTCAAGTTTAAAATTTCCTGCAGTACCATGTCCTAACGATAGTACTAACTTTACTGCCTCAGGACCTCTCATGTAGTAATATCCGTCTGGCGCAGGTTTTTCAGAATTTAAATTTTTACTAATACTTTTAGTAGAAATAACTGATTCCTTCTTTGCAGATGTAATTGAATTATATGCTCCAAGAACTCTTAATTTATCTTTAGAAAATTTATATATTATATTCTCCATCTTTTTATGTAATTTCTCTTTGTCTCCAAGTTTAATACAAATATATTTTGTAGAAATTACATTACTACTTAATAACCTATCTACTCTGGATCTTTTAATATTGTCTTTTCCAACTAGTTTCTGGATATCTCTCGAAAAACCAAAATTTAAAAAGTCTCCATATAGATCTGCTAATACTATTTTTTCTGATAATTTTTCCAGAGTATTTACATTATTCATATTTCCTTTTTGATCAGTAACTCTAAGATTAGAAAAACTATTATCTGTTTTTATTGTATTAATGTGATCAATTATTTCTCCCTTTTTTAAATTTCTTCTTAAGAGATATTCCATAATAACTGTATGCGCTTTAGTACTATTACTATCAACTATAATATATCCTTTATTATTAAGTGTTCCTATTAATTTATTAAATCTATTTGATTTAATAAATCCTTCACTACACACAGACCATTGAGGATATTTCCAGTGTTCATACCAAGTATAGTCATCTAAGTTTCCAGAAAATCCTATAAGATCAAAAAACTTTTGATTATTTAATGATTCTTGTCGTTTCCAATAATATCCTTTATAGCTATATTGACTTTTTTTAGCAATCGAAGAAATGTAACGTATATCATATCCTTTACTATCTAAAGAATCTATTGTAAATAATTCATTTCCCTTTTTATCCATTGCAGTATATTTAATTCGTTTATCTTTATGAACTGGTAAGCGTCTATCTGGACTATTATTTTCACTTTTAGTAACCCATTCTAAGTTAGATAGGTTATTATTTCTTGGATTATGATCTATATGATTAACTATATTATATATTTCTGGTTCTGAATTATTATAGAAAATGGTAGCCATTATTATATGAATAGATTTTGCTTTTCTTTTATGCTTTTCTATATATTGTGGAGAGATTGTAGTATATCCAAATTCATCTTGTTGTTGTTTTAATAGTTGTTTAGTGTATTTATTTCTAACTTCAGATTTTTTATTAATCTCATATATATCCTTAATACCTGGATATACTAATGGAATAAATTCATAGTCAGGGAGATCTGGATATTTTTGATCTTGGCGATTAAATGGTTTTTCTTTACACATAACAAAAATAGTTTCTAAATTAAACATCTTTTTCATCACACATATAAGAGAAAAAACTTAAATTTTACGTGTTTTGTAAGTTTCAAGTTTTAATAATATAAAATTCAAGTATATAAAAATAAGAGAGGTAGAAAATGTATCTAACCTCTCTATGTTATTTTACATAAAAATATCTTGACCATTGATCTGTATTCTTATGTTTCCGAAGGGATTGCCTCCGATTATGCCACTAGTTCCAGGGATTTCTTCAGGGATCACCTCTTCTATGACATCTTCATCATTACTAATGATAGTTGGTAATTTTTCTTCGTCGATTGATTCTATTATTTCCTCTTCCATAATTTATTTTCTATTAAAACAATCCAAGTAAATTAGTAATATCTCCTATATCTGTATTACTGATTTTTGTTCCTTCTACTTCTACTACTTCACCTTCTTGATTTACGTATCTAGTGCCAGGGAAAACTATTTCTTTTTTCTGAATTGCTGCCTTGTATTCATAATTTTCAGTAGATTCTTTAAGTTTTTTTACCCAATATTTAGCATAGTCGCCTTCTACTGTTTCAGGATCATATGGTTCTTCAAATAATCCTTCTTTTGGCTGGGGGCATTCCATTTTTACTTTAATAACTGAATCTTCATTTTCAGTATCAGTCATTTCATATTCCCAATAAAAGTAGTTTTTCTTTTTATTACTTTTATATGTACCTTCTGTCTTAAGGTCATCCCATATATTTTTAATAAGCTCCACAATATTAGTAGTACTTGCTTGTCCTGGAGTTAATAAAATCTGTTCTTGAACTAAAGCATTTTCAATAATAAATGCTTGTCCTTTAATTATTTTTGATTTACTCATTGTTTATCAATTTTTTATTTATTTATTTATTTTCAGGTTCAAATTCCCAAGCTTTTCCATAACCTTGAGATAATATTAATTCAACTGCTTTATCTCCTCTGAAATAATAGTTTCCATCAGACGCTGGCTTTTCTGAATTAAGATATTTATTAATAGTAGTCTTGCTTACTTTAGTTTCTACTTTTTGTTTATACAGTTTAATATTAACAAATGCACCAATAACTTTCATTTTATCATTAAAAATGTATGTTACTGTTTTCATCTTACTTAATAATCCTTCTCTATCTCCAGGTTTTATAACGATTATTTTTCTCCTGGTGTTTTTAATTTTATTAAAGTATTTGAACTGTATATTGATGATAAAGATAGTATATTTTTTGAAATATATTTTCCAGACTCATAACATATAAAGTTACCAAATAAATCAGCTGCTATTACTCTCTTAATTCTTTTTTCTATGTTTTTAATCTGTCCTAATTTATTAATATGGTAGATATTTTTTACAGTATGTCCATTAGAATGAGTATACTCTATTGGGATAAATTCATTCTCTGGAAGGTCTGGATATTTCTCTATTCGTTTCAGAAGAGATATTCCGTTTGAACCTGTTTCATCAAGGTATAAGCTACTATTATTCACTTCATCTTGATTTTCTGTTGTGTGATGTTTCATAAAAAGTTTGTTTAATTAAAATTATTTAATTATATTTATATCATAAAAGTTATTAATAAAAAGGAGAGATTTAGAATGATAAAGTTTGCAACCTTTATTAAACTTATCTCCCCTATAACTTTTATGAAACAATAAAAGAACACTAGATCGATCTATAAATATTTCTTTTATAAATTTTTCTAATGTTCTTTCATATATTAGGTTTTAACCTTTCTCTAAGTGCATTTTTATCATTTCATATTATCACTAGCTACTTTTTCAGCTAATCTTAAGTATGATATGCAATTATAGTATTCCGAGTCTTCCTCTGGATATACTATTTCAGATACACTAAATATTTTATCTACTTCTTTTTCTACTTCAGGATCATGGAGATATTTTTTCATAAAATAACTTAATCCTCCTAAAACAATAATACCATCATCTAAAGCATCAAGTACCTCTCCATAATTTTTATCTAAATATTGAAAAACTTCGATAATATATTTTTTTGAAAACTCTTCAACTTGTCTAGATAAATCTATTGTTTTTCCTCTGCGTTTTAAAACTCCAGTATCTAAAATTACTTGGCCTTCTTTAATTGAAATTGATATCGAATAATTTTTATATAGATAATCAACGAGATCGTAAACTATTCTAATTACGCCAGAATCTTTTACTCCTACAGCAGCACCTGCTGAAGAAGTACCGTTGATAATACTACAGAAATCTAAAGTTTCAAATCCTCCATCAAGTATTAATGCATTTCTTAACTTAACATCATTACGTCTAGAAGCTTCACGAACATTTAACCCATATTCATTATAGGTATATTTACATGATAAGCCTTGGCAAAAACAATATATATAATCTTCTTTATTTATATTTAATGTTTCATATAAATAATCTAATAATTCATCTACGTTATCATTGGTATTAAAAGCCATTGATAAACCAATAGCTAATTTATCAAATGCATTTATTCCTTCATCTCCGCCATATTTTTTTATTAAATATGACAACCATGGGGCATAAACTGCTTTTAAATCTTCAAAAGTTTCGAGTTTAAGTAAATAAGATCTAGGTACTTTTAATGCTGCAGGTCCTAATACATAATAATCCCCTCCTAATGGAAATACCATATCATCATCACTTTCAAGTGGTTTTTCAGGGAGTTTTGCTGTTGCACTAATAAACTTTTCAAATTTTATTAAACCGTTGGAATCCTTAAAAGAACACTTAATAGCAGAGAAACCAACATCAACACTTAAAATTCTCAAATTGCTCATCTTTTATAATTTTCTAAAATTTGTTCGTAAGCCTTTATTATATTCTTATCAACTTTATACTTTTTAAGATCTCCTAGAACAGTATTAGTTAGGTAATCAAATGGTACATGTGGGAGAAGTGCAGTATATCCAGATGTAACCATACCAACTGAAAAGTGTTCTGTTGGTTGATTAAGTGCTACTATAACAATTTGAGTTAATCCTGACTCTCCTGTAGTATCTTTATAAGCAAATACTAGATCTCCAGCAAGTAATGAACTATGAATACTAGCCCATAAATCATTTGCTACAGACATTGCATTTTCCCATCCCCATACTCTTCTTTTTTCTAGAAGTTCATAATCTTTTTCCGACATTTTTTCACTCTCCATCGGATTCGAGTTTTTCTTTGTCTTTTCCATCACTTAAAATATAAATTAGTATATAATAATAATCTGCTTCTTCACAATCAACTTCTTGAATTCCAACTACATCAATATTAGAATAATCTCCCCAGGTCTTTACTACTTTTGATAGTGATCCTAGAATATGTGCTAAATATTCAGGAGTATCTTGATATTTTCTAGCTTCGAATAGAATATTATAATAAATCCATTCACCAGCCTCTCGATTTCTTTTCTTTGTTTCTAAAAATCTCAATCCTATTCCTGGAGTTTTATCTATATAATCATATTCTAAGATTCGTTGGGTTAATTGATTTTGAATTTCTAATCTAGTATTTCCTTTTAATCCAAGAAGTCGTTTTATATCGTTATTGTATTCCGGAACTGCCATAACCTGATCCTCCTCGTTCTGTTTCATCAAGTTTACTAACTTCCTCTAATTCCATATGAGTTACTTCTGCACAAACCATCTGAGCAATTCTTTCTCCATGTTCTACAGTTACCTCTACAGGACTAAGATTAACTAAAATTACTCCAATTTCTCCTCTATAGTTTGAATCTATAGTGGCTGGTCCATTTAAAACTCCTAATCCTTTTTTAAAGGCTTCTCCAGATCTAGCTCTAACTTGGATTTCAGTTCTAGGGGGAAGTTGAACATATATGCCTGTAGGAACTAATTTTCTTTCTAACGGTTTTAATGTAAATTCTTCACCGATATTTCTAAGGTCCATTCCAGAATCTCCAGGCTTTGCATAACTTGGAAGTGGAAATTTTGATTTATTAATAATTTTTACAACCATGATACTGTATTACTATAAAATGTTTTATTACCTATACCTAAAAAATGTTTTTGTTCACGAGAATCAGTATATACATTTACATCCCCAATAAAGTCTTTAATAATTGTATAACACCAATCTCCATGTTCTACTAAAAAATCTGGCTTATATTTTAAAACTTCGTCAAGATAAAATACTCCAAAAGTCCCAGAATCTACACAATATCTTCCAATAGTTTCCCTCTGATTAACTAATTTTTCAAGATTAATCTGATTTTCAATTGAAGGATTATCGTAAAGATTATAGTAAGCTTCTTCAATATCATCTATGAATTTTTCAAGCTCAAGTAAGCCAAGAATATTTTTTAGTTTTGATACTTTCCATCTTCCATCTCCAACTCCAGTATCTTCCCAAATATAATTATCAGAGAATCCTACTTCTTCCGAGATAGTCATATTATTATAATTAAATCCGTTTCCCCAATCCTTATTTTCTGCAATATAGCAGGGATCTGTGATAATAATCGTTCCGTTAAAATTCATAATTTATACTTTTTTCTTGTTCTAAACTTAAATAACCAAGATGTTCCAGAAATAAACTTTACTTGTCCAATTACATCAGGTCCTTTATACATTTCATTAATATTAGTTGAATAAACATTAAATCCATAGTTTTCAGGGCCAAGACAAGTTCTAGGTTTTATCAATTCTCCAGATGCTATTAAAGATTGAAGAGTTGACATTAGATAATCATAATCTTCTGGTAATAGATAAGTCGGTTTTTCTAAGTCCTCCAGTGCTAAACAATAATAAACTGGGAGACCTAGATATACCGTTTTTCCTTTCTGTTCAAATATAAGTAATCTAGTTTCTTTTTCATATCTTACTTTAATTGGAATCGGAAAGTTTGTTTTTACTGTATTATCAGAAAACTCTACTAAGGAATTATATATTTCTAGAATATCATTTTGTAGAGTAGTCATTGTAATTAATCTTCAGAAGTTGCACAAAATACTTTAATACCCATCTGATCTAAAAGATTATAGATCTGAGTAGTAATAGCTGGTGATACAGATCCAGTAGTATTCTTAATTTTATCCACATTATTTAACAATAATGTAAATGGATTTTTAACACCACTTAATTTATTAGGATCAAACAAACCAGACTGTTCTACAATCTGCCTAAGGATAGCTGGAATTTCAAGACCTTCACCAGGAATAATTTTAGTTGCAGTTGGGTAATCATATTGCATAAAGTTGTAATCGATTACATTCCACTCTACTACATCACCTGTCGGGATACCGGTTGCATTTTCTTCATCATCAGCTACATTTTGAATCTGAACAAGATAACCAACTTGAGCTAACCAATAATTAATGCAAGAAAAATCCTTAGTACTCATTGTAGTTTCTGAATTAATAAAGCTTACTAATTCAGCGTTACCAATACTATTTTCGAAATTTGCTAAATTATTCTTTAAAAAACCCTTAACAAATTCCATAACACTTACGCCCATACCTTCTTTATCAAAACGGCTACGAGCAACACAACGGCCTACCATAGAATTCATTTCTTGGGCCGGAATAGAATACAAATTTACTTCAATCATTTTAATGTTATTTTATATAATATTTAATTCGGGGCTATCAACTAATAAGAAAATAGCCCATAAACGCTCTTCAATCAGACCTGACTCAAACAATTCTTTTTCAGATGTAGTAAAATCTCCAATAGTTAAGATAGCTTTATATATTTCTATAAAATCTATCTCCTTACCATTTTTCCAAGATATATACTGATCAACTAACCAAGATTCGAAGGGTGCATTATTCATTTGCTGATAATCAAGAATAATAAATTCATTAATTCCAAATGCATCCTTAAGGAGTTGAAAAATATCTGAAATTCTTGCTCGGTAGGAATATTTAGATACTAAGATTTTATATACTGCTTTCACTGTATCAGTATAATCTGTATCATTTCTTGTTTTTATATAATTTTTTCTTTGCTCTAAATCAAACATTTTCTATCTCTACTTCTAATGGAAATAATCTCTTAATTTCAACCAGTTTTAAATATTTATCATTATATTGATCCATAAAATCTTTCACTTCTTTATAATGATCAAATACCCAATTTCCATTAAGACTATTTAATACCTTTGATTTATCTTCAAGTTGAAATAGGTAAGTTTCAATAGTAATATCATTTCCTGAACCGTGATAGGATTTAGGAGTACTACTTATCCTTTCAATATCAAATATATCTCCCCAAATTGGATCTCTCCAATCTATATCGAGTACGTAAAATATTAATTCTCGAAGAAAAGATAATTCGAATAATTTATTAAATGAGTTTCCTGATCCTTTCCATTCATACTTAAAAGAGTTAACTTTATCTTCCAAGCCCCAAGATTTTATTAAGTCTAAGAGTTCAAGATAAAGTCTATTCCATTCTTCTTTTGGTTTTTCTACAATTATTGCTTCTTGTTTAAATTCCAATAGACTTTTCATAATAACTTCTTAAGATTGTATAACTTGCTTTCCAAACTAAATCTAAATTTCTCACTTGTAAATCTGTTTTAAGGTAAGATCTTAATTGATTATAGTAACTATTAGGATCATTTCTTTCAACACTTCCCAACAATTGATCTATATTAATCCCAGTACTTTCCCACTTAAATCGATCTATAACAAGTAATTTATTAAGATCTAGTTGTTGTTTAATATTACTAAGAGATCCTATATAATTATTCATTCGATCTAGTCTTTCAGTACACATAGGATTTCCACATTTCAAAAGACTTCCATAAACATCTTTTTCTGACATATTATAACCACAGCTACAAGTTGGCCACATAAAATCTCCATTACCTTCAGTAAAAGAATCCCCTACCATTGGAATAGTTGAATTAGCCATAATAATACTTACTATTGCTCCAGGGGTAATTTTCTTTTTTACCATTTTTCCCACACTTCCAGCACTTGGTTTTCTTACTGTACATCCTTTTACTTGAATTGGATCGATTAGAATATTAGCTGACCAAGAATCTTTTCCTTTAGCTACTTGAGAATTCCATTGTATACCTCTTACTGTAGTTTTTAAAGCTTCAGTTCCTGATCCAGCACCAGCAAATTTTAAGGCGCCGAGACATATTCCAAATTCATCATATACTACCCAACCATCATTTAAGAAGTAACCAGTTGAAGTAACTGTTTTATCTGTTTCTGTATATTCTTTATTTCCGGCGCTCATAAGTTCTTCTATAGTCCATACATCGGCAGGGGAAAATAAGATATGTCCATCAGTTTTTGAACATACAGTTTCAAACATTTTTAAAACTTCACGATAGTCTGTTTTTCTTAGTATTTGTCCTTCTATTGAATCATCAGTATAATATCTATAAGCTCTAAGAGTTAATAAATTATTTACCTCAGATTCACAATACTTAGAATTTATTAGTCCATTGGCTCTTTGTCTAGCAGTTTCAGGATCAGTATCAGAAAGTCGATTAATGTCAACTAATGCCTCTGCCTGAATTGCTACTATACCTTTCGGAAATCTTTTTGGAAGGAAGTTTATTAATTTCCAAGTTTGATCTACCCCATAGTTATCCAAATTTAAATTTCCGACTGTAACTATTCTTTTTGGAATACCAGTTGAAGAATCTAAATAAATTGCTATACTAGATCCATCATACTTTAAATCACAGTATTTTCCAGAGTTTTCATTCATAAACTCAGAAAGAGCACTTAACATAGTTTTTTCTTCAACTTTTTTCTTTTTAATTTTTTCTATATAAGAATTTTTTGTCTTAGTTCCTTTTAAGTATGTTTGATAAACATAATCTCTGACAAAAAATCCATCTTCTTGCGCTGCTCTAGCTTCTAACATATCATATACAGCATCATCCATTCCGGTAGGTACTGAATCAATATAATAGTTTTTACATGCAAGAATAAGGTCTTTCCATTTTTCTAATGATTTTTCTGTAATATTATTTGTAACACACATAAATTTATTTATTTTTTAATAGCCATCCAATCATTATATCTTGGACTTCTAAGTCAAACATTTCTTTAATATTACTAAAGTCATCTTCTGGTATAAAAGATGAGTTAGGTTTTATTGCAACTTCATATTCAACTTCTCGACGATCAGAATATCTAGTAATTATCTTATATCCAAGTTTTACTAAAAATTCTTTCATCTTATCATAATCCCAGTGCATTCCGAAAGGTTTAGACATCATCATATTACTAATAACTAAATCAGTAAGTGGACAATCTGGTAAATCTTCCGGCTCAAAATCGAAATCATCTTCTTGTTCATCAAAATTAATATTTCCTTCCTCCCCATCATAGAGAGGAAAGTCATTATCATCTTCTTTTTTCATAATTTTTTTTATTTTATTTAACCTCATTAATTAGAAAATCAAGCTCTCTCGGCTGCGTATTAAGCATATAATTTATAATATAACTCACTCCAAAACGATCGATCATATCATCTTTTGTTTTTGATAATATATTTTCTATAAAATCAGGAAAACTTATAGAAATTTTATCGGTTAATTCATAAGCTCCTTGAATTGTTCTATAGTAATATATCTCAGATTCAGAAGAAATTCCATTAAAGTTGTATAAATCACTTTTTAAAAATTTATTAACAAATTCCACTCCAATTCTTTTATAATTATCTCCATGAGTAATTGTATAAAATAATTTCTCTCTTTTAGCTTCAAACCTATAACCTCTTAGGGAATCTTGAGAATTAATTAATTTTAGAATTTTCTCAAAATTTGGAAGTTTTGAAGTATCTGATCTATATTTTTCTCGATAAAGATATGCTAATCTAGATATATAACCTTGATATCTACCATCTGCTAAAGACATATATAACCATTCGTCACTAAATCCAATTGAAACTGAATGGGTATCACTAATTATTATCTTTGTCATAAAATAATGAAACCCCACCCTGGAAATGAAAATCAAAACCAGGATGAGGTGTAGTATATTATGTTTATTAACCTTCTACTTTAGTTTCGGAAATATTATCATCAATGATTGTACAATCAATTAAGAGAATCATTGACGCTGCTGAAATAGAATTTTCAAGAGCTACTCGAAGAGATTTAGAACTATCTAAGATCCCCTCCTCAAGTAAATTACCATACTTTCGAGTCTTAGCATTATATCCAATTCCTGGTTTAGATGATTTAACCTTTTCTAGAACTACTTCTCCAGAAACTCCTGAATTGTCTGCAATTGTTTTAAGAATTACTGGAAGACTTGAGAATACAATTTCTGCACCCTCTACTTCATCTCCGATTAAAGATTTCCAGAATGTCTTATCTTTCTTCACTTCTAATGATCCTTTGTAATAGATATAACCACTTCCTAAAGAACATCCTTCAGCAATAGCACTTTTAGATGCTAGAATAGAATCTTCAATAGTTTGTTTAAGGTTCTGTTTTTCAGTTTCAGAAGCTCCTCCAGCTCTCACTACTGCAATACCTCCACTAAGATTTGCTACTCGTTTCGCAAATTTAGTTTTATCATAATCTGATATTCCAGGATCTGTAAGTTTGGTGCTAAGAATTTCTACCCTTTCAGCAATCTCTTTAGAATCACCACCACCTTCATAGATAATACATGAATCTCTAGAAATTACAACTTTCTTAGCTACTCCAAGATCCTCTTTTGTTGCTTGTGTGACTGATAATCCGTTCTCAGGAGAAATATATTTACCGCCAGTTAAAATTGAAATATCTGCCATAATATTTTTCCTTGAATCTCCGAAATCAATACCTTTTACAACACAACATCTAATTGCACCTTGAAGAGTATTCATAACAAGAGTTGTATTTACTACTTCATCAATATCATCTACTATAAATAAGAATGGGCGTCCAGTAGGTACAAGCTGTTCCATTAACGGAAGAATTTGCTGTACACTAGATAATCTTTCTCCTACTACAATTACATAAGGATCTTCCATTACACAAGTTCCATCAGTAGGATTTGTAACATACTGTGGAGAAGCCCAACCACGATCGAGTTTCATTCCAGTAGTTACATCAATAGTAGTTTCAAGACCACTAGAGAAATCAGCTGTAATAATACCAAGCATTCCAACTTTCTCCATACATTCAACTACCAGATTTCCAATGGCCGGATCATTATTGGCTGAAATAGTTGCCACCTTTCTGATCTTTTCCATATCATCATTTACTGGAATTGAATTATTTTTGATATACTCAGCCATCCATTTTCCGGCCTTAAGCATACCAGATTTCACCTCATTTACATTAGCTCCAGTTCGTAATGCTTTCTGTCCTTTTTCGCACATTTCTTTGATTAATAGTGAAGTCGAACTTGTACCATCACCTGCTAATCTTTCTGTTTGAGCGGCAGCATTTTTTACAAAAATAGCTCCTGTATTCTGAAGTTGATTCTTAAATGAAATCGACTTAGCAACAGTAGCTCCATCTCTTGACACCTCTGGACCTGTAAATCCTGAAATACATACGGCTTTACCTGACGGGCCGAGTGTTTTCTTAATTGCCTCTACTGATTTTTTTACACCTTCAATAATTTCGGCCTGAGTTTCAAAGCCGTGATTAATAATTTTTCCTTCTGACATGTTTCGTTTTAATTAAAGTACTACAATAATTTCATTTAAAGTTATAACACGATATTCTGTTCCATCTTGAGTAAATGATTTTCCTGTGTTTGGATAAATCAAGATAGTATCACCAGGTTTTAATACTCCCTCGCTAACTTCTTCACCTACTCCAATAACCTCAGCTTTTTCACATTCACTCGCAGGAACAACAAAATTTCCTATCTTTTGAGTCATAGTATCTTTTTTATCTACTATGACCAATACTTTAGATTGAATTACTTTCATTTTTATTAATTTTATTTTAAATTTTTACTCATATATAAGAAAATCACCCTTAGAAATCACCCTTTTTATTGATTTGGAGGAGAAAAAAGAGCCCAACCCACTATAATCACTACAGGAGGTTGGGATTAATTTTATTATGAATTTATTAAATTTATTGCCTATTAACTAATTGGAGTTAATAGAAGAAATGAAATTTATTTTTGTTCTTATTCTGGTTTAAAATCTCCAGCTGTTCCATATCCTAAGCTGAGAACTAACTTAACTGCTTCTGGTCCACGTAAATAATAATTTCCGTCAATTGCTGGTTTTCCATCTTTTATTCTATCATTTATTGTATATTTAGAGAGTTGAAAGTGTCCACTAGCATCTACTCCAGATCTGTATGCACCTAAAATCTCTGTTTTATCTTTATTAAATACATAAACAACTTTCCCCATTTTCTTATATAGTGTTTCTTTATCACCTATTTTTATACAAAAATAATTATCAGCTAAAAATATATCTCTTATTAAATCACGAAAATCTTTAAATCTATTAGAGTTTTTGTAAATAATTCTATTAAGATTTTTACTTGTATCATAACTTATAAAATTTCCATATAAATCTGTAAGAATTAACTTTTTACTTAATTTCTCAACTGTTAAAGGATTATTTCTATTTCCTTTAAAATCAGTTACTCTAAGATTAGAGAAACTATTATCGTGCCTAATAGTATTAATATGATCTATTATTTCTCCATCTTCAAGATCTCTTCCTAGAATATACTCCATTATTAATCTATGAGCTCTTTTATTATATTTTATATTGTCCTGTACAAAATAAGATGAAACATACCCTCCACTGTCTATACTATAAGTAATTTTATCATTATATTTAATAAAACCTTCTTTACATACATATAATATTCCAGGATATTTCCAATGTTCATGCCATTCGTAATCATCTAGGTTTCCTGAAAAACCATAAATAATATATTCTTTCTTATTTTCTATTTTCCAATAATATCCTTTATAAATCTCATTTCTTTTTATAGCAGTTACAATACTATCAGGTCTATAGATTTTACTAATATCATCTCTTCTAGTAAGTCTAAACATCTCATCCCCTTGATCATTTAATGCTATATATTGCGTTAATTTCTCATTATCTACTAGAGAGCTTTTACCATTTTCTTTATTATTATTTTCAGAATAAGTAGTCCACTCTAAGTTAGAGGAATTATTATTCTCAGGATTATGATCTATATGATTTACTACATTATATAGATCTGGATTAGGATTAACTAAAAAAGTAGATGCTACTAATCTATGAATAAATAAACTATATGTATCTCCATTTAAGAGTTTTAAACCTATTCTACGATAATTTTTTAATGACTTATATCCATTTAATAATTTATTTCCATAATTACTTCTTATTTCTCCTAGTTTATTTATACTATAACCATTCAAAATCTTTAATCCGTTAGAATGAGTGTATTCAATTGGGATAAATTCGTTTTCAGGGAAGATCTGGATACTTTTCTACCCTTCTTAAGAGAGGAACACCTTTAGAATCTGTTTCATCCAGGTATAGGTTACTATTATTCACCTTATCCTGTGATATGGAGGATTCTAAAACTCCATTTTCTGTGTTTAAAAGGTTTTCTTTCATATTAATTTTTTATATCAGTTGATTTCATTAATATTTTTAAGAAGGGATTTCAGGAATAATAAAGTTTGCAACCCTTACTATCTCTTACTTTCCCTAAATATTAATGAAAGAAAACAAAAGAACACTAGATCAATCTATAATTTTATATAAATTTTTCTAATGTTCTTTCATATATTAGGGTTTAACTTTCCTCTAAACGCAAAAACTCATTTTAAGGTCTATTAAATGGAGTTGGTCCAGAAACAGTTTGTTGTACATTAATATTGTTTCCTTGTTGTGGCCCACTTCCATGTTTGTATATACTTTGTTGAGCTTGATTATACTGAATATTATAGTTATTAATCATTAAATCTATATCTGCCTCAGAAAAACATCTTTTTTCTCTAATAATCTTTATGTCGTCATACACCTTCTTCGGTAAACTTCTAAATCTACCATTCTGAAGTCTTATATTATAATCAGTTACGTTTGTTTCTCCACGCCGATTTTTCGTAATTGTCGACACTCCTAAGTTGTTTGGATTAATCTCTAACCCACCTCTAGAACGAGTTATAATAAAATCTACCACGTCACATATATATTAACTATATAAATTAATTTATTATATAGATTAGAATATAAATTCAACTTATAAAAAAGTTGGTAAGTCTTTATTCGTTATACTAATAAATTATATTATTAGCTTGGTATTAAATTACTTAGATAAATCTAAGATTCTTCACCAAATTTACTTACTAATAATCTAAAGAATCACTTCTTTAAACGGCTAAACTAAACCTTGTGGCTAGATCCAGCTATATAAGACATATCCAGTACTTCTTGACTATATGCTCCAATTTTTAACTGAGACAATATAAATACTAATTTTCCTAATGCTGTTAATTCTGTAAGTTTATCATAGATATCCCCAAATGATTTATACATGGAAGAACTATCCTCTCCTCCCATAGAATTTTTAAATCCTGCATCATACATTACTAAATTTAATACAATATTAAATTATTAGACTATATCATCTTAAGAATTAATACCTCTTAAGTTATACATTTAGTCGTTGGGAAACTATTTTTTAATAGTTTTTGCTGATTTATACTTGGTTATACCAAGATTTTTCCAGCATTTTAGTATAATTTTCCTAGAATAATATCTAGGCGACTAAGCAATTAATCGATAAACAGGATTTTATAATCTTTGGTTTTCATGAATTCTATATATTCATCCACTGAAATTTTTCCAGCTGGTAATATAGTTATACTAAGATTATCTCCAATCATTTGACACATACTGTTATAAATTGGTCCTATGTTTTGAGATACTTCACTGAATGGCAATCCTGTAAATTGAGCTCCTAATCTGATAATCATTATAAATTTAATTTTCATTAAACTATTAGACTATATCATCTATATTTTTATAGTTCTATATTTAGTCGTTGAACTCTATCTTTTATCTAAGAGATAGAGATGCTAATTCTATTTTATTCTAATAGTTCTAGCATTTTAATAGAATTTTCATAGATTCTTATATCTATGCTTCATTCATTTAAAGTCCTTCATTTTAAGATCCCCAAGGGCCAAATAATGTACTTTATAACCTTGTAAACTCATGTTCAATGCTTCCTGCATAGCCATTAAACTCTTTCCAACTCCTGGAGGCATTGCAATTAGCCCGAGTTGTCCAAATTCATAAGCTCCACATGAAAAGCAATTATTTATCCATTCAAATTTACTAGATACACCACCTTCTGCCTGTTCAGCGATGATTGAATTAATATCTATTTGTGTAAATCCAATCTCACTAAAATTATCCAGATCAGCAGTAGTTTTAACATTTATATTTTTTACAAACTTAACATACTCTTCTGGATTCTGAGAATAGAGTCTGTTTGCTTTTTGAAGATTAACTGAATATATTACATCAGTTAAAATCTTTCTGGCTGGTTCAATTTGACTTTTTGTATATCTTTTCCATTTTATAATTTCATTCATCACCTCTTGGGTCTCTTGTGGAGTTTTCTGAGATCTAAATAAGATACTCCTAAATAAAGGCTCATCTATATTTTCTAGAGGATAAGTCTTTATAGCATCCACGAGTTGAGAGACCATACCATTTCCGGCTGTTTGTGGATTAGTCTGAAAATAATATTGAAGATCTAATATATTATTTTTAGCATCCTGAAATAAATATTGATTAAAACAGCTAAAAATCAAATCAAATACACTACCATTATCCATACTATATTTTTAAAGATTTTCTTCATTAATAACTATATCTTGAATATCACAATACTTATAGTAGTTATGTAATAGTTCATCTCTTTGTTCGAATCCTTTTGTATATACCGGGATTCTTTTCGGTATTTTAGGTTTTAGTGCAAGAACGTTCATATTAGTTCCTCTTGCTGTTCGTCCTAGTTGTTGAAGAACCGATCCAGCGTTGATATTAGAAACTAGTAATATATTTTCTAATCCAGGAAGGTCTAGTGCTCTAAATCCTGCGGCGGTACTAGGAATTATATCTACCATTCCATTTTTAATATATTCGCATGATTGTTGAAGATCTAGGTTTGTTTTATTTCCAGACAAGTCATAATAAATATATCCTTCGCCGCAAATTAAGAGCACTCTAAATACTCCAATAAAAAAGTTATCTATCCAAGTTGAAATAATATTATTTAAATTATTTATTGGGATATATAATTTAGGATATTTTTTTGCTATCTTTACAATCAATTCACATACTCCAGGATCAACCCAAATTTTTGACATTATTGTATTATAGACATTATTATCCTCATTAAAATCCTCTTCTGTAAATTTAATATTATTTAAAGCGATAGTATTTATGTGGATACTATTTATTTTCAGACTAGTAGGCATTCTATAAACTAATGCTGGTCCGAAATATTTAATTAAGTCCTTGTTTCTTACTACTGTTTCCGTAATTCCCTGTGCAAATGTGATCATAACTCCTGAATCTCGATCTGCAGTTCCAGAAAATCCGTACATAACTTCAGCATTCACTAGTCTATCATATATCCATTCACCAGAAGGATTAATAGTATATTCTACTTCATCTACTAGAACCCAATCGAATTTCTTAAGTTTCTCTTCCTCTAAGATACATAGGTCTGGATCTTTTATTTTCTTTTGATTTAGAAACCCTGAAGTAATTATACATCCAAGATCTCCATCTATTGATGTAGGTAATTTACCACCAAATCTAGACTCGTATCTTTTTACAATTTCATCTTTCGCTTTTTTTCCTGGAGTTATAACTAATACTTTCTTTCCGAGTTCATTATGTGCATAGTTTATAAGAGTTGCTATAGTTTCAGTTTTCATTTTGTTATCTCATAAGTTTTTTATCTTATAATTCTTATTTTATTTAAATAAGATCGGCATATATATTCTTCTAATTAATAGAAGTAGGACACTCATGGGAAGATTATCTCACCTCCTATGCTCTACACTACAAAATTTATATTTGTAGATCGGTATTAGATTTAACCCATCCTTCACCGAATTTGTCCTATAATAAAATTAAGTATTTTTACTTAACTCGGCAAATTTTTTATATTTTCTCTCTAAATAAACAGTTGCATTTTTATATAATAAATTTCCTACATCAACGGCTTTACTACATTCACTAACTATTTGATAATTATTAATTCCTTTCTTAGATGATCTCGTTGATAATAATTTTCCAAACTTATTTTTAAAAATATCCTGAATTTTAGATAGAAATTCTTTTGTTCCTAAAATATCTATCCTTAATTTATTTCTACTAGTATTCGTAATATTTCCGTCTCCATCTATATATCCCCTAATAAATGAATATACTAAATCATTATTAGAAAATATTTTTAATGATGGGAATACTAATATTAACGACTTATTAGGTACACAACCTAATTCAATTAATCTATTGTGAAAATGTTTGTCGGTTATTATACATCTACATCTAAAATACTCTTTATTATTTATAGAAGCCGCTTTACTTACCGTTATAGATCTTTTATTTTTAAGGAATTTATTAAATTTCTCTAAATGTTCTTTATCACTAGCTTTTAATGATAACTCTACTGAATTATTATATTTACTATTAACAAATCCATCTGCATATAAAAATCCTAACCAATAGGCTTTTTCATCAGAATCTATATTATCAAATACTGTATTATCAAAATATAATTCTTCTTTTGGAATTGTTAATTTATATTTTTTTAAATAATTATATAAAGTACTTTTAGAAACATTTAATTCTTTAAGAAGATCTTTACATCTATAACCTTTTTCAATCAAAGAAGTAAGATCTTCTATTTTTAACTGTTTTGATTTTGTCATGTTATTTAGATTTAAAATTATTTACCATATCCGGTATTGGTTTGAATAATCGCTCTCTTATATTTTAACACATGTAACATATCCTCATTCTGATAATCCCTAAGATTTGGAAATGGATAGGTTCGATAATAATCTGCAAATATTGTTCTAAGAATTGTATTATAATCTGTATCACTTAAGATAGGTTTAAATACATTAGCAATATAAGCTGCCCATCCCATTCCTAAGATAAAAGTATATATTCCTTTCTTAGGTCCGCATGATCTAGGGTTATCATAAAGTTTTGCTATTTCTTCAGTTGTATTCCAAGATTTCAACCAAGGGGAATACTTAGTTACTTTTCTTTTAAATTCTAAAAGACATTTTACACTAGGGTCATCAGTTTTTATTACTATTTTATTTATAGTATTATCTATTGATGCTGTTATCATTTTATTTAATCCATTGTAAATTATTTCCAGCCCTAAGTTTTCGTTTCATACATTCTTCTGGATCTTCTCCATTAGATTTTATGATATTAATAGGGCAATAATCTATTCTTTTTCTTATTTTTTTAGCCACACTCATAGATTTTTCAGTATCATCTAAGTAACATAAAATTTTTTCAGGAACGTACTCACTAAGAAAATCTAATTGATAATCTGATATAGAACTTCCCAAAACTGCAAAAGGTATATAATCAGGTGCCATAATTAAAGCAGCTATAGCATCATATACCCCTTCCACTACTATTATTTTTCTTAGACCTTGACCATGATCTATTACATAAGGAGGCTTTGCTGATATTTGTGGGAAAAGATATCTAATTTTTGTCTTTCCAGAAAATCTAATCTGGTAATAAAATACTTCCCCATGATATTTAAATGGCATTACTACATTTCCATCAACAAATTTAAAGTCTAGGAGTTTATAGATGTCGTTCATAAAAGGATGTCTACTCATTAGATAATCATAGCCTCTTTGATCAAAATTATCAAATTCATTCCAGTATTTATCTAATGTCCATATAGGATCTTCTGTAAGTTTAACTACATTTGGATGACCTGAATATCCATAATACAATGACATAAAATCAGGTACTTTAAATGATGTATCAACTTCATCAGACACATGTATATAGGCTCGATTACATACAAAACAAGTACCAACAGTTAAGTCAGTTTTTATATATAATTTATGTTTTGTATGTCCAGAATCTCTACAAAATGGACAATGAATAATATAGTGTCCTGTTGAATTTGCATGAGGTTCTACTTCTTCCATACTAGATACTCCATAAAAATCTTTAAGAAGTTCTTCGAAGTTACAAAACACTAATACACGTCCATCTTTTAATTTTACTTCTTTATAGTCTACCATAATTTTTATAATGAAACTGACATGATAAAATACTTTCCTTTCTCAGTCCATCTTCTTTGATTGTGAGGTTTTCCATCCTTCCCAACAATCATTACATCTTTTGTTAATCCAAGAGTATCGTAAGGAGATCTTAGGAACCATTTATTACCTTGATGATATATAATATTCTTTGCTTCTAGAATACTATAAATATCTTTGCTAGACTTACATAAATTTAATCCTTTCGTAATTTCAGTCATAGTATATAGACTTTCTGAGGTAGAAAGAACCAGATTTGCAAAGGTTACTAAATCCTTTTGGGAATCTAATATATTCTTAAGGTAAATATTTTCGTTATTAGATTCAATTAATTTTTGTTGAATATCCATATAAGCTCTTTCAAACGATTCTCTAGATTGATCAATAATAGAATATCCATTAATCATTATTTCCTTTATTCTATCATTACACCAAATAGAGAACATAGGATTTAACCATCTAGCGAATTCTAGGGCTACGTTTTCATGTAGCCAAGTTCCCTGAAATTTTGGCACACCTCCTTGAATTTTTACAATTAAATCCGTTATGGGAATTCCCATAACGCTTTCTAATGCTTTCAGAAATTCTTTTGTAGATTTCTGTCTATACCAATCAGCAAATAGCTTCCCAAAAGGTTTAGCCATTTCAGTTGCATTAATCATTGTTCCCTTACCATCTCCTCTTAATGAAAAATTAATTTCATTGTTATCAAATTTAAAGATAAAACTTCTATCTTCCATGATATTTATACTCTTGAAATAAAAATGGAATCCCTTAGATAAAATTCTATGAGATTCCAATAGTTTATAATACTTTATTTATTTTTTTCCTCTTTAGTTTCAGGTACTGATTTTTCTTTCTCTTTTTCAGCCGGTTTTGTTGGAGTTGCTGCCGGTTTTTTATCTACTGGCTGCGGTTCTTTTTCTTTTTCCTTATTACAAACACAAGGATCTTGATTACACTTCGGACATTCTTTTGGTGCAAAACGTTCAATAGCTTCATCAAGGGATTGAACTACAAAACCTACTGATCCTGATACTCCTGCACACATATTTATTTCAAATGGTCCTGATACAATTAATGCTAGTTCATTGTAATCATAAGAACTTACTAGTAAACTTAGAAATTCATTACTAGGCATAATATCACCAGAAACAGAATGTGCTGGGATAGTAATTCGTTGAGTACCTGATAAAGGTAAATTAATTTGTGATTTTGTTCCGTTATAAACTCTCATAATTTTTATTTATTAATGTTTTCTATTTTATTTTCCGGGGTACACAACTAACTCCGGATTTTCTCAATTATTAGGGTTTGAGTTCTCAAGGACTGTGTTTTTATCATCGGGCTCTTCTATAAATACTGGAAGATCAATTTTAGGAAGTGCACAAAGAAAATGTTTAGATTCAGTTTTTTGAGAATTTTTCTTTTTAAAGAATCTTTTCTTTTTTTCTTCGATTACTCTATGCACTAAAATTCCAGAGATTAGTTTTCCCGTATTTACTATATGAATATTCCATCCATCAGTTTCCGGAAATTTCATTCGAAGAGCTGATAAAACTTGATACCTTACTATAGCATATTTAGATTGAAGAGTAGCATCTTTCGGAAATTCTGTAACCTCCAAAAGATCATCCACAAACATTTCTAATTCCGTTCTTAATTTCGGATCAACTCCATCAACAATATTTACTGGAGAACCTAGATTTATATTAATATCTTCTAAAGGAAATAAATACTCAGGAGAATCTACACTTAAAACTAGATTCTTATTAAATATTAATGAAGTATCCACAACTTTCTTAAGTGGTTTATGAAGTCTAGACACATTCTTTTTAAGGGAAAATTTACTAGAACATTCAGATCCAATTATATTATCCTTTATATACAACATTGATTCTTTGGATAAAATCAAATCACGTCCAGATAAGAATATAACAGAACAATAATTTCCAGCAAAACCAAGAAGATAAGGAATAGTAAAGCTAGAGATTACAGATGCTGAGTTAATATATCCGCCGAGAGGATTAAAGCCAAGTAAATCTATTGCATTTTCCTTACAGTAATTAACAATATCATAATTAAAATTCAAAGGACATAAATCAAGAGAGACGAATTTAATTTTCTCTTCAATAGCTTTTTCTATGGCTTTGAGATCTTCGGCGGTCTTTGGATTCTTTACCCCAAACTCTCCAATTATTTTATATTCCCTAAGTTGTTTAATAGTTTCTTTAATAGTTTCCAGATTTTTAAGAACTACTTCAGAATCTATCAATAACAAGTCGACTTTCTTTCTTCCAAGTTCAAGAAGATGCCCAAGGAGTGCTCTTTCAGGATTATCTAAAAAATCAATAGAAGTGATTAAGCTACTTTCTGAAAAACTCTTTATAAATTCAGAAATCAAAAAATCATTATTAGCTGAGATAGATGTATGAAAATAATCAAAAGAGTATTCATCTTCAGGATCTACCCACGGTTTAATGGTCATATTCGAAGTATCTAACCCTACCCCTTGTACTTTAAATTTTGTTGATGTTGTTGTCATAAAATAGATATATTAATTATGTTATTAGATAATGTTTCATTTTTCTCAGGGAGCCAAGAGATATTAATTATTGGTTCTTTTTCAGAATTTAAATTAATACTGTTCTTAAGAAATACTGAATCCTTAAATACTTTACAAGCTCCAAGTAATTCTAAGAAAATAGAAAATACAAATCTCATATAATTCTTATTTCTTAGAAGAATTAATTTTATTATAGTATAATCTTGATAACTTATTTCTTTTAGATTTACTGGCTCTTCTGTTTTAGTATCAATAACTTTAAATATTGATTTTGTATCATAACCTTGAGTATTGAAAAACTTAACACAATTAGGAGAATTATCTAATTTTAATCTTTTTGTTTTTCTATTTGAATTAAGATTAAGAATATTATATCTACTAAAATGTTGTTTATCGTAAGGAACGATTTCAGGGAAAAGAATTTTATAATTATTAATCTCTATATTATTCTTTCCTGATACTATTCTATATTTCTCTGATAGATTTACTATTTTTATACCAGTCAAATTCGGAATAGATATAATTTTTGGATATCCCGGTACCCAATCTAAAAACCATATATCATTTCGATTCGGAAGATCTAGTTTACTTAGAACTTTCTTGAATTCTAAATAATCATGAGAATAGGTAGCTAAATGGTAAATACTATCAATCAAGAATAGTTGTAAATATCTATCACTAAGAATATAATCATAAAAAGATTTTATATTCTTTATAATAGTTTTAATTAATTCTTGTTTTTCTGTCTTCTTTGTAATAGAGTTACTACATATTCTACAAGGAAGATAATAAAAATCTTTAATTAATGTAGATAATGGACCTCTATATTTATTACATCTAAAGCAAAAATTATCAAGATCTTTTTGATGTGTTAATTCAATTTCACAATACTCTTGATAACTTAAAAAATGCTCTTCGGATAGATGTTTTTCAAATTCTATTGGATCATTACTTTTGAATCCACACCAAATACATTCCATTTATTTTAAATTATATAATCCTGTATCAATAAATTGTTGCTTTAAATCATTTGCTAAAATTTGCATATCTGGATGAGCATCTTTAGCACACCTTAATGAAAAGAATCCAGCTTTTTCAGGAGTATCTTCAGAAGGAATATATGTAAAATCCTCAATGTAACCAGTCATACATAGTTCGGTTTTTATATCATTTGGAAGTAATCCTCTAGCTTCTTCTGGTTTTAGTTTTTCTCCTTCGTCAGTAGAAGTTGCATATAAATAATCGATCTCTGTATTCCTCCATGATCTATCAAAAGTTGCAATAGTTCTATCCCATACTGTAAGATCTTCCCATAATTCCTGCCCATCTATGTCATGAATATAACTTCGAGATAATCCTGTTTGAGAATCTATAGTTGATGCAATATCTTCTCTAACTCTATATATCCACTGAGGAAGAATAAAGGTAAGTTCCCCTCCAAATCTATCTTTTGAATAATTTACATAACGTTGAGATTCTTGAAGAAATGAAAACGCTCTCATTACTTATTTCTTTTTCAAGAAAAATTGGACTATATCATCATCTTTTATTATCAATAAGATGTCTAGTACTTATTAGTCTCTGAACCATTCAATTCTATTGATTGATTTGGATGCTGGTTAGTATAATCTAATACTTTTCAGCAATTCTCTAGATTATTCTTGTAGTGTCTCCACTACTTGGCACAAAACGTTCTATGCCGAACAAGTTCATGAGATATACCTCTACTACAGATCCATCTAGTTGTGACTCTGTGATAATGGTTTTCAGTAGGTTCACACCAATATTTTTTCATAACTCCTTCTAGATTATGTTGATAAATAATTCTTAGATCTGTAGTAACCTCATAAGTTCCAGTTACTGAGTTATGATACCATCTAGTGTAAGGAGCAGTTTTGAAAAAGATCTCCAAGTAGTATCTATCCTCTTCTGGGATACTGAGATATACAGTTCCTGAGTTAAAAACCGCCCAATGACCTCTAGAAAAAAGCATGTTGTCAAACCTTTCCCATGAATCTTCTGTGATTTTATCTTCAGATTTATAAGCCAATCTTCCAATTTTCTCTACATGTTTCATTAATCCATCCACCCCAGGTTGTTGAGGGAGAATGGATACACTTGATTTTACGATTTTCATATTGTTTTTTATTGTTTAATGATTACATCTATAAGTTCTTCAAGGTTCTAGAAGAGCAAAAAGAAGACCTAACACCTATTTCTAAGTGCTAAGTCTTCTGAGTTTTTAACCTTGGCTACTGTTTAATTCTGCAGTAACCTTTTGAATTCTCTCCCTAATAATTTTCTTATAATGATAATCGGGAAATCTCATACTTGTAATCTGAGTTCCTCCCTTCTTTGTAGTGGATATAACAGCAACTGGTTCCATATATCTTGTCATTACATCGATACATTGTTTGTAAACACCAATTAATTTCTTCTTTGCCTGTTTTTCTTTTCTACTCAATTTCATTTTTACAAATTTTTTAAGTTATTATTACATTTATAAGATTTTTAAAGGTTTTGAAAGAAATCAATAATGCTTTTAGATTTTCCCTGAGATTCTTATATATGATATTATTAATAAAAATAAATTTAAAACAGAAAATTATGGATCCTTTATTTGGAATGATTTTTTATTTTAGTATAGCTATAACAATTAGCTTTATTTGTAGTGTTCTTGAGGCGACGTTATTAAGCACACCAACTTCTTTTATTCAGTCCAAAATCGATTCTGGTTCTAAGGCAGCAATAAAATTTATGAAGCTTAAAAATGAAAGAGTGGATGATGCTATTTCTGCTATTCTAACACTAAATACTGCTGCTCATGCAGTAGGTACGAGTTTAGCTAGTATAGAGGCAGTTGAGATTTTTGGGATGAAAAATTTTGCAATTATTTCTGGAATAATGACTTTTTTGATATTAGTACTTAGTGAATTAATACCAAAATCACTCGGAGCACATTATTGGAAAAGAATGACCTCAATTACAGCTAACATATTAACTTGGATAATTTATATAACATATCCTATAGTCTGGATATCAAGATATGTAATGGCTATATTCTCACCAAAAACAGAAGAAGCAACTGTTTCTCGAGAAGAAATATCTAGTATGGCAACAATTGGAGAACGAGAGAAGATATTTACAGGAAGAGAAAGTAAAATAATTAAAAATCTACTTGCTCTTGATAAATTAACTGTTGGAAATATAATGACTCCTAGAACTGTTGTAAAATCTTTTGATGCTAATACTTTTCTTAAGGATTTTCCAGATGAATTTGAATTTTCTAGAATACCAATATGGGAAGATACTGAAGATAATATAGTCGGAATAGCATATAAGTCAGATATATATCAAGATTATGATGTTTATCAACCAGGATTAACAATAAAACATACAGATTATGATTCTGATATTATATTTATTCCAGATTCATCTAGTGTTAATGTATTGTTCGAAAAATTTCTTAAAACTAAACAACACTTAGCAATAGTAGTAGATGAGTATGGAACATTTGTTGGAGTAGCTAGTTTCGAAGATGTTATAGAAAATTTACTCGGAATAGAAATAGTAGATGAGACTGATACTGTAGAAGATTTACAAAAATTAGCAAAAGAAAAATGGGAAGAACGAAAAAGATCTATGAATGGTTAAAGGATATATTATGGATAATAAATCGCCAGAAAGATAAGGATTATATTAAAATCAATGAAAAGATTAATATCATCAAGAAAAATATATCAACTGGAGAGATTGATTTTTATCCACAAATAACCTATAGGATTGGTACTAAAGTTAAAGTATATATTCCTATAAATGATGCTTGGATGTTTGATTGTGCTGAATTTATTGGGACAGTACTTGGATCTTATATTTCTAGTAAGAAAGAAGCAATGTCTGATAACGATATAACGTACTTAATTTATGCAGAGTATTATGAAGTTGCTGGACGTCGTAAATACTTGAATAAAGTTCTTCAGATTAGTTCTCAAGATTGTACAATTTGTGGAATCAATGAAGAAAAGAAGAAAAAAGGAATATATACAGTAAAAGATATGTATAATGATATAAAAACATTTTGTAATAATAGTTGCATTTTATCTGATGAATGTAGCGAAGATTGTCCATTCTACCATTATGAAGCAAATAAAACTAGGAAGAAACATTTATCCTGATATTGAGTTATCTGAAGTTGATAAGTTCTTATTTCAGTATGGAATAAAAATGGGATTCTTATTTGATGATGGAGTAGAATTCTTTATTCCAGATCATATAATGACCAAAAATTATCCAGGGGACTTATCATTTTATCGGGAAGGTTTTAATAATCCAGATCTAATATTTGTAATATCTTTTGGAGAATTATTATTTCTGGATGGGGTTACAGAAAAAGAATTATTTAAAATACCAATATATGATTAGTAAATGGTTTGAAGTTAGTGTTGATTTATTTAATATAATTTTTGATACTTACTGGAAAAATAAAAAATCTTGGACATATGATAATATTATAGAAATTCAAAATCCAAGATCTATCCTAAGTGATCAACCATCTGAAAGATTATACTTAGGATATAAAATAAATATAGAAGATTACAAAAATGTTTTCACTAATTTTCTTAAGATACATACTATAGAAGCTCTTAAGGAATCAGGTTGTACAGTTCCTAATACTTACATGTCTATATGTATGATAACTAGTTTAGGACCTGATATTATACCTCTTCAACATGTGGATAAGCACTATAAGATTGTACTAGATACATGTTATGGAGAAGATCCACATCATCAACTTGAGAGTTTCTTACAAAGACCATTAACATCTTGGTATGTAAAAGAGAATGATAAATATATAATTGGAGGAGAGTATCCAGTAGAAGATAGGTTTATAAGATTTAGGTTAATTGATTATACATCATGGAAAGAAATGATTGAAAAATATCAAAAAGAAGATGTATTATCCTATCTTTATCCAGAAGATGATATTCCTAAAAAATTATTAATGTTATCAGATCAGAATCCCTCAAAGCCTTATATGTGAAAAGATAATAGATCATAAGTGAAATGTCTACTCGAAGAAAAACTCGGGTAGACTTTTTATTTAAAAAAAAAATAAGAATATGGAAAAAATTATTAGAAAAATTAAATTACAATTAAAGGCAACAATAACTAGGTTTATTTGTTGGTTAAGTTATGGAATGGGGTGTTATAGAAGTGTACCAAATACCCTAGAGATTTATAGAAGTTATACATTCGACAACTTAAAAAAAGAATTAAATATATTACTGGAGATATATAGCCTTACCGAACTTGATTGTGAATATCTTAAGAAAATAGTATCTGTTAGGGCGTCTTCTGGAATTCTTAGATTATTGGAAATGCATGAAAATAAGAAAATGCAAATAACCTATAATCATCTAGAATTAAAGAAGATGATTGAAGACACTTTGGGTATAAAAATTGAAGAGATGGATTGGGGTGAATATAGATATCAACAGAAACTAAGACCATTGTTTTTATGGAATATAGGAAATGGTGAGAACGAAATAAAAAGAAAGCTTGAATTGTATAACATAGTATTATTAGTAATGGAGGAAGACTAAGGTTTTCCTCTTCATTTTTCTCCTTGAAATTCTTATATATGAAATTTAAATTAAAAAATATGAAAAAGAAATTATTAACATTATTAGCGTTAACAACATTATTGTTAGTAAGTTGTGAATCCGTTGAAAAGGTCGAAGATGTTAGTTCTTCAACAACAGTAACAATTAATCTTCCTAAAGGCGAAAAGTTTATAGATCTTAAACCAAATAACAACTCTTTAATAACTTCTGATACTTTAGGAAATATTAATGTATATTTATATTCCTCTACCAATAAAAATTTAATATTAATTTATAAAATAAAACAACAATAAAAAAGAGAACATTAATATTTTGGGGAATTATAATCATAGCTGTAGCATATATAGTATTTGTATTTATTTTCCCAGAGAATAAAAGAACTGTATTGTTTGGAGGAACTATGGAAGTAAAAGTAGAACCTGGCCAAAAAGTAATAACAGCTACATTTAGAGGAACTAGTTTATTTTATATGACTGAACCTATGGACTCTGGATATATACCTAAAACAAAAACCCTCCATGAAAAATCCGGCCGTGGTATAATCGAATCTGAAGTTAAATTTATAGAAAGAAGATGATAACGAAATATAATAGTAGAAATCGAGTATTTAGTATAACTCTCTCCCAAGAAATAATGGAGAACTACTTAAAGAAACGCGGATATCAAATTTCTACATTCTCACAAGTAGCTAAGGATTTTGGATATACGGCCGGAGAACTTATGGAGGAATTAAAACTATATCCTAGTACGTTTGATTATAAAATAGCATACCTCCCAGAAGAAAAAGAGGAAGTATATCGAAAGTTTATAAAAATTATAGAAGAACGAAGAGAAAGAGAAGATACTAAATATTTTTCTGGAGGAAAATGGTTTTGGTATAACTGTGCGGAACTTGATCTCTTAAATCATATAGTAGATCTTAAAGCGAGAGCAATTATGAAGTCTGAATTTATAGAACGTATTATAAATTATGATTGAAGCTATAGAATTATTAACAAAACTAGAATGTGAAATTGATTTATTAATTAAATTATTAGGATATGAACAGAAATAAAAAAGCGTTAGTTATCTTTCATAGGGTAGATTTTGATGGAACATCCAGTATGTGTATAGCAGTAAAATCACTATACGATGAAGGGTACCAAGTAGATAAAACCGGATATAATTATGGAGATGAAATTCCAGAAATGTATGTAGATAAGAATGGAAGACCCCATGACCTGATCTGTATGGTTGATATAAGTTTCCCTCCTGAAATTATGTTACAGGTTTGGGAACACTATGGAGATAACTTTATATTCATAGATCATCATGTATCATCCATCGAAAGTTCTATACAAAATAACTACACCGGAATTAAAGGTATTCGTGAGATTGGACCAGCTGCTTGTGAATTAACTTGGAGATTTTTCTGTCCAGGTCAAGATATTCCAGAATTTATTCGACTTCTTGGAGTATATGATACTTGGAGAAAAGATGAAGTTGGAGAGGATGATTGGCAAGATGTAATACTTCCTTTACAGAGTGGTTTGAAATTTAAATATGGCTTAAATCCTGATACGTGGCTCTATGAATTTCCTAATCTATGTTTCTGGGAAGATAGATTGACAGAAGTAATAGAACTTGGAACTATTCTTAAACAAAATCAGGATAAAATTAATAAAGGAGTAGTTAAATCATTCTCATTTCCCGTTACTGTTGCTGGAAAATATAGAGGAGTTTGTGTAATAGGAACTGCATTTTCAAGTACAGTCTTTAATTCTGTCTTAAATGATTATGATATTTATATAGTATGTAATCGAAGAGATAAAGGAGTATATAGTATATCAATGTATAAAGAACCTGATCGAATTCCAGAATTTAGTTGTGCTGGATATAGAGGCATTATTTTTGGACATAAAAGTGCTGGAGGTGGTACTTTAAACTTTGAACAATTCAAGACTTTAATAGAGGATTGTGAAATTTAAAACTTATAAGAACCAAGGATTTATTTCCTTGGTTTCTTTTTTCTTGATACATTTTTATGAGGACTAAGGAACCCTTTATCATACCTTCCGTTCACCACTAAAGGGTTCACTCCAGGGCCCTACGGGCTCTAGATTGAATAAACTATATAGGGAATAAATAGATTATAAGAATTCGATCTCCTCCCAAAGGGAGATCGAATATATTAAGTGGAACTTTTTTAATCGAAAATAGATTTACTTTATATATGGTCAAATATGTCCTATTTAAATGACAATTTTGCGCTTCTACTAACTTTAAATCCTTACAATTGAATGAAGATTATAAAGGGTATCCCTAGTCTTCAATTTTATGTAACTGGATTCTGTATTAAAAAGAATCTATAATAAATTAAATTAATTAAAAACTTTATAAAATTATGACTAAAGATAAAATTATTGTACCTAGAGGAATTAGGTATATAGGAGAGTGGAAAGATTTCTGCTTTTCTAATTTTCTAAGTAAATGTATTATTAATAAACAATTACCTGGATGTGGTTTTACTGAATACTGTATTAATGGTCCTGAGAATGTAATACTTTGTTCTCCTAGAAAAATGCTTTTAAAGAATAAATATGATCAACATAAAAATGATATTTATTTAGTAATTAATGAGATGGATAAAGATCCAGATGTGGATAAGGATATTAGTAAGGATATTAAAAATCCTAATTTAGATGAAGATTATCAAGAAAAGAAAGATAATTCTGAGATCTATGAAAGATTATATAGAGAAATTGATACTTATACCTATCAAAGATATCTAAATAATCAACCAGCTAAGATTCTAGTAACATATGATTCATATAGAATCGTTAAAGATATTCTTGAAAAAATTAGAATATTTGATAGGTTTATAACTATAGTAGATGAGTTTCAGAGTATTTTACACGATTCTAGATTTAAAAGCAATACTGAAATGGGATTTTTGGAATATCTTAAACAATCACCTACTGCATACTTTGTATCAGCTACTCCTATGATGGATGAATATCTAGAAATGTTAGATGAATTTAAGGATCTCCCATATTATGAATTAGATTGGTATAGTTCAGATTCTAGTAGAGTAATCAAACCTTCATTAAAAGTACTTACAATGAAATCAGTAGGTACAAAAGCAGAAGAAGTAATTCAATCCTATCTATCAGGAGATTTTGAAGAAGTTGTTGTTCTTAGAGATAGTGTACCTACTAGAGTAATATCAGACGAAGCAGTATTTTATGTAAACAGTGTTAATCATATTATATCTATCATCAAGAAAAATGAATTAACTCCAGAACAATGTAATATATTATGTAGCAATACTCCAGAAAATCTAAAGAGAATACAAAAGAAATTAGGAAAAGGTTTTACTATAGGAGAAGTACCTCTTAAAGGAGTTAAACCTAGGATGTTTACCTTTTGTACTAGAACGGTTTACTTAGGAGCAGATTTTTATAGTTTATGTGCACGTAGTTTTATATTCTCAGATTCTAATTCAGACTGTTTAGCAGTTGATATTGCAGAAGATCTTCCACAGATACTAGGTAGACAAAGGTTGTTTAGTAATCCTTGGAACAATTCAGCAACTTTTTATTATCGTACTACAGCAGATTATAGAGAAATGAAAGAGTCTGATTTTCAGAAAATTTTAAATAAGAAAACAGAAACTACAGAAAACTTATTATCAGTATATAATAAAGGAACTGATGAAGAAAGATATGATTTAGCGAAAAATTATTTATATGTAGCTAAGTCAGCAAGTTATAAAGATAATTATGTAGCAGTAAATAAAATAATTACCAGTACAGGTAATATTATTTTAAAACCTGTTATTAATCAGCTTGTAAAAGTTAATGAGATTCGAGCATTTAAAATTCAGCAAATTGATTATAAAGATAGATTTAGTGTATTTAGTAGTGTACACTCTAAACTTACTCCTGATGATATAGTAAATAGGGATGTAACTAGATTTTTCTGTATTTATGATACTTATACTACAATTCATGATAAACTTAAAATGTTATGTGAATATCCTGTTTCTAGAGAAGTGATAGATATAGTTCTTGGACAAATAGCAGATTCTGATGAAGTTAAGTCTTATTATCTGTCATTAGGTCCTACTAAACTTAAAGCGTTATCATACAATTCTCATAAAATAAAGAAAGAGCTTGGAATAGTAACATTTAGTCCAGAATTACTTAATAATACAATTCATCAAAACTTTAATCCAGGAGAGAAATATACACTATCTAATCTTAAAGCAAAACTAGGAGATTTATATTCTAGTATTTCTTATACTGCAGTGCCAAAAGCTAATGATATTTTAAATTACTTTGAGGTAAAAGAATATAAATCTACTGAAGTTGTAGATGGAGAGAAAAAAAGAGTAAGAGGTTATGAATTATTATCTAGAAAGGAGGTGTGTTAATTATGAAGTTAGGTAAATTAATTTCTAAAGCAATATCTTGTATAGATTCTTATATTAATCCACCAACAGAAAAAGAATTAAAAGATAAGCATAAGACTGAGTTTTATGTCTATATATCCCAATTTCCTGGATTTATGGCAATGAATATATTAGATGAAATTGAGGAACTCGAAATGGATATTTTATCAGAGGATTATTATAATATAAGAGCTGGAAAAACGTGGAAGGTTCTTATATTATATCAAGGAACTTCAGATTGTTTGGGAAATATAAATAAAGTTCTAAAAGAAGATTTGGAATATTTTAGGAAACGAGTGATAAAATTAAATGAAACGTACTTAAATGGGGAAGTTTCAAGTATGGAAAATTATGATAGAAAAATACTTAGATGGTGTTTTCAATCAGAAGATCCAGAATTTAGTAGTAAATTTTTTAAATATTTAAATAAGTTGTTAAATGGTAATAAAACGTAAATTATTCTCTAAAGAAGTAGAGAGAAAGAAATCTGATAAAGGATGGGATGCTGCTTTAGGAGCTGGTATTGGTGCTACAGCTGGAGTTGCTGGTAAAATGAAGCTTGAGAAGATTAATTCAATTAAGAAATTAAAAAATGCTACTAATGCTAGAATAAATAAAGTTCATGACTATCGAACTGAGAAAGTAGAAACAGAGATGCAAAGGAGATAGAGTTGCAGATATTGTTAGAGGAAAGAAAGAAAAATAAATATAAAAATTAAATTATTATGTCAACAAGAAGTACTATTTCAGTTAAGATACCTACTGAAATGATTGGAAAGGTATACGAGAACATTCATGGACATCAAGTTTATCTAGGAGGAGAGTATATGGTTATTTACTGTCACTTTGACGGTTATTTAGATGGTGTTGGAGAGATTTTGCAGTGTTATTATGATTCATTTGAGAAAGCTTTTGAGTTAATTCTAGGTGGTGATATCAGTTCCATCGCAGAGTCTCTTGAGGGTTGTGACTATTATGTTCGAAGAGGTGAGAGTTGGGAGAATAGCAAACCAGCTTTTTCAGATAAACCACCTAAGAGAGTTGAAGAGTATTTATATATCTTCGAATCAGGAAAGTGGTATGTTTATAATGGGTATAATTGTAATGGACCGCTGGAGGATTATCTCAGCCCGGAAATCTCTTCAAAAGATGACATGATTTCGTTACCTAAGAATTTTTGTTATTATTTACATGGTTATTTATCTGGGCTGTCATCTACCCAGCGAGAAGATAAAGGACTTGATTCTATAATTAAAACATTGGAGGGTTATTTAGATGTTTAGAGTAATTATTTGTGGTTCTAGAGAATTTGATGATTACGATCTTCTTAAGGAGAAGTGTGATCTTATTTTATCAAGAAAAGCAGCAGACCCAACGGAAAAGATTGTGATTGTTAGTGGATGTGCTAGAGGTGCTGATAGACTTGGAGAAAAATATGCTGAAGAAAAAGGTTATGAAGTTTTGCGTTATCCAGCTGATTGGGATAGATATGGAAAAAGTGCTGGGTATAGGAGAAATAAACAAATGGCAGAAGTGGCTAATGCATGTATAGCTTTCTTTAGTTCGGTTGCAGAGAATAAAGGAACTAAGAATATGGTATCTCTTGCAAGGAATATGAATCTTCTTGTAAGGGAGGTAAAAGAAGAGGATTAAAAGCCTTATATATGTAATAAAAATAAATGTGAGAAATAATATGAAAACAGTAAAAGTAATTGTAGGTACCTCTGTAATTATTGGAGGTATATATTTAATATATAAAGCAGTTAAGAAGACGAATAGTGTAATAGATGGTGTTTCAGAAGTAAAAAATAAGATGAACACTTTTATACAAGATCAAGCAATTAACTGGATGAAAGATATTAATAAGAACTTAGAAACAAAAATAAAGGAAAAAGAAGACAAGTTACTAAACGATAAAGAAAAGAATTAACGGGTTCTTTTAAGTTTGTAATATTGTTGTACCCTATTTAGTCCATCGGTCTGTGAAGATAGATGGATTTTATTTTTCTTCCTTTTTGAGTCCTTTAAAGCCTTATTAATGTAGAGAAAGAAACTCCTTAAGCTAACAATGAAATAGCTTAGGGAGATTTTTTATTAATAAACTTAAAAGAGAATAAAAATGGAAACAGGAGAAATTACAAGACAAGCAAAACAAAGCTTAACTATCTTTAAAAAAACAACTTCATGAATGTCAGTGTAGAGAGAATCGATTAAAAGAATATTATGAAAAGAAGTGGCTGACAAAGAAAGAGTTTTTAAAGAAAATAAGAAAGCAGAGAAAGAAAAGAGCAGAATTTGCAGAAAAGTATCTCACTAAATATAATGAATTTAAGAATCTTGGAGAAAAGATGTCACTAGAGCAAGAAAATTATGCTAGGGATGCAGATATAATAGTAAGTAGTTGGTTTATAATAACTCACCAATCATTACCTAAATTATTTATCTTAGCTGGAATGGTATCTGTTATAATGAAGAAAATAACTAAAGATTTTTGGTTATTGAGTGAGAAGAAAAAAGAGAGGGAAATTTAATCCCTCTCCATTTATTTTTTTTATTTAAAGCTTACAACTGGGAACTTAGCCGCGTCATAAGATAAACAGTAATCACTTTCTGGACCAGCTACAGCATCTTGACATACCATAACTACTTGACTTTCATTTTTAGTGCCACAAACTGAAGCAGGATCAGCTGGATTAATCTTTACTCCAGCATGAACTAAATTATTAAAGTTAACAGTAATCTTACCGTCACCAAACAAGTTATTAGCATTAACTTCTTCTTCAGTCTTATTAGTATAATCTTCGCAAATCAAGAAACCTTGCCATGGAGCTCTAGTTTCCCATTGATCTACAGTACAGTTATTAATATTAACAACTACACCAGAAGCATTAGACTTATTACTTAATCTAAGAGCATTACTGATCTTTTCGAAATAACAGTTATTCAATGTAATAATAGCATTGTCTTGAGTACCTAATACTAAGATAGCATTATTACTGAATTCACCTTGGAATTTACAATTATCGAACAAGATATTTTTCGGAAGTACAGAATTGCTTGCTAGACCAATCTCAATACCGTTATAAACTTCAGATGCATCAAATACCATATCTTTGAATACGATAAATTCAGCATTATTTACGCTTATTACAGTATTTCCATTAGCTTTCGGGAATGAACCTGAAATATTTAGATCTTTGGCTTCTACATCACCAGCATTCAATTTAAGTCTAGCATTATCACTTACTTTAATTGATTTTAATGAGATAGACTTACCAACGATTTCAGCATTTTCATTAATAGATCCTGATACGATATAATCCTTAGAAGAATCTTTCAATTCACCAGCAGAACCGTCAACACTTACAACTTCAGTATTTGTTTTAGTAAGAACATCAACTTTACTTTGAAGAATTTGAACTGTTGCATTCAAAGCTTCAAGAGTATTGCTAAGACCAGCTACATCTTTAAGCAATGCAATTTCTTCAGTATTGTTATAAGTAGGACGTTCGGCAGATCCATTAAGATTGACTTCCAATCCAGGAGCGCCAAGATCCACTTTATCCCACTTAGAAACCATGGCAATGTTATGACCTACGCCCTTAGTATCAATACCAGAAATATTATCGTAGTTAGCAAGCTGAATAGTCTTACGACCTTCACCAAATTCCTGATAATTAACTGCATTTTTAGTTGTTTCGGCTAATTCTTCTTTAGTAGCATAAGGTTCCAAATCTACTTCTGGAATAGCATCAATAGCTTCTTTAATCTTACCATCTACTTGAGCTTCATTTTGGAAACCTAGATCGTTTTCAAGTTCAGATACTTTAGTAGGAGCATTACCGATCTTTTCTTCAAGTTCAGAAACTTTAGTATCAGTAGCACTCATATAAGCTTCAAGATCAGATTGAGATGCCTTAAGATTAATATTATCTTGAAGTTCGGCTGCTTTAGTTTCTAAATCTTCTGAAAGAGCAATTCCTTTAGAACCATTAAATAGAGGACGAGGTTCAGATCCAACTAAGTTAAGATCCATACCAGCAGAGCCAATCTCTACTTTATCATCAGCACTTACTTTTGCCAGGTTAAATCCAGCAACACCTTCTGCATTAACACCACTCAAAGAATCACCATTAGCAAGTTCGATAGTCTTAGAACCATCTTCGAGAACTTTATAAGAAATCAATCCTTCTTTTGCAGCTTCAATATCTTCGGTAAGAGCAATTTCCTTAGTATCATTATAAGTAGGACGATCTGCAGAACCATTAAGATTCAATTCAACCCCAGGAGCACCAAAATCAGCTTTATCCCACTTAGACAACATTACTAGATTATGACCTTCTCCCTTAGTATCGATACCAGAAATATTGTCATAATTAGAAAGTTGAATTGTTTTACCTTCACCGAATTCTTGATACTTAACAACACCTTCAAGATCAGCAGAAATACCATCAACCTTTTCAGTAATAGCATCAACAGCAATCTTATCAGCCTTAGAATCAAGACCTTCGTTAACTGTAGCAAAACGATTATCAACACTTTCTGCATCAGCCTTAGTAGCTAATTGTTTAGTAATCGCATCAACTGCTATCTTATCCGCTTTTTGATCAAGTGCTGAATTTATATTTTCTACTGCACTATCAACATCTGCCTTATCAGCTTTAGTTTCAAGAGCAGCCTTAACTTCTTCTATCTGTGCCGAACTAGATTCAACATCACTCAGGTACGCAATCTTATGAGCTTCTTCACCAGACTGACCTGCTTCTTGTACAGTTGGACGTACATCTTTCGGAGTATTGATATTAAATGGGACGCTAGAAGAACCAAAATCAGCTACACCCCAACGATTAAGCTGAACGAGACTAGATGTACCACCTTCTAAGTTACCACCTAAAATAACATCACCATTCTTAAGAACAATAGCTTTACGTTCTGGGAGATTAGAGTCAGCTACATCTTCATATTTAACAGCTTTCTTATTAATAGCATCGATAGAAGAAGCAAGATTTTCATTAACTGTTACTAGGTTAGCAGCAACTTCTTGAACATTCTTCTTAATTTCATTGATACCTTCTACTTTAATACCTGCTTCAGATACACTCAAGTAAGATTCACTGGAAGGATCTAATTTAATAGAGAATCCATTTTCAATCAATTCAATACCATTACCAGCTACGTAAGTATCAACCAAAGAGCTAAGATCAACTACTGAAGTTTGTTCTCCTTCAGAAGTGTTAAATACAAAGGTCAATGATTTATCTTCTGCAGAGTATTCAACAGATTTCAAGAATTGGTCTGCAGGAATATTAATAGTACCAGCAATTTTATCACCTACTTGAAGTTCATAAGTTAAGTCATCTTTCTTAACTAATGCAATAGTTTCCATATTGCCATGAACATCTTCAAGAAGGGCAATTTGTTTGGAATCGTTATAAGTAGGTCTTTCAGCAGAACCGTTTAAGTTGATTTCTACTGAACTAGAACCTAGATCTACTTTATTCCACTTAGAAACCATAGCAATATTCACAGCACTACCATCAGTAGTTTTTCCGCAAATATTATCATGATTGTTTAGGAAAATAGTCTTACGTCCAGGATTTTGTTCAGTTGCTGTATCTTCATATTTAACAGCTTTTTCAAGTTCTGGACGTATCTCATTATTGAGTCCTCCGTTTATGGTGCTGAAACCGTCTGCAACATTCTTATTGATATTATTAACAGCTTCAACAAGATTATTGTTTACAGTTGCAATATCAGCTGCATTTTTTTCAATTTTTCCTTCAAGTTCAGTGAGATCAGCACCTTCACTGTTTACTTTTTCAGCTAATTCATCAATAGCTGCTTGAAGTTTAGCATCGCCTTCTTCACGATTAGTTACTTCAGCTGCAATACCATTATTAATAGTTTCGATAGCCTGAACAAGATTATTATTCAGAGTTTCGATAGAAGAAGCTACATTTTCGTTGATTTGATTTACCATTCCATCAACACGAGAAGCTTCTGATTCAATTTTTTCAGATAACTTAGCGTCACCTTCTTCACGGGCACTAGCTTCTTCAGTTACCTTATTTTCTAGAGCAGAAAGTTGTTCTTGGATATCACCTGTAGACGCGATATCGTATACAACTCCGTCAACACTAATCTTAGAGATTTTTTCGCTCATAATTTATTCTTTCTTTTAATTAAACGTTTAATAAAATTTTCTTAATCATTTACAAGACCTAGGGTAGAATCTTTGTAAGTTACTGTTTCATCGTAGATCATCAATGTATCTGGGGATTTGAAACTTGCATGATAACTATTAGGAAGGTATAATACTCCATTCTTGACATAAATTTTATTATTTTTGTCTTGAGTATCTGGATCTGTACCATTTACTTCCTGAATAGTTTTGCAATAGACTTCATAAATCAGCGGAAGATTGTAACCTATATCCCCGAACGCATTGTAATCACTTCCAGGGTTGAATCCACAACCACAGTTGCAAAAATCATTCATAATATTTTAATAATTATTATATATTAAATAAACACTACACACTTCTTAGGAAAAACAAAAGAACAACTACAAAATTTCTTTTATAATTGTTCTATGTCATGTATTAGGGTTTAGGTTTCCTAGGAGTGCAAAAACATCATTTGGAGAAAGAAAAAAGAAGGGAATTAACCCTCCTTTATTTTTACATTTACGTTTCCAGTTAAAATGAAATAATCTATATCTATATTCCAACAAAGACCATAATGTTCTATTACATCACTTAATTCAATATAAGTATGATAACCAAGATTATATATAGACCTTATTTCTTTTACTGTACGAGTTGCAATATCACCTAATGTTTTCATATTCTTATGTTGAATATCATAATCTACTAAAGTATTAAGTGCTCTACGAGAAAGATTTAAGTCTCTTATACTAGTTTTTAATAATCTCATTCTCTTTTCTTGCTCTTCACTTAAAGTAACATCAATATTTTCTACATTTTTGATTCTCTTAAGTTCAGCTAATTCTATGTCTTTGGTCATGTTCTCTTTTGTTAACTTTTCAAGTTTTTCGAGAACTAGTTTATTGTTATCATATAAAAATTTTATATTATCATTAATATATTTAGTAAAATCACTTTTTGTCAAACCATAAGAATCTGCTAATTTCTTAATTTCATCAACATTCTTTTCTCCTTTTCCTTTATTAATAGAGTTAAGAAAAGTTAAGTATTTCCATAAAATTTCATTGATGCGGTGAAAATCTGAGTTATCATTATAGTAATGAATATTGTCTATTAAAGATGCAATAATTAATTCTTTGCAGTGTGAGTATCTTCTATATCCAATTCTTATAATTCTCGTAACATCTTCTACTTCTTTGATCTCTTTTTTCATTTTTTCGATCTTTTCATCTAGCTGGCGTTCTAATTCTCCTAAATCAGTTGTCTTTTTAGATAAACTGCTTTCCAATAAATCAATCAGAGTTTTCTTATCTACATATGTCATATTTTTAATAACTCTGATAGTAATTAAACCAGATTTACTCCAGTTTGTAATAGTTTGTGTACTTACTTTTGCTAACTTTGCAGCATCAGTTCTTGTAATCCATTTTTCTTTTTTCATCTTCTTTTAAATTTTAATTTATACACTAATAAGGCTTTGAAGAAGAGCCTATTTTCCTTATAAATGATTATGAAATATTTTTATTATGAAAAGAATAAAACAAGTAATTAGAAAAAATCTACCTGAGACTAATAGTAGTTCGTCTCACTCTGTAGTAATCTGTGTTGATCCTAATTCATTGGTTGATACACTTCCTATGGATTCAGAGGGAGTTATACATGTTCCTAGAAGATCTGAATCATTTGGTTGGGAGTATGAAAAATATAATGATCCAATGACTAAACTTCAGTATGTATGTGGTATAATTTGGAAATATAAGAGTAATCGGAAGAAAGTAAAACTCTTAAAAGAAATTGTCCTAGGATATACTGGAGCAAAGGATATAGTATTTGACTGGGAAGAAAACAGGTCAAATGATGATGTTGTTGAAGAGGATGAGGATTATTACTGGGATTCTGGTGCTCCTGAGATAGATCATAATAGTTCTGATATATTTCCTGAAATTATGGAATCAGCTAGATCAATTAAGAATTTTATATTTAATTCAAGATCTTGGCTATATTTAGGAAATGATAATTCAGATGCTCCAGAGGGTTTCTATGAAGAAGAAACTGATGACCCAGAAATTATCGTTAGTGTTGATTATGGAGGAGATATAGGTAGAGTTGATTTTGAATATAATAAATCAGTAGGTTGTGATATAGAGAATTATCTGAAAAACGAATCTTTAATTTCAGATATAGTTTATAATATCAAAACCAAAAAATTTGAAAAAAATCTTGGAATGGAAAAGTGGAGAGGATTTCATAGTGATAATCAGCTTACTTTTAGACCTATTTCTCTTAGTGATAGAAAATTATATTGGATTAGTGAAAGTCTGGAAAAAGAGATTATAAATAAAACAATAATAAAAGGCGATGGTAAAAAACAAAAATCAACCTTACTATACTCACTTTCTACAAATGAAAATGAAATCTTTAAAGAGTTAATAAAAGATACTCAGACTTGGGGATCTCATTGGATTAGTTTACCATATACAGTAATAACAAAAGAGTTCGGAAAAGTACTATGATAACAGATGAATATTCTTATATAAACGGAAATTATTATGTTACTCTTAATAATTTATCAGGTACAAAAACTTATCGAGCATTAAGAAGAGGAGAGGAGCTTATTTCAAAGTTTCCTGATTCTATAGACTTGAAAATAACAAATAAGTGTTCTATAGGATGTCCATTTTGTCATGAATCTAGTATCTCTGAAGGAAAGTCTTTTGACCTACAGAAAACTATTGATGTTTTATCTCAGCTTCCTAAAGTTGGAATAGAATTAGCTATTGGAGGTGGAGATGTAACTGAAGATTCTGTTATAGATGATTGTGCTGTTTTATGTAAGTGGGCAGATGATAATGGATTTGTTCCAAGACTTACCATAAATTCTAGGTCTCTAAATACTGAAGAGAAGCGTAAGAAATTTCATGATAAACTTGATATGGTAAAAGTATTTGGAGTAAGTATTGATAGGTTTGATAAAAAGTTAATAAATACTTTAGAAGACGAATATACTACATATTTTAAAACAAAAGTATATCATATCATTGCCGGAATATTTCCCCCAGAAGATCTCCAAGAACTGATAACGTCTGGAAGACAAGTATTAATTCTTGGTTATAAAAATTGGGGAAGAGCTCTCGGCAATCCACCCAAGTATGATCTTAAGGAGTGGGAAAAGACTTTAAAGAGAATTTTGTATACTCGACAAAATAATCTATCAGCTACTATAGGATTTGATAATTTAGCGATAGAACAGCTTGGAGTACGTGATTGTATAACAGAGGCTGATTGGAAGAGAATGTATATGGGAGATGAATTTACTCATACTATGTACGTTGACGCAGTTTCAGAAATATTTGCACCTACTTCTAGAGATTCATTTAGAGTTTCTTGGAATGATATGAAAATTTTAGAATTTTTTAATACTTATAAAAATGATAAAGTTAATAACAAAGAGTAGATATTATAAAATTCTTGGAAAGGAAATTTATAAAGACTATGTAAAATATTCTAAAGTAGTATTTCCTGAAGAGAGATGGAGTAAGTTTCTTAGTATCTCAGAGTCTTCATGTATATATTTTCTTTTGGAAGAGGAAAATAAAGTTTTTGTATATATTCCTTCCCTCGAAGTATTATTAATTCCAGGAATGTATAAAAATTCAGATGACTTATATAATAAAATTTTAGCTTCAGAAACAACATTAAGTAATTGGAAGGTAAGTTTAATAAAAGAACTGAAACCCTCTGAACATAAGCAAGATTATATTTTGAATACTTTTAAAATAGGGAACTTTCAATGTCTTCTTGATAGAAGTACTTCTGAAATTGTGTATACTTCTGGGAAATATAGGTTGATTAATTCTGATTTTCCTGAAGATTCAATGGATTTTTCGTTAACTAATAATCTTGGAGATCCAGATGCTTATTGGAAAAGTACATATTTAGCATTTCCAGAGAAATCAGAGATAATGTTATCAGATAAACCTAAATTACAACTAATTGAAGATTTAATTGCAATTATATTAAATGAAAACGGAAGAAATTATCAAAGAACTGATAGCAAGAGTTAATAGTACTCTTAGTTATTATGAGAAAGATTATGTCAGTGTTAAGAGAACTCCATATGCTGAGCGAGAGAGATGTGTTAGCTTTGAACAATACATAGAAGCTAGGTTTAATTATGAGTGTTCTAAGATTCCAGAATTATATGATGCAGTAATAGCAACAGACGGACATTTATTTTCTTGTACAGAATTAATTGATCCTGATACAGCAAAAAGAAGGTTTACTACTGCATCAGTTGTTCTTGTAGATCCAAAAACGCTGATAGGAGCAAACGAAAATCTTATTAATGAGATATACAGGATTCATGATTATCTTGGAGGATCTTGTATAAAATTCAATAATGTTAAGAAAAAAATTAAGTTTACAATTGAGTAAAAGAGAAAAATTATGAAGAAAAATTCTTGGAGATTAACAAGTGATTTGATAGCTTATTTTCCGTGTGACTTATCAGTTTCAGCAGGGAAGCGTGTTTTTTTAGCCTCTCCTGAAAAAAAGTCTTATAAAGCGGCAGTACAAAAGAATATCGAATCTGCTTTTGATGAAGTGATTATTGAATCTAATTCATTTAAATTAAAAGTATCTAATGATCTTAGTGTTTATGTAAAGTGTGATGAATTTCCTGATCCAGAACAATATTACTTAGTTTGTAATATGTATCGGACAGCTTTTGGAGTTCCTATGATTGGCAATATAATTACTCAGGTTAAGAGTGATAAAGCTAATTTTGGAGACACAGTATTTGAAGCAGTATTTTCAGAAGATTCTCAAGAAAGTGTTTATTTTATGACACCTGAAATGGCGGAATATAAAAGTGCTTTCGAAGAGATGAAGCGTAGAATGAATTGTACTTTAAATAAAAAAGTAAAGAAGTGGATTCCTGGTGGAAGATATGATACATTAACAAATACGTATTATTATCTTGGAGAATTTAAGAGTAGAAAAAAGAACGAGTTAAATTCTGATTTTCTTGGAGATTCTTCAATGGTTCCAGCGTATCTATATGTTTCTGAACTTGGAGATGAGAAAAGAATCTCTGACATTCTAAAAACCAGAAAAATTGGTTCTGGACCGGAAGATATTCAGATTATGTACTCTCTTCCAAGCGCTGTAGATTCTGGAAATGTTTTGGAGAATGATATAACTTGTCTGAAAGATTATCAAAAATATATCTTTGATAATTCAATGAAGGAATATACAATTACTTCAGATTATGGATTTTCTAGTTATTCAAATCCTAAATATATTCTTGATATTCTTTCATTGAAATCAAGTGAATCAGATTCTTATGCAGATCTTATTCCTGAATCTGTTTCTGAAATGATTAAGAATATGTTACATGAAGTTGTATTATGTTCTTGGGATTTGAATAAGAATAGAGAAGACATTTATATTGGTGAAGGAAATAATAATGATAAGAATGCAGAAAACTTAGTAAGGAGATTTTATCAAGATTTTAAAGATGGAAATGCAATGAGAAATTCGTATTACAGAAAACTCTTTATAGATCTTGGAATAAATATAAATGAAATAGCAGTAGAGGTAGTAAGTCAAGGTAATCCAGAAAGTTTAATACTATCTGGAATTGAGAATTATGTATCTTTAGGAAGTATTTATTTTAAAAATCACTTTACAGATGCTTCCAGAAAGATTAGTAGACAAAGAATTAAATCAACAAATTATACTCTAGAGGTAGTTAAATTATCTGATTTATTCTCTGCTACACCTAATTTATTATTGGATATTAAAGATTTGATAGAAAACGCTAGAAATAATTTTGGATTAGGTGTAAGAACTTTTTATGATACTAATACCGGTACTAAAAAATCTCCGAAAATATATACAACAATTGAAGTAGATATTTTAGACTTGATTAAGTACTATGGAGGTATTAAAAATATTCCAGAAGTTATTGTAAATGAAATTATATCAAGTAAATTTTGGAATCTTCAAGTGTTAATTGATAAAGAAGGAGTATTAGAGTGATATGGCTAAGCAAGAGAATTTATCATTTACAGGAGAAGTTGTTGAAGAGCTCGGGAATTCTATGTTTTCAGTAGAGTTAGATTCTATGGAGCATCAAGTATTATGTACTATATCAGGTAAAATTAGAAAAAATTATATAAGAATTCTAGCAGGAGATAAAGTGAAAATTGAAGTAAGTCCTTATGATTTAACAAAAGGACGGATTGTTACTAGATTATCTCTTATAGAAAATAGTGATAACAAAAATAGTAGTAATAACAAAAAGAAATCAAAAAAGAAATGATTAAGTACAACGTAACAAACAGTATGATCGGTAATATTTATCCGATTTTTTTGAGTAATAACAAACTAGTCGAAGATCCATCATACTATCTGTACAGAATTGTGAGTCCTAGTTTAAGTCCAGATCTTATTCCATATATATCATTGGAAAAGATTAGTGAAAGAACAAAAATTGGAAATCCAAAAGAATTCTGTGATAGTCAAAAGAAAAAAGCTATTCGTGAACATTTAGATGTTATTTCTATGTGTCTTGGTAGTCGTGAAGGTCTTGAAGAAAAGGCAGTTGAGTTCTTGCAAGGAATTCTGTGGAGAGATAAACCAGTAATTGATAATGGTTTTCCTGGATTTCCGTTGATTGAAATGGAGAATGGTAATAATATCCAGAAATCAGTAATTATTGGTCTTAGAGATACAATGAGATGGAAGTATTATAAATTGTATCCTGGAAATTATGTTGATATTCTCTGGACTGCTAAGACTTATGCAGTATTTAAACTTTGTGGTGAAAAAGGAAAAGAGGAAGTTTGGATTGAACCGGTCGGATTATATAGTAATACAGATCCGAATATGAAAAATCCTCTTCCAGTAAATCTTGAATCTTTAGACTATCCTACCGATAGATGGTCTATTACAAAGGGTAAACTTTCTGAATTGAATCGAGCATTGAAAAAGCTTGAATGGGAAAGTTTTAATAGAAAAGAAATTTGCGTAGATTAATTATCATAATAGTTCTAGTCCTTGGTTGGAGTGTTTATAGCCCCTCCAAGGACTTAGATTCTACTCCATTAGCTACATTTTATTATGCTAGATCGGGAAGCATTACAGCAGATGGAAGTAAAGTTCATCCTGAAAAAGTTAAAACAGGTGAACATAGATGGATTGCAGTCTCTAGAGATCTCAGAAGGAGTGGGAAATTTAACTTTGGAGATACAGTTCTAATCCAGTCTAAGAAATGTCCAGGTTTAAATGGTGAATGGATAGTAAAAGATCTTATGGGTTCTAAGCATACAAATAGAATTGATTTCTTACTGCACCATGAAGAGATTGATTCTTTGAAATTTTGGATGCCACATAGAGTAGAAATAGTAAATAAAAAAGATAGTCTTAATCCTTTGGAAACATTGGATTGAGGCTCTTTATTTTTCCCGTGAAAGCCTTATTAATGAAAAGAATAAATAAAAATAAAGATTATGAAAAAATTAACAAAAGAAGAAGCAGCAGAATTAAATGAATTATTCGAAACTAGTAATTTTAAACCAGAAATGAGTGGTCTTAGTTTATATACAACACTAACTCAGATAAATTCAAAGACAATTAAACCAGGAGAAAATAACCTTAGATTAATATCTATTCAAGGAACTGAGAAAATTTCGAAAATGATTGGTAGATTTATTACGAAGAAAAATAAAAAGCTAATTAAGATTACAGCTTATTCAAAAAGTGGAAAAGTTCTTAAGGAGTTTGATTTTAATTGTTCTACCTTATATATAGAGAAAGGAAGACAGTCAAAAGATATAGATGAAATTACTGGAGAGATTGGATTTATACCTTTAGTAGGAGATGTATTTGTTCCAAGGTCTCATTATATTGGATTTAAAGTACTATATGATAAAGAGGGGATTTAATTTCCCTCTCTTTTTTCTTTCTCCCTTGAGATTCTTATATATGATGTATAATATTAACAAAATAAATTATGGTAACAAAACAAGTAACAGGAATAGTAGTGGATAAATCTATTGAGGATATTGATAGCATAATCCATGAATGTACTGAGAAATTATCAACCAATGATATAATTTCTAAAAGTCAAGTAATTTCAATGCTTCGAAAAATTAGATCTTTTGAAATTCCGGATGAAGTATTTGATAATCAATCTTCAGCTGAATATTATGCCAAAGAATTACTTAAGATTGGTTTTCTAGAGAATGTTAAACAAATATTTAGAACAATTCTTAATAAACCTAATTTTTCTACTCTCGATCTTAGTAATATCCGAATGGAAATGGAATTCTCATGTTTTAAGATTAATTCACTTGGAAAAATTTTGAAAGAACGAGGAATTAATATATGGGGTGGTTCTTATCCTGCCATAAAAATTGATTTTATTTCTGAAAATGGTGATTATATAGTTAAATAAAATTTATTATATTATGATTATTGAAGTATTAGCACAGAAATATCGCTGTGGTTGTGAGAAAGGAATGGCTGATTTAGTTATCCCTGGAATCTTGGTAAAACTTAATGCAGTAATAGAATGGGATTTTTGCAGATTTCCAGAAGAGATTAAACACGAGAAAAAAGATCCGGCCGACGAAAACTCAGAAGAAATTGAAGTAAGAACTGAGCTTAGAGATTTCTTAGGTGAAGATCCTGAATTAAAACCTGGAAATTATTTCTTATATAAAGGTCAAGTGATAGCAGTTGATTCGGCCGATAGATTAATTCTCGTGGTTTCTGAAACTGGTTATGGAGCTCTTGATCGAATATATGAGGAAAACTTCAAGACGGAATTCGAAATGATCTTTAATGATTATGAGATTGAAGATGTTAAATGGGAGGTAAATGATACAGGAGAAGTTCCAACTGAATATGATGAAACCTATAAAGTTCCGTATAATCTTTATAACATCTGGAAAGAGAGATTTGTTTCGGGTAGAGGGTTCATTTCTCCAGGACTATGTTTGAAAGTAGTAATGACTTCAGACAGTTTCATTATGCCTCTTGAGTTTTATATGCTTGATTGGTCGATAAGGTATAAATCATCTCAACTTGAACCGGATGAAGTAGAGTATGCAACAAAACAACTTTTATCCTGGTTTTATGATAATTATAAAAGAGTTAAACCATTAGAAAGGAGAAAAGATGAACAAGAAGAGATCAATTGATTTTATATTAATAATTTTCATCTTAGGATTATTATTGATTTTTGGAGGATGTAGTAAATCTCCTGAGAGAAGAAAAACTTGGACAACTACTTCAGATTCACTTCCAAAGAAACCAACACAAGGACAAATTTTTCGTGATCGAGATAATAATTCTTGGGCTTATAATGCAGCACTTGGAGCATGGGTATTGGGTTCTGGAGGATATAGATATTACCCTGAAACAAATTCTTATACAGATGGATCAGGAAAAACAGTGATTCCACCTAGATCTATAAGTTCAGGTATTTCAGAAGGAGTAAAAGCTAGAGTGTCTCCTAAAAAGAAAGTAGTTTTAACAAAAGAACCACAAATTAAAGAGACATCAAAAAAGAAGTATACTAGGAAGAAATCTAGAGCTCATAGGATACATAGAATGCGCAGAAGATAATAATAAAAAAGTCCTCAAGGATAGTAAAATATTCTTGGGGATTTAATTTTACAAAGATGAAAGTATATTTAGTACGTAAATTTTATTCTTTCGGACAACCTAAGTTCATTATTTACTTCTATGCAAAATGTGGAGATCTAAAACATGTTAATCTAGATCTTATAAAAAATAATGAAGATATTGATAATTATTTCAAATCTTATTATGGAGAACTTAATGATACTATTCAGATTGCAATATCACTTATTTCCTCTCCTTATAAAAGACTTGGGAAATCTATTAGATTCTCGGAATCATATAATGTGAGGTCGGAACGAACAGGACAGCATTTTGAAGACTATAATAGTTCTTATGTTAAGGTTATAGATATTCCTTCTGAAATTCTTTTAGAGAAATTTAAAGCAAAGAATTTATCTCCAGAACACATACAAATTTTTGCTAAGAAGAATCAATTTAAATTATTAAAATATATGAGATATAAATGGATAGAGAAGAATGGATTAGAAATTATGGATCCAAAGGATTGAAAGGTGATATCTTAGTTAGAGTTTATTATACTGACAATAATGAAGAATATTGGGTATCTAAATTTTTAGAAATCAAGAATCTTCCAGTTTATAATTTAGCTCTTGTCGATAAAGAATTAATTTCTGAGAAAAATTTCAAGGATGAGCTGGAACTAAGAAATATTGACGATTATCTGAAGGAAAAGTATAAGGATTGTCTAAAAACAGAATCTGTATATTTTCTAATTGATCCTGGAACAAAATTTCTGAAAAAGCGCACATCTGATAAAGGCTTGTGCTTATTCTATGAAGTTAAATTTGATTCTGAAATAAATTTGAGAGATCTTGACAATACTAGGATAATATCAGAAAATATTAGAATTTCTAAGAATAAACTCAAAGATTTTACAATGGATTTAATGTTTGAGCTTGCGGGAGAGGCTGGTTTATTTTATGATAAGGATTATTCTCCAAGTTTATGCACTAAATTATGTTATTTTAATATTCTTAATATATTTAGATGCTTAGAAGAAACTCTGGATCTAGTATAAAATTTTTAAGTAAAAGGGAATAAATTTTCCCTTTTATTTTTCTCCTTAAGATAACCGACAAATCCTTATTAATGTAACAATAAAACATTGATAATTATGAAAACAAACATTTATGAAAGAAAATTAAATTATGGAGAACAAGAAGCCATATTTAATAAGATGGTTGAAAAGACCGAAAAATATGTGATAGATAATAATATAAGAGCATTAATTCTTGGTATCTCAGGAGGAGCAGATAGTACTCTTATGGCTGCTGTATGTAATGAAGTTAGAAATAGATCTGGAATTCCTTTTTACGGATATTCACTTCCAATAAAGAATAAACCAGATGAACTTACTTCGTCTGATCTAACAGGAAATGCTTTTTGTGTTAAAACTTTTTATAGAGAAGTTGCACAGTATGATTTCTATAAAAGTTATATAGAAAATCTCTATAACTACGATTATTGTGATAATGATCGAGATATTCTTTGTGATTTATCTGGAAAAAGTATATCCGAGATAGAGGGGATGATGCCAGAACAAACAAAAATAGCCAACGGAAATATTATGGCACGTCTTAGAATGATGTACCTATATAATCAAGCTGGTATTAAGAAAGGTATTGTAATTGATACTGATAACTTAACTGAACATTATCTTGGATTTTGGACTATTCACGGAGATGAAGGAGATTTTAATCCTATGGGTGGTCTCTGGAAAACAGAAGTATACTCTATTCTTAAGTGGTTACATGCGAAGTATTATTCAGAATCTTATTTAGATACTGAAATCATAAATAAAAATTCGTACGATAAGATGGTAGCTCTAGAGAAAGCTATTAATATTACACCCACTGATGGTAATGGAATTTCTAGTTCTGATCTTGAACAAATTGGAGGAAAGGATTATACTGAAGTAGATAAAATTTTGATTCCTTTGATTTGTAAAGGTTCGGGAGCTATTTCAGAATTATCTAAAATTCATGGGATGGATACTGTAATGAAGATTTGGAATAGAGTTCAAGGATCAGAATTTAAAAGAAGAACTTCCAGAGTAATAAAAGTGTCACGAGAAGAATTATTTGAAAGATTATGATAGAATTCAAAAGAGATCCAAGATTTTTCAGAGCAGTCATTAGAAGAGAAAAAGAAGATGAAGATCCAGCTTTTAGTTATTTTATGATGGAAGATACTTTTACTAATATAAAAGATAAATATGATATTAGTAGGATTGAGAAATTTCAAATAACTAGAAAAAATTATGTAGTCTTTGGATTAATAACTGATCTTGAAAATATTACAGAAGATGATCTAATTTCTGAAACAAAATGCACAATTAATAGTTCTTACATTCATTCGCTATACTTTAAAGAACATCAATATATTGAAAAAGATGATCTCAAGGAAATAACTATTAAGATTTCTGCCGAGTATATTGGAGATTTAATGTTTTCTGCTAATGATTATGTTAATGAATATCATTGGGAAATTTGTTTGAGAGATGAAAAGATATTTAGAGATAATGAAGATATAATAAGAACAATTTTAAAATCAGAATTAAATTATGGAAGAAAAAGAAAAAAGTCTATTACTGATAATAGACCCACAGTATGATTTTTGTAACCCCAAAGGAACTCTCTATGTTCCTGGAGCAGAGAAAGCAACGAAAGAATTGTGTAAATGGATATCTGGGAAACGAAAAATCTTGGAAAAAATCATAGTTACACAAGATACTCATATGTCTTATCATATTGGGCATTCTATGTATTGGGAACAAACTCCTGAAGCATTTACAACTATTACTTCAGGGATGGTAAAATCGGGAAAATATACTCCAGCTTTTTATAATAAAGAAAATACTATCGCCTACCTTGAAGAATTAGAGAAGACAGGAAAAGTTCATACTATTTGGCCTGAACATTGTATCGCTGGTTCTTGGGGATGGAGTTTGCCCAAAAATCTAGTTGAGGAATTAAATTTATGGTCCCTCAGTAATCATGGCGCCGAATATGAGCTAATTCAGAAGGGAAGAAATCCACACTTAGAGATGTTTTCTGCCTTTTCTTATGCAAACGGCGCTAAAAAATCTGAGGGATATGAATTCCTAGATAAAATTGCTAGAGAAGATTATACCAAAGTTTATATAGCTGGTTTTGCAAAGGATTATTGTGTAGCAGAGTCGGTGAAAGATATGATGAAGGAACAAAGATTATCAGGAAAATTAGTGTTCCTAAATAAATGTATGGCTTCGATTGATAAAAATTCTGAATCTTTGAAAGTATATGAAGATGCTGTTAAAGATTTCGGTGCGATAATCGAAGAATAAAGGAAGAATAAAAAAAAAGATAGGATTTAACTTGACTTTTAATTAGTCAAGACCTATCTTTTTATTTTTTTTATTCGCCGATAATATCAAGTATTTTCACATAATTCTTTGATATATCTTCAAATAATATTTTTTCTTTTACTTCTATATCTGGATCATCCGGTAATATTTCTACAACTTCAGCACCTCTAGATTCATAATGTTGCTTAATGATATCATAAGATGAGTATTTTTCTTGTTTAGAGAAATAGTTAACTATTGCTTTCTGTAAGGAATAATTATCTTTATTATTAACTGGAAGTCCGGAAGTCTCACAATCTAAGAGAATCATTTCTCTATTTTCGATATCAATCATCATTGCTGCTATCGAATCAGTCTTAGATGTAACGGGAACTGTTAATTCAACCTTTTGCGGATGCCAAGTTTTATCACCTTCCTGTAATTTTTCTCTAGTACAATACCCCAACCATACAGGAAGAGTATCCATTCCTCGACCTTTATAATTGCAAACATCCATCACCACATATTTATATCCATTCTTTTTGCACTTATCTAGATCAACATCTACATACTCTGCACAATCTCCTGGACGGTTTAATACATCACCAGAATGAACAGCAACATTAGAATTAAGTGAAGTATTCCATCCTATATTGCTAATATCATCATTAGACTTATATAAGAATGCATGAAGATCTAAGTCTTCCTCTCTATCTTTCTGAATCCAATGAACAAAAAACCTAACAATATTTCCAGAGATTTTATATCTTGTTCCTTTGGGGACAGATACATTTTGATTTCTCATACCCTTCGGAATAGGTATTCTCTTAATTTCTGGATCGATATATACAATCTCGTTTACTAAATCTTTCTCAGTAATTCTAGAATCTATGTTGAGAAATATTTTTCGAATTATATTATCTTTTATAGTTTCTAAGAATCCAGGGTTAATTGGTTTTAATCCATCTAGTATATATAAACCTTTTCCAGGAATATTTACCGCTCTAGGAGTACTTTCTGATTGATCTCTTATATCGTAGTAGCTAAGAATTTCTAAGAGTGTTTTATTTTTCATCCCTGAAGTATTTATAAAGATATCCATTATATCAGATTCTTTACCTTCTTCAAGAGCTCTTCTTAAGAGAGAATCAAATTTTCTAATAAATTCCCCTGGATGAGTAGAAATAAATTTAGCTATTTCTAGAATATCTTTACCAGTATCATACATATTCTGTACTTGAGAATTAAATGTACGGTACTCTTTTGATAAACCTTTACTCTTAAGTTTTACAAAGAAATCAGCACACTCTGGGTAATTTACTACATATTCTTTTGGATGTACACGTTCTGATAACAATACCCAATGTCCATAAAAATGTTTTGCATCTCGTATACAGTTTTCTACTCCTTTAGCCTCAATTATTTTTTCTATTCTTCCACAAATTTCTCTACGTTTTGATCTAGGAAGAGTATCTAATTTTCTCCATTCAGGATTATCAGTTTTTTTATTAGACCAAGAGTTAACTTGTATCTTTTTTGGAACATGTGGAAGACTTGGATCAGCTCCCATCAAGTACAAACTATACCTCAGAACATCATTAATCTCGGCAATTTTATATTCCGGCCGATGTTTAGCTACTATACACATTGTTTCTTTAAATGGTATACGTTCTGGGATGCTAAGTTCTGGATAATTCTCTAAGAACCATGCCAACTCTTCCCTAGTTTCCCCTGTTAGTGAATTTCCGGCCGACATCATTTGCCGAGGAATATCCATAAATTCAGAAGGAGTCATAATCTTAAGCTGTCGATCTGGCTCTTCATCAATTATTTCCTTCTCTTCTTTAGTTGTCCAAGGATTATCTCTTAGAAATCCTTCAAAATCACCAGAATAAACTCTTTTTTGATCTAACCACAATTCCGATTTATCCTTAGAAATTACTTGTTCTGGAAATCCTGGATACAAAGGTTTAAACTTTTCCCCAGAATGATACAATTCGTGGATGTATGGAAGTAGATTTGTATGGAGATTTTCCATATCACTAATCGTCATCCTACATATTACTTCGGGAGAAAGAAAATATCTATATCTCTTTAATTCTTGAAGAAGTGAGATTAATACTCTCTTACTCTTTTCCTCCATGTTTCTAGGATCTACTAACTCCTTGCTCTCTACTAATACGCATCCTCTATGAAATGCAATAATTTCCTTGTTTAATTTCATTTCTGCCATATTTTTTTGGTTTATAAATTAAATTTTCATCCACTTTTTTGCTCTCTCGAATTGTTTTATGAGATCATCTATCCAAGTACTAGCCGTACAATCTTTCTCAACTAATATCCATGAACTTGGAATGTCTGCTGAGTGATTCATAATAATAGAAAAACTAGTATCTTTTCTATCTTTCCCATCACCATCTAAGAAAAGTATTACCCCAAAAACACTCCCAAAGAAATATATCCTTGGAAGATGAGGTTGTTTTGATAGGTCCAGTTTATCATAATGATTTTTCCATGATCTATCTTTCAAATCATTTTTAATTAATTCATTTATTTCATCCATTTTTCTATTTTTCTATTTGTTTATTTTTCTACACTTATAAGAGTTTCCCGCCTTCTACAGTTATGGTCCTATGTTTCTTTTGTAGTTCGTCAAGTAATTTTCTTTTTAGTGTTCCAGGGAGAGGAATTTGTGGAAACAGCAACGTCTCACTTCTATGTTTCCAAAGCCACTCATCTATCTCTTCGAAGGATTGCTCAAAGACTTCAAAAACTGGTTGCTCATCATAAAACCATTCATCTAAGAATTCAACTTTAAAATCATATAGTCTAAGGTGAAGTCTAAGTTCGTCTAATTCTGAACCCTCTCGTGTAGATATTATTTCTCCAAGAGGATTATGAAGACGATATTGATTTTTTCGTTTTTCTAAGTCTCCGGTATATCCAATTTTTACAACCTTCCTTATTCCTTTCCATGCGCCAGATCCAAATAAATATAACATTTTATAATTTACTCCTTTTTCTTCTTACCTTTAATAATTCCAGCAACCCTATCTCCTGCCGCATCCTCTATCTTATTCCGCTGCTTCTTAAGGTTATTTTGATATCCATAGGTTGCACCAAGAATAGCTCCTGCAATCGGAATGGCAGCTGCTGCAATTTCATCATGGGATAAATATGTAAAATCATCAAGTGACCTATGTGTACCATAGATAGTCAATGTTTCAGCACTTGCCATTCTTGCTTTCTTTGCAGCTTCTTCTACTGTCTGTTTCATAACTTATTCGGATTTGTTTTACAATAATTTTCATTCTCTTTCAGTTTTAAAATATTATTCAAATGTTCGTCTGAAAGCAGATGCTTATTACTAAAATTACCCAACATTATACGAGGTTCAATATTTTCATCTCTCATAAATTTCTGTAGTTCGTATATATGAAAAAGCAAACCTTCACAATCTACTGCGTAGTATTCAACGCCATCGTCATTGTTGGCAGATACTTCATAACCAATCCATCCACCGTTACCCATATAAGTATTTATCTCAATATTACGGCAAAAGCCATAACTGATAAGTAATAGCCTTAGTACATCTTTCCCACTCATACACATTTCGATTTATCAATTTGTCCTATACGCTGTCTTTCAAATCCCTCTATCTGTGCGTCAGTAAGGTTGTTCAGCCATTCATCAGCATACTTTCTGTACTTGGCATGATTGCATTTATAAAACTCCAATCTAAGCCATTCAATAGTTATGTCCTTTTGTTCCATAATCATCTGGTTATAGTAGTTCTTTACTTTACTTCTTATTTATAATTTCTAGTCCATTTACTCTCTTTCCTGGTAAATTTATAGTACACTTCTTAACTTCAAAATAATTCTCTAAGTCTGTTGCTTTTGCTTTTCTATCATAATTAATAGATTCGTAAATATTTATTAATTTAACTTTTATGTCAGATAAAGACAGCCTATCTCCTACTTTAAATTCTAAATACATAGACTTCTCTAGTAATTCTTGACTAAAAGTTACTATATTTAGCTCTCTCTTTATTCTAGTTACATTATATCCTAGTGCTCTTAATCTACTAGGCGTAATGGATAAATAATAAGACTTAATCTCATCACTATCTGAAATTTGACCTAGAACTATATTAATAGAATCTTGAGATAAACCGTATTCACAAAGAAGTTTTAATTTATCATATATAGTAGTTAATCCTGTATATATCTTTAAAAAACTTGATACCTCTTGGTTTACTATATCATCTGGAGTAAGAGTATTATGAACAGTACTAAATACTGTAAATCTATCCTTATAATCTATTTGCTGAATCCTGAAAGCTCTAATTTCATTAACCAATACTAAATTATTAATAACTGGTTTAAGAATTACATTTCCATCAGAGGTATGAATTTTATTTACTGCTACATAATCATCTCGATAATTATATGAATTTGCAACCTTCTGATAATTCTTCGCCAAGGTAAATTTAGTATCACTTGGAGCTGAATTATAAACTTTTAATAACTTTTCAGTATCTTTCTTCTTCTCATCTATTATTTTCTTAAAATCTTCCTCTTTCATTTCCCTGTAATTAGCTGTACTTCTATAATAGAATACTGCTGAATTCTTCCATGGATTCTCAAATAATCTCTGTCTCCCTAGAATTTGAGGAAGGTCTTCGGCTATATCTACTGCTAGAGAGTCAATATTAGAATCACTGAAAATGAATGACCTAGCACATAAACTATAAAAATCTGCCCCTAAGTATACAGTTCTGGTACAAAAAGTAAACATCTTGGGCTTTACTCCCTCTAAGGGTACTTCTCCAATCCTGAAGGATTTACCCAATCTTCTTTGAATCTTTTTGAGATTATCTGGAGTATCTGAACATAATATATTACATTGATCAGAAGTAAGATTATTCTTTTTAATAATAGATGTAATATGATTGACAGAATTTACATAGAATACAGCTTCATCTGACACTATTCTAATTGGTGATCCATTTCTCATTACTACTATTTCTTCGAAATCTCCTGAAAGATATTTCTGAATAATCTCTGATACCTTCTCTCCTACGGTCCTCATTACAAAAACATCTAAATCCGGCTTAATAATTCTTCCGGGATCTTCTGTATACCAATCTAACTCATAGTAAGGTAAATCTCTAAACTCATCTAACATTTCCAAATATTCATCCATCATAGGAGTTGCGCTTACAAAATAAGCTGTAAGGGATTGTCTAAGATATTCTAAGAATTTAAGTTCGGTATCAGACTTGAAACGTGCATCGTGAAGTATTGATTGGAACTCGTCAACTATTGTATAAAATCTATCAAACCATCCTAATTTTTCTAGGATATCTTTTACTATCCTATATGAATCATAGGTTACTAATATCTTACAGGGTAACCCATTAATACTTCTAGACATACAGTACTCCTCTATTTCTCCGTACAATCTTTTGTAAATTTCCGAATTATCTAATATAATATTACCTAATTTAGTATTATTATCAGATAAGGATAATGTTTTATCTGATTTAGATAAATCTTTATCTATATTAGACTCCTTATCCATTTCATTTACTACTAGATAAACATCAAACTCATGTTGATCTTTTTTGTTCTTAAGTAACATCTTTCTAGGACTACATAGAATAACATTTTCATTACTTCTAATACAATACTCTGTAAAACCACAGCCAGGTAACTGTTTATTAATTATACATTTACTAGGAAAATTATTAAAATTAAATTCACTCCAATCTGAAATAAATCTAATTCCAGATGGTACAATAATCTTCTTTTTTATCATAATTATATTTTTTTAATTATATTTATTAATATCTTTTTAGAACTCAATACAGAGTTCAGTTTAATTAATTATAAGGTATCCAAAATCTGAAGACTAAGGATACCTTTATTTCATTAATTAGAGTTTAAGGTTATTAGAAGAGCAAAATGCATACTTAAATGAAATTATTACATACGTACAGTAAAAGAAAATAATATTAAAAAAATTATGCATAGAGTGGTTCTTCTAGAGGAGCGAACATAGTGAGAGACTCACCTCCCTTCGGGAGGAGGTGATGTCGTCTCCTATAGAAGGTTCACGATACATAATTAATATTTTATTATTAATAATCTAATGAACCTTAAAAGAGTACCGTCCACTCGCCCTTGAAGAGGGCGGGGACTCTCACTAACGTTCGTACTTTTTAAGAACCATTAGAGATATATTATCTTTCTATCCAATTTCTTTTTCCCCTTTATATTTTCTATTATGTATTGGGATATCTTATTCAGTTTCTTGAAGGCCCGAAACGGAATGTAATGGAGTGAAGGGGATATGAATACTAGGTTCCTTAGTCTTCGATTTTATATTACAAAAAAAGAAAAGAGGAATTTATTCCTCTTTTAATTTAATACTTTTATATAAAGTTTAATACTTTCTGATATATACCACATACAAGATTCGATATATTATCTAGAAATAATTTTTCAAATGATGTTTGTTTAAGTTTATTATATGGAATACCACTAATTTCATTTGTAACTCTTGACAATTGTTTTAAATTTACGGTTATAGATCTTTTTAAGAAAAATTCAGTAAATCCAATGAATTTAATTAAGTTATCTACAAATTCCAACGCCTTTTTATTATCTTTTATAAAATTTCCAATAATTGTTTTCGAGTAGTTTATTGGAATTTCTCTCATAGATAAGTTATTAGATTTGAAACGATTAATTATACTATTAGTTATCCTATTAAATAGATTTATGTAAGGAATTGCGTGTTCATCATTATTTCCGAATTCATAAAACCTATAAGTAATTATTCCATAAACACGTTCTACATAAATATCTCTTGCTTTATCATAAATTACCTTTGCTTTATGATATTTAGAATCTATTTCCACAGCTATTCCTAAATAAGGGAAGAAATAGTCTAGTAAGAAATATCTTGTATTTCTGATACTATCATCCAATCTAACAGAGAAAGAATTTAAAATATTATTCCATAAACTTGTATTCTCAATTATTATTGGAAATTCCTCAATATAATTATAATATCCTTTAATATTGTAATTATTATCAATAAAATTTTTAAAATTAATAGAATAGCTACTTTTATCATTTAATATTGCTTTTTCACGATTAAACACTATATCTATTAATTTATTATTAATTTTTACTTTTCTAGGAATAAAATACATTCCTATTACGTAATTTCTAATCAAATTTAAATCCATATTACATATTTGTTATTTATGTCAAAAGGTTAAAAAAACAAAGTAGCAAGGGTCTCTCAACCTCCTACTACCTCTACCTAATATTGCCTTAAAGCCTTGTCCGAATACTCGACCCTTATCTTTATCGACTTCTTATCTGTTAACCATATACAACAAGGTAGCTACTTAGGATCTAGAATATTAGTAAGTAGCAATCTAATATTAATAAGATTCTGCAGTTAATCTTATATCCCTATCATATATAAGAATTTCCCAGTTTCTCAGACGGTTAAAAATAAGTTTTTGCGTTTTCTATAGAGTAAAAACCTTATATATGCAGAAAAATGTTAGAAAAATTTATATAATAGATTGGACTAGTGTTTTTCTTTTTTTTTACTTTTCATTATAATTATAGAGGAAGTAGGAGATAATAGAGATCCGGAAACTTTATTATCTCTGAAATCCTTTCCTTTAAAAAATTATAATGAAAGTAGTAAATATTAATTTAATTATAAAAATAATGGAAAGTAATTTATCAAACACAGAAAATGGAGTAGAATCCTCCATATCACAGGATAAGGTGAATAATAGTAACCTATACCTTGATGAAACAGATTCTAAAGGTGTTCCTCTCTTAAGAAGAGTAGAGAAGTATCCAGATCTTCCAGAGGATGAATTTATTCCTATAGATTTCTCTCTTTATGAAGATAAATTAATAACGAATTTTCCAAAAGAAGATTATTTAATTAATAAGAAGGGTGAAGTAAAAAATAAAAATACAGGAAAAATAATAAAACGCAGTCAAAAACAAGAAAGAGGTAAAAGTAAAGCAAGATATTGCATGATTAATTTTTATGGAGTTAAACAAATATGCCTACATAGATTAGTTGCAACTACATTTTTAATAAATCCAGATATAATTACATATTCTGTAGTAAACCATATAGATCATAATACATTTAATAATAAATTATCTAACCTTGAATGGGTAACTATTACTGAAAATACTAATAAGAAAAATGGAAAATCTTCTGAAATATCAAAAAACCTACTTATTAAATATGTTGCGATAGATAATAATGGCAGTGAGAAGTTTTTTATTACTAGTAAGGATTGTAATAGATCAGTAATAGAATCTATAGAAAGAGCAATTAAACGAAACAAAAATATAACAATTATTACTGGAAAAAAGAAAAGAGAGTAACAAAGAGAGAAGAAACTCTAAAATTAATAGGGTTTTCTGGTAACTTAGAAGATTATAAATGGTTTGAACATTGGAAGTATCCAGGATTATATGTATGTAAAGAAGGATTTATAAAATTTAATAACAAACTTTTATACAATATAAATTCTGATGGATATGTTAGAGTTGGATTTAAATTTAAAGATAAGAATGTAAATTTAAAAGCTCACAGAATCATAATAGAATTTATAATTAAAAGAGATTTATTGTCTGAAGAACTAGTAGATCATATTAATACTACTAGATATGATAATTCTTTTACTAATTTAAGAATAGTGGATTATAAAGAGAATAGGAATAATACTATAACAAGACAGAAACTTCTTGGGAAAAAGTCAGTATTAACAGATTTATATGGAAATTTTTTAGACTATGATCATTTTGAAAATTTAAAGAAAAATTATTTTCATACAGAAAATAGAATGAATAGAAAGGAATTAACCGATTGCAATATTTTATTTAAACAGTATTTTCTACTTGATATCGACAATAGAGAAGTAATTACTACAAAAATGGAAAAAGTTCTTTATGTTTTTCAATCGGATAAAAAGACTTTAGTAGGAGCTTATAGCTCTCCAGATATGGCATCAAAAGAACTAGAGGAATCTGAGGGTTTAATTTATAAATATTTAAAATCTGGAAATCTATCTCCTAGTAGTCATTATTTTCTAAAAGGTCCAGAAGCTGTAAAATTAGTTATTTCTTTAGGTCATGGAAATGTTATTAATTTTGATATCAAAGATAATAAATAAATTATGAGTAATAGAAAAGAATTAAAATTTTTATTGACAGTTAGTGAAAAAGTAGTATCTGTCAATTCACTTTATCAGGCAGGTTTAAAATATGTAGCGGGAAAACCTAGACCGTATATTTATAAAAATCCTAAAGCAGTAAAATTAGAAAGTGAAATTATAAATCAACTCAGAGCATTAGATTTATCTGATTATGTAGATTGGTTAAGAAATACAAAACAATTTACGATTACTATATCCTTCGTTGTAAAAACTAATATAACTCGTAGAGATGTACAAAATATGGACAAACAAATAATAGATATTATTACTAAGTACATAAAAGAAGATCTAGGAGTTGATAAGTTTGACGATTCTTTATTTACTTCAGTACATTTTTATAAAAGTGTTATTCCAAAAGCATCTAAAGAATATTGTTGTGTTCAGATTGTAGAATCTACTGATCAGATTCGTTTTGATCAAGAAGATAAGCCTAAGCGTATTTTCTTGGGAGGTACTTGTGGTGAATCGACTTGGAGAGAAGAGTTAATTCCCGAGCTTGATAATCTTGGTCTTGAATATTTTAATCCTGTTGTACCTGATTGGACTCCTGAATGTATAGAAAAAGAAAACATCGAAAAATCCGAACTTTGTAATACACATCTCTATATCATAACCCCGGAGATGAGTGGTGTATATAGTATAGCAGAGATGGTTAATTCTGTATGGGAGTGTCTTTCTAAGGGATCTGGTTTTGTATGGATTGGAATTTTAGATAATGATAATTGGGATACCGGACAGCGTAAATCATTAGAAGCGACTTTGAGATTGATTAATGATATCGCCCAGGGGAATTCTAGGGTGAGGGCAAAATTTATAAAAACACCAAAAGAAATATTAACGTAATGAGAGTAAAAAGAAATAATACTGTAGCAGTAGTAAGAGTTTTTACTGGCAGAGATTTAATTGAAAAATTATACTCTGAAGGTTGGAAAGTAGAACAACGAGAATATGGATTAAAAGGAATTGCTAAATCTTTTAAAAGCGGTATAAATAAATTAAAGAATAAAGCTGCAAAATCTCTAGAAAAACAAATAGAGACTTCTAAAATAAAGAATCAAGAATTAGCTGATGAAGCAACAAAGGCTGTTAATATTGATAAAAATATTACAGAAAAATTGGTAAATAAAGCCAATGATGATAAAATAGGAGTAGTTATTAGTAAAGCTAGTGATATAAAAGGTTCCAATATTGAAAGGGATATGGTAGTTGATTCTAAAGCTATATTAGAAGGAGATGATATATCAGTATTACCTCCAACATTAAATAAGAGAATAAGAAGTACTGCAAAAGAGAATAGAAAAGTAGTATTTCATCATCCAGATTCTGGTAATGAAGATCTTGCTCATGAATTAGGTCATATTAAAAATGAAGATAAAAGTAGATTAAGTAGATATACGAATAGTTCAAAAGTAAGAGGTGAATTAGATAAGTCTAGAAAGGAATTAGAGGATAATTCAGCTGTAGAGAAAGAAAGAGGATTGATAGTTGGAGCAAGAAGATGGATAAAAGGAAAACTTGTGGAACATGAAGAATCTAAAGCAAGTAAAAGGGGATTAGAATTAATGAAAGAAGTTGGAGTTAGTAAAGAAGAATTAAAGAAGGCAGAGGATAAATTAATGAATAAATCTCTTGGAACTTATAAAGAAGCTAATAAAATATACTACAAGTCTCCTATTGCTAGAAAATTAAAAAATTCACCAGAAGATTAAAAAAAAATTAGGAGTATGTTTTTCTTAAAAAGAGATTATGTAGTATCCTTAGAGAAAAAATTAGGGATATTTAGTCATAAGTTATTCTATTCAAAAGATTATGTAAAAAGACTTGAAAGATTAGTAGAAAATTTAGATAATGTAACTTTTCATACTGTTCCAGAAACCAGTAAGGAAGTAAATGAGGTTATTGAAAAAATTAAAAATGAAAATCTGAATAGAGATATTATATATCCTCATATAATTAATAATGATTTTAACTTCGATCAAGAAACTCTAAATAAGTGTGGTTATAATTTTATTAGAAGTATAGAGTATTTAATCGAATTAATTAATGAAAAAGATGATTTATTTTTATATTGCAGTAGAGATAATAAATTTTATACTAATCGTTATCTTATAGATAGTCTTTCAGATATTATATATAATGAGGAATATCAAAAAGCTTTAAAACTAGAAAATATAGAGCCAAATCTAAATCAATGGACTAATTTTTTATACAAAAATTAGTATGTTTTACATATATGGAAAGGTTAAAACCTAATATATGAAAGAACATTAGAAAAATTTATAAAAAATATAGATTAATCTAATGTTCTTTTTAATTTACTCATTTTAAATTGGGGAGAATAGATCTGATAAGGGTTGCAAACTTTATCTTTTCGATGTCTCCCTTTTTAATAAATTTAAGATGAGTTTAAGGTTGTTATAATATTTAATAAAAATGAGTAAGTTAATTGTTAATCAAAGTGAAGTAGAATCTGTCACTGGTGAAGATATGAATAATAGTAGTATCTACTTACCTGAATGTGATTCTAATGGAGTACCATTATTAAGAAGAGTAGAAAAGTATCCAGATCTCTCTGAATCCGAATTTATACCTATTGAATATCCTGAAATAAAGAAAGGAATGTATAAAATTAATAAACTTGGACAAATACTTAGACTGAAGGATAATAAAATCTTAAATGGAACTATAACTGTTAAAAACTATAAGCAAGTTAGTTTATTGAATATAAATAATAAACCTAAATCTTATAGAACACATAGATTAGTTGCAAGTACTTTTCTTATAAATCCTGATTCTAATATATACGATGTAGTTAATCATTTAGATCATAACACTATTAATTGTAATCTTTCTAATCTTGAATGGACAACTATAGCTGAAAATAGTAATAAAAACAGTGGTAGATGCTCTAGTATTTCTGAAGATAAGTTAATGAGTTATATAGCATTAGATGATCAAGGAAATGAATTATTTGAGATTAATAAGTATAATAATAAAGGTTATGATTTAAATTCTGTAATACAAGCAGTAATAAAAAAGAATAAATATAGAAAATATTATTGGAAAAGATCTAGGTTATCTAAAAAAGAAGAGGCTCTTAGGTTAATAGGATTTTCTGGTAACTTAGATGACTATGAATGGCATGAACATTGGAAGTATCCAGGATTATATGTATGTAAAGAAGGATTTATAAGAAAAAATAATAAATTACTTTGTCATATTAATGAAGAAGGATATGTTAGAACTACAATATTTTATAATGGGGGAAAAAGAAATTTAAGTGTTCATAGAATTATAATGGAATTTCTTTTAAAAAGAGATCTCAAAGACGATGAAGTAGTAGATCATATTAATACTATTAGATATGATAATAGATTTGAAAATCTTAGAGTAACTGATTTGGAAGGAAATATGAATAATCCATTAACTCTTAAAAAATATAAAAAATTAAAAATTATAACTGATCTATTAGGAAATTTTTTAATGTTAGATTATATTAATGTAATTTATAATAAATTTTTAAAATTAGATAGTAAAAATGTTTCGGAAAAAGTAAAATCATCAGACTACTATAGTAAACGTATAACTATAAATAATAAATATTTTATTATAGATCTAAATAATATAGATAAAGTATTAAAAAATATGGAAACAGTAGTATATGTAATCTCTAAAGATAAAACAAAAGTAGTAGGTGCCTATATTAATTGTATTGAAGCTAGTAAATTTGAAAAACCTTCTGTAGATACTATAAGAGAACGAATAAAAGATAAGAAAATAGCTTTTGATGGTAATTATTATATGAGAGGATCAGAAGCAGTTAAGTTAATTCTTTCGTTAGGTTATGGAACATCCTTAAATTATAAAAAATTATGATAATAATATTAGATAATGGTTTTATTAATATGGCCGTTTAAGGTAGTAATATCTTAAATTATTAGTAAGTAAATTCGGTGAAAGACCTTAGAAATAGACTTCTAATCTAAGTAAATCCAATACCGAGCTAAGAATTAAAATATAATTCTTAGTGTAACGAATAAAGACTTACCAAGATAATAAAATATCTTGAAATTATATTCTGCTCTATATGAAAAGTTTATTATATAGTTAACATAACTGCATGGAAATAATACCCCTGGAAAAAGAAGTCCAGATGGGGTTTTACGAGAATATGCTTATACAAGAGAAATAGCAAAACTCGTTAAAGAAAAATTAGAAAACGAACATGGGGTTAAGACTATACTTTTAGTCCCAGAAGAAGAAGATATTAGCTTAGGAGAAAGATGTAGAAGAGCTAATCAAATTTATACAAAACAAGCTAAGTGTGATGCTATTCTTATATCTATTCACTTAAATGCTTGTACTGATGGGTCTTGCTGGGGAAAAGGAGCGGGGTTCGAAGCTTACACATACTACGGTGTTAGTAAATCTGATATCTTAGCTGAATGTTTATATGAAGCTGCTGAAAAGTATCTCCCAGGAAAAATTATGAGAACGGATCTTAGTGATGGAGATAAAGATAAAGAAAGTGGGTTTTATATTCTCAAACATACTATAATGCCTGCTGTTTTAACGGAGAACCTCTTTATGGATAATAAAAAAGAATATGAATTTTTATTATCGCCTGAAGGAAAAGAGGCAATAGTTAATCTTCATGTCCAAGGAATTTTAGATTATATAAGTAAAATAAAAGAACAATGAAATTATATAGTAAAACAGATTACCTCGAGTATAAAACAAATCCACAGTCAGGAGATTACTTGGGGAAAATCTTATCTGAATGTTTTGAAAATTTCTTAGAATCGGATAAGGAAGTTAGAGTATCAATCTTAGAAAATATACTTAAATACAAACTAACCCTAGAAGATACGACTGAGGATTATCAAGCATGTTCAGTAGTATTATCTAAGAATTTTGATGGGATAACATATTCTTGGATAGCTGAACAATTCGGATATACTCTCATTTCAAATCCTAGGAAAATTACAACACTCGGAACACTTCTTGGATTTGAACTAGATATTGCTCATGGAAATTTACTGCCTGAAGAGAGTTATACTGGGGAATACCTAAGTTGTGCCTATGAATCTTTAAGACGTAGGTTAATTATGAACTCTATAGGATGGGGTTGTACAGTGAGCAAGGAATTAGAGGATGCTAAGAAATGTATGGAAAAGCGAATGAAAGTTTTTGAGAGATATTTTAGTGGGAATATTAAGTTTCCAGTATTTTCTCAACCTTTCATGAACTCTTCTTGGGATCCTGACTTCTATGGATTTTGTTATGGAGATGGAACTTACGGCGAATGGAACTACTCTTGGGCCGGCTTTATCGGGAGAGAATATCATGATTGGACAAGAGAAGATCAGATTTATTTCTCATGTCTCTACGAAGCCACTGATCAATATTTGGAACATCATTTAAATATGCTCCCGACAATGATACGGCCCGAACTTTTATACTTCGCCGATCTAAGTCTCTATTGTGGATGTTCTGGAATATGGGCATTTATGAATAGAGATATTTCTGGAGATGAAAAGAACTCCGAATTAAATAAACTTTACACCAGATTAACAGCTTTAGGGAAAATTGAAGGAGCTGGGATGGAAGTATATAAAGAAATGGCAGAATCTTTAGGAAAACATGCTGCTAACTATTATGACCTAGATGAGATACAAGAAATAATAGGTTATAGAATTTATTTGTAATAATTTTTAAAAACGTTTTTGATTATGATTAATGATGCATTATTGAGTGGAGCTGCAGGTGATGTGAATTCTCCCGCTGCAGGACTTCCAGTAACTGAAGTAGTTAAGAGTCTTGATATTAAGAAAGATGCTACTATTCCACAACCTCTTCCGACTGATAAAGAAATTAATATTACTGATTCAGAAGGTATTAAATTTGTTGTAGGTGAAGAACTCGAAATGAAAATCGGGGAAGTTAAGTTTTTAGAACTTCGTCAAGAACCATTTATTTCAAATCTTCCTTATGTTACTTATGAATCTAGTAATCTTAGGGTAGCTAGATTTATTGAAGATGGAGTTATTCTTGCTTGTTGTCCTGGAACAGTTAAAGTAACTGCAACAACTAGTGAAGATGTTAATAATCCACTAGTAGCTACTCTTACAATTACAGTAGTTGATCCTAATGCTCCTAAAGCAAGAAAGGGAAAAAAGTAAAGTAGAACGTTATAACCAAGCAGGAGGACTTATAAATCTTCTTGTTTGGTTTTTGATTTTTGTAGAATAGATGGCAAAAAAGAAAGAAAATAATATAAATCACCTAGAAACATTTTACTTCTCAGATATTCCAACTCAACCTTATCCAGTATATTCAATATCGGAATCTGGAAACTTATACTCTCTGAAAAATATAGTATACCCAGGAAAATCAGCTAAAAAATTTACTCGTGCAAAACAATTGAGGTGGAGATCTCAACAAGCTAGATTAGTAGATTTCTTAATAAACATAGATTATTTTTACCCATTAACTGTTTATAGGGAATTTTTAGTACCTATTCAGAATTCTCTTAGACTTCCTGGCATTTCTGGAGGTTTTTTCTTATGTGATTTCTATTTTCCAGAGTTATCCTTAGCTTTAGAGTTGGATTCTGACTATCATAACTTAGACGCCGATAACCTTAGGGACGAATACTTGGAACAGCTTGGAATAGAAGTCTTCAGAATATATAACTTAGAGAAAATTACAACACAGAAGGGTAAGTTTAAAGAATTTATAGCTCTTCTCAAATCTAAAGTTCCTGTTCAAAATCCACGTCCCTTTGATTTCCTCGGCGACTTAAGAAAAAGAGAACAGGGAGGAGATAGTTCAGGGTTATGGAAAATCGATTAAACGCTTCCTAGTACCCTCGAGAATCTTATTATTGATAGTATATAATAAAATAGAAACTTTATTAAATTAACAGATCATGAAAATTCAAAGAGGAGTAAACCCAGAAAGTAGAATGATACAAATTACAGTTACTACACCATTATTAGCTGAATATTATAACAATTTTAGTGGTATGATTCGGAATAATAGTAGTAGTATTTCTGAGGGGGTTAATGTTGAAAGAGTAAACACCGATTCAGCTATGGTATCTTTTCCACTTCCATCAGATTCTCAAATGATAAATCATGGAGATAAAGCATTAGTTTCTATGCCTCCAGAGGTTGTAGATAAATTAAATGATGTAATAAATAAGTTCGTTAATTGTGGACTTCGGAAAACACTAAAAACAGTAGAATTCCTTCCACTTAACAACTATGAATTATCGGGACTTCAGGAAGATATTAAATCTGCAATAGAGAATAAACGAAACTTTTGCATTCTCAGAGATTATAAAGAGTATCAAAAAATGTCGGAGGAGAGAAAGTATCAATTTACCCAAAAACTAATCAAATACGGTACCTCAGAATATGCAGATGTAGCTCTTCTAATTAATTCTGGAAAAATGGATGAACTTAGAGGATGGTTAGATCCGCAGTTGAGTTATTGTGAATGGATTTAAATGATTAACTTTATAGTGTTTCCTCCAGGTTTTTATATCAGAGGAACACTTTTTATTTATTATAATATATGGAACAAATTAGTAATAATGTAATGGTACTGAATGTAGGAGATCAGATTCCTCCAGGTACCGAAGATGCACTAAAAATTTATTTAGGTGGTAGTATGGATCTTGGACCTACTGGAGAATACAATTGGTTTCAGAAATTTATAGATGGAATGAAAGTAGCTGTAGATCCAACAAAAGGGTATATGAATTTATTCAGTAAGTATAATTATATAATATTTAATCCATACTATGTTCCTAAGAATCCAGCTCAGAATATATTTAATCAGGAATTTACTCAAAAATGGACTTGGGAAAATCAATGTCTTGAGATGGCTGACTGTATATTTCTAAACTTTCTTGGAAAATCTACTAGTCCTCTTCCACTTTACACATTTGGTTATATTGTAAGAAGTGGAAAATTAGTAGTAAGATGTCCAGAAATTTATACTAATTATGGAATTGTAAAGATGGCATGTGATACTTATAATGTACCTCTAGTTGGTAGTAAAATGGGAACTGTAAATCAAATTCTCAGTCTTATGTTTAGTTTTATCCCTAAATTTCAAGAAGTAGGAAATAATACATTACCAGAATAAAAGAAAATGAAAACACTTATTATTTTAAAGGGATTAGCAAAAAATGAAAAGCTTGAATGGGTTAAATCTCAAGGTCTAGAAAATTTTTTCCTGGATTATTCTATTTTCAAGAGATTATATAGTATGCCAGAATTAGATCGAGATAAAACAACTGATATCTTGGGGAGAACGAATATTAATCTCATCTTTAAGTCATGGTTTGAAGCGATTAATAATAAACTTGAATCTGGATGTCTAGTTGTTATTGATTATGACCAAGAGAAAACCAAGATTTTAGAGGATATGGGTATGATTTATGGTTATACCTGTTTCTATAAAATCTTTAATATCCCTCATGACTATACATCGAATCCAGAAAAGTATAGTCCGGTAGGATTTAAAAGAAAAACAAAAGAGGAATTAGAAGCAGAAGTTATTACATTTCTAAATCTTCAACTTGGATATACAAAGAAAATTATAGAATACTCTGATGTTACTGATTACTGGAAGAAGAAAGAAGTAATTCTAGATATTCCAAGAAAAGAGACGATGTATTTTTTCTCTGATCTTCATTCCAATTATTCTCTCTATCAAAAAATTAATCTCCCTTCTGGAACAATAAGAGTACATTTGGGAGATTATATTGATGGTCCAGAAGAAGGTGGATCTAGAAAACTTATAGAAATGATTTTTAAGAATGCATCATACTATAATATATTCTTAGAGGGAAATCATGAACGTAGACTTAGAAAATTCTTGTTCTGGAGATGGGCTGCAAGTAGTAATTCAGGTGGAAGTAGGGCTATTATTGCTGAGATGCTTTATAATTCACTTCCAACAGACTTTTTAACAACAACAGCTGATGAATTTAGATCTTTAACTCCAGGAGAAGCATTGACATGGTTGAAGAGATTAAATGATATCTTAAGAACCCATATAATTATTAAAAAAGACGATACTGTTTTTTATTGTACACATGCTGGAATTAAATATCTTGAACAACTTAGTCCTAAATTTATAGGAAATGTTATCTATGGAAATCGAGATATGGATATTTATGATAAATGTTTCTCAAAAACTATATGGAAACCTACAGGAAGATGGTCGGTTCATGCTCATTGTAAGTATCCATATGGCGTTGATTTCCTTAAATATGATGGAGTAGTTAATCTAGATCCATCATGTGAAAAAGAAATAGTTTATATGGAAAATAACATTAAAAATTTTTTACCATGCATCGTACAGTAACATTAACAGTAAAAAGTAAAGACTTAGGAAAAGTATTAAGTTCTTTAGAGATGAGTAAAGACTTCGAAGAGAATACTACATTAACTCTTAGTATTGATATTGAAGATACAAAGAAAAATTATCAAGTTCTTTGTGGATCTCCTGAAGTTTTGGAATGGGATTTTATTGAGGAAGATAAATCAGAGGATGATGAAATCGTACAGGAAACAAAAGATAATTACAAAAAGTCAGTAAATCCTGTAACTGATATAGAAGAAGCGATAAAAACTGTTAAGGAGAGTCTTAATAAGGAAGAGTCTTTCTGGTCTGATAATATATATTCAGTTGCCGTAAATACAGGAAAAACTCTTGGGTATCTTGAAGGGTATGTTAAAACTTATGATGATATAATTGAATTTATCTTAATGTCTTGGAGATTATCAAAAAAATTCCCCAAATATTCAGTAGATTTCGTTCAAGAGTATATCCTTCCAGCAATTATCCAAAATCAAACAGATATTTCAGAAGTATCAAGCCTAGATCGAAAAATTCCTCTCCTAATTACATCTTATTATTCTGGAGTTAAAACAACAAAAGAAGTACTTAAAGATGTGATTAGAAAAGTTCAAGAATCATGGGAGATTATGAAAGAAACTGAAGATGTAGTTTCTTTAGTTACATTATTGTTTGGTGGTAAAAAAATAGTAATGTCATGACGGAAGAAATACTTAAAGATATAAAAACTAGTTTAGGTTTAGATGATGTTGATGAAGCTATTCCTTATATCAATCAATGTATTCAAGCTAGAGATAGGATTTTATCAGACGAATATTCTGATTTTAAACCAGGAAGCTTAGTTCTTGATACTAGAGATAATGAAATTGGTTTTGTAATTGGACCAATCAATATGTATGGAGATATTAATACGGATAGTTTTGTTAAATTATCACACAACGCTAAAGTAAGTGATAAAAATACTACAATGTTAGTAGTGACTCGAGTAATTGGAGGTTTAGAGAATGAAAGACGTTCTAATTTTAGAGTTAGGTATATTAAACGAGGCTATCTAACACCATTAAAGGTAGAAGAGAATAATCTCGATTACTCAACTAATAGTGTATCAGATCTTGATACTTTTTGTGGAAGTCAGTGTATTATGGAATGTACATCTGAGTGTAAACTATATAAATATAGAAGGAAAAAGTAATTAAAAACAGAATAATACTAGGAGGGAAACCTCTTAGTATTTTTTATCAAAGAATTATGAGTAAAAAATGGTTACATGGAGCTATACCTGCTCTACTAATTCATGGCTGTATAGGAACTGTTTATTGTTGGTCCTTATTGTATGATTATATAAAAGAATCTATTACTGGTAATTGTACTTGGGCATTTTCCTTAGCCATATTTTTCTTAGGGATTTCTGCAGCTTTTTTCGGTCCCTTAGTAGAAAAGAATGTAAAGAAAGCTGCAACTATAAGTTCTATCCTCTTTGGTTCTGGAATGATCTTATCTGGAGTAGCATGTTATATAAACTCTATTCCACTTCTTTACCTTAGTTACGGAGCAATTATGGGTACTGGAGTTGGAATTGGATATATCACCCCAGTAAAAACCCTGATGATGTGGTTCAAGAATAATAAAGGTCTTGCTACTGGACTTGCTATTATGGGATTTGGATTAGCGAAAGTAATAGCAACACCTCTTCTTAATTGGAGTATAGAAAGATGTGGAATATACTGTACTTTCTTCTCTTTTGGGGTTTGGTATACTTTGATTATGTTACTTGCTGCAATACTTCTTAAAAAACCAATAGAAGAAGGAAAAATAGAGAATACATCAAGACCCAAATTTAAATCACTTAAGGAATGGTTTGATAGGAAAAAACAACTCCTAAATCTACCAGCAATTACTACTATATGGTTGATTTTTTATTTAAATATCTCTTCTGGATTAGCAATTATAAGTTATGAGAAATATTACTATGAAACAGCTGGAATTGGAATAGTTCTAGGATTAGTATTTTCAGCTATTTTTAATTCTCTAGGTCGTTTTGGAGTTGCTTGGTGGTCTGATTATTTTAAAAATCGTGGAAAACTTTTTGGAATAATCTTAACATTCTCTGTTCTTTCGGGAATTACAGCTTTTATGGCTCCAGGTTTTATTCCAGTAGCTGTACTTTTATGTAATGCTGGGTATGGGGCAATGTTTTCAATAATGCCTTCTGTTCTAGCTGATAGGTATGGAATGAAAGACGTATCTGAGATTCATGGATTAATACTTAGTGCTTGGGCTTTTGCTGGTCTTTCTGGAAATCAGTTTGCTAATCTTTTAGTAGGTATTCCAGAGAGTTCATATAAAACATTAATTCTTGGAAGTGTTGGGTTATATTGTATTGCTCTATTTTTAAGTGCTAAATTGTGGAATAAAGACTAAAAACCTTATATATGATATAATAAATAAGAAGTTATGAAAAGTAATAGAGCGTTTGAAATTTTATCTACATTAAGCTATGAACCGTGTTATTATGAAGTAGATGAATCTATAATTGATTATAGTAATGCAGTTAGAGCAGTAGAAGAGGCTGAAAATGAAGTAATAGATCTGCTTAAGGAAAGTATATTAGCGAAATTTCAAAATGGGTCTACAAAAGATACTATAAAGATTATACTTGAAGAAACTATAAAAGAGTTTAAGGATGAAAAGTAAAGAAGGAGATAAATATTTAGGAAAACACCTGAATAGTATAAATGACTTATTAGAAGAAGGTCATGATCCGAAAGTTAGAGATCTGGTAGTTTATGAAGATGCAAAAATACTATCTGATATTTCTTATTTTGAGGGTTATGATGCTGGGGTGTCGGATGAAAGAAATAAGGAAGATTATGAAGTATGGATGGTCGAGTTATTCAAGAAAATCGCTGTAGATGGATTACCGAAAGAATATAAAGGCGGCCATTCTAAGATATGTGTTTGTTTTGTTCCGGCCGTTAATGGAGAACTTGACAGATATGTTATTGGATACTATAATTATAAAAAGAAAGGTTGGATGACTTGTTTATGTGAAGGATGTCAAGAATGTTTCCGGCCGACTCATTATCTAGAACTTCCGGCCGCTCATAAAATCAGAAAAGAATATGATGTAACTGGGCAAACTAGATCAACAAATTCATTTCCTGAAGTTCCTGATGGTGTATATCAAGGAAAATTCGGTGGACATGTTGGAATGATAGAGTATTTAGGAAAGGTCTATAACTTCACATTCTTAAAAGGTATCGTTCAAGAAAATATTCCAAAAACAATAACAGTAATAGATGGATATGGATGGACTCTACTAAAAGATGGACCGATTGTACCAACCGTTTGAAACTATAACAAATTAAAAATAAAAAATTATGAAGAAAGAAAAATCAGAAGAAAAAGAAACATTAGAAGTTAACAAATTAATAACTAAGAAAGAAAAAATCAAGGATAATATTGTAGATATTATCGATATTGATGACGAAGAGACAGAGGAGTTTAAATTCTCTGGTGGAAAATTGGTAATAGATGACTCACTGAATGTAATTGGAAAGTGGGAATCTAAGAATTATACATCATTAGGAGATGGTGTTTATATGGGGTTTGTAAATAGCGGAGAACATGAAATAACGCTAATGGAAAGTAAGAAAAAGCACTCCAACATATTTGATTTTGGATTAGAGAATGGATATATCGCTATAAATAGAACTACACTCAAAGTAATCGTAAAGAATAAAAAAGGTTATATCGACTGTAGACATCTAACTCTAATCTGTGATTACCTGAAAAAATCTATCAATTCCAAAGAAAAAGAAATTAAATCTTTGGAAAATAGTATATCAAGAATTGAGTCACATCAAGCAACATTTTCTAGTGAAGAATCTAGGGGAACAGTATTAAAATCTCAGAAAGAGATATTATGTGAGCTCAATGAAAAATTACCCTCACAAAAGAAATTATATGAGGAACTTTCAATGAAGAGAGCCAAATTACTGCAAGAAGTTCAAGAAGAATATGAAAATTGCTTGAAATCTTCTAGTGAAATGGAAAAAGTCATGGAAGAACGGAAAAAATCTTATGATGCAGAGTTAGTTAAGTGTTATGGAAAAGAACATCCTACATCAGAAGATAAGAAAAATAAACACAAATCAGAAGAACTCGCCCTTCTCGAAAAATTATTGAAAGAAGGAAGAAAAACGATAGCTCTTATTAATTATAGAATTCCTAACTATGAAGATATGTTAGAAATTCTTAGCGGTAAGTCTATTAAAAGAAAATCAAAAAGAAAGGACGACGATGATTAAACTACTAAGATTACACAAGTTAATTTGGGGAATTCTAGTTATTATAGGAATTCTTCTTGAGATGGTAATTGTAGTACCAATCGTGTTTTTAGTGTTTATTTATAATTTTAGATTTAATCCAAGAAAAGTATGGGAAGCAATACATAGCGCAGACCTAGATTTTCAGAATAATTGGGGAGGTTATGCCTATCGTGATCATACTCCTTGGGATACGTTCAAAAGAAGATATAAATATACATTTAATCATATAGAGAACGAATCTAAAAGACAATAAAAAAGATAAAGTAGTAAGACATCAAAGCTTACTACTTTTATTTTCTATGTAAAAAAAAGGGAATCTCAGAAACCCCGAAATCCTTATTAATGTATGAAAAAGAATTTTAAAGAAAAAGATGATTTTATATTTTTAAATAAAGAACGAGTTCGGCTTACAATGTTAGTTACTACTAATTATTATATGGAATGCAAGATTAATACTGCATTGATCTCCGAACTTTAAATTTAAATACGTGGCGGCTCATGTTATTAGTTACTACTAAATTATAGATTCGTAAACTATGCGATTTACTGTAACGATCACCGCCACGTAATTTAAAAAATATAAATAATTCTAAACTACAAGAGAAATCCTGTAGTTTTATTTTTTCTTCTCTGATACAAATAAAAAAAAGAACCTAGATTTTACTCTAAGTTCTTATTATTTTTCTATTCATTTACAGGAGGAAAGTCATCATTAATAACTTCTTCATTATCAATTAAACCCGCCTCTTTGTAGCAATTTCTTTTATTCTCCTTCATCCAGGCTACTAAACATCCTATTAAACCGAGAATAATTGCGATAAATCCTAATATCTTTTTCATAGTTTTCTTATTTATTTTTCATATATAAGATTTTTAAGCGGATTCTGTATTATTTTTATTGATATATCTTTTTATTTCTGTTATTAAGTCTTCTTCGGTTGAAATTATTGGTGCAAAATAACTATCTAACATTTCTTCAATAGTTGAAAAATGTTTTGTTGAGTCTCTACCTTCTCTTTTTAATATTTTAGGAATTGCAAAATAAATTATATCAACTCCATGTTCTTTACACAAATTATACTTTATTAAATCTCGTTGTCTATGATTTTTAAATCCTTTTTCTCCTCCCATATAATTTACAGGAACAAAATGTTGTACTCCATGACCTTCTATTGCTAAGTTTAATTCTGAAATATAAAAATCTAATTCTAAATTCCTTTTATAAACTAACCAATCTAATGTATGACATCTTGGAATAAATTCTATTCCTAAAGATTCTAAAATTTTCCTAATAATAGTTTCTATAGTAGATTCTTTTCGTTCTGGATAAATTAATTTAGATAAATACCCTTCATTACTAGCTTTGTGATACTCCTGTGGAAAATTAATTAAAAATTCAGTAGGACTTTGAATATTGTTATTATCTATAAATTCTTGCATTTCTTCAGGAGTTTTATATTTGTCACCCCAATTAACAATACTTGCTTTATATCTCAATTGCGTTCTGATTCCTAAAGTTTTTGCTCTTCCATAAATTTTTGGATAAGTTCTTTCAAAAGACTTAGCAGAATATATTTCTGAATGTGTATCAATAAACTCTTGAATATCTTCTACTGTATCGAATTCACCCGTTAAATTATACTTAATTCTATTTGGATATATTACCTTACTTCTTAATCCTAATTTGGATAATTTAACATATCCACTTAAAAATCGATTTCTAAAATCTTCAGGATTTTGAATTTCATTATCATCTATAAATTTCTGAGCTGATTCTAAATCATATATAGAATCCCAATTATTTATATTAGTATGTAATCTATTAGGATATACTACAGATCCAGCAAATTTATTTTTTAATAATTTTTGATAAATTCCACTAAATCTTTTCTTAAAATCAGTAGGATTCTGTATTTCATTATTATCTATAAATTTTTGATAATAATCAACAAATTCTTCTGGATTTGTTCTTTCTGGAAATATTAATTTAGAAATAATTCTTAAATTACTTGCCTTGTTATATATAATTGGATAGTTAATTTTTAAATCAGAGGATGATATAATTTGATTATCTTCAATGAATTTATTAATCCTTTCTAGAGAATTTACATCTCTATATAATAAACTAGTTCTTCTATTCGGATAATTTACTTTATCGGCAAACTTCTTTCTAACTAAACGATTATAAATACTTGGATATCCTTTTTTAAAATCTAATGGTCTAGTAATTTTATTTTTATCTATAAACTGTTGAAAATCCTCAACAGTATTAAAGTCTTTTAAATCTAACGAATTACTATTATTCATTCCCGATTCAACGACAGACTTTTCTTCGCTTTGAGATTTAGGTAAGTTATTCATTTTTATTATATTTTTTACTATTCATCTTAGACATCACAAGAAGGGAATTTCGGAAATAATAAAGTTTCCGGATCTCTATTATTTCCTACTTTTCCCTAATCTAAAATGAATAACTAACAATAAAAGAACACTAGATTAATCTATTATTTTATAAATTTTTCTAATGTTCTTCCATATATTAGGGTTTAACTTTCTCAGGGAAGCAAAATAAAGACTTAGGATATTTCACCTAAGTCTTATATTATTTTTACTTATTTACTTTTTCTTTCTCAATATCTAATTCCATTATTACAGAATCAGATACAATTACCTCAGAATTATTCCCTAAATCAAGATTAATGATACTTCCTAAAATTTCTCCATTTACCATTGCAAGAGCTAACTTATCCTCTACATATTTTGAAATATTTTTTGATAAATCTCGAGCTCCATACTTAGTATCTACTTGATCAATGATAAATTCTTTTAACTTCTCAGATATATTAAGTTTATATCCTTTTTTAGATAAACGATCGTTGAGTTTTTTTATTTCAAGATCAAATATCTTCATCATTTCAGGTCTTCCAAGTTCATTGAATATTACTATATTGCTAAGTCGTCCAATGAATTCAGGTCTAAAGAATTTTTCCATAGCTTTCATTACTATAGATCTATTATCTTTATTTCTTTCATCTTGACTTTGTTTATTGAATCCAAGTCCATTTCCTTTTTCAGATAACTGCTTACTTCCAATATTCGAACTTAGGAGGATAATGCAGTTCTTAAAACTTACCTCAAGACCATTACTTAAGTTAGCTTTACCTGTATCCAAAATTCCTAATAATAGATCATAAACGTCTTTGTGAGCTTTTTCAATCTCATCAAATACTACTACCATATTAGGATTAGTTCTTACTTTTTCAAAAACTGCTGTATCTGAATCAGATCCTATATAACCCGAAGGCGAGCCAAGTAATCGGGATATAGAATAACTTTCAGTATATTCTCCCATATTAATAAGTAGTAGGTTTTTCTCAACACTTTCAAAGAAAAGTTCTGCTATCTTCTTGGATATCAGTGTCTTACCTGTGCCTGTAGGCCCTACAAGAAATGCCGTACAAATAGGTTTATTTGGATCTTGTATATCGAGGATAGACTTTTGAATTGCAGTAACCATAGTATCAACTGCATCCTGCTGTCCAATAACCTCTTTTTCCAAAACTTTCTTCATATTTCTGATCTTAGTTGCTTCAGAATCCTTCATTTTATTTATTGGAACGTTAGAGATCTTAGAAACTACCATCAGAACATCATTTTCAGTTACTTCAGGCCATCTAGTAGAATCATTAATTTCACAATCAATTTTAGATTTTTCTTTTCTAAGTTCTTCTTTTAGTAATATTTCAGTATCTCTTCTTTTTTGAGCTTCGTCAAATTCTTGTTTTTCTACTAATTCAATTTTCTCTTTAACAATATTATCAATTGCCTTTTCAAGATTATCAATAGAACTAGTATCAATATTTTTCCTAAGTTTTGCTGCACTAGCTGCAATATCAATACAATCTATTGCTTTATCAGGAAAATGTCTATCGTAAATATATCTTCCACTAAGCTCTACACAAAGTTTTAAAATATCATCTGTATATTTCACTTTATGATATTCCTCATATCTTCCTTTAAGTGTTTTCAATATTTCTAGAGTTTCTTCTTTATTAGGTTCATCTACTGTAACCGTCTGAAATCTTCTTTTAAGAGCACTATCCTTTTCGATATATTTCTTATATTCCCTAGTTGTAGTAGACCCAAGACACCTAAATTTTCCTCTAGCTAATGGACCCTTAAGGATATTCGAACCATCTCCTTTACTATCATTCGAACCATTTCCTACAAGATTATGTATTTCATCAATATAGATAATTATTTCTGGATTATTCTCTACTTCTTTAATTATAGCATCTAAACGCTCTTCATATTGCATTATGTTAACTATATGAAAATATTTTCATATAGATCAGTATATGATTTCAAGTTTATAGATATCTAAACTTGGCAAGTCTTTATACGTTACACTAAAGAGTTATTATCTTTAGCTCGGCATTAAATTACTTAACTAAAAGCGTAAGTAGTTAAGGTTATTCGCCGAATTTACTAGCTTATAATTTAGAAAATCACTTTTCTAAACGGCCATTTTATAATCACAACCTCTGAATTGGCAACCAGCCACTAAAGCGTTTAAATCTAATGAGAAGATTCTTTTATCTATCAATTCTCTAGGAACTTCTTTATTTACTATTTTCTGACACAATCCTTCAATAATCGCGGTCTTTCCACAACCAGCTTCAGCTAATAAAATTCCATTGTTTTTCTTTCGACAAGATAAAATTTCAATAATCTGTGAAATTTCTTTATCTCTACCTACAATTGGATCATATTCTCCATTTTTTGCAGCTAAAGTCATATCAGTAGAGAATTTATCAAGGAAAGGAGTTCTAGAATTTGGATCTAGGTTTTCGGGCTCATTACTTCCTTGTCCAGCCATTTCAAATTCTCGATCTTCCTCTTCGCGACGTTTTTCAGAGTCTTCGTCGCCTTGGTTATAATCGAGAGTTTTTTCTTTAAGTTCGCCGCCGTTATTTTCCTCACAATTATCTTCTTGGTCTTTTATTCCAAGTTTCGTATCGAAGTCATTTATCTTCCAAAATAAACTCGTGAGGTCTCTTGCATCGGCGTCTAATTCATTTACAAGATACTTAGCAATCTTACTGAACTCTGCTTCTGGGAGTGAACACATAAGGAAAGCTAGTGTATCATCAATATCATCAGTCATCTCAGATTTTAAATTTATATCTGTCAGTTTATCCAAGATATAATTAACGGCCGGAGACAAGACAATCGAATCAGCGCCAGTATACAATTCAGAAGGCGCTGTGAATTTATTGTCTTCTCTAATTTCGGCCATTACATCCATTACAAACTCTCTAAGATCTTCTTCTGTACTAGGTTTTCCGATAAACAGATCTTTTAGGTAATCTCTTAGTTCTGGAATATCACCTTCATTATCTAGATAAGTTATAACTATCTGAGAAACTATATGATCTAGTGATATTTCTTTTCCCATAAACGAAACTACTTCTTCATGAGCTCTCTCGAAAAACTTTTTTAACTCTTGGGATAATTCAAATTTTGATGAATCTTTCATTTTTCTATTTGTTTAATTTTTATTATGTTTATCATCACATTATTAAGGAAATCATCGGTAAATTTTATATCTATTTTTTGCTTCAGAGATATAATCATTAATATCTTCTTGAGTAATAGTTATATCTTTTATGTTTTTAAATTTGTTAGCCCAATCACTACACCAACTTCTCCAACTAGTATCACCTTCAAGTTCTTTTATGTACTCAAGAATTTCTCCTTCTCCTTTAATATTTCTTTTTGGGACCCACCCCAAACAATTCTCGAAGGATTCATTTCGATCATGTATTGATTTTACTTTTATCGAAATTTTCTTTTTCTTCTTCAACCACTTAAAGAAATCTTTTATAGGATTTGGATACATTAACTTCGGAAACTTATAAATCTCATAATCTTCAGTTACAACTATATAAATCCTTGATTCTTTTCCTAAGGTCGGTGTTTTAAGAAATGGAAGATCGACTCGTTTGGCATCTATATAAACCTTAGTATTCCACCATCTAAAAGTATCTGGTTTATTTGTATCTTTTACTTGATATAACATAAAATCTCCAGAAATATCAATAGCATTTACAACTAAACCTGTTTTTCCGGTAGAATCATCTATGACTACTTGAGAATTTCCTTCTTCAAAGAGATCCATAACTTGAGATGCACCATGTTCTACTATATAAAGTGTTTTCCCTGTTAGATTATCAATAGTTTCTAAGTCTTTTTTATCTCCTTCTGAAAGTTCTACAAACATATACCCATCTGTACGCGTTACAGATCTAGTTCCAGTAATTCGGTCTAATTTTGTTTTCTTTACTAATTCTTCTGGTTTCATATTAAATTATTCTCGGTTCATTAATAATTCCTTTATCAATTAGATAGTTTCGATAGAGAAGATTTATAACAAATTCAGGTGATTTACAACAAAATTCTCTATCTACTACCTTTAGATTTTTCAATAGTTCAAATAAAGAAACTTCAGGTAAATATTCTTTCCTACAACAAATGCTATTATTTCTATTTACAATATCTAATCTTGAATCTGTATAAATTAATTTTTTCTCTCGATTTAGTATATTTATTATTTTTCTATTAGAAAGTTTTTTACAGATATACCCTTCTGTAACAAAATATAAAAATACCTCAGATAAAGAAGCTAGACGTACATCCTTTTCTAATTGAATTCCTTCAAAAAATTTTAACACATAAGTTTTATCAAAAAGATTTTTATAATTATTCCTAGATAAAATATATCTTGAGTGTAAAAATGGAAAAGTATATAATAAATCTTCTTTATTTGAAGAAGAAATTTCTAAGTAAGTGTATTTTGCTCCTTTAAAATTTATATAACTTAATAACATACTTACTTTCCCCATTTTAAATTTATTTTTGGTTCTCCAGTAATTTTTCCAGTATCTATAAGATAATTTCGAAAGATTATAGTTTTTAGAAATCCTGTTACAGTTTTAAATTTCTTTTCAGGGATAGGAACCACAGAAGTCAGAATATCCTTTCTAGTAAATGAGTTTAATTCGTACTCCCTGATTAATCGGGTTCCTGGTTGTTTATTCAACGATTCTACTTCCATTATAAATGAAAGTTGTATCATTGGATCTTTATAAAGTCTTTTTGACATAGAATTAAGATTTGAAATTTTTGGACGGTCAATTGAGGATGCTAAAACTAATCCTACTTTAGAGAAATCCATTAATTGTATTGGTCTTTCTTTTTCGAATTTTTCTAAGTATGGTTTTAATTTTACTTCGTCCTGTACAATTTCAAAACTAAATCCAGGTTCTGCAAACACTTCGAATCTACCATAATCTACATAAGGTATTGTAATTTTTTCTGTAGAATTTGATTCTGTAAGTACTGTATAATATACTGTGAATACATTTTGTATAACACATTGATAAACTTTTACATCCATTCTTCTATAGTATTATCGTTCCACTTCACCCTAGCATATACATCTGGGGCATTATCTAATCTCAATTCTAAGTTTTTAAAATCTTCTCTGAATTCTTGAGGTAGTTCGAATACTTTATTTATTACCTCCTTCATAATTTCTCGTGCCCTTAACTGTCTAGCTTTCTTTCTCCATACTCTGGGACAAAATACGGCCGGAACATATATAAAGTGATCAGAAGCGGCGGATATATCTGTTATAACTACCTCAGAGGGATCTATCTCAAGTTTTTCATACTCTGGGGTGTTCCAGTATCCATATTCATTTTTCTTTGGTTCCTTAGAAAAACATAAATACTTATCTCCTTCTTTAACAAACCATAAACTTCCGCCGCTAAACTCCTCTTTATACTTCTCTAATAAATCGGCCGGCGTAGATAGTCTCGGATCTTCATCAAAATAATCTTGAAGAATTTGTTTTATTTCTCCAATTATTTTTCCAGAGGCTAATCTAAATTCTGTCATTATACATTCTCCTGTAATTGGAACTGTAAAATTCGTAGTAGGTTGGAGATTTTTTATTCTTTCAACTTCGGAGAGAAATGATTCAGTTTGACCTGGCATATTCCAACAAGGTTTATGGTTCATATTATCAGCTTCAATTAACTTCATTTCATCCGTCAAGTTATCTCCAAGAAGTCTGATAAGTTGACGAGTTTTCTTTGGTTTTCCTGTATATAGTCCTCGAGAATAATCATAGAGTTGTTTAATACACATATGATTCTCAACTAGGAAAACAACTTTATCAATTACTTCTCCTGGGTATTTAAGATTAATCAGGATTTCTCTTGTTTCTTTTGCTGACTCTTTATCATGTCCATGAAATGAAAATGATCCATCTTCTTTTACTTGATAACATATTGGTTTAGAAACATCATGAAAGAGGGCTGCTAACCTAAGTTCAAGATTTGCTCCGCCTTGAATTACATGACCCAATACAGCAAGAGAATGTTCGCCCCAAGTTTTATCATGATACTTATTATTCTGTACGAAACCGATATTTAATTGAAAAATCTTAGAAATTCTCCACATAAGACATTTTCCAATTAATTCTATAATTCCCCGTACTGCATTCTTTGACATTAGAATCTTAGTAAATTCATCTCTAATCCTTTCCATACTAAGAGCTGAATATTCTGGAATATTATCAATCTTAGAGTATGTTTCCTCAGAAATAGTAAACATTTTAGTACAGGCAAATCTGATTGCTCTTAACATTCTAAGAGGATCATCTTTAAAAGTCTGTTCAGGATCAAGAGGCGTTCTTAAGATTCTATTCTTACAATCATCTAAACCTTTCCCTGTTGGATCTAATACTTCTCCAGTTAATAAATTTTTATACAATGCGTTACAACAAAAATCACGTCTAAAAGCATCTTCAGTGATATTAGTTTGCTGTACTGTATCTGGTTTTCTCGGTCCTTGATTATAAGTTTCAATTCTAGGCACAACACATTCTATATCTATCTTTTCATTGGTTCCTATGTCTAATGAAAATTTTCCCGTTTTAAATCTATTATAAGTAACGAAACCAGAACATTCAGGCTTTGTTTTTAGGAAATCTATAAAGAGATCTGTTCCTTCTGGATAATCAATACAAAGATCTATATCTTTTGGAGTTTTTCCTAAAACTAAATCCCTAACACATCCACCAACTAGATAGATTTTTTCTTTGAATTTACAATCTTGAACTACTTCTTTTAATAATTCGACTGCTTTTTCATAATCATTTTTCTTCATAATCGTTTATTGTTTTAATCACATATAAGGAAAATAAACTACCCTGGAAGATTTATTTTCTCCAAGGTAGTAAATAATTATTATTGTTCGGCTTTTCTATACACTCTTACTATAGTTGCTAGATTAAGAATTACTATAAATCCAGATATAATTATAGTAATTAAATTTATAAAAGGTATTTGAATGAAATTATAAGAATCCAATTTAATATGATTCCAATAATCTTTTTGATATCCACTAAGTAAACAATCTGAATAATTTTCTATGTTTAACTTTGTTCCAGGCTTAAGAGATTTTTCCAAAATATATTTTTCAAACTTTTTATCTCTATCCCAACTAAAAGATCCAGACCAAGTTATAGTATCATTTTCATCAATACATATACAAAATATTGCTTCATTTTCTTTTCCTCCAGACCAGAATGATCTTTGAAGTTCTGTTTTATTCTTATAGCTATTTTGCCAAACTAAAAGAATAGGTCTGAACATAGGATCTAGGGAACATATATAGCCAATTTTTCTTTCTAGAGAATCAGGAATATTGATACCATATACGAAATTTTGTCTAGGTTCTAAAATATTATCTGAATTTACAACTCTACCAATACTATATCTCATAAATAATCTTTTCTTCAAAGCTTCTGATATATCTACATCATATAACTTATAGATCGGTAAAATATTATTCATATAATTATAGTAACTAGTAGGTTTTGAGAATATTAATGCAGTTTCAGGATTACTATTCCACTTAGATCTACACATATGCCAACTCTTATTCTGTGGATGTATGATATCTTCCTTGTTTTTCCATAATCCTTGAAAATACATAAAAGTATTTTTCGAAATTTCAATCTCTACTTCTTTACCAGTATCAAAATCATCATAAACTAGGTAATAAACATCTTCATGAGTAACATCTTTTCCATCTACTTTTTCTATCCAATTACCGTAATGTTTTATATACCTAGCTGAGTATTCAACTAGTTTTGTATCTACTGGCTTATTTAAAGTAAATGTAAAAAATACAATAAATATAGCCATAACTGAAGGTAAGACGAAAAATATATTCGGCTTATCTTTTTTCAATCGTCTTTTAACTTTAATAAATATAAATACTGATATTAATAACAGTATTACAACAGTCATAAATAAATATTCCATAGGCTTTTTAAAAACTTATTAATTTTCTTTTTCTAAGCAAATCTCCAACTACTGGATTCCATTCTATTGCATCTTTAATAGTCTTTTCTGGATAAGTACAGGTATGAAAGTTTTCTGCAAAAATGGTTTCTGTAATAATTATTTTTCCATAATCACCCATATCAGATTCATAAAATATATTTAAAGAGTTTCTGAATATTCCATCATCTCCTGGGGTTAAATAAAGATTATCAGTATCTTTTTCAATAGATCCTAAGAAAATAAGATCTTCCCGAGGTTTCTTAACTCCCATTGAGGAATCTGCATACCAAAGGTGATGTTCATATTTCCATGAATGAACCTCATATTCTCTAAGATCTCCAGGAAAACCACCTAACTCTGGAGTTCCTTCACTTCCATAAATTACACAAGGTTTCCACCCTCCATTAATATATTGAAGTTCAAAAAGACATTTTGGATAATCTTCATGGATTAAAATATCACCTTCATAAATTCCGTTAGTTATAAATTCTCCAACAGATTTATGTGAAACCCTACTCCAAGTAAAAGATCTCTCTTCTTCATCAACTCGACTATCACTAGTTATAATTAAACAAGAACTGTCATAAGTAGATATTCTAAGGGATCCATACACGAAATTCAATGAATCATATAGACTCATTCCAATAGGTATTCCTCTAAAACTCTTGTCAATACTACTTCCATGTTTTTCTGCAAAGTATTTTTCAAGTAATCTACAACTCATTTTTTCTCTTTTCTTGTTTTAATCTTAATAACTCTTTTGACAAAGTAGGATCATTATGAGAGATGCCATCCAAGATATCATAATAAATACCCCAAATGGATCTTACAAATGCTAATCGTTTCGACACAAGCATATAAGTTCCATTCATTAAGGGCAGTTTAGATTCTTTCATAGAACTATAAAGAGCACTAAGACGTAGATATCTCTTATGCCACTTCAAAAGTTCTGGCATAGCTGTCTTTTCAGATAAACCCATTTCTCCAAGAACTTCTTTAACATCCTCTGGAAGTTCATCAAAAAACATATTATAACTTTTCTGCAAAGATTCTTTATCTTCAATCATAGTGTTTTATCTTCACTTAATTTCTCTACTACTTGATCCCATGTTAAATCACAAAGATCATCTATCCAGGAATCAATATAATATAATTTATCCGAATCTTTAATAACACCAAATAGAATTGGATCCTTTTTAATTCTCTCCTCTTCAGCTTTTTCATATTCTGTTAAACTGAATGATTTTCCGGTAGGATCATAGTACAGAATTACGTAGTTATCAAATACTTGTAAATTATCTGCCAGTACTTTCTTTTCAGCAACTGAATCTGGAATTACTCTTGTGAAATTCTTAATATAATCAATATCAAGTTGTTTTTCACATTTTTTCTGAAGAGTTACTAGATCCGACATTGTAATATAATGATTAATTCCAGAAACTGCTAGAACTGATTCATAAATATGTATAACTAATTCTGAAATTAATTTTTCGAGTTGAGCTTGTTGATTTAATACAGTAGCTTTATGAATTAAGCTCATATAAGCTTCAGTACGTTCTTTAAACTCTTTTTCTTTTCCAGCTAATATCTTAACTTGATCAAACAATTCTATTACATTTATTTCATACAGCTTTTTCGGTTCCTCTATCTTATCCTCAGTAATTGTCTTTTTTCTCTTTCCAAATAATTTTTCTAAGAAACCTTTCTTCTCTTTCTTATTCCCCGAAGAATTCATATTAGTATTAACATATTTAACAGAATCATCATTATTATTTACGAAAATTTGATTCCGAATTCTACCTGAGATTAAAGAATTATTTTCCTTCAGAATTTTTAATAGCTTTTCTGAAATTGATATATTAAATTTCCTAGCATTTGAGTCTCCAAGAAATTCCTTAACTCTAGATAAACCTTTTAGAATTTTATCTGTAGCTTCTATTTCTTTCTCACCTTCTAAGAAAAGAAATTGTCCTGGAGTTATTGAATCAGGATCTGTATTTACTATTCTATTAAAATTTATATTTACTTCAGATTCCTTAAGGTCTTCCTTTGAACTTAAAGTTACTTTTTCGGTTGTATCTTTTACTAGATTTTTATATTTTAATAAATTTTCATCTACTACAATACCACCTTCAAACAATGTAATTCTGTTTCCTTTTTCTAATAATTTCATAATCTATATAATATTTGTGAGTTTTTATTTCCTAGTTCACATCTAATATTTTCTATCAAACCCCTTTTAAGAGTTGGATGAAGACCCGACATTGATGTTATAAATAAACACCTTTCTTCAGGATCCTCTATAATACTAAATATTATAGGAAGCATATACATAAGAATTCTAAATCCTGATCCATGATCAATTATACTTAATAATCCAGTTGGATCATGATCTGTTATTATCCTCCAGTCTTCAGTTATTTTATTTATTCCAAAACCTAAATCAGGAATAATATTTCTTACTTTCTCTTGAACTGATTCAGGATATTTCATGAGTTTTTCAATAAATGGATCAATACCCCATTTAAGTCCTTCACCTGAATCAGCTATTATTAAATCTTTTTCAAAAAACTTACCTATTCCATAAGATATATTGGGATAATCATAGGATAAATTAGAAATAAAAGAAGTAATAAATTTTGTTGATTTATAAACTTCATATAAATTTAATAAAATTTCTTCATCCTCCCCAGTTCCTTTAAATCCTGCTCCTATACTTATTTCATATTGATCTACGTATACAGCTAATTTTTGATCTACAACAAGGGATTCAGATATAAACTCATCTAACGTAAAGATAACACTATATCCTATATCATAATCTTCAGAACAAAGAGTTATAGACATTTCAATAGGTTCTATAGGATCATATGGTCTAAAATCTACTTTACTAACTTTTTTCAGTAAAAATTTACCAATTCCTTTGAGAAATTCATCTAAAGATATATCTACTTTGTAATCAACATCACTGCTTATTAACTCTGTAAGTCCAGTCGGAGAAAATCCTATTGATATTTCTTCTTTACATGCGAAAAAATTTTTTAATCTTAAATTTTTTATTCTCATTTTAATTTTCTTTGATCATAGTTAAGGCTATTAGAGTTTTATATCTTTCTTATGTACATTTCCCTTAAAAACCTTATATATGGAAATTATTGTTAATGAAAATTGCTTTAGTCAATAAGTCTGGTCTGTGAAGATCGGGCTTATTTTTTTTTGCCTGAGAATCTTATACTTGAAATAAAAACCTAAAAGAATGGAAAGATTAGAACAAATTTTCGAAAATGAAGTATTAAAAAATCTAAAAGAAGATAAAATTAGTGGGAAATCTATCAAAGAACTTCCAGTATTATTTGAGAAGAGGAAAAGAAATGATAAATACACCCACTCTGAGTTATCATATATTATGAAACTTAATGACCTAGGAATACCTTATGGATTAATCGCTAAATCTATATCTAGAACTGAAACATCCGTTAGAAATAGATGTGTTAAGTTTAGAACAGAAAATGGAACTTATAATAAGGGTCATATAGAAGAAAAATATAATCTTAACGATAAATTCTTAAAATATCTTGAAAAAGAAGATAGAGTAATGACTATCTTAGACGCTTATTCGGGGAGTAAGCCATTTTGGACAAAGTATGAAAAAGGAAGAGTAGTATTAACAAATGATATAAATAAAGATTATCCAGCTAAATTACATTTTCCTGCTGAAGATCTTGTTAAGGTATTATATGAGAAAGAATATGAATTTGACGTTGTAGATCTAGATCCATTTAATACTCCAATGAAATGTTTTGATAATGCAATTAAGATTTGTAATAGAGGATTAATCATGACTTTCGGGGATAAACGAGGAATAATAAGTAATAAAAACTTAGCAAAAGAACGTTATGGATGTAGGGTCTATGATGAAAGAAAAATAATACAACATTATATCAGAAGAGCTAAGAAATTTGGAGTGAAACTTAGAGTATGGAAATTTGTAAAATGGAAAATGACATGGAGAGTTTACTTTAAAGTACTAACCCCGAGTTCCTTATAAATGTATTAATAAAAAAAATTAAACAATTATGAAAGTAAGATTTTTATCTACAAAGTTTTATGTGAGCGAAAAAAGAAGAACAGTAACTTGTGTTATGACTGCAAAATTAGACGATAGAAAGTCTGGTCAAAACAATTTCCGATTTACATGGGAAGGGGAAGAGAGATTCTTAGAACCTTTCGAAGTTATAACAGTTGCCCGTTGTCACAAAGATGATAAATTCGATGAGACAAAAGGAAGACGTATCGCTGAATCTAAAGCTAAACGTTTAGTTTATTCAGAAGGAATTCAACGAGGAAGAATGATACTAAAAGCAGAAAATGCTTATCGGAAAGAGTTGGAAACATTTGTAGAAAATACAGTAAAGTATAAAGAAAAAGAAGTAGCTCATACATCTATTGTAATGGGATAAAAAAGAAAATAAGAGAGGATTTAACTTGACTTTTAATTAGTCAAGACCTCTCTTATTATTTTTATAGTCCTTCAGCAACTGAATTAAGAATCGAATCTAGGATCACCTTTTCAGTTGTTGTTTTTATTTTCTTCATTTTATATTCACCGGTACCTAAATAAATTATAGTATATTCGATAATATCTGAAGATTCTCTTTTCAGTTCAAATAAAACCATAGATGAATATACTAAAGTTATTTGATCAGGATAATCATTAGCAACGTACAAAGGATCTCCAAAAACATCTGATATTTCTTTAACTATATTCTTCAGATTTATCATAATGCTGCTAAGTAACGATATATATAATTCTCAATATCTTCATAGGATATAGTGATAAGTTCTTCAGTTGGAAGTTCACCTTCTGGTTCAGTTCTAATTATATACATAGGTACTTTAGAAGCATCAGGTCCTATCTCATCAGAATGAATTAAGAATACTGTTGGAATTCTTACTCCAGTTAGTTGTAGATAATGAGTCTTAACAACTGTAGAATAATATTGAAATGACCCTTTCCCTAGCTCTTTACATATATTTTCGAAAATCTTAGTAATTCTTTTATTTTCCATTAGTATCTAAAATCTCGATAAGATTTGTAAAAATAGTAATACCCTGGACCTCCATTTAAAGTTGGTCTTGGATCTACTCTAAATACTAAAAATTCCGGTGGAAGTGGTGGAAGCTGAATTGTATCTCTCCATCTAAACTTTATACGTTCTGGATCTCTTTGACTATCTAAACCAACTCCAATACCTTCTATATAACACAATCCATTATCTAAAATCTTTAACATCAAAGGAGCTTCATCTCCAATTGCACCTGATTCTACATAAGGATCATATATAAATATCTCACCAGGTTTTAGATTTTGATATTCCATAAGACTAAGATGATCATTTCCTATTCCTGGAAATCCAAGTTTCATTTCTGTCATTCTGGACTTCATTTTATTAACTTGATCTGGCCAAGTCTTAGAAAAACCTCTTTTTCTGGCGAATTTTATAAGAATATCATCATTTACCATTTCTTATATAATTTTTAATATATTTATAAACATCTGTAATTAACCCTGTAGTCTCTTTATCTTGAAATAATTCATCAGATATTAAATTATCATCTACTAAATCTTTCAAAAGCTTTGTTATATCATCACTGTTACTAAATGAAACTATATTTGTTATATGATAATATTGAGACTTATCTCCGATATATGTAAAAGTTAATTTGACATATGGAAGTCTTACTAAATCATATGAACCATCCTGATTTTGAGACTCTGAAATCAAACATTCTCCTGAAATATTAGTATAACTGTAAAGATCAAGAATTGTTTTTCCTGGAATACATTTAAGATAATTAAAATTCTTTACTATTTCGGTGTCCGAACTTCCTCCAGTAACCACTACATTATTATGCATCTTAGAATGTGTTTCTGTTTTCTTAAAGAATCCAAAAACTTTTTTCTCTGTTGTGTACTTTTCTTCATAAACAAAGTAGAACTTATGATCTTCAAGTTTTAATGATTCTGGATTTATTTCTATCTTTGTAACTCTATAATCTTTAATTGAGGGTAAGTCGTTAAATAATCTTCCTATTTTCATCATAATTTAACATTTTTTATTAATTTACTTGAAGTTCTATCATAAAATAAATCCTTATCAGTAAGTAGACCCTTTTCATATAATAGATTAAGAAACTCATTTAATTCTTTTTCTGTTTTAAATGTATATTCTTTTCTTCTTATATTATTCCCATACATATCGATTTTATAGTAAATTATAATATATGGAAGTCTATATACTTTATAAGATCCATCAGAATACATATCTTCTCCTATTATTCCATCCTTAACACCACAATAAAATACTGAATTTGGAAGTCTTATAGATTGTCCCGGTTCAATATTTTCATATTTTCTAGATTCTTGTGAGTAAATCATATCTCTCATATAATTCTTTTGACGACATTTGATAAACCCAAGGAACTTTTTTGTATATTCTGGATAAAATCGATATCTTTCTTCTAAAACAATTGATTTTTCAATTGATACTGAGATAATCAATTCTTTTGTAAAAATTAATTTTTCTAATGTTATCATAATAGTAAAAGTAGTTTTTCTGGTCGATCCCAATAAGCTTCTATTGCTGATTTCAAATATTCATATGCATTAGTCTTTGGGATGTCAGGATTGTAATGTAAAATGAAATCTCGAATTTTCATTCTATACATTCTAAATTTCTTCAACATAAAATCATTATCTCCACCTGGACACTCTGGATTTTGATAAGCTTGTTCCTTGTAAGACTGAATAATATTATACAATCTATCTCCAAGTTCAATACTATAACCAGCAGAATATGGTCCTTGGTTATGATTTTCTTCAATTAATTTTCCAGATTCCCAAGCTTCTTTTTTATACTCTACTTCTTTTCTAACGTTTCTAAGATATCTTTGATGACGTCTTTCTTTTTTTCTTTTACTACTAGTCATACTGTTCTTTTATATATGAATAATTTATCTTTATTACCATCTATTACAAACTTCCAATCTTTCCGAAATATTACTTTAAGGAAATCAATATAATCAGAAAAACCGATCCCAAGTTGAGGTTTCATCCCATTTAAGAATATTTTATCAACTGAAGATATTCTTATAGTTCCATAATAACCTTGTAAATTTTCACGAGGGTCTTTTAATACAGGATTAACGGAAGCAACAATATTACTAATTTTATAGTCAGTTACTATAACTTCAATACATTTCCGTATAGATTTAACATATTCCTTATACTCTTTTGACCCTAAAGTTCTCTTAAGATCATAGGCTGCATATAAAACATCATAATTAATGCTTCTACACAACTCTTCTCCATACTGATAAAAAATATCTATAAAACTAGAATAAGGTGAATCATCAATAATATCTAAGATCTCAGATTTTCTAGGATAACCAATAAAAGCTTCGAATTTAGTTTGAATACACCAACCCTCATTATTTAAAATCGAGAGTAAAGTTTTAAGTTGTTCAATATTAGTACTTTCACTCATCGAAAACTTGTTCTTCTGAAATTGGTAATACTGGAAGTTGCTGAATTTCTTCGGGAGTCATAAGGATCTCTGCTACCTTCATAATAACCTCCTCACACTCTTCCGATTTTACTTTTGGAGGAATTGTTCTTACTATCCTTCCAAATAATTCCTTAATATCTTTATATTTTTCAGTATCAGGAAGACTTAGAGATAAAGTTCTAGTATCTTGTCTAAGTCCTCGTACTGTGTGAATATATTGACATCTAGGACGATTATCAATTCTTCTATAATAAATTATGTTTCTAGCTCTAGCTAAAATACAATTTATTCTAAAGTCCATTTCTTGTTCGTTCATAATTTTTTATATATTTTTAATTACATTATTAAGGGATTCAAATCTTTTCGGATCACTATTTATAAATCTTCTATAAAATATTTCTTTTTCTACAGCGTAACCTAATTCAAAATAATTTATTAAAGAATAACCCATAACGATACCAGTACCAATATCACTGAAACGAATAGAAAAAACATCTCTTAATCTATTATTTCCATCAAAAAACCAAAACTCATTCTGTTGATTTACTCCAATAAAATTACCTAAGAGATCAAAATACTTAGATTTATATAATCCTTCCATTGCTTTAGAAGATAAAATTTCTAATTTCTGATCTGTCTCCCATAAATACTCTTTAATTTCAAGAGACCTAAGTTCTCCGAGAGTTGGAAAAAGAATATTAGTATAATTATTCCAATCAGCCCAAGGAATTAAAATTTCTAGGTCTTTTCCATACAAAGGTGGTTTTTCTGGATTTACTTTCAAACATTTTTCATACAACTGTAATCCTTTTTTTACATCCGAAGTATAAATTGAAATATAACTAATCATAATTACTACTAACTGCTATATATCTATTATTATCTAGATCTACTAATACTAAACATATTTTACCACCTGACATATAAAATAAATCACCTTCCCAAAATTCATTCCTATTAACTCCAACTTCTTTCCAAGCTTTTCTAAAGGATGTTATTAAATAATCTTTAGTATAAAAGTTAGTTATTATAGATGATTTAGATATATTAACAATCTCTATAAACTTTTTAGAAATCGAACTTCCTGAAATAAATCCAAAAGGCATAACTAATTCTTCTAGGTCTTTCTTTAATGATAGCATCCTCGAAACATTAAGATATTTCTCATTAATTGGATGTGTCGGTTCTTTTACTTCTCCTAAACTAAAGAAATAATCATATAGCTCAGAAAATTCAGGATAAAACTCTTCAATTATCTTAGGATCCGCTGTTATAAGTTCGGCCGTATTATTTTCCCATCGAACCTTACAATATTGTCTAAACTTTTTATTTAAATCTAATCCAGAACATAAGACTTTTAATAAAAACTCATTATCCTTCATTATCATGTATAATATAATTCGTTAAATATGGAGTAATTACAAAACGGCCGGAAGAAAACAGCGAAATATCTAAAACCTTGATCCTCCAATCTCTCTCAGGTGGTAAAGGAAATTCATCATTATTTTCAAAAGTAGTGTAATTATGTCCATAAGGTAGACTTTCTTTATAAAAGCTATCTAACCCGGAGATATTTACTCTTGCATCATTCCCATCACTTATAAAAGGATTACTCAAAAGAGTTTTAAAACTCTTTTCTAGGTTTCTTGTAAAATCATGTTTGAATGTTTTGACCTCCGTTTCTATTTCTCTACCACCAAAAGAATACTTACTTGAAAAATATCTATATATCCCCTTAAGTCTAGTAAAAGAAATCTCATAACTAAATTTTCCTCCTGTTAAAGCAAAAACAGTTCGAAAAATATGAAACTCTGGATAAAATTCCTGAACTGCATCAGAAACTACAGGCTCAAGAGAATCATTAAAAGGTGTTGTAATATACTCTTGATAGAACTTACAGTATTCATAAAATTTTTGATCCAATGAAACCTCAGGATCTGATAGGATATTTATTATATTATTCTCTTCCATAATAAAAAATAAAAAGAGCTGCCTGGAAATTCCAAACAACTCTCTTGATTACTATTTCTATTTCTTTCTGATAACTTCGTCAATAATTCCAAAATCTAATGCTTCTTGTGCAGTCATCCAATTATCTCTCTCACAAGCATCTGCAACAGTTTCATAGGTTTGACCTGTCTGCTCTACAATAGTTTCATAAAGTTCTTTTCTTAGACGTTCCATCTCCTTAGCTTCAATAATAATATCTGTAGTTTGCCCAGATAGTTGACCTATGAGTGGTTGATGAATCATTGTTCTAGATCTTCTAAGTGCTGAACGTTTACCTTTAGTTCCACACATTAGAATCATAGCACCATAAGACGCACATAATCCAGTATTTATTGTTCTAACATCAGAATCAATAAATTCCATAGAATCAATAATTCCCGCACCAGAACTACAACTACCCCCAGGACTATTCACATACATAGTAATATCTGCATTTTCTACAGAATCTAGATATAATAATTGAGAAACTACTATATTTGCACTATCTGAATTTACATCTGTACCAAAGAAAATTTGACGTTTACTCATAAGCTTAGAAAAAATATCTAGCTGAGACATATTTCTTTCAGACTCCTCAAGAATATATGGATTGATATAACCTCCTCTAGCTTCTGACATTTTATGAAGTTTATCATCAAAACTAGTCATCTTAAAAGGATTCTGAGATTTATAAAAACTTCTAAAATCTTTAATTGTTTTATTTTCCATAATTTATAATAATTAAATGTTTTTATTCAATTATAAGATTTTGAAGCCTAGAAAAAGAAAAATCCCCAATCTTCACAGACTAGGGACTTCTATTAAACTTTAAAAACTAATACTAACAAACAAAACACATCTATATGTTTACCATTAATTAAGATTCTGAATCGCTGTAAAGAGCAAAAAGAAGAAGACCGGATTTCTCACAGTCTTCTTTTGGTTTTAACCTGGAAATTTATAAACATAAACAGGCTCTTTTTCGAATTCTAAGTCTTCAACGATACAAGGAAATGAATATTCTGAATGTAATCGTCGGATGATTCTAGGAAATAATTCTTGATCTCCTCGATTTTGTAAGTTATTTACAAACTTATACATCTTAGGTCTTCCATCAGCTGCTACAATCTCTAAGTTATCTATCCACGTATTCCAGATTCTTTGAGCTTGTTCTTCAGAGAGTGCTAAGATGTAATATCCTTTCCATCTATAAACATTGAAATTTGTTGGGACAATTGAAAAAATTCCATCTGTATATACTCTTTCACCTAACCCATCAAGAGTTATGTAATAAATTGGCTTAGGAGAATCCAATTTTATAACTTTTTCAACATTAGTAACTTTGTACTCCTTTTCTCTTTCAATTTCAGGAAAACCGATAATTTCTGGAGATATTACAAGTTTAACCCCAATTCTTAAGATTCCATCTTCTCTGACATAATTAATTCCTTGTTTTTGTTTTAATTCTTTTTCCATGATTCTTGGATTTTATTGGTTTATCTCAAAAGTAAGGTTTTAAGACTTTTTCCAAGAAAAGGATCTATCAGTTAAATCAACTTTTATTCCTTCTATCTTTGACGATGAAGTTATTCCAGGGAGTCTTATTAACCTTCCAAATTTCTTTAGGAAGGCTCTATATTCCCCAAGTTTTAGAATATCAGTACCTTGCGCCGGTAATATAATAAATTTTGAATATTCTTCATAAATTTTAATAGCTGATTCCTTAGATTTAGCAAATATAAAATACCAACAAAAATCAATATCCGGCGCCTCTATTTCTACTTTATAAACTTCCATAACTCCTATAACATTCCCATTCTTTCTAAAATTGTTTCAATAGCCTCCCAATCAACACAAGAGGTATATATAGTTTTTATTTCTCCAGTATCGAAATTTACATACTCGGCTTCACCCCATCTAAGAGGTATTCCAAGAGCTGTATCATCTATCAAGAAATCTCCTAAAACTTTTCTTGCATATCCTATTACACCTTCTTCCTCTGGATTATCATTTACACAATACAGTGGAATTTCTCTTTCTCGAAACCATCTCTCAGCTTCTTCTAATGATGTTTCAGTTCTAAATTTTCCTCCAATATAATTATATGGATTATTTCTAGAATTATTCCGACAAGTCCAAAGAATCAATCTATGTCCAGCAGAAACTATCCTTTTTAAAACCCTTTCAGCTCCTGTATCAACCTCTGAAAAACCGGGTTCAGGAAGATTAGGAACACAAGTGCCATCGAAGTCTATCAAAAAAGTTGCCATAAATTTTCTATAGGTTTTGAGTTAATAAAAATCTTTTCAATCTCAGGAGAAATTGGTTTATTATGATAAAAATAATCAATCCAATTAGATATAACTATTTCTGCTGTAACTCCCCAAGGAACATAAAACACTCGAGATTCAGATATAGTATTCCTAAGTTCTTTGATAAAATCTTTTTGTTTTAAAATAGGTGGATATTTATATTTCCATCTACATAGAAAAAATTCTTTAATCTCCTTAAGTTTTTCATCTGTAATCTCTCCAGAATTATTAAGTGTTATTGGAAACCAATCGCTCATTTCACTCGTAAAAATAAGTATATCCAATTTTAATATTAAAATATATCTTCCTCTGTTATTTTCCATCTTTTGAATTCTTGTTCATAATTCTTTCTTTTCGGAGATCTAGGTCTTAGTTGTTCTTCAAATTTTTCCCAAGCTTCATTCTCGGAGGATGCAATAATTGTCATAAATTCTCTGAAAAATATAGGATTTCCTAATTTATCAAAATCAGATATTTCTTTTACAAAAAGATATGTCTTCATTTAACAAAGTGAGTTAGGTCATCAAACTTAACAGGAATACACTCCTTTCTGTAAAATTCCCACATATCTCCAGACATAATACTTCTACTTCCACAATGAGATATTAATTCGATAATATTTAATTCAGATGCAGTATAAATTCTACGTCCTTTAAAGAAATAAAACTCAACTGATTCTTTAATAGTTTTTATAAGTTGTGCTTCTTTGTAAATTATCTTAGGAGGATTAAGGAGATTATCTTGAAAGTATTTATTATTCATCCAAATAATTTGTTCTTTAAGATCAGTATAAAAATCATTCCAATCATCCCAATTATAACTTACTAACGAATATTTTTCAAGAATTCGAATAGCTACTATCGGAACTGGAGAACCTAATTTCAAATATTCTCCCCATACATCTTTATCTATTTTCTCTTCACCTGAACTCATCTTACTCTAATAACTAAAGTATTATCTCTAAATTCCTTCCAAGACTTAGCGTTTGACATCATAAATCCATAATTAATACACTCCTTTAGACCCTGTATCCAATCTTTCAGGGTAGTTCCAATCTCTACCCAAGTCCATTCCGAATCTGATACTTTTACTCTGGGCTTTTCTCCTGACGATCTCCAAGAATTTACATCTGAATAACCTGCTCGAAGTGCTTGCATCTCAGGGGTAGTATTTCCGAAGTATTGTCTAACTAAATCTAACTCAGATAATTCGATAGGAGACATATTAACTAAACCTCCTAACTCCTGAACTTCTTCGATAATATCCTGATCTGACTTTACTGTTCTTTTATAAATTGTTCCAGATGCTTCCAAGATCTTAGCAAACTCACGACCAATCATTACATAATCAGCACCAAGGGCAATAGCTTTTAGGATATCCGAGTGACAAGTAATACCACCATCTGCAATAACTTTAACATCCCGAAGTCTACCTTTTCCTGATTTTCGAAGTGAATTAATTGCGCCGAGAATAGATGCCATAGGATAATGAAACCCATACTTATCTTGATCAACTAAAGATCCAGATGATATTCCGACACGTACATAATCAAATCCGGCGCCACTATACACTTCGTAAGTCTTAGGGTTAGCTATATTTCCACCCATCAAGATAACCTGTTTTCCGTAGAGCTGTTTTAATCTTTGTCCAATTTCCATAAGAGCTACATCATGACCATTTCCAGAGTCGATGCAGATATGAAATTGTTGAGTTGAACCTCTTTGATCTATATTTATAAAATTTTCTCTTACCTCCTGAAGACTAAACGCACAGAAGATAAATCCACACGCTTCAAGTCTAGTTCCAAGTTCAACAGTTCTAGGGAGGATAGGCTTAATTCCAGAATCTTGCCATACTTTCCAATTATCAACTCCAACAATAGCTTCCATCGGACTTGTAAAAATAGGTAAACTTTTTGGCACTCCCGTAACTTCCTGATCATCTAAAACAAAATAATCAAGTTTTCCAGAGTTAGTCCATCCTGAGTTAAGATTATCAGGAACTAACATAACATCTGATAATTCTAAGTACTTTTCCATATTCTTTTATTATAATTTAAATAATTCATTCAACCTCTCCTCTTCGTAGAAAAACTTCTCTAAAAGCTCATCTTTACTCTTATTAAGCTCCTCTATTCTTTTTTCCAAGGACTTTATATTATCTTCCATTTTTGTAATTCTCTTTGACATATTTCTAATTCCAATACGTTTAAAAACATTAAATTGTTCTTCTAGCATCTTCTCTGAAAACGCTACACAATTACTACAATCTAGTATTATACGTTTTCCTTTAGAATCTTTAAATTCTCTATTATAGTGATCCTTATATACTTCCCTAACAATTGGCTTATTATTAAAAATATTAAAAGAAGGAAGATAATATATGTATATCTTCTGAGTTCTCATATAATCATCATAATATTCTTTATATTTATTACGAACTTCACAATTATAGATAACTTCATAATAAGGTACAGAGCGATCTATCGTATACTCCCACTCATACTTATCAATTTTCTGTTTATAAGTACAAGTATCTGGATTATTTTCGATAACTTCAGAAAATATTAATTTCCCTAAATCGTTGGTAGTTTCTAATTCTCGTGTATTGAAAACAGGCGTATAGTCTACAATAGAAAAATCAAGTCTATCCACAGGAATAATTGGTATTCCCGGTTTATATAACTTTCTAATTCCTTGTTTATTAATTAAAGGATTATTAATTACAGTATTTATATATTCTGCTGAAAGAAATTCCTCACTTTTTGGAGAAAAATCGTTAAATAATTTTTCTATTATTGGATCGTCTTCTATACGATCCATTGTTAAATACTTATTATAAATTTCTTCTAATGTTAACATTTATAATTTTATTTTTATTACTACATATATAAGAAAATTAAAGGTTTAGTAGTTTCATCACCACTAAACCTATTCCAAATTCAATCTAAAAAAGCAAATTCATCACTTAACTGACAAAGCCACTCTTGATATTCTTCATCACTCATAGTCCTTTGCTTCTCTTTTGCTACTTCTACAATTGTTTCTCCGAAGTTAAACGATTCTTCATATTCTCCCATAATTTCTTTTTTAAGTTTATTACATATATAAGGCTTTAAGGAAATTATATACGGAAAATAAAAAAAATTTACTTATCACAAAAAATAAATTATATTTTTATTTCATATATAATATTTTAAGAAAAAAAGAAGGGAAATTAATCCCCTCTATTAAAAATATTCACATTTACTTCTTTAAAACCTCCTGCTGATAAAACAGCATTACTACAAGCAAATCTATCCTCCTGTTTTAATTTTTGATACATTTGAAGTATTTGTCCTGTTGGAGAATCATCAGTTAAGTGTATCTGATTTTCCCTTAACATTTCATTACTAACATATGTAATAAAACGGAAAAATTTTGTATCTTTCTGAAAAATTCCTAAGGCAACCCCATCATTCAATTTTCCTTCTAAATTCCATTCTCCCTCTTTTTGAACTTCAGGAATTATTGTTGTAATCATTGCAGAATTAGATCTTAGATAAATATCTACAATCTTTTCAAAGTCAATATTATCTATTTTTAGATATCTTTCGCGATACCTTCTCATAAAATGTGCTTCGAATATTACAATATTCCTCAAATTAACATCAAGTGATGGGAATAATATAGCATTCTTTTTTCCAGTTATTCCATTATTTACGATAGTATAAATGGTAGTCCCTTTTGAAAATTCTCTTTTATTAGGCCATGCTTCAATAATTGCTCGATATTGATTTCTTGATACATTAATAATCTTCGTCTCCTTAAACGGAACTGGAGACTTCGTTTGTTGATAAATCTTTAATATTTTATGTTTATTTTTATCTATTTCTCTATTAACTACATCTAGTATAGTCTGATAATCTCTTTTCAATTCTTTAAAGATCTCATCACTGTTCATGTTCATTGTAATCATAATTTTATTCCTTTCTTTTAAATTGTTAATAAATCTCTTTTGATTGGTTTAAAAAAGCCGGAGACTTTATATCCCCGGCCAAGAATGGAAAAAGAATTACACTAAACAAGAAAACCCTGATAAAACACTTTTCCAGGATCTTATATTCTTCATTTCGGTTGATGTGCATTCAAACATATCCACCCCAAGTCTTTTCTTTCTCTTTGGATCTGGACCTCCTGTCTGTAATGTAAACCGAAATTTGTCACTATCTCTAAGGTGTTCAATTTTCACCATATAATAAGTTTCGTAATTTCCCTCTTCATTCTTTTCTGTAATTCGAACGAAAGATCTAACTGTATAATCTTTATCGTTCTCTGATACATAGAGCTCTTTAAGCGAGCCTTGTATGAATTCAAGATCAGCATCTTCAAGTTTTACTGCCAATCTAGTCATTCCATGAACTCCTATACCCAAGAGTTCTGCATTGTAATTTTGTTTGATCAATTCTGCATCTAAACGAATTCCTGACCAAATTTCTTTTAAGTTTTTCATTTTCTTAATTGTTTTCTGTCCTCTAATTGCTTCGGACGTTGCACTTTTGTTAATTTAATTGTCTCTAAGGCTTCTCTATGAAGCCCTTTTGGTTGTTTATTCTTTTATTATTTTTTAAAGATTATACACTCTGGTTCCCACCAATCCATTATCGCTTTTTCAGATTTCCATTCTAGTCCTCTATTTGAATTTAACCATCTTGAGATCTTTATTTTTGTCTCTATACTTTTATCAGATATTACAAACCTCCTGGCTGCTGTCTCTGTTAGAAAAACATGTTCATCTCTATAGACGGGTAATTGTTCAAAAAGTACTAAAGGTAGGGTGTATGCTCCTGTAAGACGATCATAACCTAATAAACGAACACCAAATACTACTACATATCTTTTTTTCATAATATTTATTTTGTTAATTATTGTCTCTTCAAAGTAAAAAAAAGAGAACTAACTGATATTGTTATATATCAATTAATTCTCTCTAGTAAGATATCTATTTATCTTCATATATAAGGCCTTTAAGGATTTTGAAATGGAGTAATTTTTGACTCTATTTTCCTTATTAATGTATAATAAAAATATAAAAAAAAATATAAAAAATTATGATAGAAAATGACAAATTACTATTTTTAGGTTTTATTGGAATTACAGTAATAATATGGTATATATTATTTTATGTATGGTTAGTAAAACGAAGAAGAGATCTAATTTTTGTTCGTGATGTTTGGATAGATGAAACTTCCGAAGTTGATATCATCCTACAATCTATGAAGGTATATAAACTTTCAGAATGTGTTACTCGCCAAGAAAGATATTATCAAGAATTAATCAAGTATAAGAACGACAAAAGGGATTATTTATTTTTCCACCCTATTGGAGATAAGAAGGGTCAAGAAGAATTTTACAAGAATATGATAATAGCAACAGAATTAGTCCTAGATATTGATTCTTTAGAACCAGGTGATCAAGTTGTTATTAGTATCTCTGGAAAATTTTACTTAAGGAAAGTATATAAACTTGACTTCGAAAATAATATTATATATTATAAAGAACCGAACAATACAGTAGTATCTGAAGCGAAATTATATAGTGTAGTATCTAAAGTTAAATTAATATTTGGTAAAGATTTATTAAAAGAAATATTATGAAAGATTTAATTAAAGAAACATTCAAAGTAATGTATGTAAAAGAAGGAATGAATCAGACTAAAAACTTAATCTCACAAGAAGATTACGAAGAAAAAGTCAAACCAATTCTGAAAGAGATTCAAGAACTAGAGTCGAAACAATCTGAGTATAATAAGAAAAATAAAAAGTATCAAGAACTCGAGAGGGAAATCAAAGTACTTAAGGGAAAACTTAAACCCCTAGGAGAATGGTTTACTTCTGGATCACCTCTTGGAAAAGCCTTAAGGAATGGTGGACTTTTAATATTACCTTCACAACAAGGAGGTACTCATAAAGTAGAATTTATAAAAGAAGAGGTGGTATGAGAATTCGAGAATCATTACTTAGAAAATCTGCTATATATGGAGTAGTATTTCAACGTTCAGAACCAAAGAGATCGTTTTTTAATCCTGGGAGACCCTGTAAAGTAATACTATATGTAACAGGAGAAATCAGACCAGTTGAATTTAATTATAAAGATGACGACACTATGGGATATGATGCATATAAACGCTTGAAAGATGAACTGAATATAACCACTGGAGATGATGTTATAGAAATTATGAAGTTTATGTTGGAGGAAAAGAAAGAATGATAAAAATAGGTTGTTTATCGGATATTCATGGTTATGTTTATGATTTACAAACAAAATGTTACCCAGAGATTGAACTTCTAATTATTGCTGGAGATCTGTGTCCCACTGATGAAGTTATGTATCAAGAAGAGTGGCTTGAATATAATTATCAGAATATATTCATGAATAAGAAAATATTTCCGGATCTTCAAGAAATTATAATAGTTCCCGGAAATCATGACTACTGGATTGAGAGACACTATGATGACTTCCTCACACTTAGAAAGATATTTGGATACTCTACTAAAGTTCTAGTTGATGAAGAGTATGAATATATTTCTGGAATTACTGGAGAATCAGTAAAGATATATGGAAATCCTAGAACTTCTTTATGGTTACACGCTTTCCCACATAAACCTGGAAATATTGATATCTTAGAAATTCCAGGAGGAATAGATATTTTGGTAACTCATGAAGCCCCTAGGATATATCAACTTGAATGTATAAAACAGTCTCAAGGATGGTATGGAAAAGATGAACCTGGGAATCTAGCATTATCACAAAGAGTATTAGAGATCAATCCAAGGTATCACGTGTTTGGTCACATACATTACCCGGAAAGAGGTGAAGTATCTGGAATAAAATTTATGAATGTATCTCAACAAACTAGAGAAAATTATACTCCTAAGATACATATAATAGAATATACAGAATAAAAAATAAAGAGAGGTCTTGACTAATTAAAAGTCAAGTTAAACCTCTCTTTTTATTTCTTAAAGATATTTTTCTAGAAATTCTTTTAGTTCTTCCTCTGTACTATTTACAAAGGAAAATATTTTTTGTTTGGGTACATATTTTCCTTTAACTTTTTCTACACAAAACACTACTAGGTTAGTTCCAAAAAGTTCTAGTTGATCCATTCCATCATATCCTCCAAAGAAACTTCCTTTTTTAGTTTCATACAGATCTATATCTGGATAATTCTTTTCAAAATAATTGTAAACTTCTTTCTGTGTCATTTTTCTTAATTTATTTTACTATTTACACATATAAGAAAATCAACCGTCCAAAAATTCGACCGTCTGAGAAACCGGGAAAATCTTATAAATGTATTAAAAGACACAATAACAAAAAAGACATCATAGGCGTCTCAAGAAATGCGTAATGTATAGCTTGAGCTTGTGAAGAACTGAAAAATCATGTAAGGTTTAAATCTCACTAATCTCTTCAGAACTTCTACGTTTATGAGGTGCAAAATTAAACAACTTTAAACGACACAACAACAAAATTAAAATTAAAATAATTAACTGAATCTATAGACAAGATAGTTTAGCGGGTCAAAACACTAAGATAATTGTTTATCTTAGAATCTCAGGTTAGAATCCTGATCAAGTTCTCTAGATTTATAATAGTTAATTATTTTATTTTTTTCCAACTGGATTCTGTATTAAAAATATTTTCCATCTCAAAAAATCTCTAAATGGGCGATCTTACAGTTTAATAAAAATAACCTTGGATTGCTGAATGAAAGACAAAGAGATTCATTAGCTAGTATAGGTTTTATTGGCTATTGAAATTTAAAAAAGGTAGAAGGACGATAAAAAGTTCTTCTACTTCTTTTTCTCCCTTGACTTTCTTATATATGTATTATTAATAAAATATATTATGGGAACAAATTTCTATGCAGTAATCCCAGTGAAAAAAAGGGATAAAGAAAAAGCAAAAAAATTAATTGACGAAAACAAATTTAGTGAAGCAGCCGATCTTTTAAAGGATATAACAAAAGAAATACACCTAGGTAAAAGATCGGCCGGGTGGAAGTTTTTATTCAACGCCAATCTCGGAAAATATTATGAACTTACTCGCGAAGGTATAAATAAGTTCTTCGCGAAAAATAATGTTATAATAAAAGACGAATATGGCGTTGAGTATACGGCCGAGGAATTTTGGGAGAATGAGATAGGAAAGTTTTTAGAAAAAGGATATGACTTAGAGAGCTACTATAATGACAATCCAGATGAAGTTAGTCCATATTTTAGCTACTCTCGATCAATACCTTCCGAACTAAAAAAATATAACCCAAATAAATACGGGGAATTTTATAGTGATGGTCTAAGATTCACCATCACTGAAGATTTTTGTTAACGCCATAAAAATAAAGGATATAAGTGTAATAAAAGCTTGTATCCTTTTTATTTTCTGTTCTTGAAGAAAAAGAAAAGGATAGCACATATACCACCCTTTTCTCCTAACCATCTCAAAAATGCTAAAAGCCTTATATATGAAGATAGATTTGCAAAGTCATAGAATCCTAAAGTATTGAAAGAAATTGGTATAATGATAATCTATCTTTTATATTTTTTAACTAAAACTCAATTAAATATTTATTATGAACATTGAGATTTTTAACGTAGTACTATTCATACTATTCGCAGTAGTATGGATAGCTGGGAGTATCGTAGTGATATCCCTGGTAGCTTCAGTCTTAGTAAAAATATTACTGAAGGCTTTGATAGCTACTTTCAATTTGGTTATTAATTAATCAAATACACCCTGGGCAAAATGTGCCTGGGGTTTTTCTTTCATATATTAGAATTTAAAGGACTATAGAGAGCAAAATTGTCCTTAAAGTTCGAAGACAAAGGAGCTTCCCGTTATCTATCCCCTCCGATCGCTACCGCTGAGGGGATCTAAGGAAGAAACTTTGAATAAGATATATGGGAATGATAATAGGTTTTTCTCCGATTATTTAAGTATATAGATTTTATTTAGATTTCCGCCTTCAAGAGGCGGATCTTATTTAAAATAGAAAGTGTCCTTTTTTTTTCAGATTTAGATTTATTTACTATTTTATATTTTTATGATATCTAAAGTGACAAAACGCATGTATTATCCTTTTAAACTCTAATTAATGAAAAAGGGATCCTCCTGTGTCTTCAATTTAAAAAGACAATTTATTAAAACTGGATTCTGTATTGAATTAAAAATAACAATTAAAATATTTAATATTTATGATCAATAAATTACCTGATATCATAGTACCTAGAGGTATTAGATATATTTCAGAAATGGATAGTTTATTTAGATTTTATAAACTACCTGTAAAGTGTATAATAAATAAGCAACTTCCAGGTTGTGGTTTCACTGAATACTGTATTAATGGTCCTGAGAATGTAATACTTTGTTCTCCTAGAAAAATGTTACTTAAGAATAAAAAAGATCAACATGAATTTGAAGTTTATCTAGTTGTGAATGAATTAGAAAAAGAAATAGAGGTTGATAAAGATCTCTCTAAACTAGATAAATCTAGATCATTTATGGAAAAATTAAAAGAGTGTACTGGAGAGGATAAAAATGATATTTATAATCGATTAATGAGAGAAATTAAAGATTATATTAATTTCCGAAAGTCTTATGATAAACCTTATAAGATTCTAGTAACATACGATTCATATAGAATTGTAAAGGATATCCTAGAGAGTCTTGGAATATTTCAATCATTCTACACTGTAATAGATGAATTTCAGACAATCCTACATGATGCTAGATTTAAGTCAGATACCGAATTAGGATTTCTTTATTATCTTAAACAATCTCATAGTGCATTATTTGTATCAGCAACCCCTATGTTAGAGGAATATTTAAATATGTTAGATGAATTTAATGGTCTCCCATACATAGATATGAATTGGGGAAAAGAAGATCCTAGTCGAATAATTAGACCGAATCTAAAGGTGTTATCTATGATGAGTGTGGGGACTAAGTTACCAGAAATTATTCAATCCTACAAGGATGGTAATTTTGAGAGAGCTATTAGGATGATTAATGGATATCCTAGAGAGATAATATCAGATGAGGCAGTATTCTATGTAAACTCTGTTAATCATATAGTTAGTATTATAAAAAAGTGTGATCTCCAACCTGAAGAAGTAAATATTCTATGTAGTAAAACAGAGGGAAATCTTAAACGTATACAGAAAAAACTAGGAAAGAGGTTTGTAATAGGAGAAGTACCATTAAAAGGAGTAAAACCTAAAATGTTCACCTTCTGTACAAGGACTGTATATCTAGGAGCCGATTTTTATTCTACATGTGCTAGAAGTTTTATATTTAGCGATAGTAATATAGATACTTTAGCTGTAGATATTTCTGATGATCTCCCACAAATCCTAGGTCGTCAGAGATTATTTGAGAATCCCTGGAAAAATGATGCTGTATTTTATTATAGGTCAATATGCGATTATAGAAAAATTAGTCAAGAGGAGTTTGATAAAGAACTTGAAAGAAAAAAGAAGGCTACCAGTGATTTATTAAGATCTTTTGATTCTGCACCAGATGATGCTAAGTTAACTTTAGCAGAAAAATATCAGAAAGATGCTAAGATGTCTAATTATAAAGATGATTATGTTTCTGTTAATAAACATCAAGGGTCAAGTTTAATTCCAGTGTTTAATAATCTCGTTTTAGTAAATGAAATTAGAGCATTTAGAATACAGCAATATGATTATAAGGATAGATTTACTGTATTTTCTAGTGTTCATTCTGTTTTAGATACAAATGATATTATTAATCAAGAGGTGTCTAATTTCTTATATCAGTATGAACAATTAGGAACATATTTTGAGAAAGCTAGATTATTATGTGAATCTGATTTATCCAAAGAGGTTATAGATTTAGTATTAGCTCAGATATCAGAGGAAGATGATGTTAAATCTCATTATATAGCAATTGGACCTCAGAAATTTAGAGCTTTAGGATATAAAGCAACTCTAGTCAGAAGAGAATTAGGTATAGTAACATTTAGTAAAGAGCTTTTAATAAATACAATATTTTCAAATTTTAGTATTGGAGATAGAATAAGTTCTGCAGAAGCTAAAGAAAGATTAAGATTTTTATACTCTTCTATTTCTTATACAGCTACTCCTAAAGCAACTGATTTAGATGCATATTTTATTACGAAAGAAGCAAAAGTTAATGAAATTTCAGAAGATGGTACGAAGAAAAGAGTAAAAGGATTTGATATTATAGGAGTAAAACCAGAATACCAAGGAACATATAATAACTTAAAAATAATAAATAATCAATTATGATAACATTTTTTATTCTATTATTTTCTTATTGCAATATTTATCGGATTATTCTTTATTCATACTCTAGATAATATAAAAAATATACTTCCTGAAGATGAATATAGGAAGATGAGACAGACTATTGTTAATTTTATGCCTTTCTTACCGATTGCATTGTTAGTTGTCTTGTTTTGGAAGAGATTTTAGCTTTTCCGTATAATAATCTTTCAAAGCCTTATATATGTAAAAATAAACTTAAAAGAGAGATTATGGAAAAGTTAAAATTTTGGTTAGATGAATTAGATCTAATCGCAAAGGAATTTAATCGTGAATATGAACAATTATGTAAAGAACACCTCACAAGATTGCAAAAAATTAATATGGAGCTAGATGAGGGTAGTCCAGAACATATTTTTGCATGTGAATATTACTACAATCTACTAGATAATAGATTGGAAAGTTTGAGAAGCCTTGGACAATTTTATATGTTATCAGTTACAAAAATGGACGAGGTGCTTAAGAAATCAAGAGAAAACGAAAATCCCGTTAAGAAGACTATAAGAAAAACGATAGATAATTTCATGGAATCTATTGAGAACCTAATGAAACTTCAGAACGGACTTAAAGGTTATTTGATGTCTCATATTGATAGTGTAAAATCTATCAAACCGGAGATGCAAAAAATGATGAATGAGTTCGAGACTAAGAAGTTGGTTAAGATTCCAGAAGGTTGGGATTTTTTAGAAGTTGATGATGAATATAATGTCATCGTAGCAAGGGAGAAAAAGGGAGCTTAATGCTTCCTTCTCTTTTTTCTTCTCCCTTGAATTCCTTACTAATGTGGATTAAAACTATGTGAGAACTAAAACAAAGTAATAATGAATCAAAAATCAAGATCACCCTGAAAAAAGATAAAAGTTATTAGGGTTAAAACTATTATGAAAGAACTATGCGATGAGTGTGGTTCTTTCTTTTTGCTTCTCTTAAAAATGCAAAACCTTATAATTGATGGAAAGAGAATCAAAGCTTTCCATCCTAAAAGAAATTATGAAAAATGAACAAGAAAGAGATTTATACTTTTGTGCAGATATTCATGGAAGTTTTCGAGAAATTACATGGATTATAACTCAACGTTATAAACTTAAAGATGCTAATATTATTTTTCTTGGAGATGTAGGATTAGGTTTTTCTAAGCCAGGGTATTATAATCAGGAGTTTGAAAGAATTAATACTAGACTAGAGAAAAATAATATAACATATTATTTTATAAGAGGGAATCATGATAACCTAGAGTATTGGAATGAAAAATTAATAAATGATTTCCCCAGAATTAAATTTCTCCAGGATCATGAAGTAGTAGAACTCTCGGGGAAAACAATATATCCGATCGGGGGAGCAACTTCAGTAGATTATAAATGGAGAATGAATTATAATGGATTGATGGAGAGAGTTGGTTCGTCTAAGAGAGTATGGTGGGAGACAGAAGATATAATTAAGAAGCCTATTAAAGATCTTCCAGGGAGGGTTGATATAATAGCTTCTCATACTGCTCCACTATGTTTTGAACCAATTATTACACGTCACGAAGAGGAAGAAGATGTTTACCTCAGAGACTTAGAAAATCGAAAATACTTAGATCAGGTATTTAGAGGAGTAAGATGTAAGTATTGGTTCTTTGGACATTTTCATACTTCAATCACATCAAGTCTTGAGGATACTATATATAAATGTTTAGATATTAATGAATTATATATGTTTAGAAATCATGAGTAGTAGTAAAGGTACAATTTCAAATCCGTTATTAATGCCTACCGGAGAAGTTTTTTATGTTGATCATACTAAAGCAGTTTTGGATAGTAGTATAAAAATAAATTCAAAAGCTATCTTAGAAGAAATATTGCATTCTAAAGATACTGACCTTCAAGAGGATTTAAAGCTAGTCATTAGATATCTTCAAGGTTGTCTAGAGGAAACTATGGATAATCCTTGGTTTTTGAAAGAAATTGAAGACCTAAAGAAAAAGCTAGAGGAAACCGAGAAACGATGTGATGACTTAGAGGAAAAGTTAAAACATGTATTACATAATGAATAATATTAAAAGTAGAATTAAATATATAACAGATCTTGAATTTAAAATAGAAGATAAGTATTTAGTTCTGGGAGGATATTATAATTCACTAAAAAGAACAACACCTAGAATTATTGCTAAGAGAATTACTACATTTTTCTTATCAGATGGAGGTAAAAGTGTTGTATTCTATGATCAAGCTTATTCAGGATTGTTTGAAGATGAATTTATTAAACCTATACTCCAGAAAATATTATCTGAAGCTAAACAATTATTTTCAACTCTCTCAGTAGATTATAAGATAATTCAAGATTACCTAAAAAAGTGAATTTTGCTATTTAAGAGAGGTTAAAGCCTTACAATTGAGAAGAACATTAGAAAAATTTATAAAAAATATAGATTAATCTAGTGTTCTTTTTAATTTTGAAGTGTAATAAATAGCACTTCAGAAACCCTCAAAATCTAATAAATGAGGGGATATTATATAGAAACTCCCCTCAATGATTAAAGTTATAAAGAAAAATAAACAAATTAAAAAAGCTAGAAAAATGGCAAAATCAAAAAATGACAACATTAACATTTCAATTTTTACAGCATTGAAAGTTAGTGAGATTTCAAGAGTACCAGTACTTATTATGTCTAATCCAGGTCTTGGTAAATCAACTTCAGTAGAAATGTTTGCAGAAGTTCGAGATTATCACCTAGTCCTTCTTAGAGGTAATAGTACAACTGCAGAAGAAGTTATGGGATATGATGTGGCTACGAGTGATCAAGAAAACCCCACAACTAGACATCTTAGACCTTCTTGGTATACTGAAATCTTAAAAGTTGCAGAAAAAGGAGGTAAATCACTGTTATTTTTGGATGAGATCACCACAGCAAACGAATATGTACAGGCCGCTCTGTTACATTTAGTATTTGAGCGTAAAGTGGGTTCAGAAAGACTTCCAGAGAATACATTGATTGTTTCTGCAGGTAATTATGCGCAGAATCTTTCGAATTCTATGCAAATGCTACCTCCGTTAATGAATCGTTTTATGATTTACAACATTACTCCGAATCATACAGACCTGGATACATTCCTTTGTAAATATGACGGAGCTATTGCATCATCAGAAGGTAAGGTTAAAGATTTCATGGGAAGTCTTAGAGATACGATGAAAAAACTTGATGCTCAGGAAGTAGAAATTCCGGCTGATCAATATAATAAGATTGGCGAGTATATCGAACGTGGTATTAAACAAACTGCTCGAGCATTGATGACTTCTGGTGATAAACCTGTAGACTTAGCAATTACAGAACTTAATGGTATCTATGCTGATGCCGAAAATGAGACTAAGCTTTATGGATTTACAACTTTCCGAACTTTGAATTATCTTAGAGACGTTACAATTGCAAGTTTCAAGTGTTTTGGTAAGAGTGGTATTACTTCAGATAACTATCGTAATATGATCGATGGTCTTTGTGGTATTGGTATTTCTCGAGATCCAAAAACAAAGAATTTGATTAAGACGCCGATTTCTAAGGACTTCTATGATACTATGGTTAATATCGTTAATGATATTGAAAAGATGAAGAATGATAAACTTCCTAAGTATACTAAGTTCTTCAACGAAATCATAGATGGAAAGAAAAAGCTAGAAGTTCCTGAAATGCAAGCAATAATCAATAAGTTATCAGAACTTAAATCAGATAAGGACTTAGAACAAATCGAACGTCCGATTGATCCAGCTTGCATCGAGAAATTGTTTAAATTGAGTAAGGATTCTGGTTCTTCTATTACCAAGATTAAAGTATCTACTACTGATAAATTCTTGGATAAAGTACCAGTAGAGACATTCATCGGATATGTATCTTATTGGAATACAATTTCAGATCTTATGACTTCTATTCAAAATCTGATTACAGATTCTTCTAAGGGTTATAAGGATGATACTTTGGCATTGTTGAAGAATACTCAAGAAGACCTTAGAACTTCTGGATTTAAACTCAGATCAATTCGTAAGATTATTCTTCAGGAAGATCCGAGCATGGGAAGTATGGTTCCTGATATTAGAAGTTTTAAATAATTATACTATTATATGAGTGTTAACCTTAGAGAAAAATATGTAATGATCATGTGGATCTCTAAGGTTAATTTATTAGAAAAATATCAAAATTTAAAATTATGAGAAATCAGACAGAGTTAGAATTTATTAAAAGATTCATTGACAATACTTATAGTAGATTCGGGAATATGTTGATGGTTAATACAGAAAAACCATTTAATCCTGATAATCCTGAACTTGGATATTGTTTTAAATATAAAGATGATATCTCAGGAAATGTTATCTATAAAATTGTCTGCTCAGAGATTAAGATTCCACGTACTGATTTTCGTATTCTTATGCATGAGTACGGACATATTTACTTAGGACATCTTGATGGTATTTATGAAGAGCTTGATACTCAGATTTGTAATACCTTCAGAGATTATCGAGGCGAATTGATTGATCGAATTAATAAAGAGTGTGGAATTGATTTTGCAGAGAAGTTGATTGAGAGAGTAATAGATGATCCAGTTCTTAATCACAGTCTTCATAATATTGCTATGGATATGGAAGTAAATTCTAAAATCCTAAGTACTGAAGATGTAGAGGAGATGGAATCAGATATTTCATCAGTTCTTCCTAATTATCAACTTGAGCTCTTGAAATATAATAGAGATCACACTGATAATGAAGAAGCAAAACAGGCTCTTGATGATATGATAAAGAAGATGGAAAATGAGGCTAAAATTAAACTCATTGTTCCAGAAAGATATTATATATCCGAAGGTAACCCTTTCCCGAGTGAACTTAGTTACCCCGAATATTTGATGCTAATTGTTCAACACTTGGATCAGTTTGTTAAGATGTTGGTTTCTATTAAAAAAGGTGGAAACGGTGATACATCCCAAGTTACAAATCAAGATATTCAAGATGCACTTCAAGGTAATGGTTCAGGATCTGGACAAGGTAATCAGCAAAGTGGTGGTGGAATGCAAGGTCTTTCTGATCTTATGCAGGAAATGGGTATGACTGATGGTTCTGGTAGTGGTTCGGGATCTGGACAAGGTAATCAGCAAGGTAAAGGTGATCCAAAAGATTGTCCATATAAAGGAAAGAGAGATTCTGGTTCAGGTGATTTGAACAGTAACGGTAAAGATGAGGGTGGAACTCATAAAGATCACAGAACAGACTCTAGAGACGATGCCGATAAAAAACGTGAGCTTGGACAAATTCGTTCAGGAGGTGGCGTTGGATGTGGTTCTAGTGGAGCTCCAGATGCAACGAGACTTGTGGATAAGACAGACGAAGTAGATATGGCTCTAGATGAAGTAATGTTAAATTATAAATCTAGAGTGGTTAAAGTTGATACAAAGAAAGATCTTATGTATCTTTATAATCGTGGTATTAATCGTTCTGTTATTGCTCCAACTATTAGAAGAAAGGTAACCATGTCTAATGAACCAACTATTGTATTTTTAATTGATGTTTCGGGATCTATGGATACACGATTGGTTGATAGAATTTTGAATACTATTGCCAATAAAATGAAAAAGATTGGACGTGGATTAAAGTATAATATTATTTCATGGTCTACACAGCTTGGAGATCATATTAAAGATATCGACCCGAGAAAGGGTGTTCCAAGAATCTCTATGGGAGGTGGAACAAGAATGGCTAGAGGTATGGAATATTTCAGACAGAATTATGGACCTGAAGCTATCTTGATCTTAATATCAGACTTTGAAGATTACTTGGAAGAATGGCATGAACAAGAACTAAAGATGCCTAACTATACCATGTACGGATTTAATTATGGATATAGTAATTATAATCAAGAATTTAAATATTTCAAAGTGAAAAATTTTAAAAACAATGGCAACTATTAATAATGGAAACATAAATAGAGACAAAGTCCATTCATTGGTTGAAGTATTTTATCAACCATCATTTAAGACTTTCTATGTTAATTCAGTAGATGGAGAGACATTTGTAAAGCCTGTAGGTGTATTTGTAAGTTTAGGAATAACTACGTCTTTGAAGGTCTTAGAAGATATCAAGAACATTATTTCCGGAAGTGAAGGTTATAGTGCGACTTTGGCAGAGATTAAATCTAAGAAGGTAGCAGGTCAGTTCTTAAATACTGTTACATGTACTACCGGACCTAAACAATATAAAATTACAAATCTTTCAGAGGATATTATGGGAGAGGAGGAGTCTAAGGCAGAATTGGAGAGAATGAAGAACTTGATGAATCCGTCTCAAGATTTAGATATCCTTAAAGAGTATGCACCTAAGATTTCCAGGTTGCAAGACTTGATAGATAAATTAACTTCTACACATGGTTGGGATGCTCATTTGATTCAAAAAGAGGCTTCCGGAGACTATCGAATATTCCATCAATATATTAATTATAAAAAGGAAGGCGAATTGGAATATCGTGTAGGAATATTCGTAACAGAAGATGTTGGAAACGATTAAGAAGGCTGTTTTAATTTCATTACTGTTATTACTTGGGTTTGGATTGGGGGTATTATATTACTCCCACTCCTCTCAAGATAAATCTAAGGGGGAAACTATATTACCTCCTCCAGAAATTATACAACCTGAAAAAAATAAAATTGATTCCCTTGAAGTAGAGATAATATCAAGGGATAGTATTATCAGTTATCTCAGAGAAAAGATTCATAGGATAGAATCTACTCGAACTGATAAAGTAGATAGTATTAGGGAATTACCGACAACAGAAGCGGTAGAATTTCTTAGACTTAAACTTAGAGAATTTGACAGTAAGTATTAAAGAAAATAGAACTTAGAGAACTTACTTTCGTGTTGATAAAAAGCACGATTACTGTCAAGTTCCCTAAGTTTTTTATTTTTCAATTTTAAATTGTTGAATTATGATCATAAAAAGATATTCTCAAAAACAATTTACTTTTACTGGTAGAGATTTAGTTGAGAAATTATATTCTGAAGGTTGGAAAGTAGAACAGAAGGAATATGGATTAAAATCAGCAGCTATTTCTGGAATAAAGAAAGTTGGTAAATTAATTGCTAAAAAATTAGATGATTCATCTAAATTAGATAGTGAAAAATTAAAGAAAATAAATGAATCTCTTAAGTCTGTTGCTAAGGATAGAAATCCTGAGGTATTAAAAAATATTGGAAAAGATGCTAAGAAATCTAATATTAAAATACTAAATGGAAAGAAAAAATTATCAAGTAGTGAAAAATTTTTTAGAAAACGATTTGATAAAACAAAATCTTGGGAGAAGAAGTCAAGTGATGTTTCTACTAAAGAGAAAATAGATTTGACAAGATCTAATGATAAATTTGATAGAAAGTTGGGAAAAGCTTTTATGAGTAGTGATCATGTAATAAATTTTCCTCCTTCCAGTGGACAAGCATCATTAGCTCATGAAATTGGACATTCAAAAAATTCAACTGGTAAAGGATTAGATAAGATAATATCAGATAAAAATAATGATATTAGAGGGTCTTATAGTAATAAAAATAAAAGAGTTGGGATTAGAAATGGATTAAAGACTTTATATCAAGGGAGTATAGTAGTTCAAGAAGAGAAAAATGCTTCTAAAAAGGCATTAAAATTATTAAAAGCTGCTGGTGCAAGTAAAGATGAATTAAAAAATGCAAAAGAAGAATTGGATTTAAGTCTAAAAACGTATAAGATTGGTAGAAATAAAGCCATTAAAGATTCAATCTCGAAACGATTAAAAGGATTTAAGAAAACAAAAACTATGTAATTATGAATATTATAAAAGTTATTGAAATATTACCACAAGATGTTTTCTTAAGATCAGCAACTTTATTTACAACAGCTTTTAGTGAAGAAATTATTGGATTATCTTCTTGTAATCGAATTAATTTAAAATGTAATATTTTTTATTTATTAAAAAAAGATAATTTTAATATTGAAACTAATTCCGAATTATATACGATTGTAGATAATATTAGAGATTTTAAAAATATCTGTTTAAAAAATTATTATATTATTAAAATTGATTCTGAATTTTTTTATGATGGATTGGATATTGTAGATGATATTAAACTTCAAAAAATAGAGAGAAAATTAGGGATAAGACAGATTGATAAAGTACAAGTAATATATGATTTAGATTATATATTAGATACTAATGAATATGTAAAGATAGTAGAACAAGATCTATATTATCCAATATCTGTATATGAAAATGAAGTTAGTCATCCTTATTATATCTATGAAATAAGAAAAGGAGATAATTATTTAGATTATTATGATGATGTTCTGTGGCGATATTTTTCAAAGAATCAACCAAAATATGAATTAATAGTTAATCGTATTGATCTAGAAATAGGAGAAAATCCTTTAGAGAAGATTAAATAAATTTATTCCTAATAATGATAATGGATAATATTATAGTAGGAGTATATCAAGAATCTTCAAACCATAGATCTATTTATCTTCTTATTCCTAAATGTGAATATAATATTATTAATTATGATAAGTTAATTTTTCCTGATAACTTACCTCCTGACAGTGAAAAAATATCTTGGTGGAAGTGTATAAATGATATTAATATAGAAGATTATTATATATTTAAGTATCCAAAATCTATTCCAATAGAGATTCCTTTCATGCTTTCAGTACCAGATAATTATTTTTGGAAATATCATTATAAAGAAGATATTGAAAATTTCTTGGATATTTTTATAGAAAGACTTAAATAATTTTCATACATACTTATTATTTCTTATGAAAAAAATAATCTATTGTCTCTTATTATCTCTATTTTTTATCACTAAAGGATATTCACAAGAGATAATAGAGCATCGCGGGGATACAATGATAGTTATATCTCCTGAAAATCTGAAAACAATTAATAGCATAATAGTAGATCTTGAGTCTTCCGAAAAAATTATAAAACTTCAAGGAGATATAATAAAAGAGGATTCGATTAAGGCAGCGAATCTAGACTCAATTATATCTTACCAGTCTATGATGATGAGGAAAAAAGATGATTATTATGTTAACTCTATACAAGCTTTAGAAAATAGCTTAAAGAAAGAAAAAAGAAAACGTAAATTATGGGCAGGTGCTTTAGGTTGTGTAGCAGTAATCCTAGGTGCTCTTGCCATAAGTAATTAAAAAGTCATGGTAGAAGTAGTTATTAATTATGATCAGTCTACACAAGAATATAAGATCTACGAACCTACGACAGATACTCTTTTGATATCTAGTAACCTGACTGAAGCGTTCGTTAATCTTTCTGTATTCTTAACATCAGCTGGATTAATTCAGGGCGACATATTGAATTATCCAGAAATATCTTATCACTTCGACAGTCATACAGTAAAGTCGATGATAGAGAGTAATGTAAATCTCCTTAAACGTCTACAAACAGCTCCTTCAGGATTTATGATTAGTAGTCAGAAGTTTGGCGGCTCTACTACGTCTCCTATCAAACCTAAGAAACAAGAAAGTGGGTTTGATAGTAATGGTTTTAATAAATCTTATCAAGCAGATAGACGTTTTAGTGGGAAAAAGTCTTCTAGTTTTTCAGGGAAGTCAGGATTTAAGACATCTAATAAAAAATTTGGAGGACAGTAAATAAATTTTAAAGTTATTAATAAAACTAAGAAAAAATGGGATACCAATTACAAGTTAAAACATCATTTGTATCTCCGGTAACATTAAAAATATTTACAGAGAATGGATATTTACCTATTTTTATAATAAGAAATATTAGTAATTCAGAATTAATTGGTAAGTATAATGGAACGGCAGTACATTTTAGAAATTTAGCTCCAAGTACAGAATTATTTAGAGCAAAGAGAGACGGGCTTATTGATTTTACAGAATTTTCTAAGAGATATATTATTGAGATGTCGAATGTAAATTTTGTAGAGGTTATTGATAAACTTAATTACTTGGCTGAACTTAGTAATGCAAGAGGAGTTATATTAATGGGTTATGGTTCTGATGATAAAATATGTCACAGATCTATCTTATCTAACCTAATTAACAGTATGGGAATATTAAACAGTCATATAACAGAAATAATACTATGAGAAGTAATCCTAGAGAAATTGAAATCCAGGAAGACATAGTAGCTAAATTAGATAGACTTGACATACATCCTTACTCAATAATATGTTCTTTTGCGATAGGAGAAGGAATTATATCAATTACATTTTACCTGAAACAAGATTTATCCGAGTTTCTTGATCTTTTAAGTTATAGAAGTCAATGTGATAAAACGGGATATTTAGTGATGGAAGATAATAATACAATAATTCTTTCAGGGTTGGCTTTAATTAATTTATATACACTATTATGAAAGATGCCTGGTTTAAAGAAGTATTTACCGAGTTTTACAAATTATCTTATATACGAGAAGGCAAATCTAAGAGAATCGTTCTAAAAGGACTTAGTGATCATAAGGTTTTAGATTATGTTATCCTAAGAATTACACCTACAGAAGATGTTATTTATTATCTCTATAATGGTTCTTCGATTCATATTCCAGAAAAGTGGATTGATCTATTTTCAAGTTTTAATACTCATTCAGGGTTTAGAGTCTTGGAGTGTTATGATAGTGATGTAGATGGATCTTTAAGTCATTTTGGATATCTTATGACAAGGTTAATTTGTCACTTAGATAAAAGTCTATCTAAAATTGAAGGAGAGGAGCTTTTGAATGTTCTTGGAGAGATAAGTGTAATTGGTACGAAAGAATTTAGAGAATGGTGCCTTGAAGAATTTGGATTAGAACTTGATCCCTTCGAATATCGTTCTTTGGATGAAAATTTAGATATTTAAAATTGATGAGATGAAACAGTTTGATATTTATACTGACGGATCTCACCTAGACAAACAAAATAATGGAAGACTTGGTATCGGAGGAGTTCTTATTGACCCTACCGGACCTGGAATGGGAACTATGCTTAATAAATTCTCAATCGAATTAACTCCTGAATATATGAATTTATCTTTTGGAGCTCAGAAGTGTAGCAATCCTAGTGCGGAGTTAGTAGCAGTTTTACATGCTTTATATGAATTTCGTGGTTCTTGGGGTCCGAATGATATTGTAGTAGTCCATGCAGATTATCTTGGTGTTCGAGAATGGATGACTGGTAATTGGAAAGTAAAAGAACCATACATTGCTCGAATTAAAGGTGATATTGATAAAGAAATAATTAAACAGGGTTTACAAAGAAGAATTGAGTATAAGTGGGTAAAGGGACATCAGAAAAATAATGGTGTTGATGCCGATATATACTGGAATAACTATGTAGATTCTCTAGCTAAAGGCAAAGGATAAAATGTTGAATAGTTGTAGAAACTCAAGAATTGTAGGTCCTTCTGGAATTTGGGAATATGAACAGTTGATCGGTGCTAAGGTAAAAGTTAGTTCATTACCTGTTAGTAATTTCTTTGGTTGTTTCTCAGGTGGAGGAAGTAATGATCTATTAACTATTAAAGATATTTATTTTAGAATATCTCTTGATGGAAAAACTATAACAGTGATCGAATTAACCGAGTATCCAGGGAAAATATTTACTTGGAAAGATTTGGAAATTATCGAGCTTAATGTTATTAGTAAGTTTAAAGCTGTATGTGGAACTTTCTTATCTAATCAATCAATTTGTGGATATGGAGTTGATACTGAAGCTTCTTGGATAAAAGATATGTCAAATGGAATAGCTTTTATCGATGAAAAGGGAAATATAATAACTAATCGTATAGTGAGAATCGTTGGAGCAAATGTAGAGGATATTAATACCGATACAAATGAAATTACAGATATAGATGTAAACTTCAATGGTGATATACTAGATAAAAGATAATAAAAATGGCACAATCACAGTTAACAAGATTTGAATGTATTTATGCCAATCGAGATGAAGCACTTAAGGCTCTCTCATGTGCATCTAGACAATATGCTGAATTAGTTGCTGTAAGATATTATAATGAAGTTGAAGATGTTTGTATTCTTTTAGTAATTTTTAAGAGTGCAGACTTAGGTGATTTTGACATTGTTTCAGATACTATGGAATTAAGTCAAGGTCCTAGAATATTTACAGCAAAAAAACAGTCAGAGGAACAATCAGATCAGGAGTGTATCTTGATTGCGTTGTTTGGTGAAAAACCTAAGAATGGAGATGTAGTAATCCTGACTTCTTATGACGGTACTACTTCCATTACTTATACAATGATCGGAGGACAGTGGATAAAAACTGGTGGAACTACTGCAGATGGACTTGGAATTATATTTGAAGATTCTAATACCATCGATTTTACAATGAGTCCTGGTCCTACTGAATCTAAGAAAACATTAACCGCTGATGTAAAATTGGATAATAATAATTTGATTTATGATGAGAAGGTTGATGGAATTCGTATTAATAAAATCTATGGAGGAACATTCTAAATGAAAAAAGTAAGAAGCCCGAAAGATATAAAAGTGATCTCCGGACGTTCTGCTAGAAATACAGCTCCTTTTGTTGGAAGACTTGGTAAACCTCTTAATCCAGGGGCTCTAAAATTTAAGCAGAGTAATATTCCAGGAGGAGATATATTTAATGATTATCTCTTAGATTTAATGAAATTAAAATAAGAAAAATATTATGGACTTGCTTGATAGAACTGATGTTAGTAATAAAAATCCTGGGGATTCATTAACTAGTGCTGATATCAATAGTATAAATAATACTGTTAATGCTGCAGTTAGTTATATAAATGAAAACTTAAAAGATTTTTGTAATGCTAATGCTGAAATAAATAATTATGAAAGAAAATTAACTCTTTCGGGAGCAATTAGATTAGTACCTGAAGCAAGACGACGTAGCGGATTGAAAATTAGATTTCTTGGTAGTGAAGGTGCATATTCAGAATATATTTATAAAGGACCAGATGCTGATGAATCTAATTGGGCTAATGAAGATAATTGGAAATCTCCTTACAACATTATTGACGGAGGAGAGTGGTAAGTTTAAATAATAACATAAATTATGAAAAATAGTTATATAAAAACTACATGGATTGATAATAAAACTCCTGTTAATGCGGCTAATTTAAATAAGATCGAGAGTGCTTTATCAGATCTTTATACTAACGCTCTTAGTTCTTCTGAAATTTTAGAAGGAGATGGTATTAGAATTACTAATACTAGTTGTCAGTCAGATTGTTACGGTAATACTACAAAAGGTATTCAATTTTCTGTATCAGATCGTGTAATGCAGTCTGATTCTTGTAAAGGTGTTGATATTGTAACAAATACCTTGGATATCCTTCAATTTGAAAAGGATAGATTATACCTATTCTTAGATCCAGAGAGAAAAACTTTGGTTAAGATGGTAATAAACGGAGTTACTATTTTTGAAGTGAAATAATAATGAGATGGAACGATAAAAACGGATACATCACATATAAACAAGCTCTTCAAAATATTAAATCATGTCTAGGGATAGCTAAGATAGATTATTCCATGAGATGTGAATTAGCTCCGTATATCACATATATCTTAAAATATATATCAGATAGATTAACTTTACTTCCAGAAGGATCAGATGTCAAAACTTATATTCAAGAGTTTTTTGATATTCGAGATCATGGTGAAGCTAAGATTGTATTTTATGCTGTAGATGAACTTAGATGTGAACTTGGAATTGATAATGGTGAAATATACGTTGAAGGTTCTGAGATTCCATACAATGAGGATAGATTTATTTATGCATGGAGTAATGTTTTGACTGCTATGTTAGTTAGAATTTTATTCCAGTATCAAAATCTTCTAGCTCAACCCGAATCTAATGACTGCCCTTGTAATAATGAATGTGGAAGAGGACAGACTACAGCGGATTACGAATCTTGGAGTTCTGGTGTTTATCCAGAAGATGAAAGTTATTCTTACTATAATTATAAAGAAGTAAACAATACGGAATGGAGAACTAATAATGATGTTCCGGAGTGTACAAAATGTCTAAGACAATGAGTGATATAATTGTAAAAAATCAACTTCCTGAACCAACCGTAATTATTCTTAAAAATTCGGTAGAACAGGGAAAGATGCCTACTCCAGAACAGCTTGAAGTAGGTGAATTAGGTTTAGGTCTTCATGCCGGAGAGGAAAGTATATGGGTCAAAAATTCTGATGGTGTAGTTGTAGATCTTAGAGTTCCTAGAGTTGATAATTTTTGGGGTGATTTTCTCCTTGAATATGAAACTCTTGAGGAATTTAATGCAGATCTAGAAGCCGGAAAAATTAGTGATACTTCGATAGCTTTCATCAAAGGATCTAGACAGGCTTGGACTAAAGGAACTTTCTTCGCATTATCGGAGGAAGAAATAAATAAACTGATCGATAGTAAAGTATTGTTATTCCCAAGTATGACTTCTGAGTTAACATCAGAAAGTACATCTGAAGAAATAGCAGAAATTTTTGGTGGAGCAGAGAATTTTGTTAAGCTTACTGAAAAGATTAAAGATCAGATTTCAATTGCGTCTTTAAGAGTAGATTCTGGGAAAGCGATAGTTCCTGTATCTATTCAATCTAGTATTATAGAGTGTGAAACTCAGTGTAAAAATGTATTAGTTCTAGAGTGGATTTATTCAGGGAAATATTATTCAGAAAAGATTATCCTGAATAGTTTTACATCTGAATTCTCAGTTGAAAGAGAATTTACAGAATCTACTTTTATTGAGGTAGTAGAAAAAATAGATGAGCTTTTTAATACAAACTTAGAACTTGTAGAACCTAAGATTAATGGAACTTGGGATTTCTATAATAATGCATTCGAACCTATAACAATTACTCCAAGTCCAAATAAATATAATCCTGTAATTGAAAATGGATATAAGGCTGTTTTCAAAGGAGTTTATACATGGACAAGTGAAGATGGAAAGAAAGATCCTACTGGAGTTGTTAAGGGTTCATTCTGGGATACTCTTACAGGTACTGATGTTAGTTCTGATATAGTAACTAGTCCTTATTATACAGAAGATGCTACTATTTCTATTAAACTTGAAGCTCCTAAGACTGGTTTTATGGTTAGAGGAGAAGATGTTGTTAGAAGTACTGGCGTTTATGATTATACAGAAGATACTAGATCAGTAACATTCGCACATAGATTATTCTATGGTGTATCTACTAAGGGAAAAGACTTAGTAGAGTATGATATTAAATCTCTGAAAACATCTGAATTAATTACTGAACATCCTAAAAAGACTCTAGAACATTTTTCTACAGAAATGGATGAATATGCTATTTTTGCTTATCCTAAAGTTCTTGGTGAGTTAGATAGTATTTATCAGGATGGAATTCGTGTAATTAAGGCATTTAACAAAGTAGAATTAGAAATCACTAATGGTGCTGGTGTAGTAATAGATTATATAGTTTATGTTACTAATAATCCAGGTGCTTTTACTGATGTTGAGTTAGAATTTAAATAAATAGTACAATGGCGTTAAATTTTGCAGATAGATTAGTGTCCAACAATCCTAGTGCATATGGAATTGTTAGAGCTATAGAAGTTAGTGGACACAAAACAGTATCTTCTCTTTCAGCATTGTATAAAATTCCCGACTGTATTCTTTCTGATACAGGGGATAATTCTGGTAATGATTCTCTTGGACAATTGTGGTATGTAATTGATGCCAAAGAAGTTTATCAGCTTGTTAATTGGGAAAAAAGAAATGAAGCTGGAGGATGGAAACCATACTTATCTGGAGTAATTACAGATGAAGCACTGGAAGAGATATTAAATACTAAGCAAGATAAATTGATAGCCGGAGAAGGGATTAGTATCAGTGAGGATAATGTAATTTCTTGCACTATAGATACATCACTTTTCAGAATGGTGGATGAGCTACCTTCTTTGGAGGAAGCAGAGACAAATAAAATTTATCTTCTTAGAAAAGAAAATAATATCGGAGAACTTCAGAGTTATACTGAATATATAGTAACTATTAAGGTTGACGAAGAAGGGAAAGAAATAAAAGAATGGGAAAAGATCGGTGAATATGATTTATCTATTGAACTTGCTCCCTATCTTAAAATAGAAGATGCAGAAAAGACTTACGTAAAGAAGGAAAACATCGTAGATTCATTCGAAGGTGGTGATCCTAAAGAGCAAGTTTTATCTGCTGAAAAAGGAAAAGAACTTAAAGAACTCGTAGATTCATTAGAGGAAAGAAAAGTAGATAGTGTAACAGCTACTGAGGGAAAAGGAATCATAGTAGAAGGTACTCATAACGATCCTACTATTGGTGTTCTTCGTGATCCTGAGTCTGAAGGATTTTTTACAATCGAAGAAACAGGTCTTAAACTTAGTGGTGTTCAGGATGCTATTGATGAAGCAGTTGGTGAATTAACTGATAGAGTAGAACTTGAATCTGATGTAGTCTATAATATCAATGAAATATTTCCAGGTGAAGGTAAGGGAGAAAATGGAGATCAGTGGCACATCCAATATGCTGCTGCTAAATTAGATGCTTTCCTTCCAGCTGAAAAGAAAGTTCCAGGTATAAAAGTTAAGTTTATTAACTTAGACGGTAACTGGAGAACTTTCACTTTCAATGGTGGATATTTCTTGGATGGTAGAAACTGGAGTTATGATATCACTTCTAATGACTTCACTGAATTAGCTACAGAAAATCTTCCAACAGCTACTCCAGAATCAAATGGAGTAATGTCAAAAGAAGATAAAGCTAAACTTGATGGAATTAGTGAAACTATCAATAAAGATGTAGATGATAAGATTGCAGAAGTTAAAGAGACAATCGATAACTATACTGTAAATGGTTATAAAATTTCCACAAATCCATCTTTAGATAGAAATGATATCGGTCTTGGAAATGTTACTAATGACGCTCAGATAAAACGCTCTGAAATGGGTGTTCCTAAGGGTGTTGCTACTCTTGGAGAAGATGGTAAAGTTCCGGAATCACAACTTCCAGATTCAGTTCTTGGAAATGTTAAATATCAAGGAGTTTGGGATGCAGTTAATAATGTTCCTAAACTTGAACTTAACGATTTTGATTCCAATGGTCATTACTATATAGCTATTAATAAAGGCTCTCAATTTGGATATGATTTTGATCCAGGTGATTGGGTAATTAATAGTAATGGTAGATGGGTTAAAATTGATAATGTAGATTCAGTTAAGTCTGTAAATGGTCAGATCGGAATTGTTGAATTAGGTATAGAGGATATTCCTAATCTTAAGGAAACTCTAGATTCTAAAGCAACTAATGATGATTTCAATAGACACTTAACAGACTATAAGAATCCTCACAAGGTTACTAAAGATCAAGTAGGTCTGGGTAATGTAGATAATACAGCTGACAAGGATAAACCTGTTTCTGATGCTACACAGGCATTAATTGATCAAACAAGAACCGTACTAGAAAATAAAATTTCTGAATTACAAACTAATACTGAGGCAGACTTAGAAGTATTTAGATTAGAATTTGAGAATAAATTAGCCGAACTTGCTGCTAAAGAAGAAGCTGATATTGTTGCTGTTAATAATAGTCTGAAGGAAGCAAAGACAGAACTTCAGAATAATATTGATAATTTAGCATCAAAGACAGAAAATGATTTAACAGTTGCTAAGAAAGAGTTGGATAATAAGATCTCTGAATTATCAACTAAAACAGAATCTGATCTTTCTACTCTTAGAGCTGACTTAGAATCTAGTATTTCTGTAACTAAAACAGAGCTTGAGAAGAGTATATCTGAATTGGCATCTAAAACAGAAAATGATCTTAATACTGCTAAATCAGAACTTGAAAAAGCTATATCAGACCTAACTGCTAAAGAAGAAGCTGATATTGTTGCTGTTAATAATGCTCTTTCTGAAGCTAAGAAAGAATTAGAAAACAGTATCTCTAGTTTAGCATCTAAGACAGAAAATGATCTTAGTTTAGCAACAAAAGAGTTGAATAATAAGATCTCTGAATTAGCTACTAAAACAGAATCCGATCTTTCTACTCTTAGAGCTGACTTAGAATCTAGTATTTCCGTAACTAAGACTGATCTAGAATCTAAGATCACTGAATTAGCAACTAAGACTGATGCTAAATTCCAAGCAACTGATTCTAAGATTGAAGCAACTAAGACAGAGCTTCAAACTAATATTGATAACCTATCTCATCGTCATGATGATGATATGAAAGATATTAGAAGAGAAATCGAAGAGGCTACTGCTGGTTCTAATGAAGCACTTAATACACACATCCAAGATAAGAGTAATCCTCATCAAGTAACTAAAGAACAGGTAGGTCTTGGTAATGTTACAGATGATGCACAGGTTAAGCGTTCCGAAATGGGTATGCCAGAAGGAGTTGCTACACTTGATGCAACCGGAAAAGTGCCTTCATCTCAATTACCTAGTTTCGTAGATGATGTAATCGAAGTAGATTCATTTGACTTACTTCCTGAAACTGGTGAAACTGGTAAGATCTATGTAACTAAGGATACTAACTTGACTTATAGATGGTCAGGCTCTCAGTATGTAGAAATTTCTGAATCACTTGCACTTGGAGAAACGTCTAGTACAGCTTACCCAGGAGACAAAGGTAAAGCTACTACAGACAAGGTTAATGCTCATACTTCAGACTACAATAATCCTCATAAAGTAGATAAAGCTCAGGTAGGTCTTGGAAACGTTGATAATACAGCTGACCTCGACAAACCAGTATCTAATGCTACACAGGAATTAGTAGATAATACTAAGAAAGAGCTAGAAGAAAAGATTAATAACTCAGGAAACGACTTACAAGATAACATTGATAAGATTGACGAGAGAGTTACTAATATTGAAGATTCTATTGCTCAGCCTGGTGGTTTAGCTACTCTTGATGATGCCGGAAAAGTACCTCTAGAACAATTGCCAAGTTTAGTAGATGATGTAATTGAAGTAGACTCTTTCGAACATCTACCTGAAGCTGGAGAAGTTGGAAAAATCTATGTTACTAAGGATACTAATCTTCTTTATCGTTGGACAGGGGTTAAATATGTAGAAGTATCAGAATCTCTCCACTTAGGTGAAACGGCTGATACTGCTTATGCGGGAGATAAAGGCAAGGAGACAACTGATAAGGTTAATTCTCATATCTCAGACTTCAATAATCCGCATAAAGTTACAGCCGAACAAGTAGGCTTAGGTAATGTTGATAATACTTCTGATATCAATAAACCTGTTTCTACCGCACAACAAGAAGCTTTAGATGCAGTTAAGACCGAACTTGAGGAGAAAATTAATAACTCTGGTAGTGATCTTCAAGGTAATATTGATAAGATTGACGAGAGAGTTACTAATATCGAAAACTCAGTAGGTGCTCCTGATGGTATAGCTACACTTGATTCCGAAGGTAAATTAGAAGTTTCACAGATCCCTAACGAAGCTCTGAATGTTATCGAAGGTAAGTATATGACTGAAACTCAATTTACTGATTCTGAAGGTGTAGAGTTTATTCCAAGACATAATACTATTTATATTGATAGTATCGGTGGTTCGAATAAACTTTATCGCTGGGATGGATTCAAGTATGTAGAAGTATCAGATTCAGATAATGTTACAGAAGCTATTGACAATCACATCAAAGATTTCAATAATCCACATAAAGTAACAGCCGAACAAATTGGGCTTGGAAACGTAGATAATACAGCCGATATTGATAAGCCAATATCTACTGCTGTTCAAGAAGCTTTAGATACTGTAAACACTAAAGTAACTGAACACACTGAGAATAAAGAAAATCCTCATGGTGTTACAGCAGAACAAATTGGCTTAGGAAATGTAGATAATACGGCTGATTATGATAAACCTGTTTCTAAGGCTACTCAAGATGAAATCGATAGAATTGACGGTCGTATTGATACAATCGATAATTCAATTGGTGTTCCTAGTGGTATTGCAACTCTTGATGGCAATGGTAAATTAACAGATTCTCAAATACCAGACAAGACGATTAATGTTCTTGTAGGTAAACTTATGAGTGAAACAGAATTCAAGGACGAAGAAGGTAATACTTATGAACCTAGAACTGGAGTAATTTATATTGATACTGTTTCTGGTACTGAGAAAATATATAGATGGAATAAATATGAATATGTAGAGATTTCAAATACAGAATTACTTGAAGGTGCATTAAATTCTCACGTTCAGGATAAGAATAATCCTCATCAAGTAACCAAAGAGCAGATTGGGTTAAGTGAAGTAACAAATGATGCTCAAGTTAAGAGATCAGAAATGGGAACTCCGGAAGGTGTTGCTACTCTTAACGAAAATGGTAAAATTCCTGTGGAACAACTTCCAGGACAAGTTGATGAAGTATTTGGAATTGATCGTTTCGTATCAACAAAAACAGATATTCCTTCTTCTAGATTAGTAATTGGTTCCACTTACTATGTAGAAGATGAGAAGAAAATATATACAGCAATTTCTGAAACGGAATTAGATGAAGGTGCTACTCCTGATAAAGGTGTAATCTATTCTAATCGAGAAACTAATATAATCTATCGTTGGGATGGTGCTGAATTAGTAGAAATTGGTAACCCTATTCATCTTGGTGAAGTAGCTGGAACTGCATATCCTGGAGATAAAGGTAAGGCTACTACAGATAAAGTTAATGCTCATGTGGCTGACTTTGAAAATCCTCACCAAGTAACTAAAGAACAGATCGGTCTTGGAAATGTAGATAATACTTCTGATGCTGATAAGCCTATTTCTAGTGCAGTCCAAGAAGCTTTAGATGCTGTTAATAAAGAAGTTTCAGAACATAAAGCTGATAAGAATAATCCTCATGAGGTAACAAAAGCTCAGGTAGGTTTAGGAAATGTAGATAATACTGCAGACCTTGATAAACCAGTATCTAATGCTACACAGGAATTAGTAGATAATACTAAGAAAGAGCTTGATACTAAGATAGATAATCATACTTCAGACTTTAACAATCCTCATAAGGTAACTAAGGATCAAGTAGGTTTAGGTAACGTTGATAATACAGCTGATATTAATAAGCCTGTATCTGTAGCACAACAAGCTTTAGTAGATTCTACAAAGGCAGAGTTGAAGAAAGATATTGGTGATATTGAAAAAGATGTTACTAATCACATAGCTGACAAGAATAATCCTCATGAAGTAAATAAACTTCAGGTAGGTCTTGGAAATGTTGATAATACATCAGATATCAATAAACCTGTATCTATTGCACAACAAGCTGCTTTAGATAAACTTAAGAGTGATCTTGAATCTATTATAGGTTCTACAGGAACAGATCTTAGTGCTCACTTGAAAGACTTTGATAATCCTCATAAGGTTACTAAAGATCAGGTTGGACTTGGTAAGGTGGATAACACTGCTGACCTTGAAAAACCTGTCTCTGTAGCAACTCAAGAGGCAATCAATGCTGTTCAGTCTAATCTTGATAAGACCAATATTTCATTAGAGAATCATATTGCAGATAAGAAGAATCCTCATGAAGTAACGAAGGAACAAGTAGGTCTAGGTAATGTAGATAATACATCTGACTTAGATAAACCTGTTTCTCATTATCAACAGGATGCTCTTGATGAACTTGAAAGAAGACTTCAAGGTTCTATTGATGGTTCTGGTTCTGATCTTAGTGCTCATATTTCAGATTTTAATAATCCGCATAAAGTAACTAAGGATCAGGTTGGACTTGGTAATGTAGATAATACAGCTGACAAGGATAAACCTATTTCTGATGCTACACAGAAAGCTTTGGATAGTATTAAGACAGAAACTAATACTATTATCGAAACTCATATAGCAGATAAGAATAATCCTCATGAAGTAACTAAGGAACAGATTGGATTAGGTGAAGTAACAAATGATGCTCAAGTAAAACGTTCAGAGATGGGCGTAGCTGGGGGAGTTGCTACACTTGACCAAGAAGGCAAAGTTCCTAGTTCTCAATTACCTAGCTTTGTAGACGATGTTATTGAAGTAGATTCTTACGATAACTTGCCTACTACAGGTGAAGCTGGTAAAATCTATGTTACTAAAGATACCAACCTGACTTATAGATGGAGTGGTTCTAAGTATGTAGAAATCTCAGCGTCTTTGGCTCTCGGTGAAACATCTAGTACTGCCTATGCTGGTGATAAGGGTAAGGCAACAACCGATTCTCTTAATGCACATTTGGCAGACTTTAACAATCCTCATAAGGTAGATAAAGCTCAGGTAGGTCTAGGTAATGTAGATAATACTTCAGATAAGGATAAACCTGTATCTGATGCAACCCAACAATTAATTAATGAAGTTAAGGAATCTATTAATAGCGGAAATACTACTATTACAGATAACTTAACTAAACATATAGAAGATTACAATAATCCTCATAAAGTAACGAAAGATCAAGTAGGTCTAGGTAACGTTGATAATACTTCAGATAAAGATAAACCTTTGTCTGATGCAGCTAAAGAAGCTATCAACGAGGTTAAGACTCTAATTACTTCTTCTGGAACTGACTTAAGCAATCATATTAAAGATTATACAAATCCTCATAGAGTAACTGCAGAACAAGTAGGTCTCGGAAATGTAAATAATACTTCCGACCTTGACAAACCTATTTCTAATGCTACTCAGAAGGAACTTGATAAACTTGACGCTAAGATTGATAAGATTAATACAGATCAGGGAACAGATCTTAGTGCTCACTTGAGAGATTTCAGTAATCCTCATAAAGTAACTAAAGAACAAATTGGACTCGGAAATGTAGATAATACTGCAGATCTCGATAAACCAATATCTACTGCTACACAAAAAGCAATTGATGATGCCAAAGCAGCTAATAATACTGCTTTAGATAATCATGCTAATCGTACAGATAATCCTCATAAGGTAACTAAGGATCAAGTAGGTTTAGGTAACGTTGATAATACAGCCGATATTAATAAACCTGTATCTGTAGCACAGCAGAATGCTCTTGATACTTTATCTAATAGTTTAAATACAGCTATTAATAATCACGTAGGTAATACTAATAATCCTCATCAAGTAACTAAAGAACAAGTAGGTCTCGGAAAAGTAGATAATACATCTGACTTAGAAAAGCCTATTTCAGTAGCAACTCAAAACGCTATTTCTGAAGTTGTTTCTAATCTGGATAAACATATTGCAGATAAGAACAATCCTCATGAAGTAACAAAAGAGCAAATTGGACTTGGTAGAGTTGATAATACATCAGACCTCGAGAAACCTATTTCAACAGCTACTCAGGTTGCTCTTGATAAGAAGGCTGAACTTGGACCTGATGGAAAAATACCTGAAAGTCAATTACCTGAAAGAACAATGCATAGTTTGTTCTATAAGGGTACTTGGGATGCTGAAAGGAATTTACCAACACTAGCTAATGGAGATAAGGCACAAGATGGTGATTACTATTTAGTTAATAATGATGGTGAGTCCTTTGGATATAAATTCATGGTAAATGATATTATATTCAATGCCAGTGGAATTTGGTATAGAATGATGGGCTCTAATAAGAGAGATAATCCTACTGAATTTAAGATTACTAAATTCACAGCAGATAGAACTTTATTAGAGAGAGGTGAATCAACAGAAATTACTCTTGAATGGGAATATCAATTGACCCCAAGTGGACAAATTAATTTCCAATTCATAGATACTCATGATATTCCTGTTGAGGAACGTACTTATAAGATTACTGCCACTGGAGGACAAACATTCACATTGAGAGGTTCGTATCTAAGTGAAGTTGCAACAGCTACTTTAACGATTGATACAGCTGATAAGGTTTATGTAGGTGCATCAAGTAATTCTGCTCCTACTGACTCTGACTTTATAGCAATGAATTCTTTCTTCTCCTTCGGTGATAATGAATTCCCATTCACTCCTATTGATTGTTCAGGAGGTAAGTATATTTACGTAGCAATTCCAACAGAAGAGTATAGTAAGTATAGAATCTATTGTAATAATTATCCTGTTGATGATGTAACAGTATACTCTAGACGTATAACTAACATCTTTACTGGATATACTGATTATACAATTACTAAACTTGCTAATCTCTATCATGGAATACTAAATATTGAAGTTAAATTAATTGATAAAAGATAATGCCAGAAAATAATTTAAAAGGAACGGTACTCTATTCGGGTATCGTTCCCACCAATACTTCTGACGTATATCCAACACATTCAGCCATTTATGGTATGGGAGGCTTCCGTTCAGTTAAAACAATAGCTGAGCGGGATGCTATTCCTGTAGAGCGACTAGAAGTAGGAGCTAAAGTATTGGTATCTGAACAAGAAACTGGATATTACGTTGAATCAATAGTAGATGGAAAAGTAAATTGGCAACTTGATACTTATTTATTTGCTGATAAACTCTTAGCATCTCCAGTTATCTCTGGTACTTGGAGTTTTAAAAATAATGCTGGTACAGAGGTTACAAATACAGAAGTTGGTGTTAGTAACGTAAATGCTAGTTCTATTACTATCGAACGAGGATATAAAGCAAAATTTGTTGGAAGTTTTAAATGGACTAAGACAACTACAAATAAAGCCCCTACTTCATGTAGTGGTGACTTAGGGACAACTTTACCTTCTAGTGATGTTGCTTCTCCAACAACTACTATTGATAATATTGCTGCTTCCAGAGTAATTAAAGAAACCTTAAGTGCACCTAAAAAAGGATTCATGGTTTCTGGTAGTTCTGTAGTTGTTGCATCTGGAAATGATACGACATCTGCACAATTTAGTATCAATGTATGGTCTAGACAGAGATATGGTGTAACTACTTCAGCTACTCCTACACAAGATGATATTAAAGCTATGACTGGAACAAAATTAGTCAATGCTAGAACTTTATCAGTTTCTGGAGTTACTGCTGATGGAACTCAATATTACAGTTATGCTTACCCAAAAGACTTAGGAGCTCTTACATCAATTGTTCAGAATGGAGCAGCACCTGTTTTGGAAGACTTTAATAGAACTGAAGTGACTGTAACAAATGGTGCAGGTGTAAATATCGTTTATTATGTATACACCTCTAAATATAAAGGTGCATTTCAAAATGTTAAACTAGATTTTAAATAATTAAAGATTAGAATACAATGGCTCGTTACCCGGCGCAGTTACAATCTGCGAATCTTAATGAATTTGGTATTGTCTATGCCGACGAAATACAAGGCCATAAAACAGTTGCTACTCTGAATGCACTTTATGCTATCACAGATCCTATTCTTAGTAAATCCGTAGTAAATACTAATAATGATGCTATCGGACAAGAGTGGTTTGTTGTATCAGAGGATTGTTATTACAGATTAGACAACTGGGCCAATAGACATGCAGCTTCTGGATGGACTAAACTTCAAGTAGTAGATACAGAGTTTAATAGTCTTTCTACACATGGAGCTGATAAGATAAAAAATTTCACAACATCACCATCGACAGTAACTCTCAACTATAATACGTGGAGATCATCTACTGTAAATGCTGATGGAACCGCTGTAATAAACGCTGCTACACAATCTGCAGCGGGTGTTCTAAGCGCAGCGGATAAAACTAAATTAGATGGATTAAATACAGATTCTATTAATGATATATCTGTAACATCTAATGCTAATAAAGCTACTATTACATTTGTATCTGATAATGGTAATAAGGAAGATATAAGTACTACTATAGATTTTCCTATATCTACTACTACCGCAGCAGGTACAATGAGCGCCAAAGATAAAACAGAATTAGATAGAATTAATACTGCTAACTTTGCTCTTGGCGCTGTAACTCCTGCTGCGTCTACTGTAGGAATAGCTGCTTCTAAAACAAATGTAACTGATGGTACTACCGCTGCGAATAATATTACGCTGCCTGCTGCTACACAATCTGCAGCGGGTGTTCTAAGCGCAGCGGATAAAACTAAA